ATTGCCATGGAAGCATTTTGTCGAGCTGCATTGGCACCAGCAGCTTCATATCCACTAGCGAATATCACGACTTGTGGTTCGAAACCTAAATTGACAGATGTAGTGCTTGTTCCATCTGTAAAAATACCTGCTGCTACATTAAGTCCAGCAGTGCCATCCCCACTGTCTGCTTCAGTGTAGTGAACAGTCATGCTTATGTAATCAATTCTAGCATCAACCTCTCTATCGTTTTCTTCGGCAGCAATAACAACGCCAAAGTTTGAATTATTGATATCAGAATAAGTCCAAGTTAGTCCCCATAATTCAGCAACACCACCAACGGTTACTGCTGCTACACTGGTAGGCCAATCACCGGGATCATCAGAAGCTCTATTGTCTCCTGATATAGTTCCACCTTTCACCAACCTAATAGATTCTGAATGTGCATTTCCCGGACCATCAGCATCTCTTTCGAAAGTTACTTCAATTCCATTAATTGTAGCATCAACAGGAATAGAGAAACCAAAATTTGTGGCTTTAATGTAATTGGAGATTTCTTCTCCAATGCCAACAACTGCATAAGATCCATTATTTGCTGTAACATTGCTTGTATTTGTCCAAGCCTGTGTACCAATTGATGCATCATTCGCTACTGTGCTGGGGAAATTTGGACCTTCGGATGCCATGCTTTTTCCTAATTAAATTCAAGACATGATATTTACGTCTCATAATAAAAAAAACGCTCCCGGTGGGTGACCGGGAGCGTCGGTAACAGAGAGTCAGGTCTTGTCTAAGACAATTCCCACTCCTAGGGTAATATGCGTGGCATTAGTTGCCAGTACTAGAGCCAGCACCTGAAACACCGAGCTTGATTACAGCCCATGTAACAGAGTTTGTGCCTGTTCCAGCCAATGTCAGTGTGGTGGCAGTTGAAGTGATTGCCAAAGTTCCGCTGGTTGCAGCAGCAGTGCCACTTGCATCGCCAACGACAACAATGTAGTCACCAGAAACGCCGTCCATTGCTTCGAGGACAACTGTGGCAGCACCACCCGCAAGGGTAGCAGTACCAGCAGCCATAACTCGTGGACCGATCAAGTGACCAACACCAAGTGTCATGTGTGAAGAGCCTTTATTTTTTCCGTCAGCAGACCCAAGTCCGACGCCAGTTACAGATGTAGCCGCCATAGTGTTAATCTCCTTGGAATTAAAATCCTATGTTTTTTGTGCTTTGTGATTTCAAAGCCATTTTCACAGGTATCTATGACCTTCACACATATTGTTTTAGTTTTCGGTGCGCCAAAGTATCGTAAAAAAATGCATTTGGTGAACGTAAATAGAATAATGGATGAAACACAGAAGCAAATTGTCACAGGAACCGTGTTAGGCGGTTCATCATTATACAAGCAGAGCAAAGGTCGAAACTACTTTCTTTCAATGCGTAGTAAAGATCCTGTTTGGCTATGGTACAAAATTGCAATTCTGCAATCTTATTTTACTTCTGATAAACTGACTCAGCAAAATGTAACTTATCGTTGCTGTTCTATTTGTCATGAAAACTTCACTGATTTATATCATCTACTTTACAAAGATGACAAAAGGCATCTTACAGAAGAGATTCTCAATAAAATTACAGCAACAGGTTTAATGACTTGGTGGCTGGAAGGAGGCGGTTGGGCAGGAAGAGGCAAGAAAAATGCTTATCTTAATACAACAATGTTGGGAGAAGAAGGGACCAATCTTGTTCAGCGGTATTTCAGTGAATATTATGGAATCAAATGTAATGTCAACAAAAACAAGAATCGACGGAAAGTTTTGCTTAGTGTTCAGGGGACTTTGAAATTTTGGAAAACCGTTGAAGACAAATTTCCAAATTTTTACATTACAAGAATAGAAAAAGCCCTCAAAGCCAATTAAGACCTTGAGGGCTTGATTGTTCAGAAACTGAGATTACTCAGTCATTTTATCTTCTTCGGTCATTTCGTCGGTCATGTCATCAGCGACAACATCTTCAACGATTGGTTCTTCGATCATTTCATCAGTTGTGTCTTCAACGACTGGCTCTTCAACCATTTCGTCAGTTATGTCTTCAACAACGTCTTCAACGATTGGTTCTTCGACCATGTCATCTTCAATGACGATCACATCATCGGTTGTGTCTTCAACAACATCTTCAATGATTGGTTCTTCGACCATGTCATCAGTTGTGTCTTCAACAACGTCTTCAACGATTGGTTCTTCGACCATGTCATCAGTTGTGTCTTCAACTGGTGCTTCAATGACATCCACAATAACTGGTGCCTCTGGAGCAGAAGGTGGGACAACATCGATAACAGTAAACTCATAATGAGTACCGTCTGGAGAGCGGTTTCCAGCATCGTCGATATCAACCAAATAAACCATGCAGTGAGCATCTTCTGGAAGTGTCAACTTCCATTCCATAATGCTCAAATCCGTAATTTCATGGACTTCCTCTACGCCATCAACGATGACGTGCAGTTCACGACTGACAACGTCGTTAGCTCCAAGAGCAGGCAGTCCAAGTGTGTAAATATAATTCATGTCAGTTTGATCCTCCATAATTGACAAGATGGTGACTTGCTCAGGTTGTGGTAAAACAACCTCCGGTTCTGGCTCGGGCGTAGGCTCGGGCTCTGGTTCAGGGATGGGCTCTGGCACAGGAATCGGCTCTGGCGCAGGCACCGGTTCTGGTTCTGTTGTTTCTGGCTCGATTTTGAACACAGCCCAAATCAAAACGATTTGGATAATCAAGTGCAAAATGCAAGCAATAATGAGCAATAGTATCCACATAACGCATGTATCTATGCGTAATAAGTATATCTCTGTATGTTTGAGAAAGTTGCTTTACAAGTTCTTTTTTTGTCGTACAATGTTTTCATGAACAAACTCAAATTCCCCGTTACTCGTTTCATGAGGTGACACGTGTCTGCACAAAATCTTTCCATTGAACGACTCGAAAGCATTCTACAAAAACGTCGTTCTGATGCTCAGGATCTGGAAAACAAAAGGAACAAACTTCTGGCTCAACTTGAAATCATCGACAACAAGTTGACAAAGATCAAAGGTGGGTCAACCACAAAGAAAACAAAAAGCCGATCTGTTGTTCGTGCAAGCAATGATCGACCGCTTCGTGCTTTTGTTGCTGATGCTCTGAAAAAGGAGCCTGCAAATTTGCAGGAAATCACTGACCGTGTGCTGAAAGCTGGATATAAATCCAACAGCTCTAAGTTCAAGAACGTTGTGTATCAAAGTCTTTTCCACAATGAAGAATTTGTTCATGACGCCAAAACAGGTCAGTATTCTTACAAAGCCAAGAAAAAGGCGGTGAAAAAGAAGACCACCAAGCGAACAACCAAGAAGAAGGTGGCGAAAAAGAACTGATTTTTATTCAAGAATCAAAAAAGCCACTCCGAAAGGGGTGGCTTTTTTATTTGGAATACTCTAATATTCAACTATGATTAAAGTACTTAAACTCACAACTGGCGAAGACATCATTGCAGATGTCGAAGTTTCCGAAAACACATATACGCTCAAACAATCTATTCGACTTTTGCTGACTCCTGAAGGAGGCGTAGTAATGATGCCATATGCACCGTTTTTGTCAACTGATACGGTTGACATCAAAGATGAATTGGTTGTTTTTTCAGGTGAACCTGAACCTAAATTGAAAAACTCTTACAATTCAAAGTTTGGCAATGGAATTGTTACTGCGGGTGCGGCTGATCTTAAGATCGTCACATGAAAAATCTGATCGACATCATTAATCAGATATTTGATGTGATACCAGACAGCTACGAAGATAAAGAATTTTTGTCTTTGAAGCTTGGGAGCATTAAAGAAAGCAGTAGATTGGCTTCACCAGAAACGCAAAGGCTTTGCTGGAGTAGATTTTTTTATGTCATTGACGAATGCATTTCGCCAATTGAAGAAGATTGGAAAACGTCAGTGGCTTTAATTATTCAAAGTGAAGCCACTGACTGGAAACAAGGTTTTTAATCAACCAAACTTCGCATCATTGCCAAAGATTGTTTGAGAGAATCATTGTCAGTATGTTGACCAACTTCTTCATCCAAACGAATAAGTAATTCCTGAAGTTTGTCAAGTTGAATATATTCTTGACAAATTTGAACAATGTGAGTAGCTTCTGATGTAGTCGTAGGCATTTTTTGCCCTCCCTTCTCTTCTAAAAGAGTTTCGAATTCACAATTTGCAATCCAAAAATTGGGCTGTTTCTCAATGAGCATAAAATGCGTATCTGATATTGATCGCCCGCTTATTGTCGGTGAAAGATACAAAGTAGAATGCTTGAAGGCCAAAATAGGAAAACGGTTATTTTGGTTGCCTGTTCTTTGTTCACATGTTGGAGATTTTTCAGAAGAAAATCATTTTCATTTAGACAGTCGATTTCTTACTGATTTCTTTTATAAATTGCTTAATTGGAAGCCACATTATGTTTTTGGCGTTCCTGATGATCAGATTTTAGGCAAAAGACTGAAGATCAAAACTTGTGTACGCCAATTTGGAATTCCACACACAGATCAAGTTGATACTTTTCGCAAACTTCAAAATCTTTGCAAAAACAGAATTGTCAATTGTTTGACCTGCCCCCATCAAGGTGTTGATCTTAGCCAAGTGCCTGTCACAAATACTTTAAACGAATCTGTTCGTTATTGCCCGGCACATGGGTTGAAATGGAGTGCAGAAGATGGAAGAATGATTGAAAGAGACTCATTTTTTGAAATTTCCGGCATATGAAATGCTGTGTTTACTAAAGTCTTTATTGGTTATTGTGTCTTTCGTGTTGTTTGGCACATCGATTCAATTGATGATTTTGGGAAATTTTTTGATTGGGGGCTTGCTTTTGATTCCCGCTACAGATATACTTCGAGACATCTGTGAAACTCAAAAGAGTTTGGCACACCAGTTGCATAAATAAGCCACAGACATTAATTTCACTGTCATTTTGACACAGGAGAAGATCATGAAACCCGACACGTAGAACGTCAAACATTACAGCTATATCTTTGTCAGGGAAGACCTGACAACCTCTCAGCAGGCGGTACAATGCTGTCATGCCGCCATCAACGCCACTGCCAAATACGGTCTAGGCGATTTGCCAGACCATCCTTATCTTGTCATCTTGGCAGTCAAGAATGAATCCAAGTTGCTCCGGGTACAAAAATACCTGTCAGAGCACGGAATTCAGTTCTCTTCTTTTCACGAGTCTGATCTCGATAATGAGCTTACGGCTATTGCGACCGAGCCCATTAAAGAGCATCAACGTGCAATCTTCCGCAAGTATCAGTGCCTTAAACCAAGGGAGGCTGCGTGATGAGTCAAATCAAAGACCTTATCGAAGAACTAAAATCTCTTACCCGTTATGACATGGAAGTCAGAGAATATGGTCGAACCAAATTTCGTGATTCACATGCTGAAGCACGTGAAGTGGTTTCTGGAGATGGAGACTGGGTGGAGTGGGAAGATATTGTTTATTTGATCAAGGAGTATGAATGAGTTTGAATGTGGGACAGAGGTGGATTGGTTCACACAAACCAACAATTTGTTGTTGGCCTGCATGGGTTCGAGTCCTGACAGGATGCAATGAATTGTTGGGGAGGCAGAATTGCCAGCCGTTTTCGGAACGGCCTTGCAGGTTCGATTCCTGCCTGTCCCACTTATGGGTGCGTAGCTCAATTGGCAGAGCAGCGAGTTCTAGCCTCGTGTTTGTTGCAGGTTCGATCCCTGTCGCACCTTTTTTACCGCAGGTAGCTCAGTTGGTAGAGCGTTGCTTGTGTTGAAGCTAAGACAATGGTGTACAACATTGAATTAGTGAATGCACACGTGCTGTCAAAAGTGGCCACTTTTGGCTGTCATGTAAACATAGCAGAGGTCGGAGGTTCGAGTCCTCAACTGCGGAATATTTTCATTTTTCCCCGGATAGAAAGGAAGAAGTTGTGATGTAGAAATGGCATTGGAATCAAAAACTTGGACCTGAAAACTGTCCATACATGGTGCGATGGGTGTTTGATTTTTACTTCTTCACCATTCGTATTCATCATTGGCTTCATAGTGACGATTTGCGTCACCCCCATGATCATCCTTGGTCTTTTTGGGCCATTTGTTTGTGGGGCGGATACACAGATGTTTCACCAGATGGCGAGGACCGAGTGCGACCGGGAAGTGTACGGTTTCGCTCGGCTCTTCACCAACATTCTGTTAAAGTTGATGAAGGTGGATGTTGGACCATCCTTTTGACAGGACGTGAGCATCGTCGTTGGGGTTTTTGGGTTAATGGTAAGTTTCGTAAAAGAAACAAGTATTTCTATATGATGGGTCATCACAATCCATGTGATTCATAAAACTTTCAACCAGTCACTCACGAAGTTTTGATCTGGCCAACCCAACAATGTTGAATTGTAATTAGACAGTTTTTTAAAGATTGCACATTTTTGATTTCTTTCCATGAGTTTCCAATGCTTGTCTGCCATTAAAAACCTGCATGTGTAATTAACTGCTTCAAGCAAAACATCATCAAACATCACAAATCCTCCGACTTTGATGTTCCTATGAGTGTAATACCAATCAATCATAGGAATAGGGAATTCATGTCCTCCATCTACCAAAACAAAGTCGTATTTTCTTTTCCCCATCACTGGCAGTAATTTGTCAGATGGGCCTTGGGTGTATTTGACGTTGTCCAAAGAGATATCAATTTCTTTTGCGACATCGTCAAGCTTGTTCATGAAATCATGCTTGAACAAAGAAATTGCTTGGTGGCTTTTAGAACGTTCTGCAAAAAAGATGGTTGTCAGCCCGGCTCCTGTTTCAAGTGAAACTCCTTTTTCTGGAGCATATTTGTCTATCATTTGATAAACAAATTCATCCATGCACCCATGAGTGTGTGGTTTGTGTCTGAAAAAGGAACTCAACGCTTCATGATAATTCATTTTCTTATCTAGGTGTTTTGCTTTACACTTCGGAATTTTTGACGTAAAATGATCTTGTCAAGAAGATTGATGACAGAGTATCATGGCAGGAAAAGGAAAACATCATGTGTGAACCGCATCACAGCATTGTGCAATATCCAGACAATGACGATCATGGCCCTACCAAATCCCGGTTGGACGCTGCTGTGAAAGGTCTGCTGGATCAGGGGAAGAGAATTCTCCGTTGGTTTCATTTTTCTAAAATGGGTTCTGGCCACGCCGGTGCTACTGGATTTGGTCGCACTCAAATGAGACACTTGCCAAATCCGACTTCCTATGAAGCCATGTGGTGGAACAGGACAGTCAAGCGTGATGGCGAGTTTCGTGGAGAGTCATTCGACATAGCGGATGCTCTGGAATGTGCTGAGGAATATGCCAATAGGACTTCGATTGGTGACCTTACTCAGCTTCGACGTTTCCTAGAGGTTTCAATGCAACAAACAAACCAACATCAAGGCTATGTCCGACAGTTTGTTGATGGAATGCTCAACAAAGAAGGGAGGGATAGTTTCCGAAAGCGTGCGAAAAAAGCATTGGGTTTGGATTTGGCAAACTATTACGGCATGTCAAATACTGGCTTTTTCAGATCGCTTACAAATGATGCTCGTAAACGAAACAGCCTAACGAAGTTCATGCTGGGCTACACTCGCAAACGTGGGTTGCTGGTCCCGGAATGGGCTGACGATGCATCACTTTGGACCCCACCCGGCCAGAAGGGTTTGGAGGCGGCTCCAGTCCAGTAAGCTTGTTTTGCACAAGTGAATTCCAGTCATGTGTGTAAGATGAGACTTAGGACAATCTGGTTACCCAAAATTATACTTAAAAATTAACATTTAGATTTTAGATTATGCAGAGGGCTATCAAATCGTCAAACGATTATGACCCGGCCAGAGAAAGGGTTCGAGGACCAACCTCGGTTTCAATTTGAAAACACTTACAGCGTAGACAAAAAACAAGATTTGATCACCTTCTGGAATAAGGTTTGATGATCTTCTTTTGTTAAATCTGATTTGTTTTCGCCGAAACAATCTGGTAAGCCCGTCCCAGAATTAAAAAAATAAAAAGTACAAAAAATCCAAAAGGAAAAGAAGAAGGGGGCACTTTGCTCCCTTCTTTTTTTGGATTTCACTCAAGTTTCAACAACCCCGTATCGATAATGAAAGGACAATTACCATGACAGATACAGAGGTTACAATGAAAACTATTGACACAACAAAAATTGAAAAAGGTCACCTGATGGCCTTTGTTTACTACACCAAAGTGACAGATGTCAAAGATAATGGCTCCAGACTTGAAGTTGCTGATCTTGACAATAACGAAGAGCCAATGTACGTGACAGGGCAACATCTTGTTGAACGTTCGTATTCAGCAGATTTGTATCAAGAAGAAGTCAAAGAAAACAAAACAAAGGTTGCTGAGATTTTAACCAAATCTGCGGGAAAACCATTTACTGTTTGTTTTGACAAACAAGATGGCGAAGAAAGAGTCCTTAGAGGCCGCATTATTACACCCGAGCCTTTTCTGGGTCGATCTAAGGTTGAAGATCTTGATGTTGACCCAAGCCAGCACCGATTTCGTCAAGTTGACCACAGAACACTTCATTGGTTGATCTTGGATGGCATCAAATACGTCGTGAAATAATCCATGTTTTTGTCCACATTTACAGATGGACATTTGTGAACTACCCCGCCGCTAAAGACGGCGGGGCTTCTGACCCAGACAGTTGCCCACTCAATGCAGGTCTTGCACCATGACGATCAGCTATCTCCGTAGTTCCTACGGTTCTGTTTTTCTCATGTAGTCCTTGTCGCAAAATGCAAATGGTCATTACGAATGTTTGCAATTCTTAGGTCAAATTTGGCTAATGCTCGGCGAGCTTTTTCTCTTCCGTTGCTTCCCTTTTGTCTTCTGGAAAGAGCTTTCGCTAACACTCGCCGTTTCTTTTCACTATTCCTATAAGGTCTGATATTGGGAAACACCTTGCCATCACTACAGGGGATGTTAGCACTGAGATCATTAAGCGATACATTGAAGAACAGGGGTGAGTATTATTTTGAGCATTGCTTATAGGGCGGCTCTCATCCCGCTACCCTAAAGAGGCAAGCGGCGTTGCCGTAGGGGTTTTCCCGCCGCCAATGGATAAATCCCAAAAAATGTGAGCGTTTTCGAACGCTCACATTTTTTTTTGTAGCATGTTCATATCTAGGGTAATGACAAACCATTGGGTCAACATAGGAAGGTTCATTTCCATCATCAATAAAATCCATGTTCTTGACTACAAAGTATCAAGAAAAGGGATGATGTATTTGTACGAAGAATACACAAGATGGAACAGGGGTGATAATTTAGATAAAGTTGATCATTGGTATGGAAGTTTGTTGAAAATCAACGATGGAGAAAAGCTCAAAAGAAATTTGCGACGAGTTTTAACCATGTAAAATTCCAGTCAACTTTATTTTAACCTTCTGGCAAAGGAGTCAGATTGGTAAGGATTTCAATACCTCAAACAAAAACACAAAGTGTTTTAAGTAGGAAAAATGGCATATAGACGATCAAGAAAAAAGGTCATCATTAGAGAAGTGCCTGAGAAAATCATCGTTAAAGAAGTTCCTATCCTTGGAAGACATCGTCAAACAGGCGTGTTGCATCTCAATAAAGGAACACATTCAATTAACGTAGAAACAAAACATAAGCCGGAAAAAGTCTGGGTTTCTTTCAAAGAAGCAGAAGGCATTCCTGTTTGTCATGGTGACATTGATCGAGTAGGTGTAACTATTACGCCTGATGGATTCATTGTCGATGCTCACATTAACTCAGATACACGATCAATAGAATGGCTATCATCACATCAACCTCCAAGACGCCGAAGACGACGACGCAGATAATTGGATGGTATGGAAGAAAGAATATTGGAGATGAGAGTTACAAGCTCTCATTTCCAATATGCTTTCCCAATTCAAACATTATCTTTGGTGGTGAATTTGAAAGCACCGATGCTTGCATCCTTGGTGGCGGGGATATTTTGAATGATCATTATATTCAAAAATTATTAGACCACCCAGCTCCCAAGAAATACACGATTTCTACAGCAGTAAACGCCAACACGCCTTTTTCCAAGCTTAAACAACTTGATGGTGTTTATGTAAGGGATCTTCGCTCTATCGATCTCTTAAATTCACATTCTGTACCTTGCAGGTACATTCCCGATGTCTCTTTGACATTAGAACCAAATAGAAAAAAGGGCCGTGAATATATTGAAAAAACATTTCACGGACATGATTTGTATGATCGAGTCATAGGCGTTGTATTGAATTGTCACTTGTTTCAATCAAAGCCTCCTGATTTACTGACAAGGGATTTCATTACTTTTTGGAAAGTGATTTATGACCTTGTTTCAGTCATAGATAATACATCAGCAAGTTTTGTCTTTTTTCCAATGTGCACTGGCCTTCCTTATGATGATCGAGTCACAAATTCTATTTTGGCTAGTCGTTGCAAATTCTGGAAGAAAAATGCTGTTGTGTATGATGAACTCGATGTTCAGGATACCTTGAATCTAATTTCAGCTTGTGATGCTGTAATTAGTACGAGATTGCATTCAAGTATTTTTTGCTTGGCGTCTTCAGTGCCAAGTGTTGATTTGATTCATCACGATAAAAGCAAATGTTTCTTAGAGTCAGTAGGTCTTATTGAAAATTCAGTTTCTTATTGGAACATGGACGTTTCAGTTGTAAAAAACATGTTAAACAACCTTCCTGACAAAGGTTCGCTTGACGAAAAACGGTATGAACAACTTTGTATTTTAGGCGAGGAAATTAAACATGTATCTCTCAGTTGACAAACACAATTTCATTAGATTGGTATCAGAAACTCCAATTCGATCTAAAGATACGACAATTATTCAAACAGATGAAGTTGATCACAGTGTGCTCGGCAACAAAATTACATTTGATAAAAAGCCTGATTTGAGCAATTTGAAATTGGCAATTATTTGTAATTGGGGAGACCAATGTGGAATTGCCACTTATACTAAACTTTTAGTTGATTCAATTCGCCCGAAAGTTAAAGAAGTTAGAATATTTGCAGAATATGTTGATGGTGCAGAGGAAGAAGAAGGCGTTGTTAGATGTTGGAGACGTGGCGAAAGTATGGCATCTGCGATAGAGCAAATAAAACACTGGAAGCCAGATATTATTCACATTCAACATGAATATGGAATTTTCCCTAAAGCTACACATATGTTGAAAATGCTGGAAATGCTGGACGACATTCCCTACGTGCTTACAGCTCATGCTGTTTACCAACATTTAGATAAAACGGTCTGCACAGCTTATGTGAAAAATATGATTGTTCATTCAAATGAAGCTAATGAAGTTTTGAATGATTTAGGTCATAGAAATAAAGTTTATGTGATTCATCATGGATGTGTGGAATACCCAGACAGTTCTGAACTTTGGAACATTTTTCACAATGATCACACTGTGATTCAATTCGGATTTGGATTTGGCTACAAAGGTGTGGATCAGGCAATTGAAGCAGTTAAACATATTGTTGATACAAAAGCTCATCTTAAAGACGTTTTTTATTGTTATTTATGCAGTGAAAACACTCACACTAAAGCAACTCATCAAGAGTATTTGAACTATTTAAAAGACAAAATAGAAGCAGAAAAATTAAACGAAAACATCGTTATTTTGCGAGGCTTCCAGTCAGAGGAAATACTTGGAAATTTCCTGAGAACAGCCAAGTTGGCTATTTTTCCTTACAAAACAGATGAAAACAACATTGTTTATGGGGCATCAGGGGCTGTCCGTAACGCTATGGCAAATGGAATTCCTGTTATTGCCAGTGATTCTCATTTGTTTGATGACCTTGATGGCATTGTGCCAAGAGTGCACAATGCTAAAGATCTAGCCGATGAAATATCTAAGGTTTTTGAAAATGATGATTATCGAATGTCACTGAAGGCTAAGAATTTACAGTACGTTAAAGACAATAATTGGGAAATGACTGCCGATAAACACATATCTGTTTATGACGATGTTTTAAGTCAATTTGAAACAGGAATTGTCAGGCTTAATCGCTATCAGGTGGTAGACTAATCCCGCCCCAGTTTTCCGGGTCGTGTTTTTTCATGAAATCTTTGATGTCTTGAGACACATCAAAACACACCATATCATCCCAGCTTTGTGGTAAAAATGAAATTCCATCAATCAAATTGTTGATGATTTTTATTGCCTTTTTCAATTCTTGTTCGTTGTCCATCCTTGGCTCCTTTTGAGCAAAGTATACTAGATACCAAAAAGGTGGTCAATGTGAAATCTCTATGCTTTACAACTTATGTTTTTGGATGGTATCAAGATTACATTCCAACTTACATCTATTCAATTTTGTTGGCTTTTCCGCAACACTTTGTCAAAATCTTCGTCAAAGAAAAGTTGACTGAAAACAACAAACGAGCCTTGGATTTAGTGAAAAGACACGTTTCTGATTCATTTGAAATCATAGAAGAATTTGATGACTTAGATCATTGCAAAATACAACATTTGCCTTCTTTGAGATTTCTCATGACACGTGATTATTTTGAGGGTTTTGATTATGTGTATTTCGGAGATGTTGATTTCATTATCTACAATGAAAATGATGACAATTTCTATGACCATTATGTTGAACACATGAAGCAAACCGGTCTCCCATTTTCTAATGAATGGAATTATGACCGAGGCAAATTTCGAATGACAGGGCTGCACTTTATTGAAAAAGATTCCTATTTTGATGCAATGGACTCGATTATTGAAGAGACAAAAAACCCAAAAGGAAACCTTTTCAGGAAAGAATGTAGTTATGATTCGAGAACATCTCCTTCTTACGATGAAGAGATGCTTTACTATATGACAACTCGCATTTTTGATCTTAGACCACTTGATGGATATCTTAGACCATTTCATGGCTTGCATTTTGGCACTTTTAGGTCCGGTCTATACTCATGGTTTTCTGCAAATCAATTCAGTCGAAGAACAGGCTTAAAATCTGAAATGCTACTTAAGGATTGTTTGCCTTTGTGGTGGAGAGACAAAGAAAAAATAGACGCTGTTATGAAAAGTGAACTCTTTCAGAAATTAAATAAACTCATGTGCGAAAAAGCACAAATTACAGTAACTAAAGCGAAAAATCATGTTTTTGCTAAATTGTTTGGATGATCAATGAAACTTTGTTTTACAACTTATGTTTTTGGATGGTATCAAGATTACATTCCAACTTACATCTATTCAATTCTTCATGCTTTTCCACAACACTTTGTCAAAATATTTGTTAAAGAAAAACTCACTGAAAACAACAAACAAGCATTGGATTTGGTCAAAAAACAAATCTCTAATTCATTTGAAATCATAGAGGAATTTGATGATTTAGATCATTGCGGAATCCCCCATTTACCAGCAATCAGATTCCTGCTGACACGTGATTATTTTGAAGAGTTTGATTATGTGTATTTCGGAGATGTTGATTTTGTCATTTACAATCAATGGAATGATTCATTTGCAGATCGTTATGTTGAACACATGAAGCACACTGGCCTCCCGTTTTCTAATGAATGGAATTACGATTATGGGAAGTATCGAATGACAGGACTGCATTTTATTCAAAAAGATTTTTACTTTGATGTCATGGACCCATTCATCGAAGAAATGAAAATTCCAAATGGAAACTTCTTCAGGAAACAATGTCGCCACAACCCCAAATGGCCATCATATGATGAAGAAATGCTTTTCAATATGGCCGTGCGTGCTTTTGATATTAGACCTCTTGATGGTTATCGAAGACCATTCCATGGCCTGCATTTTGGCACCTTGAGAATTCTTGATGTTGGTGATTCCTTTGTTGAAAATAAAGCACAGGAATCAGATGGCAGAAATTACTTACAAGAGTGGCGAAATGAACCTAAAATACACAACATACTTCTAAGTCCTCTTTTTAAAGACTTAAATAAGCTCATGGGCAAAAAAGCACACGAAACAATTTTTAAGACACAAACTGCTCTCTACAGAAAGATGTTTGCTTAGAGCAATTTCATGTTAATGTTTCCTCTAATTACCATTTCTCCACGAACATTCTGAATATGTTCATCACAAATTTCTTTTTGGCTTTCGTAAATGTCCACTAAAGCTACTTTTTCCTTCCAAACATCTTCTGGTAAATCCGGGCCATCAAAACAAAATGTCCAAAGTTTATCCGAAGGTACAAGTTCACGCATTAGTTCGTTGATTTGCTTGTGATGGAGATGTCCGTATTCTCCATCTTCGTTGTGAGTGACGATTTTTGACCAATTTCTTTCATTGATGACACGTCTCAAATCTTCTCTTAATACATTGAAATCTAAAGGCGTAAAACGTTCATCGTGATAATCCCAAACTTCAAATCTTGAATTGGTCACAAACATTACTTGCTGAAATTCGCCTTTGCGAATGGGATTTCGACCATTGGTAACACACACAACTTTCCAACCCGGTTCTGTTATTAACTGTGCTCCACCAAATAAAGATTCATCATCTGGGTGGGCTACGACCATAAGTTTATCAGGATCAGTGTTGACAGAAATTTCGCTCATAGACTAATATAGTAGTGACCGGATTCAAGTGAAACGGTCATTCAACTGGATGCTAAACAACAGTTTCAAAAAAAGGAGGATTCAAATGAACCTTATGCGTAGACGATCCAGCTTTCCACGTGACGATTTTTTCTTCCCCATTCAACAACACTTTGACAAAGTCTTCGAGGATTTTCTTAAAGATTTCAGCGTAGACAGCATCAAAGCAACAGGCAATTATCCTAAGATGGATATTTTGACTGAGGAAAATGATTGGGTGATTAAGGCCGCTATTCCGGGGACAAAATCCGAAGACATAGAAGTGGAATTTATCCCTAACCCTGTCCATCATGGGCCTTCAAGTCTTGTAATTAGCGGAAAAATGTCAGAAGAACATCGATCCCCTGAAGATGCAGATTACTTCCTGCGAGAGTTGAAGAAATCCTCTTTCCGAAGAGAGATTGTTCTTCCTAAATGGATTAAAACCGATCCTAATGCGTCTTTTAAAGATGGGATTCTAAGGCTATCTTGGCCACTTCCAGAAGAAGTGACAGTAGAAGAACCAAAGGCAAGACGCATTGAAGTAAAAGATCAATAAGATCAATAAGATTGATTTTGATGTTAAAAATAACTGGGAGATCATTGGTCTCCCAGTTTTCAATTTGAAAGGAACACGGATGTTTGATGAAAAATGGGACATGAGATTCATGCGGATGGCTAAGATGGTCTCTGAGTGGTCCAAAGACCCCTCGACGCAATGCGGTGCTGTCTTGGTAGATTCCAACAAAAGGCTTATCAGCGTTGGTTACAATGGGTTTGCACAAAACGTTGAAGACACCTCTGAAAGGTATGCTGATCGTTATGGCACCAAATACAAGATTGTCATTCATGCTGAGGTGAACGCTGTTCTTTTTGCAGACAGCTATCGTTTGCAGGGTAGCTGCCTTTACACATGGCCCTTCCAGTCATGTGCAGCATGTGCTGGCAAAATGATCCAAGTTGGTGTGAAAAGAGTTGTTTCAAAAGAGCCAGAGCATATTGACCTCACAAACGCCAATGATCCCAATCGATGGGAACGTGATTTTGTTCTATCTAAAGAGCAATTTACCGAATCAGGCGTTGAGATGAAATTCTACCCCAAAGAAATGTTTGAAGGCCAATTCTGGTGTTGAAAATCGGTGTTTTCTCAGGGTCATTTGATCCACCGACAAAAGGACATGAGTGGATCATTGAAACAGCTCATGGTTTGTTTGATGAATTTTATGTTCTTGTTGGATATCATCCGAGAAAAACGCATCGACATGACACAGAAACTCGTTTAATGATGCTCAGAGACATTGCTCCTGAAGGAGTCTTTGTTGATTCATTGGGTAAGCAAAGTATTCGGAAGTACTTGAAAGATTTATCCGACAGAAAAAATGCTGAAATCACTTTGGTGAGAGGGATTCGAAATAAGACAGATTTTGAATACGAAAAAAACATCAATCATTATCATTCCAGTAAACCAGATTTGTTCCTGAAACAAATTTACCTGATTCCACCACCTCATTTGGAGAACATCAGTTCATCTCAAATTCGAGAGAAGGAAGTTGTTTACAAAGACACACTTCAAATGAAAAAGGCAAGGAAATACTACAAATTGTGCCTTGATGCAGGTATAATTCAACACCCAACCACAATCACAGGTGATCAGGTCAGAAAAACACTTGATCCATACCCTTTCGATGTTGTTTCCTCTGAAATTTTCACTTTGATGAGGGTTGATCTTTACAAACTGCAAGTAAATGGAGATCGTTACCAGCCTTGTAGTGCCTCAACAGGCCCAGTTATGGTGGATTTGTTCCCAAATGGACCCACAGCTATTGAAGGCAAACATCGTGTTCTTGATGCACGAAAAAGAGGGGAAAAGGATATCCTGTGTTATGTGGGCGATTTGGTGATTGAAAAATTGTCTTAAGGAGCTTCAGGCGTGAATCCTTGGTTAAAAAGATCAGTTACTACACCACACAAATTACCGATTCGTATAAAAAAAGGATATGGAAGTTCTTGTCCACATTGTGGAGAAGAAGAAATAACAAATTCAATCCACAAAAGATTGACTTACAAATGCGGTTATTCCTCTGATGGCAATAAAGTTGTAATGACTCATTGTTTGGGTGATCATTTCACAAAACATTACGAAGTTGAAGAAGTCGAAACTTTCACATGAAACACGCATGCGTCCTCTGTGACAAAGATTTAGAGCCTGTCAACCCAGACAAACCTGAAGCTCTCCAGCCATATGAAGGTGGAGAAATCAGGTTTGTGTTTGCTTATGGCAGTACCAAATTTGACCACTTTCCCGGAAGCACTCACTTCAAGGGGCTTATCTGTGATGATTGTGGTGAACCACTCGTTAAGAAAATGAAGAGAACTGGCTATGACATGGATGGTGAGCTTCTGAAAGCGCCCGATGGGGAAAGATGGAAACCCACTGAAATGTCTGAAGAGGTGTTTAACGCTCTCAAAAAAGAATTAGAAGATATGGACAAGGAGGCTTCAGCAGCCCTCGATCAACTTATTGATGAATCAGAGATCGAGTAAGTGCTTCCTGTTGGCAACTGTCATGTGATAGGTTTTGCCAAACCCTTCTGGTGTATTCTCTTTAGAATCTACTGCCAAGCCCAAGTCTCTACGCAATTCATCCAGTCGATTTGAAAAGCAGTTAAGCCAATAATACATCTTGCTTTCGCCAAATCGCACACACGGCTCATAATAGAATTCAATATTCTCGCCTTCAAATGCTCTCCAAAATACAAGATTATTTGGCATTTCAACCTCTGGCCTTGAGATCGTAATGTGGGCTCCGTACCGAGGGCGTCTCACATCCATGTATTTGGGCGTAAGTGCTCGATAGTAATCTGCGATTTGCTGATTGCAATCTAAGATCAACCAATATCTGCTTGTGTATCTTAGACTGCCTGTTGCTTTAAATAAATTCATCTGAAGTGATCTTGTGGTTACATTGGCTTAATGTTAAACTCAGTTTTTCAAGCTAAAAATCGGAGTTTAGCATGCATATTGATTGCTTAATAGAAGTCACTGGTCACAAATTTTCAAAAGATGATCTTGAATGTTTTGAATATTTGGAATCGGATCTTGTTTTCGATGAAGAACTTGATGGCGTTTTAACCAAAGAATGGAAACCGCCTGAAGAAGATACGAAAAAGAAAAAAAGTTCCCGAAGAGTGTTTACTATGACGGAACAAATTCGAATGGATCATTTGGATGCAATTTTCCTTAAAGACTGTTGGGGAATGGAATTCAAGTTAATTCGTGAACTCCATGATGACAACAATCAAATGAGCGGAATTGAACATGAAGTAGAATATTGTGGCTGGCAAGATGTTGCAGAACACTATTTTGATGATCTTGTAAAATTGCTTGAAGCTGAAATCAGTCAACCAAAGATTCGCCTAATAAAAGGGGGGTCTCTGAAAGACACATATCGCTCTTTGAGAAAGAAAGAAAGTCCACCATCGAAGACCCCAGTAATTATCACAGCATGGACATACGATGCTGGATATTGCAGTTGGGATGGAGAATATGATCCATCTTGGACTATGTTGGGTCGAGTAGATATGAACAAAATACAAATAGTGAAGGAGAAAGATGTTTCGGATACCAGCGATAACGAGTCTGTGTGATCAGGCCAAAGAACGTGCACGTCAAATTGGAAGGCTCCATGGCTCCATCCGTGGAGGTGAAGGAAACTATACCGGATGTCTTCTCGAAGTGGCACACAAACTTTTGTTTGGTGGAAAGTTTTCATCTGGTGATGACATCTACGACTATGATGTCCTCATGCCCGAGGATTGGTTCTATGCAGAACATGGACGTAGAGTAGACTGCAAAGCCAAAGAACGCACAGTTCCTCAAATGGACCCGGAATGGGATGCATCCATTGCTGATCACGCTGGCAAAGGCGTCACACAGAATTGTGACATTTATGCCTTTGGCAGCGTCTATGTGAATCGCTCACGGCAACCAACTTGGATATGGTTCATGGGTCTTATGTCCAAGAAAATCTATCTGGAAGGTCGTTCTCAAAACCCACAAGGGGAAGAAATTGATTCCAGAGGCAGACCCGTCAAACGGTGGAAAGACCTTGAAGACGGAGCCGAGTTCAGAAAGAAAGGTCTGCCCTATGATGACAATGGCTTCACCTGCCGAGAAGATTGCTGGAACCGAACTTACAGTTACCTTGATCCATACAATGTCGATAAGCTTCCGCTGGAAGCTAAGAAAAAGGTGGCAACCGTGCTGGCTCAAGCCAAAAGGGAAAGATGGGAGAAAGCATCCATGTATCACATGTTAGGAATACCAAATGCAAAGCCCGTTAATCAATTATAGTCTTATCCAAAAGGCTGTTGAATACTACGAATCCTGTGGCTATCAATACATAGAAGTTCCATGGGTTGTCTCACCCGAAGCACTGAACATTACTCGTCCAGCAAATCTTCCACCCATTGACAGCCCTCGCCTTGTTGCTTCAGGGGAACAATCCTTTTTGGAAATGATCCTTAAAGGAGAATTAGGAAAAGGGAAGTTTTGTTGTGCTACACCTTGTTATCGCCCCGGAGATCAAGGCAAAGACCCATATCACTTCGATCAATTCTTCAAAGTGGAATTGATCTCCAACAAAAGTGATGATACTGAAAGTGACAGAGGCAAATTTATCATTGATGCAATGGGGTTCTTTCAACGTCGGGGAGTCAGAATTCTGATCACAATGCCCGAAGATGAAGAAAGGGCAGAGTGCACAGAGAGATATTCTCCTATGGACCTTGTTGCCCCACTCGGCGATGAAGAAATCGAACTGGGTTCTTACGGAGTCAGGTGGAACAAAAACACAGGGTATTGGGTCTACGGAACAGGATTGGCTCTCCCCAGATTTCAGCAGGTGCTCGATGGGATATCACAGAACAAAAATCAAGAAGGGTAAGTTGGGCGAGGTCTCAAAGATCGAAGAAGAACTCGCTGAACTCAGAGACGCTATCGCACAAGATAACAAAGTAATGGCTTTGGTTGAATTGTCTGACATGTGTGGAGCAATTAAACTCTATCTGGAAAAACACCACCCCTCAATTACAATTCACGACTTGCTCAAAATGGCTGATGCCACAGCCTCTGCATTTCAGGATGGGACTCGATCATGACGACAAGAACGATAGCTGAAACAACAGTCCATGTTCACCTTGATGGGACTCACAGGCTTATTGAGAGAAGCTTGGATCGTGCCTACAAAGATGCACTTTATGAGTTTGGGATCGATGAATACGCTCACTCAGACAAAGTCGAAGAGTGGGAGCGTTCAAGTTGTTGTATCGAAGTTGAATTCGAGAAGCTGATTTTTAGTGGGGGTTATGTTGGCGGCGGAACCACTGTTGTCTACAAAGCCCGATGTGAAAAAACCGAGGATGAAGAATATGACTGATTGGAAAAAGTGGGCAAGGGATAATTTGGAACCTGAGAGACAGGAGGAATTCTTCGCAGAACTTGAGGAGATCAAGAAAGACTGTGAAAGAACTGAGCAGTGGTTAAATAACACAGAAGAGGCTCTTGGGCTGACAACCGAACACAAAGATTTCCTGCATAAGCACGACATCTACATTTCTACAGCCTACATTGGCATGGTGAGATTCTACAAAGACAATAGAACGATCTTCCAAACAACCATGTTCAATTTGTATGAAAACAAGTCTGGTGGACTATCGCAAGACTACGATAACATGACCATAGAGGTTCATGATTATCTCAACTCAATCATGTCAGCTACTCCTGAATTACAGGAACAATTGCTGATGACAAATCTTCCTTTGTTTGGGGCCGACTGATGTCTGTTGAAGAAAACCCATTTGATGACATGTCACGTGAAGACATGATTTCTTTGTTGACGAAACTTCATGAGCTTATCGCTCAAACAGATGAAAGTGATGAAGACGCTTACAGTGATGCTGTTTGGAATGCGAGACAGTTGCTGCGGAAATTTTAGCCTTGAATTCATTCTTAGATTTTTCTAACATGCGTCGAATTCGATCCTAAGACAATCTTAGGGCAAGACAAAAGGAATTACCATGTTAGAAACAATCAAGAAGAAATACCTGAATCGAATGAGACAGGAGATGAAACAGGAGTTTCTCAAAGAAGCTGAAAGGGAGTTTGACCGAGAATTCTCTCAGCAGTTTGAGAAACCTACTCGTGCCAAGAAGAAGCCGTCTAAGAAAAAGACACGAGCCAAAAAGGTAATGAAGGGTCACACGAAGGCTGAAGATTTCATCCCTGCTGTCACTGCTTTTCTCAAGAGAAACAACGGCAGAGCTTCTAAGAAGGACATCGCTCAACACATCCTCCTGTCAGGCACTCTGACAGATGTGGATGTCCAGACTCACTCAGACGGCAAGTATCGGTTCTACAAAACGCTTGACAGAACCCGAAAGATCATGGTTGAGGCAGACGATCTTTCCACAAACAACCGATCTGGTATCTGGGAACTCCAACAGAAGCAAACTGTGTTGTTCTAGTTCCCAAACAACCAATCCAAGAAGGGACGCCTTCTCTTTCGTTCTTTTGGCTGTTCCTCTTCGGTTGCAATCATAGCCTCATCTTCATTGACATCTGCGGTGATTGTCGGTGGATTTGAGGCTTTTGGTTTACCCACATCCACAATAGCTGGTGATTGATTGTTGGAAACCTGATAGGTGATTGCCCCACCCACTCCAACGGTCATGAGCAACAAAGTTGCAATCATTGCATGTTTCCAGTAGGATTTCTTTTGTGGCGGCGGCGTAATTTGCCCCATTCCCACAAGCATTCCTCCCCCTGTATCCCCCTTTTCCTGAAGGGATTTCAGGTATTCTGGCAAATCTCCGAGCGGCATAGGTTCTTGACTCATTTTTGACTCCTCCTTTCTTATGTATGTTGGTCTTGAGATAGTTTCAAGAATGATCTATGATCAGATTTCATAGGGAGGATAACATGACATCAATAGGTGGATGGGGTGGCGAACACGCTAGTAACGAAGTGCTTGGTTTTCCAAGGAGAATCGACACTGAACAAATGACAGAAGCAGAATTGGCTATCACCAAAGCCATGGAAGAAGTTGAGAAAGCCGGATGTCACCCGTTTTTGACTGATGCTGTTGTTCTACTCAGTGAAGCAAGAGAAAAAGTCGCTGATTTCGTAGACAAGAAAGAACTGAAGATGTCAAAGCTAACACTGAATAAAACCTGTGGTGCATGCCCTGAGCAATATGACGTTTTCTTGGAAGGGGAAAACGTAGGTTACATGAGATTACGCCATGGTTACTTCACAGCAGAATGCCAAGGTAAGATAGTCTATGAAGGCACCCCAAAGGGTGATGGCATTTTTGAGCCAGAAGAAAGAGATAGGTATTTGCATGAAGCTTGCCAAGCCATTCTGAAAGATTTGAATAGTCGCCAAGAAAACCTCTATGAAATAGAGGAATGACATGGAAGTCATACTGTCATGGTTTACATTCAGGTGTTTGGATCAATTGTTCGATTGGTCCATTCCTGTTGTTTCGACGATTTGGAAACACTTTCGACAAGCTTGGAAACAAAGTGAGTTTGGTGATCACTTCATCTTTGTTTGGATCAAATCTTCTCTGTTTCTTTGTATTCCGCCAATGTGTCTAGGGCAAATGTTGATTGTGTTATTTTCATTACTTGTAGGACAGTATTTCTTGCCTGAAGAAGATGCTTTGATCTACGCTTTTTCAACCTTCCCTTTTTCTACGGTTGTCTTAGGGTTTTTTATGGCTAGATTTTACGGAAACCCTTGGAACCCAAAGGTGGATCATTAAATGTGCACACTAACAAACCTCGGCAATATGGGTGGCGAGCTACCCAATCTTGAATGCGACAATTGCGACACGATATTCTCTGTAGTTTGGCACCGAACACCTGACTACGATGATATTCAATACTGCCCCTTCTGTGGAGAAGGCGTTGAAGAAATAGTTTGGGAAACAGAGGAGGAATAATGAAAAACCACTGGCTAAGCACAAGCCTTCATCTTTGGTATATTGATGATGGCGAACAACATTGGTATGCTGCATCCTCGGCAGATCGTGCCGTCGAATTGCACACAGAACCACTTCGTGACCCCAAAACAGGTAAAGTAGACCTCAGCGACCTTGAGGAAATTGAGGTTGAACAGGTTCCTGATGACTCTGTTTTGCCTGTAAGACACGAAGATTACGACAACCAAGTGATCAGAAAGACTGCCAAAGAATGGTGCGAAGGCGGTGAAGGATTCATAGCTTCTACCGTCTACTGACATACATACTCTCATGAAATTCAAGGACTTCATGGAAAACAGGCAGCTTGGCAGATCATTGCCCGAAACAGGCTACACAAGCCCACATGCCATCATTTATCGAGCCTCACTGGAACCCGATCTCTTGGGAAACCGTGAATATGTGACCATGAGCCGTAAATTCGCAGTCGAACACGCAGAACACCAAGCGGCTGTGGAAGAAGAGCCATGTAGTGTTTACCGCTATCTGGTGAAGTCCTCGAATGTCTATGAGGCATACAATCCCGGAGAGTATTTCTATGCTGGACCACCGGTTCAGGGAAGGATCATACATGTTGCAGAAGTTTAAGACATTCCAAAGGTTTCTGACGGAGAAGAAGGATGCTGATTACAGCTACTCCTGCGTCATGTTGATGTTCCCCTCCGAAGATGCCAAAAATGTCCTAGACTGGTCCAAGCAACACATCCCGGACGACAAAATCTTTGAGGATGATGACAAAGGCCGAGAAGACGAAATTCATGTTACAGTCCTGTATGGCCTACATACAAATGAATCTGGTCCCGTGGAAGAGATCATGGAGTCTCATGAGGGTTTTGAGATTGAGCTAGGAGAAATCTCAAAGTTCGAAAGCAAGGATTATGATGTCATCAAAATCGGAATCTCTGGAGAAGCTTTACATAAAGCCAACAAGACGCTCAGAGAGCTTGATTTCACATCGAATTACGATGAATACAAGCCACACTGCACGATTGCCTATGTGAAAAAGGGATCGTGTGACGACCTGCTCGGAAACAAAGACTTCACAGGGCAGAAGGTTCCCGTCAAGGAATTGGTCTTTAGTCCCGCTGAGGGTGATCGGACAAAGATCGCTCTGACTTGATTTTGCCACGAGATTTGGTAACATTCTCCTTTTGCACAAAGGAGATAATGATGCAAACCCTATCCAAGTTAATGGTTGAAGAATACGACGCTGATCTAGGCCAAGAATGGAATCAAGATACACTCGATCTGAAGACCATGGTTACGGCCTTGTCGTTCCAAAGACACATCTACCTGAACCCGGAAGAGAACGTAAAAGCACGGAAAATCATTGAGAATGTGTTTCGATCACATTGTGATTTTGTCGAAGTTCAAGGCGATTATGGCAATGTCATCGGTGGCTGGGATGCCGATCTGTCAGGCAAACACGTGATCGGAGGTCATTACGATGGTCCTCCGGGCAGCCCCGGAGCCGACGACAACGCCTCGGCAATCTCTTCTCTTTGCCTGCTGGCAAAGAAACTTTCGGACATAAAACCGAAAGATGTTGTCCTTGTGGCCTTCAATGGAGAAGAAGAAGGTCTTCTAGGTAGCTTTGACTTTGTTGAAAAGATGTCACCAAAGTCAGGCGTGATCCTTGAGATGGTTGGGTATTTCGTGGAAGACGAAGATTCTCAGCAGATGCCTCAAGGTTTGCCAGAATACTCCGTAGGAGATTTCTTAGGCATTGTAGGCAATCGCTACACAGGTAGTTTGGGGAAAGAGCTAACAGACATTGCACGATCCATGAAGCTGAACCTTCCCATCAAAAACCTGAAGATACCTCTCGGCCTTGAAGAAAGATTGCCGGGCCTGAGTAACACCAGACGCAGTGACCACTACCCGTTCTGGAAAAAGAAGCTCCCGGCTGTCATGCTCACTGATACTGCCGAATTCAGAAATGCCAACTACCACAGACGAACAGATACGCCCGATACCCTGAATTACAGTGGAATGGCACAGGTCGTCAGAATGCTTGAGCAGTATTGTCAGAAGTTACTCTCTTAGGCAAAGGAGAAACACTATGCCCAAAGCAGCAGCTAGACACATTTTGGTCGCCGATGAAGCGACATGCAGCCTTATCAAACAACAAATCGAAAGCGGAGAAGCCACTTTCGAAGAACTCGCCAGACAACACTCCAAATGCCCTTCAGGTAAGGCCGCAGGTGGAAGCCTCGGAACGTTTGAACCGGGACGTATGGTTCCTGAATTTGATCAAGTTTGCTTCAATAGCATGGTTGGCGAAGTGCACGGTCCTGTGAAAACTCAATTTGGTTACCACTTGATTGAGATTACAAATCGAATCGACTAACCCTCGACCTTTATATCTTTGATGTAATCTCCACCGTCACCATCCCAGTGGAACCTCTTTTCTCTCTCGTCATCTGGATCAACGATGATTGAGAACGAATGACCCGTGTTCCCATTGGATTTGATGTGTTTGATCAAGTCCTCAAGCTCATTGTCCTGATCATGACACGTGATTGTTATGGTTTTGGGGTTCTCACGCCATTCGTTTAAGCTTTTCATACAAACATACCTTCAAAGGTTTATGAAGCCTCTTGATACGCTTCGGGGGTCTTCTGACTGGTTTATATAGGTTTGTTTCACAAAATAATCCGAGTTTCATAGGTCCAACTCCTGAAATGCCCTGAGCAATTCGCTATGGCAATTTGATGGAAAAGTGCACCGCCGCACACACTCACAGTCTCCAAGCTTTGGCCATAACTGTAATAAAATGACACGTGAGGATTCTCAGGAAACCAAGGCTGAACCGGGCTCACATGGTAATACAAGGCACTGAAATCCTCTCCGTATTCCGCTATTGGAGAGCCTTGTAAATTCAGGTAAACTGAGTTGAAATCACCTGATAGAAATGATTCAACTTCCTCTTTCTCTAAGAAAGAGTTGAGAGTCAGGTGAATTGGAAATCCATTCGTTAGGGAATTCCATGAATGCCTTTCGCTGGGCATCAACCAAACACACCATTTGAAGCTTTTCATAAAGGTTAGGTATGAAGATTTACACAAAAGCAGGAGACAAAGGTAAGACGTTTATGCCGGGAGAAGGTAAAGTAGATAAATACGATTGCTCCGTAGACGCTCAGGGAGAAATCGATGAACTCAATGCGTGGCTCGCTCACCTCCTACAGGAACACCCGGAATCCCCCGAAGAACAAATCATAGTAAACGCTCAAAACGTCCTGATGCACATCGGAGCACAACTTGCAACCAGAGAACAAAGACTCAGAGAATCAGATATCACTGAGTTGGAAATTTCCATTGATCGTATGGAAGGCGGTTTACCAGAACTGACCAACTTCATTCTTCCTTGCTACCCAACAGAAGGACATATTGCCCGAACAGTTTGCCGACGTGCCGAAAGGCAAATGGCCGCTTGGGAAGCAAATGCAGATGATAAAGAGAAATTCAATCTCATCCTGCCTTATCTGAACAGACTCAGTGACTTCCTCTTTGTCTGGTGCCGAACTCTCTGTGGTAACCTCGAAGAAGTTTGGTATGGAAACGATAGATAATCTATGTTTTCTTTGGATGGACTAAGTGAAAATTTGGGTTATGTTGGTGAATCATTGATTGATTCATTGACAGATGCTGTTGATTTAACATATGCAATAATTAACGGTCTAATAACCCAGCAATTTGCTATCGATCACTTCCCAACTAATTCAATTCTCGTAAAAAACTTTGGCTTATCACTTAGGTTGCGTAAAGTTGGTTTATCGCCGCCAGACCTAACAATTCGAATTGTCAAAAATGATGATGTTACCTTGTTGGCATCATCGGAAACCCTAGTTGACTTTGATTCAAATTTCACTACCACCGAATTGGACTTCACCGTTTTGGATAATAGTCCTTCTAGTTGGATTGGATCAAAAATTGAAATGGTTTCTGGAGTTGCCGCCGCAGGTCTAATTCAAATGTCAGAAATGGATTTGAATTACGAATTGTCTTTCCTCAATACTGAAATCGCCAGTGGAGGATGTGTTGTAAGTGGGAACTCAAATCAAAATTCGGTCAAAAACCTGTTTGTAACAGGTGGGGCTCTGTGTGGTGGGCAAGACTCATATGTTTCTGGCAGAAGAAATAACACCCCAACAGTTGCTACACTCAGTCAGTTCAGGAATGCCTTCAAAGGAACAATTCGTGGTTCTATAAATGTTCCAATTTGGCCAGATAGAACAAATCCTCTGATGAGACTTTGGATCAATTGAAATAGACTTGATCTCTATGATCAATTGAGCTAATCTTACACTTTCAAACATAAAACAGGAGGTTCTTATGCTGAGCCCTACTTCTTATCTGTTCAACAAAATCTGTGAATACTCAATGAACCAATTTTCAGAAGGAAATATCACCGAAGAAGAATCTGAACAGATCATGGACAAAGCAGAGCTTTGTGATCTGGAAGGTATGGTTGACATGTGCGTCGAACATAACATCATTATCCCCAAGGAAATTCAAAAAGGATTGTCATGCTAGAAAACCTAAGAGCCGCAAACAAACAACGACACAAAGAATGGGGCGAAGGAGCAGACCTCACACTCTCTTTCCGAGGACTGGAATTGGGTGGCGAAGCCGGTGAAGTCTGCAACGAACTGAAAAAACTGGAACGGACCCGATTCGGTATCGCTGGTGGAAAAGAAGATACTCAGGGTCTTCGTGAAGAACTTGCCGATGTCATCATCTGTGTTGATTTGATCGCCATGGATATGGGCATCGATCTCGGAGACGCCATCAGAGAAAAGTTCAATATGACCTCCGAAAAATACGGTCTGGAAACAAGGATCGCCTGATCCAAACTATGATATGACATGCAAACTCAGACCATAATGCCACCACCAAAACCGCCCGAGGACAACATTGTTGCCTCGGGCTTTCCTGATGACATTCGAGATATCGGTGACCGAATCGCCGCACTCTCCTCTGATCAAGCATCAAAGCTGTCCCAATACCTCGACGGAAAACAATGAAGCACGACAGAGTTATGATCCTTGGCTCCAATGGATACCTTGGAAAAAAGTTCCATGAAGCCTACCCAGAAGCCATCACCACAAACATCGATATCATGGACCAAAGAGAACTCCTCAGTGCCATCGATGTCAATTCACCCAATGTTATCATAAATGCCGCAGGAAAAACCGGTAGACCAAATGTGGATTGGTGTGAGGATCACAAAAAAGAAACTCTTAGATCAAATGTTACAGCCCCTCTGATGATCTGTGATGAAGCCCTCAAACGAAATATCTACTTCGTCCACATTAGCTCAGGATGCATATATCAAAATGGGGAATTTGGAGAAGATGATGAGCCTAACTTCAAAGGGAGCTATTACTCTAAGACGAAGGCGTTTGCTGATCAACTTCTGGCTGACTTTCCTGCTTTGGTCCTTCGCCTGAGAATGCCATTCGATGATTCCCTCGGCGAACGAACTCTTATCGGCAAAATCTTAAAGTACAAGCGTGTAATCGATGTCAAGAACTCCCTGACCTACACGCCAGACTTTGTTGAGACTGCTCAAAAGCTCATAGATCGCCGCAAAACAGGCATCTACAATGTCGTGAATACAGGGTCCATCTCCCCATTCGAAATCATGGAGATGTACAAAGAACACGTCGATCCCAATCATGAGTTCGAAAAACTCCCTCTCGAAGAACTGGGAGACTACTGCAATACAGGTAGAAGCAACTGCCGACTGTCAACAAAAAAACTGGCAGAAGAAGGATTGGAACTGCCTCCAATCCACACTCGGCTCAAAGAAGCTATGCAAAAGATCGCATCATAGCTCGATCTCTTCGTCGTCCCAGATGATAGCTTTCTGATCAAACCGCTTGCCGAGTTCCGTGAGGTCTTCTAAAGAGATGTCGCTGATCTCAAACGCATCTTCCTCGTGCCCATTGTAGCTGCCTCGAACCGGAACAGGATCGTATCCACGATCTCTCAGAAACTGAAGAAGCTCTCTATTGGCGTCTTCGTTCTCCTTGTCCGGGAGCTTGTTACCCATTGGGTTGTGTGCAGTGATAACACCACGCTTTCTGACGAACTCTCGAAATGTGCCCATGCTGTATATATGAGACTTACTTGATATACCTGTAATCCTCGCCAGCCTTCAAGCTTTTTACAGTATTATACATCAATTTAATTGTGCTCTTCACATCCTTCTTGTGAACCATTTCAACAGATGTATGCATGTACTTCAATGGCAAACTAATCAAACAGGAAGGAATTCCACCAGCAGCTTTGTAAAAAGCTCCTGTGTCCGTTCCACTGTTGCCATTGTATGTGCCGATCTGAACTTTGACCTTACTCTTCTTGGCAACCTTCAAAACCTTCTTCAAAAGATTTCTCTGAACATCAGGACCATAATACAAAGCAGGCCCATTCCCGCATGACACATCACCACACAATCGTGTATTATACATCGGTGAATGTGAATCATGTGTTACGTCTGTAATGATGGCCACATCCGGCTTGATACTGTGAGCAATCATGTGAGCGCCACACAAGCCTATCTCTTCCTGAACTGCATTTACTACATGCAAACCAAATGGAAGCTCGTCTTTCTTTTCCTTCAACATTCGAGCAACCTGAGCAATCATATAACCGCCCATTCGATTGTCTAAAGCACGACACAAATAGTAATCACCCATGACCTCAAACGGAGCATCATAAGTCATCACACAACCAACATGAATTCCCATCTCCTCAACTTGCTTTTTGTTCTCAGCTCCAACATCAACATAAAGATTCTTAACCTTTGGTGTTTCTGAGTCACGCTCGTGAATAGCAAGCCAGCCAAATACGCCACGAACAGTTCCCTTTTGGCCAATTATGTTCACCCGTTGACCCGGAGCAACCATCTCATCTGATCCACCTCGGCGAACAACACTGATATAACCCTTTTCATCAATGTGCGAGACTGTCCAACCAATTTCATCGGCATGAGCTTCAATCACCACTTTGTATTTGGCATCAGGGTTTACTACGGCAACTGCTGTCCCATAAGAATCACAGTATGTTTCATCAACATACTGTGAGATGTAGTCCAGCCAGATCTTCTGACCTTCGGTTTCCCAACCAGTGGGCGACTGAGCATTCAAATAACTTTGTAGAAACTTCTCTCGCTTATTCATCTTTCAAAATCCTTTTCGGTTAATGTCTTGTAATTCCGTCGCCATCTCCACGCATACTGCTCTTTCCAAATGTCAAATTTCTCTTCACCAAGATTTCTTTCAATCCATTTGCACAAATCATTTTTGCTGTAACCCAATGAATCGCCAAGTAAGATGTCTGTTGTAAGAACAGAAGCACCTGTGTTCATTCTAGTTGGGTCTTCTAAAAGTAAAAATGCGTACTCCGCTTGATGAATTCTCCAAATATTATCTGGAGAACAAATACCACCTTTATACATGTCGTCATGTCTGCTTTTAAGACACTCTATCGGATAATATTTAAAATCTTTTTGTCCAAAATATCGTTCAAATTGATTTGCCATTCGAGGGCTTGTAAGAGCCATTGGTTTTTTGCGGGTTATCAATAAAGCAAATTCCACATCATTGTGCGGGCCGATACTTCCATGTTCAGAAAGTAATTTAATCTCAGTCCAATCAAAAGATAGAAACGAAGAAATCAACTCATCACAATCTGTTATCCAATCTTTTTTACTCATCATTAATGTATCATGACCACTCGATTAGTTTTCTCTTTTAATTCTTCTGAATCAAAAATACTGACAGACCAACAATCCACTTCGTCATCAGACAATACCGACAAGTCTACAAAATTAGCCAATTCTATGTAAGCCAAGTTAACACAACCAACAGAAACATAAACATCTAATTCCGGGTCAAACTCTGACAACTTTTCAATTAAATCTTTAACCTTCATCGAAACCATATTTCTCTAATAATTCACTACATTGTGATTCACCATAGCCTTCTTCAAAGCAACCATTTTCATTAAGCTTAAGCAATACTTCATCTGATTGTTCTTCTAAGACAATGATGTGCATTTTCAATCTATTTACATCATCTTCAGCAGAAGTCGGTTTAAATCATCATCTCTTTGATTAAATGAAAATCCTACAATAGGAATTGCTCCTATCATCTTCAACACACTTCTTCTATCTACTTTCATTTTTAAACTCCTCTTTTCATCGTAAATTTTAGTCCTCAAATTTCACTTCTAACAAGTCTTCTGGGAGACCGCCTGTTATCATCAAAAATTCTCCAGCATCTTTCTTCTCAAAAGATAACCCTAAAGCCTCCAAAACATCATCAGCTTCAATTCTGTGATTCTGGAATTTTAGCTTACCGTCCACATAAAGACCAGACCAATCGTCGCCGTACACTAATGTAATTTGATTAGTCATTTTCAATTCTTTCCAATAGAAAAAAACCATCGTTTTCCAATTGAATTGCGTAAGGCACATCTTCAAAAAGGTAAGCGTAGATTTCTGTTTTCACATCATTTACCAAAGCTTCTTTATGCTCACAATACCGTTCCTGAAAACCTACGGAAATCTAGGATACGCAAAAATGCCCTAAATTCCTTGTTCCATTCCTGCTTCATTGAGGCTGGTTTCACTCAAAACTACAAGTTTCAAGCCAGAGCCTTCCTCTCCACAAGCGTTTCATATCTCCGTCGAACTGGCGGCGATGTATTCTAAATTACAACTGGCATTGAAGTCTCGGTCGTGGTGAGTTCCACATCCATCGCAATCCCATTCTCGGTCTGCCAAGGTCAAGTTTTGATTGATCTGACCGCAAATCGAACATGCTTTGCTGGATGGGAAGAAACGATCCACAGGGACGATCCTGCATCCATACCAAGTTCCTTTATATTCCAGTTGTCTTCTACACTCGAAAAATCCAATATCTGCGATTGATCGAGATAATCTTCTGTTCTTCAACATTCCAGACACATTCAAGTCTTCAATTCCAATCGCACGCTTGGTTTTCGCTAATGCTGTTGTCATCTTGTGTAATGTATCTTTACGAATGTTGCTGATCTTGAAGTAGAGCCGAGCAAGACGGTTCGCCGCTTTCTTTCGGTTCTGACTTCCTTTTTGTTTGCGACTCAAACTTCTGTTGAGCCGCTTGAGTTTCCTTAGTTTTTTCTTGAGCGGTTTCGGGTTCTCAAAGGTTGTCCCATCGCTCACGGTTGCCAGTGTTTTGATCCCCAAATCCATACCAACCACATCATGTTCGTCCTTCTGGATATTGGGTTCTAACATATCTTCTTCAACTTGAATGCTGACAAACCACCTACCTGCTCTTTCACTTACAGTTGCCGACAATATCTTGGCATCGGTTGGCAGGTATCCACTTTCTTTGAGTTTTAGTTTTCCAAGTCTCGGAAGTTGGATTGTTTTCTCTGTTACTTTGATCGTTCCCGTCAGTCGAAACCCGCCGATGCCTTTTCTCTTACTCTTGAATTTCGGGAACTTTCCTCGCTTCTTGAAGAAATTGTCAAAAGCACGATCTAGGTTTCTAAGGGCTTCCTGTGGGCTACATTTGCTGACTTCATACATCCAAGGGAATGTATCTTTCTTGAGGTCGTTGAGGCGACGGTGAAGTTCAATGGCGTTGGGAATCTTATCTTTGACTTCCATCGCTTGCTTCTTCTGGTTCATGCCCCAATTATATGTGAACCTAGCAGCACCAGCATGTTTTAGACATGCGGTTCGCTGCTTGTTGTTCAACCTCAATTCGGTCTTATAGCCCCTCTGTATCTTCACACTCCTCCTCTGCTATGAACTTGCCGAAATCATGTTCATTGAACTCAGCAGTTTCATAGACATCCCATCCAAGAACAACAGGGTCTTCGCCAACAGGCAAAGGCTGTCCATGTCCATCTAACAATGTGCCATCACGTTTTACATCAATGTGTTTAGCTCGCCAGCCATCGTACCAAAAGCCACCACGATTGAATGTGATGCAACCTTTGGGTTTGTATTCAACAACAATGTCAAATGTTGCTTCCTGCCCCATACTAACAGGCTTGCGTTGCTTGAATTCTTTGATCTTGCAACTTTTGGGTTCTTTGCTCATCCACTCTGTTTCATTCAACTTATTCATTAGACCAAACATCAACTTTGTTGGGTCTTTCGTAACCAACTCGAACTTCAAGTAAGTTGGATTCACATTATCGGTCATGCAACCTCCTTCAAATAATGTTCTCTCGCCGCCGCAGCTTCCTCTATGGTGTCATAAGTCCCGACACTTTGACGACCAACTCTTGCTGACCATCTCCCATTGGCTTGTTTGTAAACACCCTTATGTCCAGAGCCAGCCAATTTTTGGCAATCGCATTTTGAGTTTGCCTTCATATTGCCGGGCAATCGTTGAAACTCTTTGCCATGCTCGCACCTGACTGTCACATACTCAAAAAATCCAGCATATTCTGACGCCAACTCCCACCCTTTATCCTCAAGAAACTGCAACAATTTTTGCTTTCCGTAATCCAAGCAGTTAGTTCTTACACAATCGCATTGGGCGTGTGGCCGCACGGCAGATCGACGCTTCATAGTGAAAACTTCACCATGTTCGCACCTAATTTGGATTTCACCCTCGCCACTATATTCAGATAGCAACTCCCACCCACGATTGGCAAAGATTTCAGTCAAGTTATCCTTACCCATCTCAGTCATTCTTTCGCCAGAGGCGATGTCGCAACAACGTGGACAACCACACTCGTTCTTGAAGTTCTGCACCAGCGTCGTCCAGACATGACCCTTATCGCACTGGATGGTCATATCTCCGTAGTATCCTTTATACTCCGAGAGACGCTTCCAGCCCCTCCGCTCCATCTCAGTGTCAATAATTTGAGTTTGGTGTTCTTTATCTTGCGGACGTTTAGATGAATAATCCCAAGAGTAGAATTTCTCTTTCTTGCAATCCATCGAAACAGACGAATCTTCGTAAAGCCAATCTCTAATTCGGAGTGCTGGCGTTCCACTGTAGCTGAACAATGACGCTGTGGAGTTCTTTAGTTCTCGATCATACTCCTCTTTGCTTCGGTCTATCACAGTATTCTTCGAGACATTGGCTTCTTCAACAATGACATCCACCACATCCTCAAGGAATTTAGGAACAGCCCCGCAAATGCTGAATGTTGGAGTTTTGTAAACCTTATGCCTGTATTTCGTAGTGCCAACGCTCACTGACCCGTCGCCATCGAAAAGTCCTCGGATGAAGTGTCTTCTCAACTCTTTAGGAATATCAGGAAAAGAAACAAGAAAGGTTTTGTTCGGAATAACGCCATGTTTCATCAAGGCTTCTACGAAACCAGTGTGACAACATTCAAGAGTGTATTTGGTTTTCTTTCCGCCCTTATTTTTGCTGCTCACATGATATGGACCAAGAACCTTGCCTGTATATCCGATTGCATCCTTGAACTTCTCTAAATGTCTCTTCCCTTCTACAACCAACGAAATACGAAGCCGGTGTGGATTGAGTGCAACTGATCCGTCTGCATAGATGAACCCAAGCCAATATGCCTTTTCTTCTGTGTCTATCTCATCAAAGAAGTTGAAATCAAATGTGTATTTTCTAATCAAACCAGCAGAGCGGCGACTGCCAACTTTCAGTGTTACTGCACGCCCGATGATGGCATTCCAAGTTCTATTGGGCAAGCCAGCTTGGATGAACTCTTGACTTTCCTTGGTGTAACTTGAGCGAAGAAAATCATCTTCCTCAGATGACCACGAAAAATCAGGCTTACTCAAGCCCAGTTTGACCGCCTTGTTCCTAATCTCGGATTCAGTCTTGTCTGAAAGCAATTCAAGCAATTCCGAATTGCTCATGGTGGCATAATTGGATTTCAACAAATCTAACTCTTTAGAAGTCCATTTCTTTCGCTTTCTGGTAAGCCCCAATCGGCAGGCTCTATCTTTGATTGCCTTGTATTTGCGGTTCGGAAGCAAATTCGACCATTGATCGGCTGCGATCTTGCCATAATACTGCCTGACAACATCATCTTCCGCCAACTGCCATTTAGTATCTTGCGTCAAGCCAAGCCGAGATAATTTGTGTCTTATAGAAGTGTCACTCTTATCCAACTCGTTACTCAACCAATCAGTCGGTTTATCCGCATTTTCTACAAGAAATGCCTCTTCTTTCTTAGTCCAATGCTTTCCGCTCATACCTCCACAACCTCTTTCTGTTCCGCAGGCACAAGACCATCTTGTGCTACCGCCGCCAACTTCTCTTCTTTCTTTTTCCTGCGATTTTCAGCACTACGCTTGCCGTAAATCTTATTGCTGAACGAGGACATCAATGTGAGCATATCTTCTACAAGTTCTTGCTCGTAGGACTTGCCCAACACATTCTCCATCCACTCGATCTGAACACCATGACTGGCGAAGAAGTCGTCCAAGAATTGAAAGTTGAAGCGAGTCAAACGATCTTTGTGTTCGACCACAACCTTGCTGATCTTCTTGTCCTTGACCAACTCAAACAGGTTTCTCAACTTCGGTCTGGTGTCCGACATGCCTGATCCTACTTCTTCGTAGGATTTGACAATCTTGTACTGCTTCTTGACGCAGTAGGACAAGAGCCGCCCGTTCTGTCGTTCTAGGTCGCCCTTTTTCTTCTGTTCGTGGGAACTTACTCTTGCGTAAGTTGCGACCTTGACTTCACTTTCTTTCTTGTGTTCCACGATCTCGCCGCAGAAGGCTTTGATGTCTGATAATCTGTACCTTCTGTGATTTCCCGGCGTTTTGACTGGAACTAGCTTTCCTTCTTTATCCCATTCTCTGAGCGTATCGAGGCAGACACCGAGGATGTCGGCTGTTTTACCGATGCTCAACAACTTCTGTTCGTTCATTCTCAATGAGTCCTTTTTCAAGGAACGCATCGAGCCATTCATCGTATTGTTCCTGAAACTCCTCTACTGTCGGTGTTTCCTCCAAATCAAAGAGAATCGGATGGATCGTACCATCCTCCATCTCAAACTCGGTTTTGGTTACTCTAACGATTTTTCGACTCAACATGTTCATTCTCTCTCCTATAATAGTCGTCTCAACTTCATTTTTTCTTTAGCAATCCGTAGATTTTCCGAGATTTTTCTTCAACTGCTTAGAACCCTCCACTCAAAGTTTGATATTCGATGAACTGACTTCTTAAAGCTTCACTTGAGAGGCCAACCATTTCGATCTTTGGTCCTATTACTTTGTAACTTTCCATTCAATCGCCTTTCCTTTGTAAATTTCGAATGAATTTTTCAACGCTGAAGGATATGGACGCTTAGGGTCTTGTAAAATTCTTAAACGTATCATTAAAATCAAAAATCCATTTTTTAGCTCATCTTTGTTGATGTCCATTTATCCTTTTAACCTCTTTAAATTTATGAGCCTCTTGAGTTACGGGCGATCAAGTTATCGACCAAAAATTCAGCGATCTGACCGTTGTCCAACATCACTTTGTAATGTTCTTTGTCATCTATCCAACGGTCTAATACAATTGCATCATGTCGTTCTCTTGGTTCACTATGAGAGAATGCCACAACATGAGATTTGTCAGCAAATTTGAACATTATTCAGCCATTTCTTGAATTTTAAAATTCAACACGTTTTTTCTTTTATACTCCTGAACGTCCTCGAATGTCATTCCTATGAATTTACCTAAAGGTATGTCGGTCTCCGTCTCAGGATCATCATACTGTAAAATCGATAACTCTAAGTCATCATAGGAATACGTTTCATTAGCTTCGTGATTGAGATTCTTGAATTCGTAAATCATGTTACGCTTCCATTCATCTCTGTTTGTGTTCCCATTCGTGTATGTTAAGATTAAATCTGGAGCAGAATAAACATCGATTCTTGCCTTGTCATAGTGGCTTTCAGGCTCTTCATCAAAGAACTTAAGCAACACACGTTTGTTTGGATTGTCAACTTCCAATTTAGTGACAATCAACTGATTGTTTAGAATGTGTCTAACTGGATTACCCATTTTTCTCGGCCTCTTCAACGGCCATATGATACAAGCCTTCAAACCAATTTGTGATCCCGTCGCCATTCACGACTTCACACAGATAAGTTTCCAGCTTTCCCGCTCGTCTCATCTTGTCTATCACATCATCACACCAAACATCGTGGTCATCATTTGCCTTTTCAAAAAGGTCAAGGTTGTCAGATGTATGATCCTCCGAGTATTGACATAGTTCTAGTAAGTCCAGCGTGTCTTCATGAACACTGAATTCTCTTAGGTCTTCACGCTCTTTGGTGGGATAAAGGATTACGTCAGCTTCTCCATCTTTGACCACAAATTCCCAGTATACTGTTACCTTAGACATCTTTGTTTTCCTTGTTTTGTTCTTTTTTGCTGTCATCTAACAAGATCAACAAATCTCTGATTGACACAACTGCTGAAGCGTTCATCTTCTTAGCCAATTCGGGGTGATTCATGTCATCAGGGATATTTTCTAGTTTGTCTTTGATATCCACTCCTTGAACTCCTTTTCGTCGCAAACATCGGCCTTAGACAAGTTCTCAGGGCCGGGCATTGGACGCAGGTTAAAAAAGATAAGAGATGTACTTGAAAAGCACAATGATGGCAGAGGGAAGACCTACGAAAAGACAAATGTTTTTTGTCAATTCTATGAGGCTTATTTTTTTCAATCCCTTTTCTTGAATTTGAAACTCATAGACCCCATGATCTCGGCGTAATGAATGAAACCATCCTTCTCCTGTACCACTCCATTGTTCATGTTGTTGCCGGGTGATTCCTAGTTCTTCTAACGTTGTAATCAACCGATTATTGCCTTGATTTTTTCTCATCTTCCACAAAGCTCTATGTAAATCAAACACTTATTTCACCTTTGCCGCCTTTCTACGGCACTCTTTGCACCGGGTAGCATAGCCATCGCTCTTAGAACTGTCTACCCCAAACTCTTCGAACAACTTCACGTCCTTGCATCCATTGCACAACTTCTTACCCTCGGCAGCATAGGGATTTACCTTCTTCCTCTTAGACCTCTTTCCAGCAATGGAGCCTCCCTCACGCTCACAGATGTAACGACCATTTCGGGCAATGTTCTTCTCGTGGGTCTTCCTGAGAACCGTGTGAGTCTCATTACAAAAATTGCATTCGACTTCGACAGTGTCTTTGGCAATCTTCTCGTCGTAATGCTTCTTGGCTTTCTTACGATTTAGCTCTTTTCTGTGCTCCACATAATCTACTCCATGGAGTTTACTCATTTCCTCATCAGCCCATTTGGTTGCTTCTCTGTCATTTTCAAAGCCAAGTTCGGCCTCAGACCATATCTCAAAATCGTAACCATTTCGATCAGCATAAGTCATGTTATCCATGATTTGAATTTGAACTTTGTGTGACTGAAGCATTCGTTTGGGTTTTACTTCTACCAACTTTGACTCATTGATCAAGAAGTCAGCACTTCGATCACGTCCGTCAATTTTGAATCCAATTTGAACTTCGTATGTTTTCACACTGTCGTCTGCTTCTAGCAACAATATGGCCTTGAGTTCATAGGATGATTGGAACGGGAAGGTTTTTCCCATTTTCTTTGATTGGTAAACACCTCTTCTGCGGGTGGGCTCAAAGTCATTGTTCCTATGACGTTTTGTTGTCAATCCTGCAAGGTATTTCTTCAAACGCTTGCCTTCAGGCGTGGCCCACTTTTTGTTAGCTGAATCACGCATTTTCTGTTTTGTTGCTTTGGACCTTTTGTAGCTGGTCGCTTCGGCAATGCGTTGGCGTCCCTCTTCAGTGTACACACGAGTGGGGATAGCATTTGCTGTGGCACACTTCTGGCAGATGTATTTGCCGTTCTTTTGGATGTTCTCTTTGGCCTTGAATTTACCGGGATGCTTTGTTGTGCCACATTGTTCGCAATCTATGGAAATGTGATCTTTGGCTCGAACCCCTGCATAGATTTGCTCAAACTCTTTTACATTCATAGCTTTCTCCTTAATCTCTAACATCGGAGAATAGCAGAAATACTTGAGTGAATCAAGTCCCTTTACAAGTTTTTTGCCAAAACAAAAAGCCTCACCATTTCTGGTGAGGCTCTTGTTCGTTTCAGTTGCTAAGCAGCTAAGCTTAGATGATGAAATTCGCCACGCTCATGCGGGCATAGAACTTCGATCCTTCCCTTAACAACTTTTTTCCATACCGAGTCAAGATTCCCTTACGAGGGCAGAAGCTCTCAGGATCAAGCACTACGGGTGTTTGTGTCAGTGGCACGTAGGGACAGTAGAAATATCCCGAGTCCATGTAAGAATCACCTTTGTATCCCATGAGGATTTGACCTTGTGGGAACAGAGGGTCTTTGTAGAGACGCCATCTGTTGTTGATCGTACCAACATACTGAATACCAAGACTTGAAGTGAAGGTTTCAGAAGGTGCAGGTGCGAAACCAGCAGTAGCAGTTTCGAAGATAGAAGCAACTTCAGGGCTTGTGACAAGCCAGTTACATCCGCCTCTGAGCGTCTTACGGTGAACGACGTTAGAGACTTCGACAACCTTGATGTACAGGGCTTCGTACTTCTCTTTGATAGTGTCACCGAGTGCTGTATTGAAGTCCCAAACAGCGACAGTACCGGCGTTGTTACGCAGGTCAGTCAGAACCTCACGGTCGATCTCAAGATTGATTTCCTGAGCGAGGACAGCAGTCAATTCTGCCTCTGCATCAAGGTTGTGCTGAGATCGGAGGTCTTGCTGAGCTTCATAAGACCAGACAGCTTTGAGCTTACGGGTCTTAGCAGCAATTTCTTCAGATTCGACAACCAGATTAACTTCTGGGAGGTCTTGGTTGCATTCCATGTTGTATTCGTAAGAAACAACAGCGTGGTTTTCACCGGGATCACCGTCCCAAGTGAAGGTCATTTCGCCCGTGGTCAGGTCAATCGATCCGCTTGTAACAGCAGGAGAAGGAGCAGATCCAACGTTGGAGAAAGTGAAGGTTCCAGCTTCAGACACAACAAATGTCTGGATAGCGGTTGATCCATCATAGATGGTACCAGTGAGAGTACCAGCAAGGATAGGAGTGTGCTCAAGAGCACCGAAGGTGGAGGTTGTATCGCCACCGGCATCCGTTGTGGTAGTTTCATTCTGCACGAACTGATGCGTGTAGTAGATTTCCAAGTTTCCATCACCGGAAGCCAACTGCTGGAGTGATGTGCTGTCATCCGATGGGAATCCAGCGTTCAGATCAGCACCTCTCATGGCACCTTTGTTGCTGGAGTAGCGGAATCGCAGGTAGTACACCAAACCAGTTGGGCCGAGCAATGGTTGCACGGAAACAACTTTGTTTGCGATCAGTTGTGGGTAAATTCTTCGCACAAGCGGAATAGAAATTCGCTTGAACTGAGCGATGTCACCTGTGTCGGTCATGGTCTCATTGATGAGACGCTGGTTTTCCAGAAGCACAGCGGCTGTGGAACGTTCAAACCGATCAGAAATGCCATCCAGCATCTGAGTTCGACCCCATTTGGCTTCGATCTTAGCTGCTTCGTTTAGATATTGAGCATTTGCATTCATTATTGAATCCTCTTTCGTTATTGTTTGTTAGAGTTTATTTCTCTTCAGGGGTTACACCTGAGAGGAAAAGAAGGTCGTTCATTTGATCATTTTCCATGAGAACGTCTTCTTTCGGTTGTTTGTTATCAGCTTGTGGATTGTTGAATTCAGAAATAATCTGATCGCCATCCGCCACTCTATGTCCACGCCCGCTTGCTTTCTTTGCACTTTCCGCTCTTTCTTTTCTTTCGGTTTTCACTGATTCAGTGATCATATTTTGCTGTTCTTTAACAGCTTCGTTCAACTTGTTGTTATGCATAGTCAAACGAGTGTTCTTAGACTCAAGAACTCTCAGGTTAGCTTTAAGGTCATCGATTTGACGCTGTGACTCTTCCAGCTTAGCTGAGGTGACAGAAGAGTAATCTTCGTCAGAGAGTCGATCAGCGACGATATCGGTGATCTTGTCAAAAGCGACCTTATGTTCAAGAGTGCGAGGATCGTTGAGAACGTCACGCTTAGCGTGTTCATAGATTTCAGCGTTCTGCAACTGAAGGAACTGATCGACTTTATCGACCATGAAGTCCTTCATATCCTTGAGTTTATTATCAAATTCTTTGTAGAGTTCGACTTCGATGTTTTCTTTGTCGCCCTTAGCTTCTTCGATCATTTTGTAAGCTTCTTCGAACTGTTCTTCCATGTGGTTTTCAAATTCCTCACGTTGCAGTTCCAGACGCTTCTGGAGATCGTCGATGATGGCAAAGGCTTGCTGATAACCGGCTTCACGAGATTCTTCAATCTCCTTCTTTTCGGTTTCGAGCTGCTCATAGGCTTCGTTCAACTTTGCGTTGTACTCTTCTTCGAGCTTAGCATTGGACTCTGTCATCATGTCTGCGACAGCCTTGGCAACATCTTCCACCTGATCTTCTGGGATCAGTTTATTGAGTGCTTCTGTTAATTTATCCATGTTAGATTAACCCCGACTTTATGGTTTCTGTTTGAGACTTCACAATACCGCCCAAGCAAGCTATGAGTGCCTCTTTGCTCACATTATTGGTATGTATGTTTGAGTCCTCATTTTTGAGATGAGAATTATTAGATTCCGATTCTTTTTCGATAACAATTCCCCGAGAATTGTCTTCGTGTGCTTCATTCCTTGACTTTCGTGTAGTAGTATGTGGTCCAACAACTTTTTGCTGGAAGGCAGCAAAAGTAGAAGGGTCAGCAACAGCGTCGAAGGTGATAAGTTTATAGCTTTCACCAATAACGAGGATGCCATCTTCGTTTGTTGATCCATTACCAACTCCTCTTGAGGAGATGCCGACCTTAACACCATCATTAATGAGTGCTTGAAGCACTCTTCCATTAGGTGTACTTAGGATTTCGCCTTCTCCCATGAGTACATTTCCTTCCCACCATAATCTTGTGATAACGTGGGAAGCATCAGCAAAGTGAATAATACTATCTGAAGGGTGATCAAGTTCACCCAGCAGGCGTCGTTCAGCAATTGCTTCCTGTAAACGTTGCATGTTTTCATCCAAGACGTTGTATGGATACATGCGTTTGTTTTTGTTAACTGCTTCGGCTTCTTGAAATTTACCTCGGAACCTTACTCGTCCTGAATCACCAGCACTTTCGCAAAGTTCCAAGTTAAATCCTGAATCGTTACAGCTATCAATGAACATAGATTCCATTATTTGCTGCTCCTTACTTGTTGACTACGAGGTCTTTGTTGTCGATGGTTGCCTTGTGGCCCTTGCCACCGACGCCACCTGCTTCTTTAGGAACATATGGGTTTTGCAGTGCTGGCCATGTGTCAGAAGACTGCCATGATCCGTGGTGCTGTCCAAATGTGTCCTTATCAACGCCCTTTTCTCCCTTCATGGTGTAATCACCGAATGGAGAAGGAACGTAAGGGTTTTTCAAGCTTGGGAACGTTTCTTTAGAAGTGTTACCCCAGCTTCTGCCTCTCATTTCATCAGCGTGGCTACCTTTGTAGTTCATGCTGTCCTGTCCGATGGCTGGTGCAGCGTCACCCCAGTTTCCTGAGAAGTCACTCGAAGGTTTGTAAGAGTGCTTAGCTTTCTTAGCCATATCTGGGTGATCTCCACTCACGGTAACGTGAGCATTGTTAGAGACGCTCCAGACGCCTGTTTCCAGATTGGTTTCTACAAGGCTCTTAGACCAAGAAGCAACCTCTTCAGCCAATTCAAGTTCTGGCTTAGCTTGGTTATTGAGAACAGCAGCGAGATCATTAAGATAGCTTGCCGTTTCGTTCTTGAGAGCGGTATCGCCACGTCGGTCAGCTTTCTTGTAAATCTTCTCAAGAGACTCATAGAGATCAGAGAAGACTTTTCTTTCCAGACCGAATCTTTCATCGATAGCTGGGTAGAAGCTTTCAACAACGTGCTGGAAGTACAGGTAGTGATCAGCATTATCTTCTTCCAACTTAGGAGCAGAAGCCAAATGCAGAATTTGTTGTACTCGTTCTGTGTGAGCATCATGTGCGGTTCTCAGAATGCCTTCGGCCATGAAGGCACATGTGTTATCGTCATAGTTCTTTTCACCAGCGATTCTAAGAGATTCGCCAATAATTTTTGCCAGTTCAGTTTGAGTGACATAAAGAACATTTGGAAATGCTCCGACAATATTTTCGAGGACTTCTTGCAGTGCCTCATTATCAGAAACATTATTTTGTCGTTTGAGATCAACACAAGCTCGACAGAAGTTTTGGTTCTCACAGAGCGAAGAAGCACCATCACGCAGAACTTTGACGTTATGGTTCAGGGTCTTCCAGTTGAAGTTCAGGACTTTGCCTTCGTTTCGAACTTTTCTTGTAGGAACTTTAAGTTGTGTAACATTTCCATTTTCATCAGTTTTGGAAACTGATTCAGCCAGAGCTGGTCCAAGTCTCATGTACTGAACGTAATCGAGAACATTTTCAGCTACTGTGTAGCATTCAGCGATTTCATTGCCAGCAGCTTTTTCACGACGGATAAGAGCATCTTTCTTATCATCGTCTTGTTTTTCCTGACTTGGTGATTTTTTATCTTTGTTATGTTCTTCTTCAGATTTCTCTGAGAAGGTTTTGTGATCATGACTGAATGTGTCATCATCTTTTTTGGGCTCATGATCGATAGCTTTGTATCCGCCCTTTTTGCTATCGGGAACAATTCGCTTTGTTGCTTCCTGCCAATTGAACAGCCCCATGTAGTTTTCGAGCAGGGATGTTGCTTTGGTGGTATTGTCAACAAGCAAAGCGTCGATCATTTCCGACAGAGTTGACTTCATTTTGTTCTTCTTAGAATCATGATCGACGATCAGTTCTTCAATTCCTGAAAAAGTGATATCGTCGTCTTTGACTTCGTATCCTGCGTGAACGTAGGTGCCATCGAGTGTTTCGAACAGTGCCGTTGATTCATTGAAGCAACGAAGCTTGAGATGGTCTTTTTGTAATGCTTTTGACAGAAGTTCTTCTGCTTCTCGAAGTTCAACTTCAGAGTTCGTAATAGAACCTTTAGTGATCGAGTCGAAGTCTTCCTGCTTGATGAGATGTCGCCTCATATTTATAAACTCCTCAACTTAGATTGGTCGCTTCCAAAGTGTTAGGCACGTTTTTGTTCCAACTTAGCATAAATAGCCAGTGCCTACTTATTTATATGGTATGCACCAAGCTCTAATTTTTGATAAGGAAACAGGTTTATAATGCGGACATTTGCAGCTTACGCCCAAGAACGAGGTCTTAGAGAAGACATTGACGACATCCAAAACCCTGCTGATGGCTTCAAGCTTAATAGGGATGAAGACATGGGACAGGATTATGACCATACTTTGACCGAGCTTATCAAAGCGGTTATGACTAAGTATGAACAGGAAACTATGCAGTTTTTACACGGTATTGCAGACCGTGGAGATCAGGAGGTTGCTGATCTTCTTAGAAAGCTTGACAAAGAGCACAAGCCATCTGAGCTTGAAGAGCCTCGGCACCCCACAGATATAGACAATGAGGTTATTCCACCTATTGCTGACACGGGTCATTCTGAAACAGGCGGGGACTAATTAGAAAATTTTAGGGCTTGGTGGCGAAAGAATGTGTTTTGCATTCAAATTCAGAGTTTGAATTAGAAATTCTTGGTTTTGCATAATGAGTTCTGGCTGATAAATCATTGATCCACCAATACGTGGATCGTGTCCAAAGCCCAATTGAGCAATTTTTGGATCACATCCTATGAACAGGCAATTTTGGCATCCTGTGAACCACAACATGTAAATTGTGGTTGTTATTGTCCCAAAGCCAGTTGCTATTCGATTACGCTTAATGACTTCATCTTTGTCTAACAACCAGTCATATTTTTCGAAGAACCATGGTTCCAGCTTATTGTGAACCTGTGCATCTACTGTGACAGCCTTACCTTTGGGTCTATGTTTGGCTATCATAATATCTTGGTAATCAGGTCCGGTATCATCCAAAAATTGTGCTTGAACATAGATTGTTACAGGATCAACCTCTTGAAATTGAGGTCTCATGCCCAAATGATGTGAAAAGAAGAGCTTATGGGGACTTGGGCAAAGATGTTCATATTGAACGGTATCGTTAATGAAAAAGATTGGATCATTGATATCTTTGATGTCTTTTTCGTAATCAAACAGGGTTGGTCCGCTTCCTAAGACGTAAACTGTATCTGATGTGAATTTGTTTTTGAGATCATTTAATGTCAGCACGGCAATTCTGGTATCATTGACGATACAAATTCCTCATAGTCATCTGGGGTGTCAACGCCTTTTGTTGCATTTTTGGTTTCAACCATTGTGATTTGAAATCCCTGATCCAAAAATTGGAGTTGTTCGAGATCTTCACTTTTCATAGGAGAATTCCATTCTTGATCTCTCATTTGAAGATAGAATCGAATCATAGTCAGACTTAGGCTGTACACGCCAATGTGATATAACAATTCTTCTGAGTTGTGAGGAATTGGTTGGCGGCTAAAGTAAAGAGCATGCCCAAGACTATTCACGACAACTTTAACGAGGCTTTCATTTGATTTTTCTGCTGAACCTCGATAATAGAGAGATGCCATTAAAGGTTCATCGGGCATGAATGATGCAGTGTTGATGATGTTATGGATATCAACTGGGTTTACGCAGGGCCATTCTCCTTGAACATTTGTAACAGTGTCACAATCATCCAGTTTGGATGCCGCTAAGACAACACGGTCAGTGCCGGATTTGGTAGGCCGTTCATCATAATCTACCTTTGCCCCAAAGTTTTCGCAGGCTTCTTTAATTTTTTTATTATTGGTAGCGATGATAATTTCTTCGACGTGTGGAATCTTTTTGCAATTTTCCCACGTGTGTTGAATCAATGGTTTCCCGGTTTCATCCAAAAGCAGTTTACCCGGAAGTCGAGTGCTTTCCATAATAGCTGGAATCACAACGTAATTAGCCATTTCAATCTCTTTCAGCTAAGCGATTTATTTTGAGGTCATGATATAAATCAGTTCCTCCAGACACAACACTTTTTACTTGAAGAGCTTCTTTTTGTCCACCCAAACCTAATTCTTCTAAGATAGCTGCAATGTCTCTGGCTTTCATTTGAGCAAGAGTTTCATTATCCAGACCTTTCCCATAATTCAAATGGTTAAGGATTCTTCTTAGTTCATCAAATTCACGCTGTCTATTTTCGCAGTATTCCTGAAAAGATTGCATCATATCTCCGTCTTTGAGAAAATCTCGTCAAGCTTATTTAGAAGTGCTTTGTAATCTTCACAATCAAAAACTTCAGTCGCACAATTTCCTATACCATCTTCCGTGTAAAGTTGAGTGCATCCAACCTTAGTTGCTTTGGAGATTACCTTTTGTTCGTCTTCCTTTTTGCACTTCCATTTTTTGACAACAGATGCATTCGGGCAAATACATCTATGTTGCTTCATTCTGTTTTCTACATTTCTTGCGAACCCTAACTTAACACGATTTTTATTGAATTCAGGAATTGGATGTACCATGTAGAAAAATCCATCAGACTGTTCACACATAAGATATTTCTTTAATTTCTTGGCATCTTTTATAACCAACGCCTTTTTGTTTCGTCCACCAACCTCTGATCTTGTTTCTACAAATTCACATTTGTTTCTTTTGGCCCATCGTTTAACCAAATTCCAGTTGGTATTGTATTGATCGATTATCTCGGTTACAGGGACGCAATTCTTTTGCAACAAACTATCGCTGAATTTTTTAGCATCTTTGATAGACATTGCTTGGGTAGGTGGGTGTTTAGAGTTACGAATTGTTTTTGTTTTTATGTCGTTTTTATCAATCCATAATCTAACAGTTTTTCTGTCTACATTATTTGTTTTAGCTATGTCTGGAACAGTTACCATATTTTTTGGTAAAGATGTCACATCTTTCCAATGATACTCAAATTTGCAGGATTCATCAATAGACATAGCTTGCACTAATTTTCCATTGCCTGCTTTAACTTTTTGAGTTTGGATTTTGTGTTTTTTAACCCATCTTCTTACAGTTAATGGATCGCAGTTGCATTTTCTTGCTAAGTCGAGTATTGTTATCATAGGTTCTCCTTAACTTATGATAGCGTGCTGTGTATATTTTTTCCTACTCGTCTTTACATTTCTGAAAAATCTATCTCTTCTTCATCCTGCTCTTTAGCGTAATCCTTGATATCCAGATTGTATTTCTGAATATCTTCTTCTGTTGGATCAGGTAAAGGCGTGGCTCCTGTTGGTCCTTCCATTCCGCCTGATGGGCCTTGATCATCTCCTGTTGGAGCAGGTGCTCCACCCATTCCCATATCATCTTCACCGCCTTCTTCACCTTCTGGCGGTTGATCTCCCAACATAGGACTTGGTCCACCAGCTTCTCCACCAATTTCGGTTTCGTCTGGTCCGGGAAGTCCAACGCCCAAAAGCATTGGGTTTTGAGCAATGATTTGGAGTTTGAGTTCTTCCATCTTTTGGATTTTAAGACGAGCAAGCATCTTCAGAGCTTCTTCTTCATCGTATTTCATCCACTTGGTAAGAATATCAAAGTCCGACATGAGTTGTGCTCCTTTCAAAGCACCGGCGTTTTGAATTCTACCAGCTACAACTTCTGATCTTGTTAGCTCACGCCAATCAGAAGGTGGAGTTAACTTAATTTCCAAATCCTCATAGGCTTCTTTTGGGAAACCAAGCAGCGTTAAGTGACGGTTGCAAATTTCCCAAAAAGCGTTCTGAATGTGAGATTGAAGTCGTTCGATCATGCGAGCGAACTTCACATCCTGTGCAGACAGGGTGATTCTTGTACTTTGAACATCTTCGTTATTGAAATAGTTCTTAGGGAAATTCAGAGCTGTAAACAGTTTATTTCTGAAGTAGACTGTATCATCGATTTCACCAAGATTCTGAGCACCCGGTAAAGTTTCAACTCTTGTGTTGGAGTTGGGCCTAACAGGAATCCAGTAATCTTCATCGGCTGCTGGTGCGTGCCAACGTTCTTCAACACTGGAGGCACCCGGCAATCCAGATTTTCCGGTAGCAACCTTTTTCTTTTTGAACTGATCTTTCATTCGTTCAACAAAGGCTTCCGCCCTGTAAGGCGGAAGCTGGAACGTGTCAATATAGAACACTCTACGTTCTGGTGCTCTTGTCAATCGATAAACCACCATGGCATCTTCCATCAATCTCAATTGATGAGCAGGTCCACGTGCTGCTTCAATAAGACTTACACCATATGGATAGAATGTTTGTCTATCATCCCCGACACGAATATGCACAACCTGATCTGCTGCGAATCTAATAGCTGTAGCTTGTTGTAAATCTGCTTCTGTTGCCTGTGTGACTTCCACACGGGAAAGGCTTTGGTAGTCAGGCCCTTCTTTAGACTGTTGGAATTCAACCAATTTTCCTTTGGTTGTTTCAATTCGATACATGCTGTCAGGAGGCAATGGAACAAGACCTACGATACCATGTTTAGGGTTTTCCAAATCAATAATGACTTCATAAAAGAAGTCGCCCATGATGAATAATCTTTTGGCCATGTCCCAACATGTATTTTGGTCCATATTAAGCATGTCACGATGAAACAATAGATATTCACATTCTTCTTTGACTGATTCATTGCCGCAAACAACCTGCATTACTCTGCCATCTTCATTTTTCTGGCAATTGTGAACAACTCCCCAGTTTGTACAGAAGTTATGATGTTTCTCAACAGTTAGGTCATAGACATCAATCTCTTCCCAAGGTTGTATTCCGACAACTCTTCTTCGATCTTCTTTGCGACCGAGCCATTTCATCTCTTTGTTTGAGAATCCAGCTTTTTCGATTCGGCTTTTAATTGTCTTGAAGTCATGACCTGTCATGTCAACAATCTGCTGAGTCGTCAATCCTTCAGAGATGTATCGACAAAGTTTGTTAACGCTTTCAAGTTCAGGATTGTCTTTGCCCGTAGCCCATTCGTCGGCAAACTGTCGTTCGTGAATCCAGCCTTTGCGATGAGTATAAATTCTAGGGAACTGATTGACTTTGATTTCGGTAATATCCGGGTTTGGCGAAATGCGATAGAAAGGCATGAGTTCATCACCGGAATTTAGTTCACCTGCTTCTCTCCATGTACCTTTTCTGGTCATAATTCGGTGATCAGGTGTGCAGATCACATAATTGCCATCATCAAAAATGATTTTGATTGTTTTGGCTTTTTTGGTTTTACGTGCATCAAATGCCCAGCCAAGCGTATAATCGCCTTTATCCTGATCATAGCAATAGACTAAGAATCGCTCGTTTTCATTGACGAGATCTTCGATCTTTTTATATCCATGTGGTGTGGCGATAAGAGTATCGCCAGCCAAACAGGTCTCATCTGCGAAAACGGTCATTGCCATTTCGATTTCCGGCATATTTCGCAGTCGTTCGTATTCTTTGTAGCGATGAACTCTATTAGTGACGGTACTTAAATCTACGAAATCATTAGTGTCTCGAAGGCGAATGGCCCCTCGTCCACCACCTGTAGTTCCGTCATTGCCACCCCTGATGTCAGGAATAGCTCCATCAACTGGATATCCCGCTCCACTGGCATCTCGGTCTCTGCGTCTTGCGAGTGGATCATCAGTGAAAGCGTAAGTGAAAGTTTTGAAATAATCCCACCAAGCCATAAATTGTACCTCGTTTTCCTGTTACCTATTCATTAGTTAGTAGAGGATTTAGTAATTTTGAAAGTTTTGACGTGTTCAGATAACGCTCTTGGAAATGCAATTTCTGATTTGTTGCCTTTGCTTTCGATCTGGAAAAGGCGTAATGCGACAATTCATGGCATTTTGAGAAACAAACATGCTTATCGTCTATTCAGAGAAACTCCTTATTTTGATAGAATTTTACCACTCTATGACAAAGATGATTTGTGGCATGATTTAATCAAAGATGTACCTCAATGGTTTGAAGATTACGATAAGGTCTATGTTGTCAATAACAGGCAAATGCCGGGGGTGGAAAAAAGCGAAAAGGTACCTGTTGATTACCGTCCAGCAATGAGGGTGGCAGAATATGGAGAGCTTTTTTCGCCAGAAGATATATTGCTGGATATCAATTGGTATCAAAAGTACTACAAAGACTTCAAATGTCACAGCAAAACAGTGTTATTGAACACCCAATCAACCAGTTTTCATCGATGTTATACGAGGCCATTAAAGGAAGAATTGGCTAAATTAGGATTTGATGTTCGTGAATTTAATTACAGAAGAGATATTCGAGAGAATTTACATTTAGTTCATCAGGCAGCTCATATTTTAACTGTTGACACATCAACCATGTGGTTGGCTAGAACATTAGGGAAGGTTCCTTATGTTTTTATGGCACGTGAATCAGGGACTCTTCCTGCTTTTGGCCCAAACACAGAAAAGAGGCATGGGCTTAAAAACTTGATACCATGGAAGGAAAATCTAAACGATACAGCTCCTGACTTTATTGCCAGTCAATTTTCAGGAGCTATTCAAACCATTCCGGTTATTTGATGGAAGTCTTTGCTGTGTCTTTTTCCATTTCTGGAAGAGAACACGTAGCTATTAGCCGTAAAACTTCTTCCAACAAACTCTTTATCGCCTTTGAGCCCCCATGCTTTATCTTTTTTGACATAAGCGATGGTTACATGTGGGACATAGCTTTCGTAGCGATTGGAATAGACAACATTTGATTTCAACTTTTCATTAAGTGCACAAATTTGTTGACTGTGCACTTTAACGAATACGACATCGAACAGATTTGATCTTGTAAAAAGGTCAATTTCACCAAGTTGTATATCAACACTGGATTCGTTTCTGAATGTCTCGAATGTCCTACGAGGTTTATCTGAATGGATTCCATAGAGAATCGTGACATGCATTTCATTTTCACGTCCGAAAAAGGGGTCTTTCGGGTCTCGAAAAAGAATATGATCAGGGATACTCTCATTACCCCATTGCATAATCTCTTCTGCTAAATAATGGGGCACATCGACGTGGACAGACGAGAAATCATAACGAATATTCTGCATGTCGCTATTTATTGCTAAGCTTTAATATTCTGAGATTATTGTGGCGACATTGCAGCTTGTTGCACCGGTGCATTACCTTGGTTAATCTCCGGGTGTCTTCTACGAATAGCTTGCTGACGCTGTCTTTGCAGCCCTTCACGACCTTTTTGGAATTGAGCGTCATCTCGTTTGCCGAATTTAGCCTTCATGGCAAAATTATCAATCATAGGCTGAGACGCTTTCATAAGACGATCATAGAATGCTTTAGCAATTTTCCATCCAATGTAATCGTTTTCCTGTGTAGCGTTACTTTGCATCGCACTCAGGAAATCACGCATTTGTTTAATGAATTCGTTTTTGACATTCTGCACACTTTGATCAATTGTCTGTTGATATTGCTTGAGTTTGGCCTGACGACGCATTTCTCTTTCTTCGTCGCTATTTTGCATGCTTTGCGTATTTTGCATGTTTTGATTTACACGAACTCTTTGATTGTATTTATCTGTTTGAGGATCTCCACCACCAAGATTTCTGATAGCTGATCCCCAGTTAGATGGATTCATCATTGATCCACCCAAATTGAATTCACTCAGGAGGTCTTTTTCATTTTCAAATCCGCAATTAAGAAGAACGGGAAGTGCATGATTTTCCCAATATTTTTCAAAAGAGATATCTGACAGAACAATATTTGCACACAGTTCATCGAACTGTTCCTGAAATTCACGATCTTGACGCTCTTCAGAATACAGATTGAAAGTCTTATACATTGGTGGTCTCCATAAGCTGTTTGAGTTATTTAGAGACCTAGATTAGATTTTTAATCCATAAACAATTTGCTATCATCTTCATCGTCTTTAGTGGTTCCGCTGGCTTTCTCCAGATCATCCAATTTTTGTTTCTCTTCATCGATCATAGAATTAAGTTGATCTAAAGACACGTTATTACTGACAGCAGAAGCGGTTGTGGGGCTTGAAGAAACTCCTGCCAGAACATTTTGCCATTGTTCAAACGCTGTTTGGTTGTTCTTTTTGCGTTTTATTTGTGTTTTTTGAACCGATTCCAGTTTATTGATGGCTTGTTTAATGTGGCCTCTGGCTTCTGAAACATTTCGATTATCGCTCATGGAATTGAGAGCAGTTCCAAGAACTGAGGAAAGTATACTTTTAGCTCTGGCAAGTTCGTTGATTTGTTCTTTCAAGGTTTTTCTCCCATTTTTCAAATTCAGTGTGTGCATCTAATATTTCCCCTACATCATCATTTGTTGGAAAAGGGTATAGTTTTTTAAGATGCAGCATTTGACAGAATAATAGAGTGCCTTTTTTCCACTCTGCGATATTGAATTTATCACAACTGTCTTTGACTCTCTTACGAATGTAAGAAGCAGCAAATTCAATTTGTTCATTATCCAGTGGTGTTTCACCAACTGGTGTTTTCAGCATGAGCTTGACATAATCACAAATGCCGCTTTGGCATCGATCTAACCAAAAGTTTCTCATATCGCTTTTATATAGTGACGTAAATGAGGACTCTGATTTTTTACCAGCCGAATTCTTTTAACAATTTGTTGTGTTTTCTTTTGAAATGACTAGGCACAGCAAACTCATCTTTATCAATCGCATTCATATTTAAATCTTCTTCTTCAAACCAATTGTCTGGAGCATCTTTAGTCAATTCAGCTTTGATATCTTCATAGATTTTGATTTTGAATGCTTCTTTTTCTTCTTCAGGAACATCATAACCAACAGGTACAAATCGGGCACGAGCATCACGTGCGTGCAAAGCCAGACACATTGCCATAATAGCATCATCATGGTGACCTTTTTCAGCTTCAGCTCGTTTGGTTTGTTTGTTGTAAACGAATGTTCCCAGTTCTTTAACGAATCTTCGACTACGAATTGCCATGCTTTTGTTGATCAAACGTGTGTGTAGTGTTTCAAGATACAATGGTCTGTTGCTTCTTGTTGTTTTAACGCCTGCTTGTTCTTTTTTACCCTGCACAGTGTGAAAAATGTTTCCGTAATGAAAATCGTGCTGTAGTTTATTGAGAACCGTTAATCCGCAACTTTGACTTTCAACAACAATGCATGCATCATTGTAGGTATGTCCAACCATGGCGAGGATTTGAGCAAATGAATGCGGAGGGCAAGTATTACTGTAAAACTCTGCAACTTGTTCACATGTGCTTTGGTCTATGACTTGAAAACAAGTATTGTCTGCCTCTTCGCCTTGTCCTTCGGCAGGGTCTACACCGATGATATACTCTCTGCCATCAACAGGTTCTTTCCACACATGAAGAGCACCACGTTCCCACAAATCTTCGTCTTCAACTTTAAGTTCACGAGCTTCTGCACTATTGTTCCATTCCGGGAATAACATTCTCAAAGGTTCGATGTCTTTAATTTTTGCACGAAGTTCTTCAATGATGTGTGGCGGAATGTAAGAATCACCAGCACCAAGAAAGTCACGAAGCACTTCCTGTTTCCAGCCTTTTTCACCAAGCTGAGCTTTTGTTTGTTTAACCCATTTTTCATCGTGGTAATCGGGGTGTTCCCAATAGTCCAAGTCGATGATGTGAAAAAAGTTATCACCTTTTTCTGCATTGTGATATGTTTCTTCATACCAGTTGCCTACACCGTTAACCGTAGAAATTGCGATACATCGACCACCAGTTGAAATAGTCGGATACATAGCTTTCCAAAACTTTTCCATGTTTGGAATAAACGCTGCTTCGTCAAGAATCAAATATGTAATAGCACGACCACGGGCAGCTTCTGGTGTATAGAAGAACAGTTTGCAGCCTGTATCGGAGAAAATCTTTTGGTGGTCGTTATTTTTGTCCATTTGAGGAGTCATCCAAGATGGAAGTTCCTCTAAGGCTCTTTTAGCGACTTCACCAGCAGCAATAGCTTCACGGTCAGATTTAGATAAGACCATCATAGTCTCATCGAGCTTGAATAAACTTCTCCATAAACACCAGTTTACGGTCACGGTTGTCAATCCACCTTGCCTAAACTTAGAAATTATGTTAAATCTGTAATCAGCGTATTCTTCAATTACCCTTCTTTGGTAATTGTACAGTACAAATGGAAGTAAACCGTGAATAGGATGAGTAATCTTAACGTACTTGTGAGAAAAGTATGGAAATGACAAAGCACATTTGTACATCTCCAATTCTTGCTTCTCTACGCTGTAATTCTCAATATCTTCGATGGTTTCCATTGGATCAATTTCCAATTCAAACTTATCGAATTTGTAATATTCACTGTCATATGTGGCATCATAGTACTCTTTCAATGAAGCGTATTTGCCACGCCAATTTGTATCAACAATGTAAGACATAAAATCCCCCAACTCTCTGTTACCTAGAAAGTAGTTATTAACTAAAAGGCGATTTTTGTTGCACATTCCAGAAAAAAATGAGGTAACAAATGAAAACTGAATGGAAGTGGATAGCGATACTAGCTTTGATGTTCACTCTAAGCATGAGTGTATTATTGTTGTTTTCCAAGCATAGAAGTGCTCCCAAGTTTACCCCACCCAGTTACATACAAAGACCACCACAATGGGTAGAGCCGGAGCCTGAACCTGAACCAGAACCTGATCCATATACATTTGAAGATGCTGTCACTTCAATTACCGAAGAGTCTCTTAAGAAAGATCTCTATTATCTTGCTTCAGATGAGCTTGAAGGAAGAATGTCAGGGAAAAGAGGAAATGTAATTGCTGCAAAATTCATCAAAGACAAATTTGAAAGTTTTGGTCTTAAAACGATGTATCATAGATTCAGAATTCGAAGAATGAATTCAGGGCCTAAGAATGAACGAGGTGATGATTTTACTCAAAACATTTATGGTTGGATCGAAGGTAATGATCCAGAATTGAAAGATGAAATTGTTGTAATTGGTGCTCATATGGACCACATTGGTTACGGTCCTTCAATGTCTCGTTGGGGAGGTGGAAGGATTCATCCGGGTGCGGATGACAATGCTTCAGGGACTGTTGCTCTCTTAGAAATTGCTGAAGCTTTTTCAATGATGAAAGACCGGATAAAGAGAACAATTGTTTTTCAGGCTTACTCTGCTGAGGAAATGGGGTTGATTGGAAGTCGATATTATTGCAATAATCCTGAATTCCCAATTCACAACCCTTCTATGAAAAAGCACGTTTTCATGCTCAACATGGATATGATTGGGCATTTGGGACAAGGCAGGTTTGCTACGTCGTTTTTTGATGGAAACAGTTCCATTGACATTGATCGATACATTAGAGAATTGAATGAAAAGTACTCTTTTGCCAGATCAATTACTGGTCGGCGAGGTGGAGGAAGTGACCATGCCTGTTTTTACAACAAGCGTGTTCCTGTTGCTTTCTTGCACACGGGAGGCCATTCACATTATCACAAGCCAAGTGACACACCGGATAGAATCAACTATTCGGGGATGGAGAAAGTTGCACGTTATGGATTTGAGCTGGCTTGGAAGGTTGTTCAATCAGAAGCGAGTCCAACATTTAATCATGGCGGCTTTAAAGAATTGCCATACATTCATGATCACGGACACGGTGTTCCGTTCATACACAATCACACACACGGAGAGAATTAAATATGACAGATGAAGAATTAATTAACATGCTTCAAAATGATTTGAAGAACGAACGGAAGCATCTTGCTTTCTACACACAAGCTGCTGTTAGAATCAGAGGGCCTCATCGTGAAGAGCTTCGGGAGTTTTGCGAAACAGAGGCTAAAGGTGAACTACAGCATGTGACGGAGTTTTCAGAGCTTATTGTTCATTTGGGCGGCGATCCGGGAACTGATGTGAATCATTTTCCTAGTTTGAAAACTCCACGTGATATTCTGAATTACATTGTCAAGATGGAAGAAGAGGTTGCTGAAAATTACGCTCAGCGACTTAAACAAACAGAAGATATGGAGAATGCCAACACGGCGTATGTTCATCTCTTCTATGAAGATCAACTTCAGGATTCTTGGAAGACTGCAAAAGAAGTCAAAGAAATGACTTGGATTGTTTAATCAAAGAGAGTGAAAGATGGCTTTTGTTGTTACTGAACCTTGCTTCAACTGCAAGTACACGGATTGCGTTACGGTTTGCCCTGTAGATTGTTTCTATGAGGGAGAAAGTATTCTGTTCATCAACCCGAATGAATGCATTGATTGTCACAATTGCGTTCCCGAATGTCCGGTCGAGGCGATCTTCCCAGAAGATGAAGTGCCTGATGAATGGAAAGATTACATTCAGTTAAATGCTGAGATGGCACCTAAGTGCCCAAACATCACTGAGAAAAAAGACCCACTTTGTTGAAGGGAGCAAAGTCATTCCTACCGAGCACGAATACAAATATGTGGTCTCACTGGACATTGCTGAAAAGTATGACCACAAATCGCTAAAGTCTATGAGCGATGCTGTTCAAAATATCAAACAGGGTTATCTTGCTTTCTCAAAGGGCATGACACTTCGTGTTCGTTCTATCTCAGATGTCAAACGACAGAAGTGGTATATGACTTTCAAGCAAAAAGTCAACAATCGGGTCATAGAGATTGAGAAGAAACTTGATGCCCGTGATGGCGTTGATCTTTGGGAGGTTTGTGTAGGTCGTTTGACTAAGAATCGTTACATCATAGATGTGGATGGTTTGACATGGGAACTGGATTACTTCTGGAAAGGCCATCATTTGTATTTCATACAAGCTGAGGTCGAACTGGATGAGGGTGCTCCTCGTCCTAAGAAGTTGCCAGATTTTCTTAATGACTACATTCTTTATGAAGTGCCCTTGACAGATGATAGGTTTTCTAATAAAAGATTAGGAGACGCTGAATACGCCAATCGGCTTTACAAAAAACTTGAGGAGAAAAAGAAAAATGGCAAAGCGTAAAAGGAATTACGATATTATTTACAGAAAACCGGCTGCTAAGTTTTTCTACAAAGGAACACACAGTCATCCCGTTCGACGAACCGTATTGATTGTTGAAGACAATCCAGAATTTATTGTTGGCTATGAACTGCGTGCTGGGAACACAGTGCGTTCAATGAAGGATGCTCCTGTTCACACTTATCGCAAGGACAGAATTGCACGTTATGGTGATTACTCAAGGCTGGAGCAACATATGCCAGCCGGGAAAACAGAACGAAGCACGACGCTCCGTCGAATGGATTTGCTGGAGTACGTCAAAGAAGGAACATAATTGTTCTTTTGAGCTTTGCTAAAAGAAAAAAAAACCGTAAGATTTCTTACGGTTCTTTTTTTGTACTCATTTGATCAAATAGAGTTTCCAGATCGTTTCTTTCTCGTGCTGACAATTTGCTGTATGTTATTTTAACAACAGGCTTAGGTTTATCGCATTGGTCACTGTGATGTTTTATCACAGTGACCGTGTACGAAGGGATATTGTGAAAAACGCATTTTTCCCAATTCCAAATATCCATCTTACATAAAGAATACCCAGAAACCAAATGCCAACTGAAGCATAATCAGAACAGCCAATACCATGTTGACAACTGAGTCCGTGCCTCCAGATTTAGTTTCGCCTTCTTTAACTCTTTGTTGAACCTGAGCAGCCGCAGACATGATTGGCTGATGCATGTGCATGGCGTGATCATCTTCTTCGCTGAAATCGATATTTTCCATCATGGTTTGAATACCGGTAACAACAGCTTCAGAGATAGCTGGGCCAAGTTCAGGGCAGAGTTCTTGTTTTGTAACATACTGCTTGTTGTCAGTAGCATAGTGTTCTGCAATGCCAAGGTGCTCTCGCATCTGGAGACGTGTTTCTGGCTCAAGTGATCTCACTTCAACTTCAACGATCTCCCCATCCCTGACATGTTCCACTCGCTCTTCAGCAAGCACATTCTTGTGTTTTTGAACGATTCTTTTTTCAAGATGGAGTGGTCTTTTTTCTTCAGCAAAAATCTCAACAACTTTATCACCATCATCGTTAAATGACGTGTGACGTTCAGCCATACGACCATCAAATGTAGTTTGTTCGATATCTACAGAATTTGAGTAATCTTCGCAGCAGCAACAGTGCCTGTTGCCATGACCATCCGACATCGTTCTTTTATCAACGTTAGCCAAAATGACCTCCTTAACTTAAGCGTCCTTGAATAGACAAGCAATCGTAAAAATATGTAGTCATCATAATAAAGATTTTTGGAACTTCAGATGCCCCACTTATCTCTAAGACGCTCTAAATATTCTCCTACTTTTTTCATCTTTTGCTCTTTGCGAGCTTCTTTTTCAGCTTTCTTGTGAGCTTTTCTTATTTGAACAGCCTCTTCGTGAAGTTTTTCAATTCTGTCTTCCCATTCCGGGAATGGATTATATCTTTCTAAATCCCCAGCAATTTCCACAAAAACTTCATATCCTTTGAAAGTAACTGTCAGACGTTTTTCGTGATCAATGTACTTAATTTCCAAATGAATGCCTCTATTTAAGCCATCGAACATCCAGCCAACTTCATAAAGCCCACCACTTTCTGCATCAAATACAGGAATTTCATTCATGATTTGTTCATTGCCGAAAGAGTCCATTGGCACTTCATAGGGATCTTCCCACAGAGGTTCTGATTCAGAACTGTGAAAAGTTATTGGGCTTCCTAAAAATTTACAGATAACTCCGAGTTTCCCACCCGGACCCATTAAATTTTTTCTTGTTGCTTCTATGGTCCTTCTTTCTTTGACCATAGATTCCTTGGAATCCATTTTCCCTCCTGAATTGTTACTCCTATATATTAGTGAAGGAGGGGCTATGTTCAAAAAACTCAAATCAATGTTTTCAAGTTGTTTTAACTTCTACGAAACAGGCACAGAAATGGAAACCAGTGCCAGACGACGTTGGAGAATTAAAAAGAAACAAGTTAAATCTGGACCTGTTACAAAAGATAAAGAAATAGAATATCTGATCAATGATCGTTCAACGCCTGATTTGGTTAAGATGGTTATGCCACCTGAGCCTTACAATCTTTTGAATTATTCAGTTCATCAATACAAAGGTGGTGGTTTCCCATCTGATTCAGATGAAGGGCGTGCTGCAAATGTGTATGTGACGGTTACAAACTGTTTGAACATGATGCGTAAGTATTCTAACAAACCTTTAGTGCGATGGGCTGGCACAAAAGACCTTGCTGTTCTTCCTATGGCGGGAACTGATTTCAATGCATTTTACAATCGTAAATCAATGCAGTTTTTCTTTTCTTATGACCCTGTTGCAAAGGTGCCAATTTTCACATCAGAATCTGCTGACATTGTTGCTCACGAATTGGGCCATGCTATTCTTGATTCATTCCGACCTGACACATGGGGAGTTGCATCTCTTGAAGTTTGGTCTTTCCACGAAGCTTTTGCAGATCTAACAGCATTACTGTCAATCATGCAACACGATGAAATTCTCAAATATGTTCTTGCTGAAACCAAAGGCAACATAAGAATGGAAAGTGTTATGACTCGTTTAGCGGAAAGTATGGGACGAGCAATTTACAACATTACAGGTGGTCAGGGCGGTCGTCCAAAGAATCATCTTCGATCAACAATCAACAACTTTAAATACGTCAATCCGGGAACGCTCCCAAAACAAGCTCCTCACAACAAACTTGCCGCAGAATGTCACAGCTTTGGTCGTGTTTTTCTAGGTGCTTTTTATGATATTATGGAAATGATGTATCATGAAAATGTCGCACAGGGCAAAAGTCAGTTGAAGGCTCTTAAAGAAGCAAGAGATACTTTGGGCAAATATGTCTTCAAGGCAATTATGCATGTTCCAGTGAATGTCAAATTCTATGAATCATTTGCTAAAACAATGTTGTGGGTTGATCACAATCAACCAAACCGACCTTATTTTGAAAAGATGCGAGAAATTTTCCTTGATCGAAATTTGATGAAGCCTCAAATTCGCATGTTGAGTGCTCCTCCTGTTGATGAAGATGGAGACGGCATTGTGGCTTTGGGAAGTCAAGTTCCAATGACTTTGTCTCATCACATCATTCGAGCACAGGGACAAGATGAAAACCCACTTTATGACGTAGAACTCGTTGCTGCCAAAGAAGGTGCATTTTTCTATGATCAAAATACTGGAAGTGCAATTGATCACGTCAGTGTTTCTGACGAAGATGTTCTTAGTGCTCTTCAGGATATGATTGTTTTTCTGCACGAAACTGGTGCAGTAAGTGATGATGAGTCTACGCCTTTTGAGATTAAAGATGGAAAATTAGAGAGGACTCATTTTTCATGGTAGATTTGTCTAAGATATCCAATGTCATGGCTTACAGCCTGCCTTTGAAACCCAAAGGCTCGCCTGAGTATCAAAAAGACTACAAACCGGAGAATCATGCGGGTTGTGGCTGTAAGCCCAAAACTGTGACTACTCCTAAGAACGTTTGTCGATGTGCAGCAATTCGGTACAAAATTATCTAATTTGCTCTGGACATTAAAAATTGTTTTTTGTAAGAAACTCTCAATGGATTATTCAGGGCAAGAGCTAATATACTCTTGCCTCTTTTTTCAAGGAGAGAATCATGGTTGAGCGTTATGGGGAAGATTTTTTCCCGGAAGATATTCTTAGTGTTTATGACTCGGTTGACGAGGAAAATCCATATTACGACGACGACGACGATGACGATGATTACCAATCAAATAATGATTGGTATGATGACGATGATGAAATTTACGATGACATCGATGAAGAAGACGAATGGTACAATGAAGACGATGATGAATGGGATGACGATGATGACGACGAATGGTACGATGACGATGATGATTTAGACGATGACTTGTATGATGAGGACTATGAATGACAGCAATATTTTTGTTTCGATTCGTGGTGGTAATCCACATGTTAGTTTGCATAGGAAACGTAACTTGTTTCTTTTTGCTTCCTTTTGTTGAGCCCCCATGGATAGCATTGCCTTGTTGCACGTTGATATTCTTTCTTACTTTTCAAAAAGAGGTGACATGTCCTATGACTCGTTTTGAAAATAAGTTGAGACGCCAACTGGGAATGCGGGAAATTCGTGGCTTTATAGGCCACTACATGATTTGGCCGATTAAAAGAAGAATTCGGGATCGAAAAAGAGCGAAACTATATCCGCCAATTAAGGCAACAATGTTTCAGGGTTTGCAACTCAACTCTTCTTCATCTTCTTCTTCATCCCTTTAGACATGTGCCTTCGCTGGTAATATTTGGCATCAGGGCTTTTTCGACCATAGACAGGTGGATTCTCATTATTATTGTGATGAGGAAACGCTCCAGCTCCTTTTTTAGCTATTTCTTTACTGTCACGTTCGACACTTCCCACGGATGAATCCATGGTGCCACCACCACCCGGACCAGCAAGACTCTCTATCATCTGAAACCACTTTTTGAATGTCATAACACTAATATATACCAAACCAGCTTTGGAAAAGGTAAACATGAGCGATAATAATTGGAATGGCATCATGAAGGTGCTCTGGATCAAGCAGGAAAGAGATGGCGAAGTCATCTATGAACAAAATAACATTCGCAATCTTTTACACACAGATGGTGAATCTTTCATTTTGAGAGCAGTTTTTACTGGTGGTCAGGTCAGTTCTGTGATTCCCACGAACTATTATCTGGGATTAGATAACAGATCAGAAATTGTAGCAGCAAACACTTTAAGTAGTCTTGTTGCTGAACCAACTGGTGATGGCTATGTTCGACAAGCTGTAGCTTCTGCTGGGGATTTTGTGGTGACTCTTGAAGGTGTAAATTACCGAGCAACAAGTCCAATTGTTGCATTTCGTGCAGAAGGTGGTAGCTGGGGACCAGTCCAGAATATTTTTCTAACAGATAGTGCCACCACATCAGGCACATTAATATCTTCTGCTCAATTAGATACAGCAGTGACTGTTGCCGATGGGGATCAAGTTACCATGAGAATTGGCTTGGTGTTGAAAGATTGTCCATAAATCATCTTTCAGATTCAGATATTTCACCAATGTCAATATAATGCATGATTCTTAAGAAATCATCATTTTGTTTAACTTTATTTTGCTCTCTATAATTCAAACGCTTAGAGCCTCCGTCCTCAATGTCCAAAAGAGATTTTGAGGAAATTTCAGATACAAATAAAGAATAATAATCATCTCTTTGAGATTGATCCATATCTCTCCATTCTTTGTCGCTGATTCTTTTTGGCTCACTGCCTGCCCTGTTTGGCAGCGTAATTTCATATCCGTCTGCTAATATCTTGACGGGATGCATTTTTTGATTGTTTTTGAGGTGATATTTGCAAAATATTTCCTTTGCTGGTTCGGATGTTGCTTTTCCCATGAACCATACTGGCACAGACACTCCTACAACTTCTACGGACTTTCCGTTGTGAAGATCATATCTTTGATCACGTGTCAGACGAATGTTGTGATGAATTGTTAGTGAAAGCATTTGTTTTGTGTTCATACATACCTTTAGGTCTTAACTGGAGTGTAACCATGCAAGGAATTCGTGTAAAGTACATTTTGTATCCGATGTCAATCATAATGAGCATAGTCATGTTAATTGGCATCAGTATAAGAGTGCAAAGAGCAAACGTTCTGGAAATATCTGTTGATAACTCTAATCCAGAATTGACGATGCCTATCGTTGAAAATGACCCTTATGCACACTTGGCTGCAAATGTAGCTCCTGTTCCCAAAAGAGGAATTGAGTATCGAAAATGGTTGCAGGCTTCTGTTAGAATTCGAGTATCTTATGCATCAGGTTCAGGCACTATTGTCTATTACGATGATAAAACAGGTTGGGCATACATTCAGACATGTGGCCATCTTTGGGGTGGCATGAAAAGCAACATGTCAGCCGAAGAAGGTAAACGAAGAAAAGAAAAATGTCGTATCAATGTTTTTTATCACAACGAAAAGAAACTTGATCAACCAAAAACATACAGTGCAGATGTGTTGTATTACAATAACAGAGGTGGTCCCGGTGGTGGACACGATTGTGCGTTAATTCGATTTAAGCCCGATTGGAAACCAAATTATTTTCCTATTGCACCTTCAGATTATCGATATAAACCGGGCTCAATGTTACATTCAACTGGATGCGATGGCGCAACAGAAGCTGCACATTATGATGTGCGTGTCATTGGGTTTTCTAATTCTTCTCAGTTTCCAAGTTTGGTCACTACAGAAAACAGTCCAAGACCCGGACGTTCGGGTGGAGGATTGATGAATGACAGTTATTTTGTGGCTATTTGCTGGGGCACTTCAGATCGTTCTGGTAATGGTAACGGGTTCTTTACACCATTGAGTACAGTACGATATTACAACGAAAAAAATGGATTTGGTTGGCTTAATGATGTTGGAAGTAGTTTGGCAAGACAAATCCCAATTAAAGACAGAAACAACCCTCAAAGAAGGTATGAACCAGATTACATTCCATTGCCGGGACGTTAAACGTTGTCTCTCCAAGCTTTACCGAGTTCGCCGATGTGATCAGAATGTACAACAGTATCAAAATCCTGTTGTGCTAGTTGGAGCAATTGTCTCGCATATCCTTGTCGCCTAACATCTGGCATTGTGTAAACATTGGCAATTTGGGCATTAGTTCCATCTCTTGATACAACCTGAAGGGCACTAACAGCCTGCCCATCAACCATGTAAATGTATCGATAAGAACCATGCGGTGAGACATACTTCACCGCACCATTCTTAGTGTCACCGCCCAAATTTTCTTCTGGGCCAATCTGACTGGTTTGACCTGCTGGACTCAGAAGGTATTGCAGCATTTCATTTTCTAACCAAAGTTTAAACTTCATGCCTTATGTATGTCACAAGTTACTCATATCTCCATCCCATCCAGATTGCTGCGTGGAAAGAGGTTTGTAAAAAGGGCATTTGACACGAAAATCACATCTTTTACAGTGATGACCAACATTTCCCCAAACTTTATCCGGGTCAGATTGTTCAATTCTTTTGAATGTCTTCAAAAGCTCTTGTTCAACTTTTATTAATGTTGATTCTGTGAAAGTCGCCGCTACTAAACTTCCACCATCCACGTAATACAAACCTGCTTTAATGTTTTCAGGTTCAATTTCAAACTCTCGTTGTACCGCTCTTGCATAAACACACAATTGAAGATCCTGTGTGATGGTTTTTCTTGTTTTTCTCCATCGACCTTTCTTGGTTGTTTTGTAATCTATGATCCAAGCTTTGTTGCCTTTAATGATCAAGCGGTCGATAAATCCTTTGACAAAACGTCCGTGAGGAGGATCAAGATCGTAGTAAATCTCATGTTCAACAATCCCATCTGTCCCCATGCTATCCATCAGTTTTTGAATGGATCTCAAATCTTTGTTGAGTCGTCTTTGATATTCTGCTGGAAGCTTTTCAGGGGCTGTAACGCCTTTTTCCAGTTCAATTTTTCCTTTCAAAACATCAGTGGTTACATCACCCAAAGGGATTTCTGCTTTGTGCTCAACAAAATGTTCAGCTATTTTGTGTATGATTTTTCCATACGTGAAGTAGAAAGGCTCTTCATCGTCTCTTTCTACTTTGAGATGATATTGATATTTGTACTTCTGTTGGCATTGATCGTAAGTATTTTTTCGGCTGACCGATATGTGATTGATATCCATAGAGTTTCCTAATCTTTTTACGAGATGCTATTGCAACATCTCTACGTCATCGATATTATCGTCAATCTTAGAAAAATACACAAGAGGAATTGTAATGGCGGTCGATTATGACTCGTTTTTAAATTGGGCGACTGATCGCTTTGGGGAATCAAACATCAAATTCCGCAAAGGGGGACGAGAAATTTGCACCCACAGTTTCTTTGTAGACGGTCATCCTGATTTTCCTGATGGTGATCACAAATTTAAACTCTGGATGAATCCAGACGGTGGGAAAAACGAGCTTGAAGGAGGAGCTTACCGTTGTTGGTATACAGATCATATGGGATCATTGATTTCCCTTGTCAGCATTGTTGATAAAGTTCCATATGATGTTGCGGCAGATATTATCTGTGACGAAATTCCCCTTCGAGCTTTGGAAAAAAAAGTTCATGATTTTTACAGCGTCAAACAAGATGATCCTCAAGAAACCATAGAAGAAATTAAACAAGAGCTGGAATTCCCACCAGACACATATAAAATCGAAGAAGTTCGAGGTCATTGGATGGGAGCACGTGCGTTAGAATATCTTGCCAGTCGAAAAATTCCATCTCAGGGATTTTATGTTTGTATTGACGGTGATTACAGAAATCGCCTTGTCATTCCATATTACAACAAAGCAGGTGAATTGTTTTATTACAATTGCCGAACATTAGATAAGAACCCAAAAACCTTGAGGTATATGAAGCCACCTCCTGAAGATGCAGATCAGGAAAATGTTCTTTATTTCCCTGAATGGCCTGCGGCAGGAAGCAAAATTTATATCACAGAAGGTGAATTTGATGCTTTCACTTTATGGTTGTCTGGCTTTTATGGCGTTGCCTGTGGCGGAAAATTTCTTTCATCATCACAAATTGAAATGATTCGTGATTACAAAGTAGTTTTAGCATTTGATAGCGATGATGCAGGTGAACAGGCTTTGTTGAATATTGGTGAAACTTTGTTGGCTGATGGCTTTCAGGACATGCAGTATGTTAGACCACCTAAAGTTTTCAAAGACTGGAATAAGCTTTTAGAGCAAAGAAATATCGATACCCTAAAAGCTTATATCCAGCGTTTTGAAAAACCGTACAATAGTTGGACGGTCAATTCGTTGACTGCCAAAAGGCTTTAGCAAGTGCAGTTGTCGCACGAGCATCCATCACAGTGACAATCGACACAGCTACAAACTGTACAGTCGCCCGAAGTACAGCCTTCGCATTTACAAGTACATTCGTTATTCATGGGAATCTCCTTTAATCATATTTAGTCTTTACTCTGGTATATTATGCATTCAAAAACAATAGAACAACTTCAATATTTTGTGGGAAAAGTTTGTACTGTTCTCACCTCACCTGTAAACCGTGAATTTGATGAGCTAAGAGCACGGGAGCATTTTGTGCTTCGTGTTGGGGCAATTAACCTTGATGGAATCTGGGGAACTCATCCCGGAAGTGGGATGACCAGCTTTTTTCAATGGTCGCCCAGTTTAATTGGGATATGTGAAGAAATTGAGCTTGATCCAAATAATCCAGAACATGCTCAAATGATTGAACAATATGAGAAACAAACTGGACAGAAGATCAAAAGCGACATTTCTTCCCCGGTACCAACTAAGAAAAAAGAAAAAGATTTGGTGCAGCTAAAAGAGCCACCAAAAAAACAAACGGCACCTGATGAACAAGTGCCGTTTGTTGACATTTCAAATTTAGAAAAGCTCGCTGCTCAAACTAAAATGCAATATGATCAATATGATTCAGTCAGAGATAAGCTTTCCCCTTAAATCTTTCACTCTTTCTCCTATTGATTGCGTCCTTCTTCTGACTCGGTCACCTAAAGGGCTACTTGAAGATTGGGGCATTTGAGGAATTGATGATTGCGTTCCACCAACTTCTGAAGAAGTTTCTGGATCAGTTTCTGATCCGGTTTTTAGTTCTTCAATTTTCTTATCCACTTTGTCATTGATGGCCATTCTTGCTTCGGCATTTTCAAATTCATCATATGATTCTTCTTCTAGGTCTTGTATTGCCATTAGAATTTCAAGTTCGAATTCAGGGTCCATTTCGACTCCAGCTTGTTCGAATTCTTCCATTGCACCTTTGAAGAGATCATGATTTTTGTATTTGCCCCATGGGGTATCATCTTCTTCAGGAGTTTCTTCAGGAACATCTTCTACAGGTTCATTTTCAGAACTTTCTGAATCTTGAGGCGTAGGCACGCTTTCAGTATCTCCTAAATCTTCAGAAGCTTTCTTTTGTTTTTGTGCTTCTTTTTCCTGATTCATCCTGTCAATTTGTTTTTCTAAATCGCTTTTTTCAGGCTCTTGTTCATTTGAATCTTCTGGAGCATTTACATTTGTAGTGTTTGCTACTTCTTCGCCTTTATCTTCACCTTTATCGATAGCTTGTTTTACTGCGACTTCTTCTGGCGTCTTTGCTTTTACATAAGGAATTTTAAACCCATACATTCCAGACACATGACCAAGTAAGCTTAATGCCCTTGCCTTGGCAGTTCCATTTGGCTCCCATCTCAGTTTATTTCTAGCCGCTTCATGATTTTCAAGTCCATAATGAGCAACTATTGCATCAAGAACAGCATTGGTTACTTTGACCCAAGAGGTATTTGTTCCTGCAATAAAACCAGCGGCCCCTTGTTGGAATCTAGGATCATTTGGTGCTATTTTAGCACCAAATTGTTGAAGTATTTTGTCTACTGCTTGTTTGCTGGTTTTGCCTACAACATGCGGAGACCAATCATCATCGATATCACTTCCAGCCAAAGGTTCTTGAGGCAAATCACCTTGTCCATCGCCTTCAATAGGTTCTTCCTCAGCAGCAACATTTATTTTGCTGGGCATAACAGTAGCTCCGGCACTGTCAATAGGTGGATCAACAGGTGAATCAGGGGAACCTTCAGGCGAAACAGGTGCTGGTGAATCAGGTGTTCCTTCTGGTGAAACAGGTGCTGGTGCATTTGGTGCAGAAGGTGTTGGTGTTGGTGAGCCAATACCGGCAACAAGCTTTGGCAGTTTTTTATTGACATAGGCAATGAGTGCTTTTTTGACCTTTTCAATTTCACCAACAATGCTGTTGTTTCTTTCTAACAGAACTTCATTGACGCTTTCCATTGTAGGATCGTCATGAATCAACCTTCTTGCACCACGAGCAATACCTTTGCCAATATTTTTAGCAGAAGCTATTGGGTGAGTGAAAAGTTGCTTCCAAAAACTCTTTGCTGGAGTTGACCCTTTGCCAGTAGGACCACCCATTGGTGCAGGGCCTGTAGGCGCAGGGCTACCAGAGGGAGCTGATCCTCCAGAGGAGGTTGGTCCACCGCCCGTTGGTGCAGGACCAGATGGAGCTGACCCGCCACCCATTGGACTACCTCCAGAAGGTGCTGGGCCACTGCCCATTGGTCCACCAGATGGTGGAGCACCATAATTTCCCATAGCACTGGAAACTTTTTTGGCAAGATCGTCCATGTATTTTGCAATACGTCTGTTAAGCTTTTCTCCCCATTTATCGACTTTTGGATTACCTGTTCCGGCAGGAGCAGCATCTTCAAGAAGTGCAATAATGCCTGATCTATGTTCGTCTATGATTGAGTAAACCAGATTCTTACATTCACTTTGCTCTTCTGCTAGAAACTTTTCCAAATAAAAATCAGGCAATTTATGTTCTGAAAGAATTGTATTTGGCAATCTTGTGTTTTCATAGATTTTCAACTTGAGCAAATCCAGATGCATATTAATAGCATCTTCTATACTTACGTTGTTTTGAACTATACTTTCAGAAAGTGTTTTTTGTCGATATTCAGATAAGCTTAACATGTGTTTCCATTCCCCTTTGGGTTTCTATTTATGTCTTTCATTAAGACTTGGGAGGCATATACTCTCCGATTTTCTTCAATGCCATTAAATTTGAATCATAAGATTGAAACTGACTAGGCAAGTATTGATATGAAAGCCTGTCAAAAACCTCAGATTTATCCTCTGGCACATCAAAATAAACATGCCTTCCTCTTTTGCCAATTACTTTCAACCCTATGGCGTTTGGTCGATATTCGTGCATGAGAAGATAAGCAGCCACACCAAGATCAGAAACAACTTTGTTGTTCTCATTTTCTGGTGGTTCACATTCATTGATTTTCTTCAAAAACATCAAGCAGGAATCAAAGGTATAGAATTCATTAGGTGGCTGGTACTCCAGCACCAAATTGTCAAATTCTACCATTTCTTCTTCACTTGAGCATTCAAAGTAAATCGATCTGCCTTTTTTCCCTATAACGACATATCCATGCATAAGGATGTACGCTGCCACCCCTAAATCATTCACGAATTTATGTCTTGCCATTCTTTCCCCTCTTTCTTCTATTCATTCTATTGGCTGACAGTTTTCAGCAGCAATCAAACAACCTTTTGCCACTGAATAAACTGGATCTTTAGGTCTGATGACACTGCCGATTTCAATTGGAAGATCAGCGTTTTTGAGAACATCTCTAAACATATCATCAAAACCCGGAGGACTTGATGTGCCACCAGCAACAACAATGTCAACTGGATGATCAAGTCTGGCTTTTTTCTCATGTTCAATTAAACCCTGTTTGATTCCAGCAACAGTCTTTTGAATCATGAGTTCGTATTGTGTTTTAATTGCTCTTTCGACAAGAGAAACAGGCTCTTTCGATAAATCAATTTTTGTTTTTTCTTTGTTAATGAAGGCAATTGTTTCACCAGTTGCCTTAGCAGATTGTTTATCAATCCAGTCGCCACTGTTGACAATGGCAAAGGTAAAGACTTCTGCACCATAAAGTCCGAACGCAACATTAACCATTCCTGCTCCGCAGTTGTGAATAGTCAGTTGTGGACCAGAGAAAGAATGATCTCCCGGAACTTGTAAATCGTAAACTTTACCCTCGTATTCTTCGTGTTCAATTGCTTGAACTCTACCGCAGCAAAATCCGTCTTCAAGGAAAATTGATTCTTTGAAACAACCGTTGTCGCAATTTGTTTCATTCATATTTTGGACAAGTGAAGAACAAATTTTCTTACCAGCAACACTGACCGTCCACTCCATCTTTTTTCCAAAAATGATCCTATTTTCTTGTTTAAGAATATGTTCTCTAGGTTCTCTCCAACCGACACTAGATGCAAAACCAATTCTGGAAAATAATTGTTTAGCCAGAAGTATGAGCTTTGTGTTTGTGTTTCCGAATACGATTTGATCTTCGGAGATCGTTCCATCCGCTCGAACCATTCCACACAGAAGGTTGAAGCATTCTGAGTTTGTCAATCTGTCGATTGTCCATGGGTAATGCTTTTCTCCGCTGTCATCGTAACAGTGGTTTTTCATCCAGTTAACCAAGCCTTGACTGTAACACTTCAATCTTGTGACAGACTCTCCCTTGCTTGTTTCTGTGGAGTTTTTACCAAATCGTTTCGATAAGATTTCTTTGGCATCCTGCACGTAATCTGTTTCGTGTGCTCCAAAGTCAATTTGAATACAACCTTCTTTTTCACTGATACTTCCATCTCCCATAAAGTATCCCATGAATCTTTGTAGATTTGGCGTAGATTCAATTCTTTTCTTGTTCCATTTCTTAGAACAAGTTGTTCTTTCGCAGAGATTGATTGAAGGTCTTGTGGCGTTTCTATTTTGCCCAATAATTGGTTCACCAACTATATCTCCAATTTCTATTTCTTCACAACCAACCCAATTCCATTTCCCGTTTCTTTTGACATACAATTCATGATTATCCACAAATTTGTACTCTTCTGTGTTGTTTGAATAACCTGCGATTTGAATTTTTGTCATAATTCCATCAAAAGGCTTGACTATGACTTTGTTAATTTCACTCCATCGACCTTTGTGTGTAATAACCTTATCGCCTTCCTTGACTTTTTCAATTTCAACAATGCCTTTATCAGTGTATATTTTAGTGCCCGGACATAAACATGAAATGCCGATGCCCGTAAACATCTTTTCTGATAATTCAGAATAAACCAGAGCCATTCCTTCATTCAAAGGACGTGCATCTAGTGTCAGCCCTTCTGGTGATTTGTAGGCTTTGAATACAGCTTCAAGAACCTTTGAGTGATAATCTGCATCTGTTTCAGCATTGATGGCATTTGCCGGAACGCTGTAGTAGACAAGTTCTTTATCGTTTGTGACATTATCTAACAAACTGTGCATCATGATGCTCATGATTTGAAAAGCATCGCTTTCGGCTGGGTTAACACAACCGTCTTTCATTGGGCGACTTAGTTCAAGCTGAGTCATTGTGTAAGCCATGTTTATGGCAGCTTCACCCAATGCATAAGCAGTATTTGCATCTTCTCGTTGAATCAGCGGCACGCCAGCCTTTTTCATCATATTAAAGACAAATGGATTGTCTAATGAAAACTTCAAAAAGGCATTGACTTCTTTTTTGAAGACAAGATCTTTTTCGTCATTCCTTTTGCAGCTAATCAAATTGTATGTTCCACAATCAAACCCTATCAATTTTCCTCCTTAACCTCTTTGCCAAAGTTCAAAGTTCCACCTGATATGAAATTAGGAATAATTGGTTTTACCTCTTCATCATCAAGAAATGAGGTCTTTTTCGTTTCTTTTTGAGTTGTTTCAGCAGAAGCGACAACAAGACCGTCAGCATTGACATTAATTGTAATATCAAGTGAAATTTCTATTTCTCCCTCTTTTGGGACCACTTTGATCTTTGTGGCTGGTGTATATCTTTGAACCATAGTGTAGTTATTTAGTTGTATCAGGCCATCTTTCAAACATTTTGTCTACTTGAGTTAATATCATTTCGCTTGTAATTTCTGTCAGACAGGGTTTTGGGTTCTTTTTCGTCTTAGGGCAATTTCCCCAACTGTAACATGGCCCACACGTCCACGTAGGATCATCATCTCTGTGTCTTTGAACAAGGAAGAAATCATACCACTCCCCATATTTTTTTCCGTCAGCGAAAGTAAAAATTCCTGTAAGCGGCTTGCCCATTCCCCCAGAACAGTGAAATGCCGCCGTGTCCACACTGACCACATAATCAGCTTCATGCAACACAGCCATCCATAAACGCAACTGATGTTGAGTTCCCACGGTAGGAACATTATTTTGCTCAAGAATCTCTATTGGGAAATAATGAAGACCCAAAGCATAGCAGTTTCTCTCATGCAGTCCGTCAATTAGTCCCATCAACTGATGATCCAGCAGGTTTTTATTAAACATTGCAGAAACCGGGCAAACAACAACGCAAGGCCCTTCTCGATCACGATATTCTTCGATTAATTCTCTCCCTTTTGCCTTTTCGTCTTCTGTGAGCTTAATGTGCATGTTGTGCCTTGTCAGCTTCATGCCACAGTGTTCAGACCAGATATCACTTCGGTTAGGTGCGGGAAAAGGAGCAAGTTTCATTTCCATTCTGCCACAAGCAGTGGTTGTATTGTAATGTGCTATATAATTTCTTCGATCAACCTGTGCACAGTCCAGCACTTTATCAATAAAAGGGTGATCTTTAACCGCTGGGTGGTACATGGCGGGACAAGCGAAGTGTATTTCACAATCCGGCATTAACAACTTAATGTCCTCAAACATCATTCGATGCATAAAAATATCACCAAGGCCACCTACATTTCTTGTGATCAGAATTCTATTTCGCTTTTCATAAAAATCAAATAAGTTTAGTGTTCGTTTGATTTTGTCTGGCCGACGACGTTCAACACGTTGACTGATTATTTTTCTTGGCATGCCCTAATAAGAGTGTGTCAATAAAAAAAGCCGCACAAGTTTAACCTTGTACGGCTTTGTTTCATTTGAGTTTCTGTTAGCTATTGCAGACAGATCGCACGGATGCGATGACAGTTGCGGTTGCTCCAGAACCCTTGAGTCGAATTTGAGTGATGCTGAGGTCACCAGAGTTGAACACCTGAGTTTCGCCGTCAGCAAGTGTGAAGACAACATCAGTGTCGCCGTTCAATTCACCTGTTACTGTAGCACCAGAAGCCTGAATTTGCAGGAACTTAGCTGGGCCACCATGAGTTGTGACGAAGTCAATTGTGTTAGCAGTTGTGTAACCGGCTGCCAAGGTGTAAGAACCACCAACAGCAAACGTGTTTTCTTCAGGAATGTCACTGTAGACAGATCCGTCATCAGTTACAGTTTCGATGAATGCGAATTCACGAGCAACCTGTGGGTAAGCGAATCGCTTCCAGTAGTTGCAGTCAGTGAATGTAGCACCATCCACCAGAAGGCGGTTGATCTTACCCGGTCCCATAACATAAACCTGACGCTGCTTTGAATAGTCGCCAGAGTTAGGGTTGTGAGTACCAAACGCTTCACCAAGAGCACCGTATGTGCTGCTTGAATTGGTTGATGGGTCAAGGTCCAACTGTCCCTGATCAATGTTGTTGAGATTTACTCTAAATACAGACATAAATTTCTCCAAAATTTTTAGTCGTTAAGGTCCGTCTTTTTTATGTATGCACTAAAGTTTAATTACATCAGAGTTTGGGAACATATTGCGGTATAATCGTTCACCAAGTCCTGTAGGTACTAAAGTTGTTTGTATTCCAAGGCTTGCCGCTTCATAAAGTTTAGTGCTTTCAACTCCCATCACTAAACCTGCATTGTCTATGCTAATATCCACTTCAGGAACATATCCTTTTTCCCTTGCTATTCTTTTGAGGGTTTCAATTTGCTTTTGCAAAAGTGGTCTAACTGGGTAAACGCTTTCACTGAGAATCACGCATTGTTCTGTGTGATCTTCTTTGTATGGCACAGGGACTGCGTAACTACTGATTTGACATTCTTTCATTAGTTTTTCTAAGGGATGTTCTTTGCCATCAAATCTAAGTTCTCTAATGTGTGCAAATTCTGTTTTTCTTTTTCTCATTTCAGAAATGGGAATAACATTGTCGCAATCTCGTAAATACTCCATGGATTCATCTTTGCAGCCTAAGTAAATGTTTAATCCGGGAAATTTACGTTCCATAAAGGGCCTGAGTAGTTTCAACTGTATAAGGTGCTCATTTGCGTTGCCAAAATAGCCTATACAGTAATTATTTTTAATGGATGCGTAATGTTCTAAACCAATCATAGGCTAATAGAGAAAGAATAGACTATATTATGACAAGTGAACGGGAAAAAGCAGAGCTTGGAGCAGCGACACTTCAAACTTTTTTAGAGCAATTTGGCAATGATGCACATGCTCAAATTGTGCTTGAAATTCTGTTCGAGGAGCTAATGAATGAGAAGACTGTATCTATACTTAGCCAGCAGGAGCAAGAAGGGGATCAAGCTGATAACGATACTCCAGAGTAATGAATCTGTTGCCAGATCTTCAATTACAGATTTGAGAACTTTTGATTTACCTCCAGTTTGGCAAAGAGAAATTCAGCAAATCATCCATGATAATCGCATGTTATATGAGCCGATTATGGAATCGGCCAATAATTACAATGAACTTCGTGAAAGACTAAAAGTTCGTGGGTATACGAACTTGCCAATGGGCGCATCCCAAATGATCAATGTGTTGAAATACGGGCGTCCACCCAGTGCCAATGTCAGTAGTGTAAAATCAAGAAAAATAATGCTGCAAAAAAGAAAGAATTGAATGGAACAGGTTCTTTATCCAATACCCGGAAAATACAACTTAAATGACCCCGTTGATGTCTCTGTCATCATTCCTTTGTACAACAGCAGAAATGTCGTTAAAGATCAAATTCTGAGATGGGTCTCAGATTATGATTTGAAAGTTGAGATCATTTATGTTGATGACAAATGCCCCAAGCAATCAAAAAATGCTGTCTATGAATCTTGGAACAAGCGACGTGACAAACATCAATATTTAGTCAAACTTGTTTGCTCTCATGTAAACCGAGGCTATGGCGGTGCCAATAATTTAGGTGCTCATTTTGCTAAAGGCAAGTATTTGATCTTTTTAAATTCAGATACTGTTGTTACGCCAAACTGGATCAAACCTATGATCGATGTTTTGGAAGATGAGTCAGTAGGTATTGTAGGTAACTTGCAGCTCAAAGAAGGTGGACAATGGCACGGCACAATTGACAGTGCTGGTTCTGAGTGGTCTTGGGACCATATGAATTTCATGCACATTGGTCGTCATATTTACTATGGCAAATTGCTCAAGAGACCAATTGACATCAACAAATGTCCTCCAAAAATTCTTCAACTCGAAGAACGAGAAATGGTAACTGGTTGTTGCTTTGGAATTAGAAAAGAACTTTATGATTATATTGGAGGATTCAATCTCAATTACCGAGTAGGTTACTGGGAGGACAGTGAAATCTGTCTAACAGTTCGATCTCTTGGTTACAAGGTTATGTTCCAGCCAAATTCAGTCATCTATCACAAGCTCCACCATTCAGAATCTGGCGGTCATGACTTCCATGATTTCAACAAACAATACTTCTTCAACAAATGGGTGGATACCGGCGAGATCGACAAATACGTGGAGGCCAAACGTCAACTCAAACAAACCAAGGTCTCCAAGATACTTGTTCAAAGAAAAGGAGCTAATGGAGATGTGTTAGTGGCAACATCAATTCTGCCGGGCTTGAGAGAGAAATACCCTGATGCCAAAATCGATTTTCACACTGTTTGCCCCAAGGTTTTGATAGACAACCCATACATCGATGAAGTCGTATCAAAAACAAAAGCTGATGCGACCTCCTATCACCTGAGATATAACCTTGATTATGCCTACGAGAGAATGCCTTTGGTTAACATCAGAGAATCTTATGGCATTGAATCAAACATCGAACCACAAGACCCATTCATTGGTTATTCTGCTGTTGAAGGTTTGCCTGATGATCCTTATGTGGTTATACACGCAGGAAAAACTGCTTGGGTTGGACGTAACTGGAGTGAAGGGGTTGGGTTCATCCCTTTATCATCTATGATTGAAAAACAACTAGGATACAAAATTGTTTGGGTTGGAGTCGAAGGAGACAATGGCCTTCATGGTCTATATGATTTTCGAGGGAAGACGACATTTCAACAATTGGCAACAATCATGAAAAATGCTGCTTTGTTTGTTGGAATTGATTCATTCCCATTTCATGTTGCACAAGCTGTGAATACACCGGGAGTGACGTTCTTTGGTTCAATCCTTCCCGAAACAAGAATTTACAGAGAGAACATGAATGCAGTTACTGCTGAGAGCTTGAAATGTTTAGGTTGTCACCACAGAAAAGTAGCACCAGCCACTGTAACAGATGAATGTGAAACAGGAACTTTAGAATGTGAAACTATGGTTACTCTTTCAAAGTTCTACGGAAAGATAAAGGAGAAATTATGCAGCCTGAATGTTTAGACAGATTAAGCCATCCAAAGATGGAATATTATAGAGACACCTATCAAGACAGTGAAAGGTGGAATGGTGATGATTCACTTGATGGTAAAACTGTTATCGTTTATTGCGAACAGGGCTTTGGTGACAATATTCAGTTTGCCCGTTATATCCCAAGGCTAAAAGAAGAAAATTGCAAAGTAATTTTGCATTGCTCTTCTTTTCTACATCGATTGTTTGAACAGCTTGAAGTAGATCAAATGATTGATCGTGATAACCCACATATTCCCGATCACGATTATCACATTCCTTCAATGAGCCTGCCTTTTCATTTTGATAATCCAGAAGTTAATTTCCCTTACATCTCAGTTCCTGATGTCACGGATTTATCTGATCTGAATTTGCCAGAAGATTGTTTCAAAGTTGGAATCGGATGGGAAGGCAACCCGGAACATTCTAATAATGATGAGCGATGTTGTTGTCTTAGATTTTTCAAAGAAAAATTCGCTGACTGGCCTCAGATCAAGCCTTTTGTCCTGCAAAAGACAATTCATGACAAAGAATTGATCTATGGTTGTGAAGATATGGAGCTTTACGGTAGTGAAATTCAAGATTTTTATGATACTGCCAAAATCATAAATGCTATGGATTTGATCATATCTGTAGACACGTCAATTCTTCATTTGGCGGGAGCTATGAGCAAGAAATCTATTGGTCTTTTGTCGTTTCGATGCGATCCGAGATGGGAAGTCACAGGAATTGATTGGTATCCAAGTGTTATTTTCTACAGACAAAAATATGATGGAGATTGGCAATCGGTGTTTGATGCTATTGACCTCAAAATTGCTTTAAATTAGAATTAAATAAACCTAAGAAAGGAAATGTCCATGTATCAAGGTAAACACTTCATTTCAGGACTTTTTAGCCAAGAATCAGCGAATGCATTTGTTCGTGCACAAAATCCAGCGAATAAAGAAGAGTATGGCCTTTTTCCCAAGGCAGAAAAACATACAGTTGAAAAAGCTGTTAAAGCTGCAAGAGACGCCTTTCCAGAGTGGAGAAAGTTAAGCCGAGTGAAACGTGCCGAACTCTTTGATACTTTGGCACAATTGGTTAAGAGAGACCACGACATTCTCAAGAGAATGATCTCCGATGAAACTGGTAAGAATCTCAATGAATCTCACGCTGAAGTTATTGAGGCTTTGCATATGTGCCAAGTAGCTGCGGCGTCGGGTCGCCAGCCATATGGTGAGTGTATCGCATCTGAAATCAGCGAAAAAGACGCTCGTGTCATTAGAAAGCCTAAAGGGGTTGTTGCTGTCATTTCCCCTTGGAACTTCCCTTTAGCAATTGGGTCATTTTGGTCTTCTGCACCAGCTTTAGTTGAAGGAAACACTGTTGTTCATAAGCCTTCTGAACTTACCCCAATGATTGCTCAAAAAATGGCAGAACTTTATGATGAAGCAGGTTTTCCTCCGGGTGTGTTCAATCTTGTGCATGGAGATGGAGAGACTGGCGATCACTTAGTTAGAGCTGATGTAGAAGTCATTCTATTCACGGGAAGTGCAGAAGTAGGTCAATTGATTCGACAACATTGTGCAACCACTTGGAATAAAACATGCAGTACAGAATGTGGATCAAAATCTGCTGTTATTGTGTTTGATGATGCAGATCAAGAATTGGCTTTGAATGCTTGTCTTGCGAGTGCTTTTAAACTTTCTGGGCAAAGATGTGTATCTGGCAGTAGAATTCTTGTTCAAAGAGGAATTTTGGATACCTTTGCTAAAAAGTTTGTAGACAAAGTTAGAATAGAAGCAACAACCGGAGCACCAACTGAAAATAATCCTCCGATGTACGGACCATTGATTAGTGCTGAACAAAAAGACAAAGTTTTGTTTTATAATAAAATGGTTCGAGATGACGAGGATGCTCAGGTTTTGTATGATGGAAATGAAGCTGGCTCACCTGTAGAAGGTCATTTTTTGAGACCATTTGTTTTTCAATGTGAATGGGGCGACAAAAGATTTTTCAAAGAAGAAGTATTTGGACCACATGCTGCAATTATCCCATTTGATTCAGTAGATGATGCTATTCGTATTTACAATGATACGGATTTTGGTTTGGCATTAGGTATAATCACAAACGATTACAGAATTCACAGGAAATGTGAACAGGAATGTACGACAGGCATGCTGTATATTAATGGCTCTTCAATTGGGGCAGAATCTCATTTGCCGTTTTCTTCATGGAAGAAAAGTGGAAATTCAGCAAGTGCTTCAGCAACATGGAAGGCAGTTACGCACACAACAGCTATTACAACAAATTATGAAAAAGGAATTACCTTTGCTCAAGGAATGACCATGTAGTAACGATAATAAACCATGCCTTACAAAGACATTGAAAAACGACGTGAATCAGGTCGAAAATCTGCCAAAAAACGTATTACAAAAAATACATCTCTGATCCTAAAAACAGGCAAAAGAAAGCCGAATACATTGGCAGAGTATGAATCTGATCCCGCTAAAATAGCAGCAAAATCTATTAGAAGTAAATTAAGTTACCAAAGAAACAAAGAAAAAGTTAGAATTAGACAAAAGAATCGTCGTAAAGAACTACTTGATTTCATGCAACGAGTTGCTTTGCATTATGGTTGTCAAAACTGTTGTAGTGTGTAAAAATTGTCACGCAGATATTCATCATGGTGATGTAAAAGTCGATGAATCCATGCTGTGCAATGTATCTGAAAATTTAGAAATTATCAGGGGATGAAATGAGAAATTATTGGCTAGAACAAAGACTGAAGACGCATACTTTTTGGGCTGTAATGCCCAAAGATACCATTTCAAAGAATGATATTTGGATAGACACTTCCACTTCTACTTCTGTTTTTTCGACTACCAGTTGTTATAGCGACAGTTCAACTTATAGCGACAGTTCAACTTATAGCGACAGTTCATACTTCCCGTTTAATTTTGACGCAGAATCTGGGGAGCTGAAGAAGTCCTAAATCAGTTTCAATTGTAAGCATTTTGCCATTAACTGCTGTAATCACGCCACCGCAATCTGCAAACTCTTCAACCAAATCTTCTATGAGAGCATCTTCTGAGATTGCTCTTTTTAGAAGTTTGCCACGACTGACTTTTGCACGAGCTTCTTTGCCGCAATATTCATGTGTTCTTTTATCATGTTTGGCAGTAATGTCAAAAAAGTCAGATAAATCCTGCTCTGACATCCAACCCTTAAACTCGTGAATTGAAAATGATTCTTCCTGATTATCATTTTGTGACATTGTTTACTCCTGTGTATCCTCAAAGAAACTAATGATCTCAGTTTCTTTTTCTATATATTGAGCATTTGAATATTCTGCGCAACTAGAATGGTCAGCAATCTCAACATCTTCTCTTTGTTTATACCAAAATAGATTTGCATCTATGATTTTTTGGCTCTTCAATTGTTGTGGATAAGTCCACAATCCATTAGGAAGTTTTTCTGCTGCTGACCTTTCGTTTTCAAAAGAATCATCACAACAAAATAACATTAGTTTCTTGGTTTTAAATTGTGCAGCAATTCCTATCGCTGCACAAATGGGATTTCTGTAGTCATCAATGTGATATTTTGCTGAATAAGGTGAGCCGAAATCTTTTTGTTGAGATGGTTCGTAAAAATAAGCCTGACCATGGTAATTGTCTAAAAACTCAGGGCAAGTTCTAATAGATGACACGCATACAGGGTAGTATCTTGTTAAGGAAGGGAGATATTTGGTGCATTCACTATAAGGATTGTTGACAATGTACAAATTAATTGGTTTAGGATCTTCTCCTAAATGCAAATTCCATTTCGCTAAAGCTCCATTTGTAGCAATTACCGCTACGTCTTGAGGGATCTTTCGAAGCATTTTGCTTTTGTTTTCAAAGTCATATCCATCAGAAACAATAATGATTTTGTTGAACCAAATCTCTTCTTCATCTATGTTTTGAAGATTTCTTGATCTATTAGAAATTTCATTTTTAAGAAGCTTTTGGTATTCTTTTTCGCTGAACATTTTGTTGATGTCAATATGTGGAACACCCTTGTTGTTGAAGTTACGCACCCAAATTCCATCAGCGTTGATATACTCGTTTCTGTCTTTGCTTTTCTTAATTCTCATTCTTGTCTTTTCTTAAGTTGAAGTCTAATAGTGGATTTTGGAATTCCCGTAACTTTAAATATTTCTGTAATGCTTTTTCCGCTATCAAATAGATCATAAATTTTTTGTCGATCAGCGTCTGTTATTTTTCTTCTCTTTTCACCTTTTCTTTTTCTAACAAATTTTTGAGTAATTCCATTTTGATGAAGTGCAAAACGACTTACTCCTACTTCTTTTTCGATATCTTCCCAATACATCCCTTTTTCCCGAAGTAGCTTAACCTTTTCAACTATTTCAGGAGTTACTGTTCGGTATGTTTCACGATTAACATTCCCGCCATATTTGTCATCGGCAATTTTAATTCCTGCTCTGGTTAATTGAGTTTCACTTACGCCAACTGCCTCAGAAATTTCGTTCCATGTCATTCCTTGCTCTCTAAGATTAACCGCTTTTTGTTTTGCCTTTTTAGTGAGTTTGACAATCTTTCCTTTGCCTTCGTTTTTGTGAAGACCGTTGTGTTCGAGATGTTTGTACACAGCATTTCTACTAACCCCCAACTTTTTTGCTATTGTGTTTTTGCCAACACCATTTTTTGCCAACTCAATAATTTCTTTGTCTTGTCCTGCCATGCAAATACTAGAACGTTTCCTTCTTGTTTCTTCACTGTAAACTGGCCTGCCCTCCACATAACGTACAAGATTGTAACCATGTTTTCGATTCCAAGATTTATAATGTTCTATCCAGTGTTCTTCTTTTTCTACAAGATTAGACTCATTACATTCTTCTAGGATTTGAAAATCAAAGTTTTTTTCTCCATATTTGTTCCAAGCGTGTTGAAGGTGAGTGTTGTAATGTTCCCCTTTTTTTAATTGAGGAATATGGTTACTTCTCCACCTGTATTTTATTTGCTTAGAAGACCCTATGTAACGCTTTCCATTTGTCTTATTGATGATGGCATAGATGCCGCTAATTTTCTTTTTCATACCTTACAGTAGTAAGGCAACGACATTTTTGCACTTTTATTTATTGCACGGAACGATCATCACACATTGGTTTCCATTGTCATCTTTTGAAACCATTTCATCCATGCTTATCTTTAAGTCAATTGGACTGCCTCGATAGACCATTTCAACTGTTGGCATTTCTTCAGGGAAGATTAATGGAATGCCAATGTCTTCTGGAATAACCAAATCAATTCCTTCAGGGAATCCCTGAACCTCAACTGTTGTAAACACATCAACTTTAATTGGATCTGGTTGTTCAATTGGTATCTTTCCTTCAAATTCCAATTTGATTGACTGAGGGGTTTGTATTTCAACTTCAACAGGAATTGATTGCCCTTTATATACGAGTTCGATTTCATCAGGAATATCCTGTCCCACTAAATCAATTTGAGTCGGTATAGGAGATTCTGGCCCATGAATTTTGATGTCAGTTGGAATATTGGCTTCTGATGTATCAAGTTTGATGTCTTTGATCATATTCTCCAGACCTTTTGAGTCTATTTCGACTTTTGGCATTTTGTCTGGAGCTACGATTTGAATTTCTTCTGGCAAACCTACCGTTTCATATTCAATTTTGGATGTTTGTTGAGCTTCAAAAATGTCTGCAAACTCTTCACCAAATTCGCTTGCCTCAAAGTCATTGCTGGAAAACATACGAGGAGTTTCTACTGGTCGTACCATTGTCATTTGAACTTCCATCTGAGGAATTGACGCTGGATCAATTTGCAGCATAGGAAATTCAATATCATCGACATTCAAAGAAATTTGCGATTCCGGTGGAATAATCACAATCGTTGGTGGGATCGGTGGATCAATCACAATTGTTGGTGGAATTGGTGGATCAACTACAATAATAGAAGGAATTCCAGTAACAATAATCTGACTTGGGATATCTCCGGGAATGTCAGTGGTGATTTGATCTGGAATATTGATGTCTCCGATAGAGATGTTTACCCCTTCTGTTACATCAGCACAAGGCAATACAATTGGTGGAATTTGAATTTCTGGCTCAGGCACATCACATGGAACAAAAGTGAAATCTGGAACAAGGACAGGGTCTGGAAATGGAACTTCAAATTCATCATCAATAGGAGGTGGCGGTTCTGCTGGATTGTCTCTTTCAATTGGTGTTTGAATGATCTGACACTTGTCATTTGAGACTGTTACCACTGGATCAATAGTGGCATTGATGGCATAAGTGTGCGTTCCAGATAATTCTGTTGTTGTAAATTCTCCATCGCCAAAATCGAGTCTAAAAGACGTTGAAAGAGTTGTTGCACTGATTTCAACAATGTATGTCGCTAAAACACCTGCTTCATTGTCAATTTCAGTTGTGTTGAATGTGAAGTTGACATCTGGACAGGAAAAGTCATCAAATATGATTGCCAGTTCTTCAAGGTTTCTAATCCGCCAATCAAGTGTTCTTTGTCGTTCATCAAAATTGATTCCTGTAAAATCCTCCATTTTCAGGATGGAGTCTACCAACTGATTGTGATGTTCAGCTACAACATAACTTCTAACCCAAGTTCCTTTCCTGTTCCATTTAGATGGACTGCCGCCTAATTCTCTGGCACAATCTTTGAGCTTATAGACCTTTCCATCAGAGTTCTTTTCAACTGAATCGTAATAAAACAATTCTCCATTGATGTTGCCAAAGCCATTATCGGCCCAAATTTCAGGCTTGTCTGATTTGACAGGTATAATTTCAATTTCCTGAGACCATGCCGGATTTTCTACGCATATCTTTGTCTCTGTAGTGTTGTAGACAAGATACAAAGTTGAATCATCGTCAATTGCTTTTGGATATAATGGTACAGGAGGAAAAGCCATATCAATAAACACTCATAATAAATTGAGTTCCTTCAGGACGACTGCCCAGTGAAGAGAACGTTAAATCAATCTCACTAAACTTCAGAAAAGCTTCAGCACTGTAATCAAATGAAATGTATGCTCTACGATCACCATCTGAGTCCAGCAATAAAGTGTTTGCTGGATCATCAAAGCCAGCTACTGTCGTGTCCTGAAGACTTCGATAAAGAACAGAATTCACGCCCGGACCACCAGTACTCCAAGTCTCTGCACTATTGTTCCAAGCTGAAATTGAACCAGAGTTATTTATGAAGTAGATACCGGAAATCAAATCTGTGAATTCGCCCTCTTCTTTGGTCGGTCCTTGAATGTCCTGAAGCTTTCTAAATGTTTGAACTGTAGAGCCCAAAGTCCCTTCTGTTCTGTAAAAACTCTTCAGCCTAAAGAATGGTCCCACTCCGTCATTTCTACAGAAATAACCAGTGTTGTCCTGAGACGCAGAGCGATATGTGCTGAAGTGTCCGTAAGTTGAAACTCCATCATCGTCATAAGCCGATGGATTTTGTTTCAGCTCCGTTGCCCCACTTAGAAGATCGCTATCAGTTAAAGTGTCTGTTGTTACACTCAAAGAGGTTAAATTGACAGATTGACTAACTAAATTTGTTGGCGAAACACTTGGTGCAATAGCATCCGTTGTTCCTCCAAAAGCGAAATAAAGCTGTTGGTTAGAGTTAAAACTAACCCAGTTCCATGGTCTTGAAATAGGGGACCGAGAAATATAAGTGCCACCAAATCCTTCGAATTCAGTAACTGTAATTTCTTCATCTGAAGCTGAGTCTGATCCAGATCTACCAGAAGCCCAATACAAAAGAACACTTCCTTGTTTCCCGGAAGCAGTTGAGCCTCTCTGGGCATAGCCAGCATTCTTTCTGAACTCCTGCTTTTGCTTAGTTTCTTCTGCTACTCCATCCAAGAAAGAATCATCACGAGTTAATGTCAAAGTCGGAACAGTGGTTGTTTTGAAAGTTTCACTAATCAATCCATATTCATAGTGTCTTGTTGTTACAGAATCTGTATAGATCCACATCCACAGGTTCGTGTTTTCGATGATGTCTATCGAATCTTCATACGTTGTAATTCTGTAAGCTCCAAATTCAGTATCTACTCTGAGCTTCAAATCGTAAATTCCACCAATGCTAAACAAAGCTTTTGTGAGTCTGCTGTTTTCGTGTTGTAGGTCATCGCTGATTCCCCAAATGTAACTCGTGATAGGATCAATGGCATTTCCGCTTTCATTTAAAGCTTCTCCTCCAAAGCTGATATTTGGAGTTGCTGCATTCTCACCTTCTGGCACTTCGATATTGATGATTTCATTGATTGGAGATCTGATTTTGGGTGGAGTAGTAAAAGGCCCATCAGAAGGCACACCAGCTTCTTGAGATTGACTTGCTGTAATTGGAGTGTATCTGATAACGGCTTCATCTGGAGCTGTGACACGAGCTTTGATTAAATCTTCAAAGACCACAGTGTCTTCTCCAAAGTCGTTAGAAGCAGTTAATTTAACGGTGTACAAGCCCGGTGAATTGTAAGTTTTTTCAATTGAACCACCATCTTCATCCAAGACAAGAAAATTTTCATATCCATCTGGGACTTCATCTGTAGCACTGATGATAGAAACAAGAGATACAACAGAAGTGTCATTGTCTCCGAAGTCCCAAATCAAAGTAATATTTCCTGCTGTGCCATCTGTACCCAGCCTGAAACTCATATCTGTAAATTCAACTGTCAAGGGAACTAATCCCACTCTTTTGTTCATTCTAAACCAAGCTCTTGGACGCAGTACTAATTGTCTTAGGAAATTGATTCTTCCTTCAAGAGTTGGTCCAAAAGGCTGAGTGTCTACTGTTCCCTCAATTCCCAAAAATTCCTGAATGGCAATCAAAGCATCTTTCAGATGGTTGTGGTGACGAGCCATTACGTTTTGAGTAACATTTGTTATTCTTTTAGGCTTAATCACATCAGTGAAATTAGGAAGTATTTCTAAACCTTCAAATTTGAAGTCTTCTTGATTTACACTTGAGTAATAGAACGATATGGCACGATCTTCTACGTCGCTACATTGTTCTGTGAGCGTTATAATTCCAGTTTCGGGAAAACGACTTAAAACTAAAGCATCTCCAGTAACTGTGATTGATGTATCTCCGGGATTATAATCTTCTGCCAAAGTCATTCTAAGACCATCATGAACAACAAAAAGATTGTCATCGGTATCGAATGCTTCTGGGTAGTTTGAGCTTGTGGGGACCGCCATTTATAATCTCCTACAACACCGTCAAAAGATCGGTAAGTTCTACTTTCTTTAATCGACCATCACTGAAAATAACCAACAGGGTTACAGTGTATTCACCCGGATTGGTAAAGATGTGAGACGTTTCATGTATGTCTGCATCTTCCTGAGTCTCACTTTCTCCGTCTCCAAAAACCCAGTTTCTTTGAACGATTTCACCATCAGTCTGATCTACAAAAACAAACTCTTTTGGAGAAGTAGGTGTTCCAGCAGCGGTTAATTCTGAGGCTGTTTTGACAGAGTAGGGGCTGCTGGTGCTTTCAACATAAAAGAATGGAATTGATTCATCATTATTTACTTCTATGTATTCAGTTTTTGTAGCTACACCCTGAGCACCAGTTGAGGTAATAACATTGAGTTTAACGGTGTATTTACCTTCTGTGTTATATTGATGAGTAGGACTGCGTTCTAGTGAAGTGCTTCCATCGCCAAAGTCCCAAAGATAACGAACAGCATGTCCTGTTGAAAAGTTTTGAAAACGAACTTTCATGGGAGCTGGTCCTTTGATTGGAAAAGCTCTGAATTGAGGTTTTGGTGCCAAGAATCTAACTTCCTGAGCTTTCAAAATTCCATTAAGAGACTCAGCTTCTGGGTTTTCTTCTAGGCCCGCATTGGTCTGCATGTTGATAATTGCATCTTTGATAGCATTATGATGTTCAGCAACAACTGAATTTGTGACAAAGTTCTCCTGACCAGCCCACATATTTTGTCGTGAGCCCGCAAATCCTCTTTTGAGATTTTGGAAAGTGTGTGCTGTTTTCTTCTCATAAACTATGAGTTCAAAAGCTCCATCACCTTCTGGTGCACCGCCAATTCTAATTTGACCTTTTTCAGGAAACCCTTCAGTTGATTCCACAACTACAATTTTGCCATTATATGGCAATGTTTGTTTTAATATGGTTTTAGAGTTATTTGTTGCTTCCCAGAGTGTCTCTTTGTCATCCAAAGCTTCTGGGAACAAAGATAGATCACCTGTGACGTAATCGTCATCTAAAGATGAAATTTTATCAATCATTTTTTATTCACCCTGCCTTGTGCTCTTCCTTCCAATTTGACCTTCGGCTTTAATTTCTCAAGCGCCTTTTCATTGTTTTCTATCATGCTGTGTTGTACTTTTTGTAACATAACAGAAAGGTGCTTTTTGACAGGTGAATTGTCATTTAACGCCATGATTGTTTTAACAAGTTCAGGATCAAGAGGTTTGCGAAGTAAAATTCTAAGATTGAATTCTTCAAGCAATTTTTCATTCCAATACTCAGCTTGTGCTTCAGAATCGTCCATTGGCTTTAATTTTTCAATCTTTTCTAATTCCTCAAACGCAGATAGAAAATATGCAGATTCCTCCTGAGTGAATTTGATTTTTTGCTTCACCTTTTCTGTGGATTCCTCTAAGTGTTTCTTTTCACGTTCGAGCTTTCTCTTATTTATCTCAGCTTCCTTAATATTTAAAGGATCAAGGGATGTCTGATGCTCAAATACAGAATTTGATAGCTTTCCATTGATAATACGATCCTGTCTTTCGATTTGAATATCCATGAGGTCCATGTTGTCAGCAGCATCTTCGAGCTGTTTTGTCAAGGATTCCACAGTTTCTTTTCTTGCTTTTAATTCTCTGACAATTTGCCAAAGTTGTCCTTGAACTGTGCATTCCTTGCCTATGATGAACTTTTTGATCTGAAAATAACTGTGTCTGTCCGGGAGTTCAGATCGTTCTAAGATTTCATCTGTTTTCGTAATAAGTTCTCTGGACATCAATTTCTCCTTGTGATATTCTTGCTTTTTCTATTAGAGTAAAAAATGGAGCAGAATTATGGGTAAGTTAGATGAAGCAACAGCGTATTTGAGTGGTCCAATGGAGTTTGTGGCTGACCATGGCGTTGCTTGGAGAAGAAAATTCATCAAGCTTTCAAATGCGGCTGGATTGAACATCCACTACATTGATCCCACTAATAAACCGGGTGGGCTTGAAATGCAAATTGGGGAAGACAAAGAAACACAAGTGAGGCTACAAAACGAAGGCCGCTTCGAAAAGCTCAGGTCTTATGTCGGGGATTATAGACGCTATGACCTTCGTTTCGTAGACCTCTCAGACTTCCTTGTTGCAGTCGTCGATCCATCTGTCCCCCAATGGGGAACTGCCAACGAGGTTTATGTTGCAGAAATGCAGCACAAACCCCGCTTCTGCATAATCGAAGGAGGAATGCATAAACTCCCTCGATGGCTATTCGATGTCTTTTCTGATGAAGAAATCTTCGAATCAGTCGAAGATGTAATCTCTCACCTTGTTAAATTAGATTCGGGCGAGATAGATCTTGACAAACGTTGGGTGTTGGTAAGGAAGTACATTCGCCTACAGCAGGAGAATTACAAGACTTCTTGACAACAATTTCAAGTGAACTCCAATCAATGTCTGCTCTTTCTTCATTTGTCAATTCACTCCAATGAGGAATTTTAGTAAGGGGACATATAATCTGTCCCCAAACCTCAAACATTCCATTCGATTCACGCAATTCAAGCTTTTCAAACTTTCGAGGCTTAGGAGTCCAAGTTACTGGACTCTGGTAATTCACATCTTTCTTTTTCTTAGGATAAAGAGTCTCTTTGTCCTCTTTTGATTCTGGGTACAAATTAAAATCAAAGTTAAAGTTGTAGTTGAGTATTTCCCCAGTCTCTGTTTTTTCAGACACACGTTCATCAATTTTTTTGATAGCCATTTGAAATTCTGGGGATTCTATGAACTCTCGTTCTTCTTTTGTTCGCTCGCAATGACTTTTGTCGCTTTTCATAATTTCTTGCCTCTTATTTCTGATTTTGTCAATTAGGTCTGAGTCTCTTTTGTCAAATGATTTATCAAAATCTGCATAGCTTATTTTGATTTCAACTTTGGAAAACTTGTTTCCAGAGCTATCAAGTTTTCCAAAGTTAACTTCTTTTACACATGCCTCATTAAGAGTCCATCTTTCTATGAGATTGTGGCAACCATCATGTGAATTTAAAACTACACGGTTGATATCATAGAGCCTCTCAGGGAGGAGAATCTCATTTAATTTTGTGCATTCTAAATTAAAATAAGTGACAGTAAGTTCCTTATCTAAAAGATTTGGTCTATTGCTTAATTGCACAAAAGCTTTGGAGCAAACACGGTTACCTTCTTGATCAAACGCTTCGAATATCCATTGAAAACTGTTTACAAATTTAATTTTATAGTTTTCAATTTTCCATATTCCCGTAATGGGTTTTTTGTTCATTAATTCTCCTTGTGATTAGAATCCATAAACCTTCCACGGAATGTTTTCAGGCTCTGGTTTTTGAAATATATGATGAGGGCTTTGATGTTCAGATTCGTCATAGGCCCAAGTGGCTTCGGTGATTATTGTGCCGGTGCTTGAGAGTGTATGTTGAAAAGATATAAGATTGGCTTCTCGATATGTATTACTTGCAGGTCCGACCTGAAGTATTATGTCAACTGGAGTTCTGTCATTTAAACATTGTTCTATGTCTTGCCGACCATGTTCACGACAGAATAAAATCTCTATTCTTAGAGAAATTGTTTCTCTTTGAACTCCATCTCCAAAATGAATGGGTGTCCGTTCAGAACGGGTGTGCCAATTTAACATTGGTATCCAATCGTAACCCGGTCTTTCTGGATTGATTAGTTTGAAATAATTCACTTAGCAAATTCTCATTCCAGCAATGGCTTTGAAGACAGCTCCTTGTTCTAATGCTTTACAACTCCATAGAAACTTAGAGACTTCAAATTCATTGTACTCAGAGCGTTTAATGCAGGGGAATTCCCCTACTGAATCAAAAAACTCTTTGTTCAATAATATACCATCACTGGAGCCTTCATCAAAGGTCGTTTTTCCATTGACAATAGGAAAAGCTATATCTTTTTCACTGTTGATGAAGGAAGGAAGTTTTCGGTGAATATTTGTTTTGACTCTGCTGCCAGCGAATACTATGAAGCCCCATTTGTGCTTCAGTTTCTTCATGCCAGCATTAATTAGTGAAGTGATTGTGTCCTGCCCTTTGTAAACAGGACATATTTCTTTCATTGGCTTAGTCTCTTTGGGAGACGTGTCCTTGGCTACGATACAGATCGTATCGTAATTTGCACAACAAAGTGTGTTTGTAGTAATCCTTAGCCCATCGAAATCTCTATCTGGGTTAAGAACTATAAATCCAATGTCTAAATCCATTGTTAAACTAAAGATGTATCGAAATCAATTCTAATGACATCATCTTCTGAAATTGCTGCCGACAATGCGAATGTCCCACTGGCGGGGGTCGGCGTGAATTTAAGTAAACTCCAAGGATCATCTACTAAAGGTCCGGGCACATAAATAGACACATCTGAAAATATCCTGATTCCATTTACATAAACACGAAGAGACCCGCTAACAAAAGCAGTGGATGTTGAATTTACCTTGTAGTTAATATAGTCAGGTTCAACCAAATCTGAATGAACTGGTTCGAGACCATAGTAATGTCGATGAGCGGCTGCTGTATCAAATCCTAAATTGAACTTAACGATATTAGGAGATTCAAGCTCAACATCTACTGAAGATGTTGATTGAAATACCACTTCGCCACTGGTAAGATTCACAGGATCGTCTTCGGTGTTGTCAATTTGAAGTGTGATATCACTAGCTTCATCAGCAATTAATGCTAATTTATCTGATTCAGCTTTGGTCATGCGAACATAATCGTCTGAATCAGTGTGTTGTTCAATGCTATGAGCGGCATCATCGATAGCGGTCGATTTCAAACTGCCATCAGCCGATATTGATTGGTTTAATCTATTTGCCACAGACCCCTGTGTGCCAATAGCATCTCTCATCTCTTCAATTACATCATCCAATGCTAAATTAATTAGCTCTTGACGTGTCATCAAAGCCTGTAATGGAATATTATCATATTCGTAATGATAGGGGTCATTAGGACCAAAAAGCGGTACGTCAATTAATTCTACACGTGGAATGATACACCTCCGGCCAATATTTTAATTACACGAAATTTAAGCGCCAGTTGAAGGTGAGCTGCATGTCTGCTGTTTTACTTAAATCCGGGAATGTTGTCATGCTGTACAAATCACCACTTGCCATTTTAAGTCCCATCTCGTTGATGGCAACTCCTACAAGTTCATCAAAGGCAACCACTGAAGTTAGAATAACCTGTTCTGGCACAGAACTATCTATGTTTGCCACCACAGGCTTTGAAAGTCTTGTAACGCCAAAAAGACCAGTTCGTCCCGCATCTACAAATTTTTTGACCCCACCTTGTGTACCACCATCACCAAATTCTATTCTGGTAATGTAGAAGTCAAATCCATCTCCAAGGTCATTGGCTAATGTTTTTGCTAAGGCTTGGCGACCCTTTCTTAATACGGTATTAGGGAAATCGATAAACTCAATTTCACCATTTTTGTGCTCAACAATGATTTCCACGTCACCTTTAGTTTCAATGCTTGTTTGTATCATAAATCGCCCTCTTCTGTTTCTCCATTGCTCCATTCAACTGAGTAGGAGATGTTTTCTTCTTGTGTAACATGTTCTAATACTTGGCTTCCACTCCCGCCAGACTGCAATATATTAATAGCTACAGTCCCAGCGGCAGAATCCAAAATTTGACGTTCAACAATGTCATGTCCATCTCTATCGATTTGATCGAATGCATCGAATTTGATTTCGTAAGAATTCTTTTCAAAATGAAGAACATCATATGTAACGGCTGTTCCACCATTATCTGTGGTTGTCCAATCTTGGTGTTGACCTTCCAGAATTACTTCATCTCCGCTGATGAAAGCAATCTTGTAATAATCATCATCAATCTTAAACAAGTAATTCTGATAAAAGTTACTGTCATCTGTGATCAAATCTTCATCAGAAGGAGCATTATTTCCATTCAAAATGCCTAAACCAGATTCATGATCTGCTGCTGTTGTAAGCGTCAAGCCTCGATATCCAAAATATCCAACTTTGTTTCTAACAAGTCTTTTCCTGATAGATATGTCTGCCCCTGCTGCATCCCCATCAGAATAGCCAATAATGTAAATATTATTGCCATCAAATTCCGAAATTTCATACTCTTCATCGTCGTATTCAATGTAATCGCCAATGTTAGCAACTTCAGCAATATCCAGCAAAAAAGCATCATTTAGGTTAATCAATGCACGATCTGTGACATCGAGTTCACCTGTTGTACTTGTTGCCACCGTTTCAGCATCATCATTTAAAAGCGTGTATGTAATTCCAGAAGCGTCACTTGATGGCAAAGTTCCATCATCTACTAAGAAAACTATGCCATTTGGGTCAATTGATTCGATGTCATAAGTTGATCCATAAGCAGGGATATTTACAGTCCAAGCAGATCCTGTATAATCAGGAGTGTTGTCAACATCCCAAATAGACTTGGCATTAAGGCCAGCAAAATCAACATTAGCATCTGTTAATTGAAACAGATTGCTTTGTGTGATTGTGGAGCTTGTGCTGGTGTATGTTACATTAGATAAATGAAATGTAAATTGCGATTGATTAATTGGTTCACTGATTGCTGAAATAATTCGTGCTGTGTTTTTATCAAACAAGTCAATTAAGTATGTTCCCGCATGAACATGTGGAGACAAAACTTCAAATATGTGATAGCTTGGTATTATTCCTAAATTATCAAAATTAACATCTGGAGCTACTACAGAAATATGTTGATTGTATCCTGTACCACTCAAGCCACTTAAAACAGTTGTTTGTTCTGCCAAATCATCTCTGGCAACTTTAAACGCATCTAAAAGCCCATCTGGGATCACTCTATGGAAGATTGGATTGAAGTTACCAGACAAAACTTTTTCTGTCATTGAAATCAAAACAAGAGTTTCTATTGTTTCTACAGGTGGTTGAATATATTCTGATACTTCTCCTGAGAAATTAATGGAATGAACAACGGAATGAAAAGGAGTGTATTCATCCAAAATCTCCTGCGTCTCTACCATTCGCTCATTTGATAACTCTTTGACAGAAACATCTACGGTAATTTTACTGCTGATGCAACTGCCACAAGGATCTCTGAATGATTTGTCGATGTAACACGGATCTGTAGAATCACGTGTAGATCCATTGTATTCTTCCATGTTGTAAATATTTTCACTGTATGGAAACTCGGTTCTAATTTGACCGAAAATCAATGGTTCTTGAAATGGATGTCTTACTGGTATGACGACATCGAACATTACATCATCTTCTTCAATCAATCTCACATTCCAGTTTTTTGGAGGATAGGTTTGGTCAGCTTCATCCCTTTGATCTGCAAGAGGCAGAGTCAAAATGTAATCTTCGATATTTTGCTCAAGACTACTTGGGACTTCTTTGTATTTGTACCTTACTCTAACAATGTCCCCTACAGCAAGGGCCACAGGGTTTGCTGAAAGGTCTTCTCCGATCCAAGTCATAAACCAAGTACAATCATCTTCTGAAAAAGACACGTAGTCTTTTGAAAATTCAACATACTCATCTGTTCCATCATACCGAACATAAAGAGAAAAGTTCTCTTCATCAATTGGAGTGATTACATCTTTTTCTAATTCAAAGACAACGCTATCAGTAACCTCAAATGATTCTTCCCAAGTATACTGAGAAACTACCTGCCAGTATTGAGTCAGCTTATCCAGTGTCATGCCTGCTTGAGAGAAAGCTTCACGCAATCCAGTGATTGTGCCTTTTCTTTTAAAGACAGGGACAGCACGTTTAATTTGCCTTCTCCACAAAGTGGAATCTGTTGATTTCAATTTAAGTGCAAACAGGTTTGACAGATATACAAGCAAAGATTGATGCAGTACATTTGCATCGTACAAATCGATGATTTGATTTGCCAAATCTTCTATAAGCGTAAATCCTTCTGCGACAGAAGCATTGAATTTCTCAAGTGTATCCGGGGTCAAATCTCCATCGCAGAGAATTTGCTTGTACATTTCAGGAAGATATCGTTCCAGCAAAGTTGTATATTTATCATCCACTGTCTGGTGTTTAGGTAAAGTTGATACTGATTTAGGATCAGTCCCAACGCTGAAAGAAATGTGGGATGATAATGTTCCGCCAGCGATATTTGGCGTCCATGTCCAGCAAAGAAAATAATCACCTTCTTTTGCATCTCCATCAGGCGTCCAATCATAATTGAAAACACCCGTCATTTCATTGCCATCTTCATCCTCTGCTTTTGAAATTAAGGCATTTTCTGTATCAGTCGAAAGCCATGCAGGGAAAAGCTCAGTACCAATTACCTTCTGAGGGTATCTATCTTTGAAATAGAACGTATTTGTCTTTTTAGATGATTCCAGTTGTTCTCTTAATCTGGTGGCATTAAGGATGTTCTCATCAGTGGGACTTTGACAAACTAAAGCATCTGCTGCAATGCTGGAAGCCAATAATTCATCATCATAAGTTGTTTTATCGTAACTTCCATAATTAAGCTTCTGATAATCTCTTTCAACGAAGTAGATTACCAAGCTGTCAACTTTGTATGGATCGGCAACAAAACAACCGCTTGCATTCGGTGTTTCAATTTCAAATCGAATAGTGTCCGTAATTTTCGGACTTTCATTTATTGTTTTTAATGCCATTATTCAAATATGAAGTTGATTGTAGTATTAGAAGGTCTAATGATTTCATAAAACTTAGCGACAACAAGTTCGCCAGAGTTATCTGCATCATCTGTTTCAAAGTCCACAGTCACACTTTTTATTTCCCTGATATCTGCCAGTGATGTAATTAAATCAACACTTTTTAAGTCTTTATTGTATTCCCAGTTATTGAGATTGTAGAATGAGTTCACTCTTCTTTGAATTCTTTCATCAAATTCATCCTTGAACTTTTTGTAAAACTTATCCATAATCACATCGATAGACGTGTCTACTTCAATGACCACTCCATCTTTAATGCAAAGATAATCTGTGATCATTTTCTTAGTATCAAACATTTCCTGAAGAGCTACTTTCAATTGATCATTGGCTTCTATGAGATTGGTTTCGCCATCTCTGGCCAAAACATACAAATCGACAATGTTTGCTGCACATCCATAGTTTCTGAGAATCGCTGTCGATTTTCCAATTTGACCATTGAATTCAGTTGCAAACTGATCAGCAAGGGTTTTGTAATCTTCTCCAGCTACAGCTCTATCTTGTGTTCTTAAATACTGAGGTAATTTTCTTCTGATGTCATCTATTGTATCGCCAGCATATCCAAATTCGCCTTTAGTGTAGTTGATAAAAGACACTGGGATTCGAAAATCAAATCCGGGCACCAAAAAGGTTCTTTGAATTTCAACTGATCCTGTAACGATATTGCCTGCTGTTCCGCCGCCAGTTCGATAAGTAATTCTAATTTCTGCTCCATCGTATGGAATTAGCCCTGCCTTTGATCCACCAAATAATACAAAACCATTGTAATCAGGATCAAAATCCACTCTAAATTCTCTGCGTTTTTCAGAGTCAGTGAAGTAATCTACTTTTTCCCATTCAATTCCGTCAATGAAAACACGAACAGAGTTCCAAATTACCGGCCCATATGTCAATGGAACAATTTGACTTACTGCTCCACTTCCTTGTGTTGTTTGATCTCTGCTTCTTCCTTCAAGTCCGACAACGCTTGTGTTTACGAAGTTGCCAGCAGAAATTTCTATGTTGTCATCAAAAATAGGATTGTTGTCTGAATCGGCAGGATACAACTCTATTGTTCTTGGCCCATCGTCTGTGGATATGTCAATTGTGACAGGCGTGGGAATAACCATGTCTGTTTCAAGCACATTGTTAATTGTAACCGACCATAAAGAACGTGCGGCAATTGGAGGTTGTGGAGTAAATCCTACCAACAAGCACAAGCGAAATGCATTATCTACTTCAGAAACTGTATCAATGAATATTTCGTTAGCAATTTGGTCAATTTTGAATGACAATGTGTCAGCTATGAATGCCCAGTTTTCAATGAGCATAACAGCTAAATCAGATTCGACAAAGTCATTAAAGCTATCTGCAAAGTTTGTCTTAATGTAACCAACCAGTCTGCTTTTCATAGACCAAAAATCTTGGTTGGTATAATTAGTGTTAATCAAATTTGGCGTTCTAACTAAATTTGATTCATCAAAGGGGGTTACATCAAATGGACAATTTTCCAACGGCATTATACTGCTCCCAACGGCACTTCTAGTACTAGAGAATCTATTTTGGTAATATCTTCTGGATCGACGATATCAATTTTGATGCCAAGAATAGCATCTAACTCATCTTGTGTATCATCTTTATTTAGATCATTTTTATTAAAGTTAGAAGTTACTTGAATTGCATCAACTACAACCCTTGGTTCCCATCTTTCGATAGATTCCACAATCATACCTCGTGCTTGCTGCTCAAGTGTAAAATCATTAGGCTCAAAGATTAATCTCCTTAAAGGAGTGCCAAATTCCGGCAACATAACTCTTTCTCCGGGATTTGTTAGAAGTAATTGCAATAAATCAGCTTTGATTTGATCAACACCGCTCTTTTGAGCCATGATTCCTCTTGGTGTTTTGACCAAGGGGTATTGCAAGCCTATGAATTTTTTATCTGCCATTTAAATTACCTCTATGACCCTGTTGCTGTTACAACACCGGCACCGGTGTCAATTTCTGTTTCTCCAAATTCATTGTCACATGGTGGACCTTCAGCACCCGCCATTGCTGACTCGTATTCACTGCAATCTCCCCCACTACAATCTGGTGGATCTTGACAAGGGTGATGACCTGAAGCAAAAACTCTTTCGCTAATAGCTTTTTCTGTCCAGTGTGTAATTCCTGTCAAAGGACAAATAACTGGACATCGAGCAATAATGACCGGATAAAGACAAGGGCCTTTGCAACGTTTGCCCTCTTGAGGTGGGCAGTCTCGACCAGCCATAAGCAAAATTTGTTTCTCTGCGAAGAATATATGTAGTTCTCCAGAATAACGAAAATGCACATCTTCTGTAGCTGTAATGAACATTTTTGACACATACGTGAATTTGTCTGATGGGTTTTTCTCTTTGTCTCCAACTAAAACAATATCCATGTCATATGTGCTTCTGATAGAATGCCCACCAGCTCTTAAGAAAATTACACCCGGCTCTCCTTGTGGACGACCCTGAAATCTCATGAAGTGAGGCCCACGTTCAATATTTGCTTTTGGATCAGCTCCGCTTCTTGCTTGTTGTGGATGTAATATCTGAATGTACTGACGTTCTGTTTGTTCCTGAGAGTTATCATCATTCCAACGAGTCTCAAGACCATAACCGGAAATCAATTGAACATAAGCTTGAGTCGCTTTAGCGACTGGTGTTCCACCTTCTTTTCTTGGTGGGCTACACTGTTCATTTAATTCATCAACCATATGAATTTCGTGTTTGCTTGTGCTCTCAAGATGAATTCCTCTTCTTGGTCCGGCATAGCAACTGTCAGAAGATTCCCCAGCAGGCAAAACTGTTTCATCATTCATTTCAATTTTGTTGCCGGTTGCAGTCAAAAGTTCAATTTTGTTTTGAACGCCTCGAAGCTCTGTTTCTTCTTCAATGTCATTCATCTCGAACTTATGACCAGTAGCGGTCTTCATTTCAATTTTGCCCAAGAACTTATCATTACATCCGAAATCAAAAGACTCTAATGAACGTTCCCAAATTGGAGTTTTTCTGGGCTCTTCAACTGAATCATCCATCAGGAAGCTTTGACCGCTAATTGAAATAAACTGAATGCCTGTTTGTGGTAAATCCAATTTGTTGTTTTGTGGCGTACCCGGACCTTTCACAGGTCTACATTCGTTTTGGTGTTTAAAGAATGGGTTTGCTCCTGATTGTGACCCTTCGTATTTTGTTCCTTTAGGTGTTCTTGGGTGACCACCCAAAATTCTTTCACAACTTTCTCCAGACTGCTGTGCACAATTGGGCTTACAAAGCTGTTCTCCTTCAATTGGATTTCCATGAACATCGGTCAGATAAGGGAATTGCCCACTGTGTTCTGAACATTGATTTACATCTCCACCAACACCACAATTTGGATGAGCCCATTGACCACCGTAATGCATGTGGTCATCTTTGAAAATCATGTAGTTTCCACGACTTGATTGAATTTCCAATCGTTTCCAGCGACGATTACATTTCGCATTGCCATCAACCATTTTCAACATATGTTTTTCTGGCGTTTTGAAACCATAGATGTTTGGATACGTTGTTCTTTTTTGTTCATTTGGGTCCAGAATAAATTCTGTAGTTGTATCGATGTCTCTACCATTATAACTCTCAGTATTCCATGGAGGATAAACTTGAGATTCGTCATTTGGGCCTACGGCATAACCTTTTCTGTGCCCTTGATAAACAGCTTCATATTCTCTGTTAGGAAACTGATTTAAGAGATCCCTACCACCCGGACCTCTGTCTCTGTGCCAAGTGGTGCCCAGATAATAAGGGGCATCTCTGTTGCCGTTGTCAAATATAATGCACAAAGTGCTTCCGGCAGGTGGCACCCAGTTTAAACCACTGTCATCAAAACCACCCATGGGATTGATTGGTGTAGCAAAAGGCAAAGAGAGAAAATTAGTTTCTGGATCATGTAATTTGGGATGATAGAACCTAACTCTGTTTTCTTTCCAAGGATCAATTGTTTCAATACAAAGAGCACGAGTCATTCCATCCAGACTTACAGTTTGAGTCTTTGATGGAAAAGCCCTTCGTTTTGTTTCTTGCAAAGTGGTCCCAAGATGAGTAACCATCATCTCAAGTTCTTCTATTCTTTTTTGTAACTGTTCAAGTACATTCATGTTCTATTCCTCACGGACAAGGTGGGGGCTGCCATGCACAAGGGTCTCCACCAAGTGTATTATCGATATCCAAATCTGTTCCCGGCATTGGTAGAAACAGGGAAAATGTTGTTGTGTAATTCCCATCTTCAATCTTGTGGGTAACCGCTTCTATCTCCCATGATCTATTAGTTAAAATTTCATTTCTTACATCTGGTTTCACTGTCCAATCACCACATTCGCCTCCATCTGATGGCAATAAGTGGAATGGATTTATGAAAACTATGCTTATGGTTTTATTATAGACTGAATTTTTTGGTCTTACATCCGGCTTTCCTATCACCACTAAATCTGCCTTGATAGGTTCAAAATTTAATTTCATAGCACGTAATTGTTCTGCTTGTGCCTCTGATGCTCTCTTTTCAGCTTCATCAGGATGTCTATCATTCAAATTTCTATCAGCAGCAGCAGACATTTCAGAACCTGCTTGTTTGTAAGGCTTATTTTCTCTTTTAAATGTTTTTGACCTTTTAACTCCGGGGTTTTTACCCTGAGTATCCTTAAGACCACCATCTATAGTTCTTCCCCCTTGTTGACCACCAGCAATTCCCAAAGAGAGAAAGTTTGATTTGATAGATGGGTTAAATTGTATTACAGCACTTTCTTTGCCGCCATTAACAATATACGTTCCTATACATCTTGTGTTTACGTTTTCCTGTTTATCTGAAGGGTGAGGTTTTGGGTCTTCCCAAAAGATGATTTCACCGCCTTCTATTCCACATGAATTATGTTGAGGAATCCATCCGTGTCCATTTTCTGTTGGGAATTTAACGAGCCAATCTTTAGCTGTGTTAAGTTTATCACGCAGATTCCCTTCCCAAACACCTCTAGGGCCTTTGAATTTATCTCCGTCATGATCCTCGAAACCAACAGGGCTAATTGTTTCTCCGTTGCTTTTTAAAAAGCTAACTGTTGACACATTAGGTGGGTATCTTGGATCAGTTAACAGTGTTCTAATTGCATCTGTGAGAAACATGCTGTTATTTCCATCTTCACCTTTAATTTCTTCAACTTGACCAGAGTTGGATATCATTGTGTGTCCAGTGTCCAAAGCTGTTATGGTATACATGAATTTACCGCCATCAAAGTTAGTTTCAACTTCAATGGGCGTCATGTAATATGTGCAACTTTCCAAAGGAATGCCGCCTGATTGACAAACTGAATTAACCCAGCCGAATTCAACAGACATAGAAGCTTGAGCCGCAGCACAAGCCAAGTCTTTCAACAAATTCTCCATGAAGATGGTGAAGTTACTCCCTTTTTGATCGTGAATGGCAATTCTACATTCATGACCATCAGAAAAACCAAATTCAAAAGACTTGATGACGGCTGTATTATCGGGTGGAGAAGATTGATTTCCAACTGTAATTGTTTTACCACCAGACAACAGTTCAATTCTAACCCATGGAGAAAGAACTTCTCCATCAGGTGGTTTGATAACAGCACATTTTCCTACATCTTCACAACCTACAAGTGGCATTAGATGAACTCCTCTGGCAGAATGATTGTACGACCTGTTTCAAAGTCCATAATATCAAACATGCCATTGACTTCTAATATTTTCCACCAAAGATCAGGAGAGCCATAAACATCGTATGAAACTAAATCAGGACGATATTCTACACCTTTGGTGATTACCATGGATTTTTCATCACCTGATACAACATAAGGTGCTCTAAGATAAGTGTCGAACGTCAGTATTCTTTGCTCGCCATAATATATTGGAGTTTGCTTTCTGTATCGACTTAAGCCAGAAATGATTCTATCTCTGGCAACAGAAGCTTCTTCTATAGGAACAGCCAAGTTACCTCCCTGATTTTATTATTTGATCTTGATTAGGCAGCCTGTCACTTGTGTAAACAACAAGCCAATTTGTATCTACATCAAATCTGTAGGGACAATATGTTTCTTCGTCCCAAGCAACATCGGTGGGAAACTTAACTGAGTATTGTTGTAACACCATACACAAAGGGCCATCTGCCAAAAGCTGCCTGCATTCAAATTTACAAATAACAGGTGGTTTGAAAGGAGCACCACCTTCTTCACCTTCTCTTGGATAAACGGCACTTTGTATTTTTCTAAGATCGTTTAAGTTTTCTGTTGCATCTTCTTTCTTTGTTACAAAGAAGTGAAATTGAATATTGATACTTCTATCATTAGAGTAATGATAAGTGTATAAAGGAAAAGAACGACCCATAATTGCTTCATTGTTATAAACAGCCGATTTAGAGTCGCTTATTTCAGGTAAGTTGTTTAAAGTAATGGTTCCTGCATTGGGAATGATCAATTCACAATTTTCAATAGGATTTAAATCACCAGTTCTGGGATTAGTTGAAAGTGTCATTATTTCCTCCTGCCGTCACCAGTCACATTTCCTTGTGAGTAAGCACCCGGTTGAAGCTCCCAGTTGCCCACTAGGTTACCACGAGCAATTCGTTTCAACATAGTTCTTTGTCGCAAAGGTGAACCAGCTTCTGGTGGATTGACTGAATTATTTGATCCACCAATTCCATCTGATCGAATTCCAACAAGTTCTTCTATGATTCTGTCAAGCTTTTCACTTTGTGTTCCTATCAGATAATCTGAAATAGAAGCCATGCTTGGCACAACAGACGTTTGGCCACTTTCAGAACCGTATTTTTCTCTTTCCATATATGTTTCGGCATCATCTTGAGAATACATTGCTGGAGAAACAAAAGCAGATGCTTTCTCTTCGTAGTCCATTTGATTTGGAATGATTGCTGTTTGTTCTTTTTTCTTTTCTCCTCTTGCATCCAACATAGCTCTGGCTTGTGTGTCTAATGCTTTTGCAGCCTGTAATCCATCAAACAAACCTTCATTAGATAAACTCATCCTAGCTGCAACTTCTGCACTGGCTGGAGCAACAGAATCTTCCTGTTGTTCTTTCAACATTCTTTCATAGTTGGCTTTGTCTTTGGGGGTAGCTGTTCCTGCATCTATCTTTCTCTTTAAGCCATGTAAGCCGATGTCGTATCCGAGATCTTTATGTTTGTCTTTGACCTTCTTGAGTTCTTCATCAACTTTACCCATGTTGCCCAACACATAATCTTTAACATAAGTGTAAGCATTACCAATGCCTTCTCCAACTTTTTCACCAGCCCAACTAAATATGCCACTAAGATAAGTAAAGCCTTTTGTCAATTTACCATCTGGCCCAAGACCAATTGCTTCAGTTAGACTAAAGTTGTAAAGCCAATCCGGCACTTGCATGCCAGTCAATGTTTCAAAACCCCAAACTCCTAAATCTTTCACAGCATCAACTAAATCTGTTGACAATCCAGCTACAGCTCCTGCAAAAAAGTTTGCACCTCTTGCTCCACCTTTTTGTGCTTCTGTCATTTCGTTCCAAGATTTACCATATACAGAAGCCATTCTATCAAGCTGCTCTGCATCTTGTGTAAAGCCTCTTGTTATACCTCCGAGAGCAGCAGCCAATGGACGAATGGCTTTGCCTGCCATTTGACCCGCTGCCGCTAATTTTGAAAAACCTAAAGCTTTGCCTCCAATACCCGCCACATCCGTCATTACAGCACCAGTTAAAGCTGCACCTAAGCCAGCTTCCGCAGCACCAACAGCATTTTCTGCTGTTGTTGGTGCCGCAGCAGGTGGTCCATCTGTATAATTTCCTGCTGCCGTTGCTGCCGTACCACCTCCACCAGTAGCAAGAGCGGCAACGTCTCCTCCAAGACAACGACACAAATCTTCCCAGTTAACAACGAAAACTGGCGTTGCATCTCCTTCCATTGGTAAATCATCGCCGCCACCACTAAACTTTGAGCTAAGCCAAGCTCCTGCTCCAGCAGCTAATCCTAATCCAGCAGCCAATGCACCAAATCGACCTCTTGCTCGTGGGGCTCTTCTGGGTGCCCTTGGTGCTCTTCTTGGTCCAGATCTACCTGTGGCTTGTCTCCATCTTCTTCTTCCCATTGTACCGGCTCTTCTTCGCCAGCCTCCACGAGCACGGCCAGCAGCACCAGCGGCACCTGCCCCTGCACCAGCACCTCCCAAGAAGCCACCGCCACCGCCACCGCCACCGCCACCAAACATTCCACGAACAGCACCGATTGCTCTAAGTGCCGCAATTGCCGTTAGAATGGAAGCAAGTAAAGTTGCAGCCAATTCAACGCCTATCAAAATTTGCAAACCTTTCTCAGTTAACCAAGCTCTAATTTGCGTGAGTATTTCATGGATTTTTCCATTCCATTTCTGTATTTCAAAAATAGCATCCGTTACAGGGTCTTCAGCTTTCTTTTCTGCTGTGGCCAATTGTTGCTGAATTTCCTGAAGTGCTATATTGGCAGCTTCATCTCCTTTTGACAAAGCATCTTTAAATTGATCAACGCTATCAAAACCTTTACCTTTCAACATGTCGGCAAAGCTTTCACCGGATTCTGTGGCTTTCTGAGAGAACAACTGAAGCATTGTGTCCAATTGACCTTCTATGCCAGCTCCTCTAAATTGCTTTGCAAAATCTTCACCGTATTTTGCAGTCAGTTCTTTATCCCAAAGCTCCATAGATTTTTTAGTCATGCCTCCACCGTCTTTTACGATTTGAGACAAAGAACTAAATGAATCCATCAAAGCTGTTTCTTGATATTCTCTTAGACGTTTGTTGGCTTCTTTTGCAGCGTCCGTACCTCTTCCTTGAGCATCAAGTCCACCTGCTGCTTTTATTTCATCTTGAATTGCTTTTACATTTTCTTCGTAAGTTCTGGATGATGCTTGGAATCCTTGAATTACCCTTGCCATTTCACCCGGTTTCATTCCATAAAACTGACCAAACAAAGTATCAAGTCGAGCAGCTTTATCTCTATCTGCTGCATCACCTGCTCTCAACCTTTGAATTAATGTATCAATGTTGGCAATATCAAATCCTCCTTTGATTCCATACTGCGATTCAATTACTTGATCTGTAAGACCCATGCTTGCAAACATCTTCTTCATTTGATTTGCAGCATTGTCGGCAAACATTCTTGTGTCTTGTCTTGTGTCAAGCAATGTACCCTGATAAAGTTTTCTTTGTATGTCAGGATTAGTTGAACTACCTGCAAGTAATGTCAATAACTTAATTGTTTTAGGGTCAGCAGAAAAGAATTCAGATCGACCTGACATGGCTTGAATTAATGGTGAAGCAGCATCTCCTACTCCAAGTTTTTCCATAGATGCAGAAATAGCAATAAGGTTGTTGGCTGCTTCGGCTGTCAAGGCACCCGAGTCACGCATGAGTTTCAAATACTTTTCTGCATTTTTAACAGCATGCTCAAGAGCCTTACCTGTTACCCCAGTAGCTCTGGCGGTTTGTTGCATTCCACGACTTATTTTGCCAAGTTCAATGGCTGAAAGACCTAATTCCAAATGCCAATCCATAAACATGTCACCCATAACCTCAGCATTCATGCTAAGTTGATGAGCGGTATGTAAAGCAGTAACAGCAATTGCTTTTTGTCTTTTGTGTCTTAACTTATATCTTCTATCTTCAAGCTCCTGCCTTTTCTGCATTGTTTTGGCATTTTTTAAATTTTCTTTATGCAAAAGTCTTTGAGCTTTAGTTTCTGCTTCAAAGCCTCTTTGCACATTTTTCATGTGCTGTTTTTCATATTCAGTAGCCCACAAACCAGTCATTTCTACTACGTCTGATAAATCTAACCATTCTTTTTCCATGGCTTTATTCAACTTGCCATGACCTTGAACTTCAAAAAGAGTGGCTCGTATATTTCGAACAAAAGTATCTGGACCTGTAATGGCATCTCGGAATATATCTGTGAAATTAATTCCTACTGCTGAACGTATTCCTCCTAGAAAATCACCTATCCAACTTAAAGCACTTGCGGCAAAAGCAGTTCCATAAGCACCCAGTGGGTTTCCTCCAGAAGGTGCACCACCCCCACCAGAACCTCCCATGCCTCTACCACCACCGCCACCTACTGGTGGCAATTTACTTCGTCCAGCAATTGGTGCAATTGGTGGTGCACTTACTTTTGTGTCTCTTGCACAACACTGTCTTACAATTGTTTCGTTTAACATTGTTGCCATTTGATGCATGGCTTTGTTGTCAAACTTAGACAGACCGACCCAAATGGTGTTTTTGCTTTTTGCTTCAGCAAGAAGTGTTGATGTTGAATCGGCAATTACTTTGAGAAGCTTACCTTCAACGCTTCCTGATTTGCCGCCACCTTTGACTTTTTGATTTTTGGATTTTCTTTTTCCTTCTATGTCTTTTTTAACATCAACGACTTTTTTGGTCCATTCTTTTGTGGATTTCAACATAGAATCCAAAGACATGTTTTCTATTTTATCGGACAATGCATCAACGCTGTCACGTATTTGAGCCATGGCATCAGTTTGCTGTGAATCTGAAACCTGCATGACAACATTGTTTGAGTTTGACAGCATTCCCTGAGAGAGAGCCTCAGCAGAAATGCCTTGTGATGATCTTCCGAATAGGTCTGCCATTATTCTATGCTATTTGAATTTGGTTGTATTAAATTTCGATCCACTCCTCCCTGAATGATATCTTGGGCACCTTGGACCTTTCTGTCCAAACTTATCTGTTGCCCTTTAAGCAAAGCATTTCTGAAATCTTCATAAGAAGTAAGTTCTTCAGCTTTAGCTTGTAATCTTGATTGTATTTGTGCTCGTATTTGATCTTGTAATTTTTGTAGTTCACTTTCAGAAAAGGATCGGACAGCTCCCATGACCTGAAGCAACCAATCACAATCCATTCTTTTTACTCGTCGCATACCCATTCGATTATACATTCGAAAAGATCCGGCAACGTACTTGTCAGACTTGATACTAGAGTAGGAAAAACCTGTATTATCACAATGTGCTTGTAATAATCTTTTGATGAATGGAAATGTCAAATAGTGTAAATTGACGCCACGAACAAAAGTTGGCCAAATATCAGTGACAATTACCATAGGGTAAGGATCATGTATGATGTTTGGTGTTCGCTTGGCATAAGAAATAGGATAATTAAAAGCAATTAAAGAACCACGTGCAATTTTCTTAACACTTGGCCCATATTGATTGGCAGCAAGTTGGTTTACAGGATCAAAATCTTTGAACAAACCTTCTGCCATGCCTTTCCTTATTTTTTATGATTTGCTATGAACAAGTGAGCTGTAATCAGTCCCTGTTGTTCTCACCAGAACATTACCAGCGTGCTCAGGATCACCTTCAACAGTTGCTTTTCTTTCGTCTCGTTCAGCATCAATACTTTTCTCAAAGAATTTTTTGACTTCCTTGCCAACCATTTCTATGACTCTTTCACCAGCTTTTTTCTGATCTACATTTTCATCGCTGAGAAGGTCATGAAACATTTCTTCGACATTTAAAGGATATGCTGTGCCATAAGGGTGGGTTTGGCTTTCTTTCTGAATACGAAAGGCGAGACGATCTCCAACTCTATATATGCGGATGCCGTCAAAACTCGCTCCTCCCATTGGGTTAAGACAAAAAATGTAAGGATCATCTTTTTCATCTGTTTCAAGATGACTCTCTACTTTCATTCCATTGCGTTCAAAAAGTTTCTTCAACAAACCTAGTTGTTTCAAAGTATCTCTTTGTTTCTTGTCTATGAAATCTCCAAATGTTTTACGCATTATTACCTCAGCAGTTTCTCATAATCATTTCAGGAGTTGATGGGACACACCGTTTGATTCTCAAAAGATCAGTTGGGTTTCCATTGTATGGAGCTTCTTGAACAATCATTCCCTGTAAAGACATAGATGCCTCTTTGATCAAAGACAATTGTGCTGAAAGATACAATACGCCATCTCTATGATCGATAAATTCCAGTTCTTCTGTGTTTGGTCTCCCTTCAATGTCAATTTCCCCATCTTCCTTGACATAATAAATACTCATATTAGGAATTGGAATGATTGAACCCTGTTCATCAATAAATGCCTCTTTGGCATCTGAGTTTTTAGATCGAACAACCAATTTTCCATCTAAGTAAGCACTTTTGAGAGATGTCCCTAAATCCCAACCCAGATGTTGAACTGTACCATCACTTCCAACAACATTAATGATGAAGGCTCTTTCTCTGAAGTGTTCAGCAATTGATTCAATCACAACACGCCTGCGAAGAACATCTTTTTCTTCAGGGCTTCCATTTTCCAAACGTTCGAGTTCAGCTTCTTTGAGATACCGTTCAGGATCATCTTCTTTCAAAAACCAACGTCCCAAATTAACATCGCCCCACTTAGACAAAAATCTAGTAGACATTCGGATGGAATAATCAGACTCTTCAAATACAAGGTCTTCATTAACGCCACCACTACCGACTTGAACAGAACCTGTTAAAGCTCCAATGAACTTTCTGTGTTGATCCATTTTGCCGCCACCCAAGCCGGAAATTTTGATGAAAACATCATTCATCATTGGGTTTTGTTCTAAGACCTGAACAATGTGAGCCAATACAGATGTTGCTGGATTGGTTCTGTCCAAATCTTTTTTGATCAATTTTCGAATTTCATTTGATGATTGAAACACATTTGAGTTTTGTCTCACAAAGTTAATTTGAAGATTGTCTTCAACAAACTTGCGAGGATTTGGCTCTAAATCACGATCTCGAATTTCTCCAATCATAGAGATCAACTTTTCCGGGTCTCCTTTGATTGATTCCTGAATGTATTTGACTTTCCAGATTTCGAAATCATCTTCCTCGTTTTCTTCGGGCATGTCCGGGTATTGAGGATCATCTGTAATATCATCAAGTCCCTGTTGGTCAACAGACATTTGATTTGGATCTGGTGGCATAGCCGATTGATCTCCCGTGCCCATTGGGTCACCGGGACCACCCGGTTGACTCATAGGCGGTCCACCAGCACCCATGTCTGGTTGACCACCAGCAGGTGGGATGTCAAATTCAACTAGCCAATCTTCAAGGTTTCTATTTCCCATTGTTTTTCGCCTTTTCCTCCAACTGCTTCAAAAAATCCCTTTTGCCGCTGCCATCAAATACAATTTTGTTGTTCTGCTGGGATGCTAGGTATCTAGGGAATGTATCTCGTTCCTTCAACTTGATGCGTGTCATTAAATCAGCGATCTTGGTCATTTTGTCAGAGATGTCTGATTTAACCTTCATAAGATTCACAATTGCTTCTTTGCTCGCAGATGAACTTTCTCCGTCATTTAACACCATGTTGACAAAATTCGCCAAAAGATCATCTGATTGTTCTCTGTCATTACGAGCGTTTTCTAATATCTCTTCATAGAGACCTACGAGTACTTCATCTCCTACAATACACTCCTGAGTATCGTCAGGAGCACATTTCACTTCCATTTTTGGAACAAGATCTTCAATCTCAATGTCTATTTCCTCAGCAGTTTCTGCTGTGTCTTCAATTTCAGGATTGACTTCTTCTTGTTCCTCATTTGGAACATTTACATCTTCTGGATTGTTCTTTTCTTCTGTCATGATGGTATATATGAGTGAAAGCCCGGAATAATAAGGAATAGAGCATGGGAGAAGATCTTTCAGTACAAATACTATCTCAGACTTCTGACAACATCCAAAAGTTATTCGATCTTAGTACTCGAATTGACGAACGGGTGAAATCCATGCAGAACAAACAGCGGGATTTAAACACTAGAATAGACAATATTGTGAATGCTCATAATGAATTGATGCAATCAGTTGCTGTTCTTAAATCCAGTGCAAATACTGTCAGTATAGAAGAGTGCAAAAGGCAAATTGTGGATTTGGATAAAAGGCTGTCCAGTGTTGAGCAAAAGTCTGAAGGTATGGAAAATAGATGGACAAGTATCTTTAAGTTCATCGTTCAGATTATTTGGCTCGTTGTTGGAGCTTGGATATTGTTCAAATTAGGGCTCACACCTCCTCCATTGTAAGCTTTTTGTTTCTTAATTATTCAAGACTATTGCTATAGATATAGGCAAGCTAATAGTGGAGATGCAAATGAAAAAGTTTCATGAATACATTGAACTCAAAGAAGCAACTGAGGAAAAGAAGTCATCTGGACCTGATCCTTTGAATGCAAAAATAACACTTGGTGATGGCAATGACTATGAGCCATTTACAGTAAGTGATGATCCAAATAGTGAAAACTACGGAAAAAACAGAGGTCTTGCCCCAATTATTCGTGCTTTCAAAAAGGGCGGAAACTGGGGTTGGAGCAAGGATGACAAAACTGGAGAAGACAAACCAGTTAAAATCAGCGGTAAGAAGCTTTACCTGACAGGCGGTGCTGTTCGTGACCACCTTGCAGGCAAGACTCCCAGAAACATAGAACTCGCCACTAACGCATCTCCTGACGAGGTCTATCATATTCTGAAACAAAACAACTTCACGTTCTCAGATGGTGAAACTAAAGGCAAGAAAACAAACCAGTTCTCTGTAAAGTCAAAAGATCCAAATGGAAGACCATTTGCATTTGAAATTAATGTTGGTGATGACACATATGAACTGGAAATCTTCACCAAAACTCCAAAAGGAAGCGAAGAGCCAGAACCCGGCACACAATCGGATGATGCCGCAGGTCGTGATTTCACCATGAATGCTATGTCGATTCTTCTGTCAACTGACAATGGTGACAACAAAGAACTTCATGATTTCTATGGTGGTATGCACCATTTAGCCAATGGTAAAGTTCAAACGATTGGTGATATGGAAACCAGTTTTTCTGATGATCCAAAGCGAATGCTGAGATTCGGTAGAATGGTTTCTGGATATGGCGATCCAGCGAAAATTACTGATGATGAAAAAGCAACTGTTCAAAAACTTGCTTCTTTGATTTCAAAACTTGATCCAAATGATGTTATGGATGATTTTGATAAAGGCATGAAAAAAGATGATTGTGATCCTCGTAAACACCTTCAGATTTTTGGTGACCTTGGACTTTTAGGTGCAATTTTCCCGGATATGTCCGTAGATGAATCTTTCCCCAAAGAACTCACAGAACTTGGTGACAGAAACATGGCTCTTGCTTGGATGTTGCGACACAACCACCCAGCAAGACTTAATGAAATTGGACTCGGTCCAGATGATGAAAAGATTGCTTTCTTGGTTCGCTCTTTGAATCTTGGGTTGGGACTTGATGAACATATGCTCGATCAGGCAACCACAAGCTTCACTCGATCAGGTGTGTCAGCCAGAAAATTAAAGAAATGGCTGACTGTTATGGGCAAAGTTGATGAAGGAACAGTCGATGCATTTTTGAAGCATGCTACTTCACCACGAGTCAAAGTTTATGTAATGAAGGATGATGGCTCAGAGGGTGTTCGAGAAGAGTTTGAAGATCTGTTTGATCCATTCACGGGACAACCGACTAACCATCAAATGCTTGAAAACCGCAAACGTGAAATGGAGTACAAGAACTATCTGAAACACGTTGAGTTCTGTAAACCTGCTTAGGAGAATTGATGAAAACATTTGAACAATGGTTTGAATCAAAACAACGACAATATGAAAGCAAGCCTTTTCAAAACTTGCGACATTTTTATGGCTTCATGGAAAAATTCTTTCCTGATCTTGATGCAAAAAGCATTGATTTTCATAGGAATCTGCCTGATTTAGAACACATGCACGGAGTGTTGAATGGTCCCTTTGGTAGAAAGTGGATCAATTCTGCTCGAAATAAACTGTTTGGAATGGGAGCACGACAGAAAGTAACAGGTGCCAATGTAGGAAACATAGAATTAGGGCCGAAAGTAATACGATAAAAATCTCAGTCTATGAATTTTAAGAAATGGATAGAATCTGTTTGGTATCACGGCACGCAGAGTGGAAATGAAATTCGCCAGTCTGGTCAAATTGATATTTCAACTTCTGGTGGCGGGCAACGTGGTTTAAAAGGCGTTTGGCTCACAAGAGATCCATCTTACGCTAATCTTTACGCCAAAGCATCAAGAGAAAATCCCAGACAACCTGAAATTTTACAAGTTGAAGTTCCCGACAACCTCAACATTGCCGATTTTTATGCTATTCAAAATTCTCTTGGCATAAATGATGCAGAAAGAGCTATGTGGAAATTTGTCGGGTTTGATGTTGATGATTTTGCATCCATGCAACCTGTGCGTGATATGCAGCCATTTGCTATGACTAAATTACTTCAACAACAAGGGTATGATGGGGCTTTAATTCCAAATACCATACAAAAAGGCGGGGAACCTGAATTGGTTATTTTTAACCCCGGAAATGTTCGATTGATTGCATAAAAAAAACCTCGATAAGAAAACTTATCGAGGTTACGATTCTTGCCACAAAAGCTTAGCGGACAGGTGCTGGAGCTTCGTTGATGTTTGCTTCGGCTGGTTCACTTGCCGGTGCTGGTGCCACTTTCACTGCATTAACAGATTCACTGACTGGTCCAGCAACAGATTCTCTGACTGGAGCAGGGGCAGATTCTCTAACTACAGTGTTAGATTTCACAGTTTCTGTTGATCCCGCTGGTGGAAAACAAATTCCATTCTTGCAGTTCGGTCGAACAACAGGTTTTGACTGGATGACACGTGAGCTTATCACACGTGGCTGGTGATAAATGATTCTGGATGGCTGACACCTGTAATAGGTGCGACAGCTATTGTATGTGTAGCAACTGTTAGATCGATAACAGGAGCTAGGACAATTTCCAGCTTCAGCGAACGAAGGCAGCGCAAACAACATCGCTGCCGCCATGGTAATTCCAAATTTCATGTTTTCCTCCGTGGGAGTTTTTGACAAAGAGCCTTTTGCTCTCAACTGTAGTTAGTGGTTCTTAAACAAGAAACCACACGTCAGTTCAATTTAGTTTGTCCTTTGAGGCACGACAACCCTTCAGCATTGAAATTTTTGATTTATCTGGTAACTTACTCTAAAGAAGATGTGTCTTTAAAAGACAATCAGGAGAACACAATGCAAAAATTGCAAATTTTCGATTTTGACGGCACCCTTGTCTTCACGCCTACCGATAACGCAAAAACTCGGAAATTGTTTGAAGATGAAACTGGCATTCCATGGGTAATTGACAAAAAACTTGCCAGAAAGCTTACAAATCGACTGGGAAGACCCATCACAATGCGTAAGGGATGGTTTGGGCGCAAAGAAACCCTTGAACCACCACTTGTTCCCAATCCAACACCAGATGAAATGATCAATCGAAGTGTTTGTGATCTTTTTCTACAGTCAAAACAAGACGAAAATGCTCTAACTGTCATGATGACTGGTCGTCATGAAGGTTTGCGATCTCACGTTCTTCGTATTTTGAATGATGTTGGATTGGTTGACGTAAAATATGAAGATGGCAAAGCAATTCAAACTGATTCCGATGTCGTTTGCTATTTAAATGGCAATAATGGTCCAGCTCCAGAGATCGTTGGACAAAAGCCGCATGAAACACATCCATGGAAAATCTGGATTCTCGAACAGCTCATTCATGTTGGAAATTATGATTTGATTGAGATTTGGGAAGATCGTAAGAAGTATATCAAACCATTTGAAGAATTTGGTGAAAGTATTGAAGAGGACTTTGTCGTTCACTTTGTGGAGGGAAATTGAGAAACGATTGGTTAAAACGAAGTTGGAAATTACATTGTTGGACAGATAGACTTGTTTTACACATTTGCAAAGGTCCATATAGATATTCAGTGCCTGTTGATTCATTGCGGCATCTTAGAAATCAATTTGGCCTTAGTCCTATAATTGAACTTGCATATACTGCAAAAACACAACTTATTGGAGGTTCATTTGGGCTTCCTTCAAGGGCAAGTGTTTCAAAAGAAGAATTTCAAAAGATCATTAAAGTCATTCATTCATTTAATGAAACGGTTGATGGGAAAATTATTCCCTGTCCACAATGGCCTTAATCATCCCATGGCATTTTCGAACGCCGGATTTGATCTGGCGTTATATCACTTTGCCAACGCTGAAACATATTTTGAATTGCATCTTTTGGTACGCCATGTTTATTGCGTTGTGCTAAAACTTCAGCAGCCGAATCTAAGGCCGATTGATCCTTTCTGCTCATTGCATCTTTGATGTTGTTCCAAATATCACTTTGTGGTTCTTGGATTCTAATATCATAGTCAAATTTGTCAGCAAGTAAAACATAGGGTTTTGCTTCCCAAGCTTCGATATTTGTATTGTCTACAATAATTGGAGAAACGCTTTTCTTCATAGCTTCTGCGACACGATTCACATTCCATTGATGAGCTTCAGGTAATTTTTCTGGATCAAAGTTATATTCTTTTCCAAAAAAATCATCAGTGGAAAAAGATTGCCCACCTAAAGTTTGAGAGATCGTTGACTTTCCTGTGCCACTCGGGCCACGAATGATGTAAACGATCTTCTCAACATCTTCTAACCATGTACGGAATGAGTTCATTTGCCCACAGGTGCTACAGGTTTACAGTTTTTCTTCGATGCTGTGACTTTGAATGGCCAGACAGTTCCCATATGACCGCAAGGATCTTTGTAGTCATCGCTCATATCCTTACGGACATCACGAGCACCCGCAAATTTCTCTTTGTGATTGATCTTTTTCTTTTTGTCACCACAGTCACTTTCATTTACCTTCCAAGCCACTGTGCCATCTTCTGAAATGTCAATCAAATCCTTCTCTTCACACCAGTTTACGAAATCTCGCATTGTTAATTTCCTCCTGCTTTATATAGAGTGAAATCACTGTTTTTGCTTTACAGTCCACGTTTTTCAACGTAGAATCATGATGAATCAATTGAAAGGCAATTTGCCAAGGAATCATCATGGAACCCGGATACTACCGATACATCAAACCTCTCAATGAGCTAGAAGAAGATGGCTGTGAAATTGGGCAACTTTGGTATTTGCTCAATGTTTATGGGGATGTTGTGGAAGCAGTCCGTGGCTCTTCAACATGGGAATTCAATTTTGAAGACTTTGAGGATTGCTTTGAATTCGCCCCAGAAGGACTCATGGAACGACAAAATGAGTTCGTGCAGGCCACAAACGAAATGCATCAGATCGGCAGCAAAGCCGATACACTACGCATTGCCACAAGCCATGTTCCGGCTATCGAAATGCATTCTGAAAAACCTGAAGATGTTGAGTTTTCAACTGAAACTCAGGAACCTATTGATCCCGGCACGGAAATCTCAGTGCCTAATACAAAAGATCTTGCAACCGTAAAGACAAACATCAAACGGTCAAAGTCTCTTGCCGCCAGAGTAAAAAAGCAAGTTGCCAAAAAACAAACCGCCCTCAAAGAGTTCATGGAAGAACAGGCGATTATTCTTAGAGCTAAGACTCATGCTCTGTCTAAGGTCGTAAAACAAGCTGAACAAGCCATCTACGTCCTCAATGCCTATCTGGGACAGGATGAAGAGATTATTCAGATTGCTGATGGCGAGCCTGCACCTGCTGATACAAAAATTGTAATGCGGCAGCTTGTTCTGTTTATGGATGAAGAATGTGCTGCTGCCAACAATCTTGCCAAAAGAGGTGGTATTGATTTTCAAAACATCAATGAGTTTGGTGAATGGGTTTGTAACCCCGATCACCTCAAACAAGTCTTGCCTGAAGAAAAAGGTGTCGTTGCTATTAAGCCAAGACGCAATGAAAAGTTTTATTCAGACAACCCTTTAGAAAATCAGGCACTTAACAGAGAAAATAAATGCCTTTATATTCTGATTCGCAACGGTGAAAAATTGTTTCGAATTTACACAACCCTTTGGCTTCAGGATGTGTTCTTCCCACGGAAAGATGAGTTTGAACATCACTTCTATGATCGTTGGGATCGTGACAAAAAGTATCGCCCCGGTTCTAAAGCTTACATGCAGGCCATGGAAGCTGTTGAGGATGACCAACGTCGTTACTATACCGTTCTAATCCTTCTTCAGGGTCTTTTGGATCGAACTAAAGTCTTTGAGCCAATTCCTGAAACGGCTGCACGAATCAATCTGCTCAACCTTCATGAGTCAGAAAAACATGTGACGTTTCTGTATGATGCAGAGATGATCCTTGGTGATGGTCGCCCTTCATACTCAGATTGGCACGAAGAAGCCAATTCAACTATTGATATTGGTTGTCGGGTCATCCTTGAAGATGCACCTTATCCAAGTGAACACGACCGCAAAAGAATATATCCGAAATACGCACGCCGACCAGACCTTCTGGCCCTTCATAGAATTGAAAAAAGAGATGATGAAGAAGGGTGGTTCAAATTCTATTACTCCCGAGAAGGAGAAACTGTGTATCATGGTTGGGGTGATTTCGAAGGGCAACCTGCTAAAAACAGAGCTAGTTATCTTATAGATGTCAATGACCCATTTGTGCTCAATTTTGATGCTGTGACTATTGAGGAAATGGAATACTACCTCAATAGTCGCCTGCACCGACATGAGTATGAAAACATGGTGCCCTTGATGAAAAGGGCCATTGAACTCAAGAAAGAAGAAGCCAAAGCTGAAGCTCCGTTTTGTCAGTTGCTTATTGGCGAAATTATCAAGAAACATAAAGTTTCTATTGATGAAGCAGAGACCAGAATCGATGAACTCATCAAATGGTGGAAGTTCAAGAATCGTAACCACCGAGCACTCAGTGAAGATGATGCCAAGGCAATCCGTATGATTGTCTCCGAATTCGGAAAAAGACAAAAGTTAGACGAAGCCAGTGACCGTTTACAGAAACTGCACGACGATATTGTTGAACAACTTCGGGACAGTGAACCAAACTCTCTTTCGATCTGGCACAAAAAAGACAATCAGTATGCTGTCTATCTTTGGCACAATGACCGCAATGTCTTTGTGACTGAGGAGATTTGGGAACTCAAAAAACATCAACTTTCATGTGTCTCACAGAAAGAGTGGAAAGTCGTTGATGCTCGACATGAAGGGTGGAATTGCCTTTGGAAGCATGATCGATGGGATGAATGGGAAATTGGTGCCCTTGCCAATGACCATCTCACCGATCCTGAATTGGTTGAAGCATTCGACTTTGGACTGAAGGCTGTTGCAGACCTCCAGTTTTATGAAAACAACAGAGACAAGAAAGGTCGTCTCTGGCGTGTACCGCTTTGTGCCATGTTGAACACATCAGGCAATGTCAAAATCTATTTCCTGAAACGACATGCTTATATCCCCAAAAAGAACATTCTTTCAGACAGCGCCAATACTGCAAGCATTGGTATGCTTCAAGTCAATTGGGAAAAGAAACGAACTGGCGTTACTCATCGAATCAAAAACCAGAGTAACCATGTAATTGAATGGGGAAATTTGCCTTGGTCAGAAGATTTCGATGATCGGTATCGTCGTGGTGAACCTCTGTATGTTCACAAAGTCTATGAAAAGAACATCGAAAAAGCCAGAGCCGAAAATGAAAAGGTGATGGAGTTTCGCCGTGAAGTTAGGAAACTCACAGAACCACTGAGAAACCTTAATTCTCAGGTGCGTGAAGCTATGATTGAAGTGTTTTACAGAGAAGAGAAGGAAAAGTTTGACGAACAATACTTTGATGAAGATGGTGATCTCTGGGAAGATCATAAAGAAGAACTCAAGAAACCTGAATACCCCAGATGGGTAAATGATGCGGCTGCTCTTCTTGTGGAGCGTAACATTGATGTCAATGGTATGTCTCTTGAAGAAATGGTTTCAAAAGCCAAAAAGTTTGAATTTGAGTTTAGATCTGATTTCGAGGAAGACTGGTTTAATAAAGTCAAAGATTTTGTTTTGGAGGTTAATCCTGTTGACATCGACGACGATGATGACTTCGATGAAGATTGGTAAACTTTACGCTATTACCATGTAGATAAAATAGCTTGTAAGGAGAAAAGCTATGCGAAAAGCTGCATTGTATGTTCACGGACGTGTTGTTGTCGCTGATAGTCATCTGGCAGCATTTCAAGCACTAACCATCGAAGAACGTCGTGAATACATAGTATCAGGATTTATTGATGATGAAACGGGTGAGTTCGACAGCGATCTTGCCCGTGATCATTTTTACAATAAGGAAATTTATCTTGTTAGACATGGCGAGGTAGAAAACAAAGATGCTCCTGATCCTCCTATTACAGAAATAGGAATCGAACAAGCAGAATGTGTAGCTGAAGAATTAACAGATGTAGATCTTTCTGGGTTTACCTGTCGCACAAGTCCTTATCTTCGTTGTCTTCAAACAGCACAGGTTTTCTCAAGAATTTGCAATCTTGAATTTACGGTTGATCTTTCTTTGATGGAAACTCCTATGTTCCTTTCAAATAATCAATCTTTCAGATTGAAGAATCGCCACAAAGAATTCCCTCAGTTCAATTGGCCCACTAACCATGATTGGCTGATTCCTTTTGAGGGAAAAAACAAATTCGCTGTTCGTGTCAAAAACGTATTGCAGGATTTGCCTATCCATAGCATTCTAATATCACATTTTGGCGTAATCACAAATATGGCCAGCATGGCTTTGTGTGACGAAAAGGCAATGGAATATGGCGTTCCAACTGCATCTCTCACACACATAGACAATCAAGAAGTTAAATGTCTGGGTTGGACTTGCAAAAATTGAGATGCAGTTGACTTTTACCTCAAAATTTTTTACTCTGTTGTCAATGAGTGGCCGGTGGTGAAAAACCCTGATCCAGCTCGCAGTGGGGAAGGTCCACAACGAATACCGGGACGGGCGAGTACGAGCATCAATAACATACGTTGTTGGGGTGCTGGGTCAATTTACTCATTTTCAATTACTTTATGGATGGTGACATGAACGACACAAACAGCCTGATAGGAATGATTCCTTTTTTGATCATCATTGGATTGATGCTCATTTTAGTCTTCAAAAAAACTTCAGATTATCTTCGTGAAAGAAAATCACGAAATACATTTTTGAAACACTACAAAGAATCAGGCGGCTTGCCTTACATCAGCAAAATAAGATGGAGCAACAAAGAAGACACTGAATCTTCTTGGGAAGACCGACAACAAAAAAACGAGAATTGTCGCAACACAGCAAGATATAAAACAAAGTCTGAAATTGGCTATTGTTATGAGTAAAAAACAATTCTACGACCCTCATCCGGGACTTCTTGGTTGCATTGAACCTCTCCCTGAAGCCGTTAGACTCAAAGCAGCAGATATGGATGGCAATTTCTTCACTGTCGATGAAGCAATTGCCATGATCAAAGAAGTCGCACCTGAAGATTATGAAGTCAAAGCACATGACAGCTTCATATCTCTGAGTGGTGGTGAATTCATTGATGTGCCAACAAAGCCGCCAATGCAAACAAGATCATTCAATTGGCGTGTTTTGCGATTTCGTGAAGTTGAATCCAAAAATTGTTCTGGAGATGAAAAATGAAACGTCGAGAGGCATTGAAGATCATAGGTGCCACTGTCGTTGTCAGCAATTTTTTGCCTGAAGTTCAAGGTTCACAAGAAAAACCTTTGAGCCCTTTAAGGCCCATAATGATGCATATTGATCGTGACAGGTCATGGAGAATTCATGGTGAATATCATATGGCATCAATTGGACCTAGCCCTCGATCTGATTGTTTAGAATCTCTCAAAATCATTACCAATGATGGAAGAACCTTTGAGTTTCATACCAAAGATACAGATGGGTTTAGTTTCCGAGAATCAGTTGATGATGGATTACTGAAGCTCAATTATATTGATACCGGTCATTTCTCTGTCATGATCATTCCAAGATACAGATGGAAGCAACTATGAATAACAAACAGAAACAAAATTGGTCTAATCTAACGAATGATTGGAAGAATCAAAACGTCCGAAGCTCTTGGCAACACAGGAAAAACCGACCAATTGAGCCCATACCAATGAGCTTCTTCTATTGGTTCTTTGGACTGATTTTCTTTTTCATTATCTTGTCTGCATTAAGCTCTGCTTTCCCTTTGATTGCGGGCATTGTGTTTGCAACAGGCATTGGATTAACTTTTATTATCCTGCCAACCATGATGTTTTTTGGTTACATGCAGGAAAGAAGAGAAAATAAATTGTGGGTGCCGTGCAGCATCATAACCATCATGGATTTATCTTCCTTTGTCTGGAAGAAAAAATGGCATGATGACAACGAGATAGGCCCTACCAAATAACACTTGCTGTATTTGGACCATCAGCCTCTTCAATTGGAGGCTCTGTAAACTCAGTGTCGTAATCATCCTGTTGATCAAAAGCTTTTTTGCTTTGATATCCCGCAACATTAACGATTGCCATTAACACTAAAAGCAATAAAATCCAAAGATGCTTTATTTTCACTCTCGCCTCCTTTCTTATTGGGCTAATAACCATTGATTATTTACTACTGTAGTTAGTAAATTTTTAGCCCGAGGTGAGATATGTTTGAAAAGTACACATTCCCTATCAGCACAGTCTATAATTGTCGTGTTAAAGAAGGCGGCGTTTCATGTGGAGGAAACGCCGAAAATGAAGTTATTGCCAAGAGAACTTCTGAAATTATCAACAAGGGTGTTCACGAATGGCATGCAAATGTCAAATCAAAACAACTTGTGGAAATTTCTGACTAAAACACTACACATTCAGCTTTACAACCAAACTTCAAAACATAAAATCAAAACTCAGTCTTTTAATTCCCAAATGGAGAGTGGCTATGAGCTGGGCGCTTTTGATTGCAGCAGTTGAAGCAATTAATTGGTGGTATGTTTTGACAGTGTTGTTTGGCATAGGAGGTGCCAGTGGTATTTTACACGCATTTCACAATCATACAAAAAGCTTACCGCCAGAAACTGACCTTGAAAAAAGTCAAGGTTGGAAGCGTGGAAAATTAGATGTAGTTGTTAGTGGAAATCAAACTCAATCAGAAATTGATTGGGATGATTGGATGGATGCTCATTGGCATACATTCAAAGGAATGAAATACAAATACCTTAAAGGTGGCAAGCCCACAGACACAAGACAAATACACGTCAACCCACACGCTATTCGCACAAATGCAATTCACGGAACTGACTATCCAACAATTATCGTTGTAGAAAATGGAGTTGAATCTCAATACCACGCAGTCAAATGTCACGGTTCATCACAAATGACATATCACAGTGATCCTGATGTTAAAGCAAATGTTTACATGGAAACACTTGAGGATATCTCTGTGTACAGAAATCCTAATTCTCCACAATTTCACCCTCGTCATCCAATGAATTCCGGCTCATTGACAAAGTCCACCAAAATATTTCTCGAAGCTGTATTTGTGAGCCCTGTAAAAAGAGTTTTGGCTGGATTTGGATTTGTTGCCAGAAAAACGCCACTGCTTTCTTGCGTAATTTATGGCGAACAACATTGATCCGCAAAACAACATTGCTCGTTCTAAAGAGTATTCTGAATTGCTTTTGAACGGAGAAATAAAATGCCAAGAGACGTTGAATTTGAAGTAAATTCCAAATTCTCAGAAGAATTCATCATGCACCGACTCGCACAAATTGTGCGTGGTCGAGCAAATCGTCACTTCGACGAAAATTTCAATGAGAAGAAGGAAGAAGACCAGAGCAACAGCGATGTGCCTTGGAAAAAAGAAAACGATTCTTGGCAGCTTGATCATGGCAATGATTGGTTTGGCCTCCGGTTGGAAGTTGGCGGCGGCATTCTGAAAAAGAAAGCAAGATACCGCTTGTCACATCGATATAATGCACCTGTTGAAGGTCTCAAAGAGTTTCTCGAATACATGTTCGATTGACAAAAAACCAGTCTCAAAAACTGAGACTGGTTTTTTTGTTTACACACTACATCATATTGGAGAATATCATGAGACTAGATCATATCGCTTTTCGTGTCAGCGACAGGCAAAAAGCTGCACAATTCTGGATTGATGCTTTCGGATATAAAGTTCAAACCACATTTAAACCTAAATTTCCCGATGGAACTTCGCAAGGTGTAAAATGCATTGCCTTAGAACCACCAGAAAAAATTGAAAATGCTCCATGGGATCATGTTATGCTTCCTGACAGAGACCTCATTGGAGTTCAGGAAGTTACTGAATATCACATGGCCCCTGAAATTTTCATCTCTGATGGTCCACCTGAATCCATTGTTGGCAAATGGGTTGCTGAACGTAATGGAACAGGTGGTATTCATCACATGGCTTACCAAGTTGATGATGTTCAGAAAACAATGGATTTGTGGATGGAAAAAGGGTGGGCAGAATTCCTAAGTAATAAACCACTCACCTGTCCCGGATTGACACAGGTGTTCACGAAACCAAATCATCTTGGTGTCATCTTTGAATTTATCGAACGTGAAAAACACGGCTTCTGTGAAGACAACGTCGGGGCACTTATGGAATCAACAAAGGATATCAATGGAAGTTAAACAAGCAGCGACACTCGCTTTCAAAAACAGAGAAGCACTTGAAGAAGTTAATTTTTGTAGCTGTTACCAGTGTGCTAAAAAATTCACAATTGAAGACATCAAAGAATGGACAGACGGAAATGTCACAGCCATCTGTCCGCATTGTGGAGTTGATTCTGTGTTGCCGGGAAACATAACAGATGAAACTCTTAAACAAATGAAAGAGTATTGGTTTGGTAACGCAGATAAACAGAACGTTTAAGCTCAAAAGCTGAAGGGTTTCGCTTGTGATTGATTGCTATTTATGGTAAAAGAAGCGATCAATCAATCTCAGGAGGTAAATGTTAAAAATCTGTGCCCGATTTGTCGGGCGTTTTTTATTTGCTCTTGGAGATTTTTTTTACAAACATCAAACTGGAAAGGGATCATTCCAATGAGTGACCACACAGAGCTGAAGCGACTTCAGGTTCAACTTTCAAGAGAAAGAGATAGCCTCGATTCAGTTAAAAAAGATATTAATGAAGCCAAGCAAAAAATCTCACAACACGAAAACAGAATCAATTCACTCAAAAAGAACATATCAAGAATCACAGAGGGAGAGAAAAAAGTTATTGTCAGCGAACATGCCATTTTGAGATACTTCGAAAGAGTTCTGGGTTTTGACATTAATGACATCAAAAAATTTGTTCTCCCGGAAGATGTTCAAAAGGCAGTTATTGAACTTGGAGGAAAAGGGAGATTCCCTGTTAAAAACCAAAATGGAAAACAACACACCTTGATTATTGAAAATCATGTTGTTAAAAGTGTGACATAAGTGTTCTGCAAACTATTTACAGCAATCAAAAACATGATTACAATCCCATGTGATTACCGTCACCCACAAGGGACATACTGTAAAGATGGCCAAGTCCTGATTTACGGTGAAATGGGCGGGCGACTTCCTGAAACAATTGTCTGCCCAAAGTGTCAAGGTGAAAACTATATTCAAACTGAAAGATCAATGATCGAAGAAATGATCAAAGATCTTGAAGAAGAAAGAGATGAAATTTCAGAAGAGATTGCCCGACTGAAATCTTATCTGACCTAGAATGGATTCAAATGTGTCTTGGGAATTGTTTGTGTTGGTCAGTGATTATGTGGTTTATCCACGGTGGAAAGATCATGACCACTGAGCATGAACTGGGAGAACAAGGTAGGAACATACGACATTTTGTCCTCAAAGATCGAACAGGAAAGTTGAGACACTTCAAGAGAGTGTTTGACTTCCTACCTCCACCTTTGTGTTACCTTGTCTTCATCGGGAAATTTGAAACGTCTGGGAACAAAGGCCGAAAGAGACATGTTTAATCTGAAACCAACTGATCTTGTAGAAGATCGTCGAATAAAGAAGGTCTTCCCAAAAGTTGGTGACACAGAGAGATACTCTGGTATTTTCGGTGAGGTCATTAAAGTCACCAAAACAGGATTCAGAGTTCAGTGGTTTGATGATTATGAAATGGGATACAGTTGGGGGGTTTTTGGCAATGATGCCATAGCAAAGGTTGAAGCACGAAGAAGGGCGAGTAGCTCAGTTGGTTAGAGCAGAGAACTTAAAGGAAAAAAGATCTAAACATCTTTTTGTATGATCTTTTTTCGTTGGGTTGCCTTTGGTTTTCAATTGGAGACCTTTGGTAGAATTCGTCAAATTCGGGGAAGGCTAAACTCAAATGAGCATGCTAATCCCGAGCCAAGCCCGAAAGGGAAGGTGTAGAGGCCAGACGGCGAACCCGAAAGGGAAGGGATGGTCCAGACTACAAACCCGAAAGGGGCAGCGAAAGCTGTAGTAGTAAGCATAATTCTTTGGTCGGGGGTTCGAGTCCCTCCTCGCCCATTTTGGACTTGATATTGCAAAATCAACAAAGTAAACTTTGGCTTTACAATTGAAAGGAGTCAACATGTGGAGTTTGGAAATCCTCATTGCTTTGAATGAAAAGCAAGCAAGAAAAGAACAAGAAAAGAAACGCAAAGAAGAGAAGAAACAAGCAGTTGCCTGAAAGGAATTAAAATGAACACCGCTCTTGCAATAATCGTGAGTGGGTGGATAGGGCAATTTCCTGTCTACGAATACTGCCCTCCTGTCATTGTGTGTCCTCCCGTTGTTGAAACCATACCGCCAGCTCCAGAAATTCGGTGGCGTTTTCATATGAAGAAAAGTGATGTCTTTGAAGCAACAAAAATTGACATCATCACCCCTCATGGAGAAGTCTATCAAGATGTTTGGGTGCTCAATGGATACCTCCCCCAAATCACCACCGAAAAAGACAAATGGGGAAGACCAAAAGTAAGACACTTTTGGTATGGAGCAAAAAGAAAACACAACGGAAAGAAAGTGGTTAGGTATTATCACGCCAAAGAACAAAGCATTGTCCGTGATTATCCAAAGCCTGACAGTTTCGCACCCGCACCATCACGTGACACAAGTTCCAGAAAAGCTCCACCTGTGGAAAGGGATTTGCCCCCATTGCCACCAGAACACAGGCCAGCACCAGCATTGATTCTTCCTTCTGAAGAACAAGTTCCGTCCGAAGATGATTCTCACCTGTTTCGTGACTTAGACGAATAATCCTCTTTCGAACCATTAATGGAGTAATCAAATGTCCATAGAAAGAAAAATGGACTTTTACTTTGGTGGCCTTCTTGTGTTTATAGCGATCAACATGTTTGTGGTTGGTTGTGGTACGCCACCTGAAGAAAATGGCAAAGTCCCATTGAATCGTGTGAGTTTCAAGCTTGAAATTTCACCTGAGAACCATTCAGGATGGGTTGCTTTTAGAAATTTCAAAGTAAATCCAGAAGGTGTCCTCTTTGTTAAAAATGACGCTATTCTGAATATCGATTTACAAGAGAAATCTCTTCTTGTTGAAAAGACAGAGGAAGGTTTGAATGTTTATGTCCCCAATGAATATGACATGAGATGGGGGCAAGTAGAAGAAAATCAAGAACTCACTGAATACACAAAAGTTACAGGATACCATGAAGTTAAAGCTAGTCAGAATGGAATTGATCAAGCACGACGTGAAGGTATCATCGATCAACTCGTCAACTTTTAAGCTTCACAAAGGAGTGAACCTATGAAAAAACTTTTAGAAAACATCCTTGAAATGTCAACGGATGCAATCGTTGTTTTGATGCCTCTGTCAGTGGTGATAGCAACAACTGTATGTTCTGGTTGTGCCGTTGAAGGAATTCAAGCACCTCTCGATCAGGTTATTTACACAGCAAAAAATGCACCCGATGGATATGAAGGGTGGATGGAAGGCACGTGTTTCAAAGCAAGCAACCAAGGGGTTTTTTGTGTTGAGAAATCAGCGACCATTCATCCTTTCTCAGAAGACTTTAAAGCACCTGTCTTTGTAAGAAAAATAGGTGATGAATTTGGTACACTTCAAGTCTTTAGTCCACAGGAAGCACACAATGTTACTTGGGTTGCTAGTGGGCATTTAACTGAAGATTCGCATGTTGGCGTTTCGGAATATACCAAAGTTGACATGGAAGCCAAAGGACTGGATCAAGCTATGAGAGAAGGCATCACAGAAACAGAATTGGCCTCTCTTGAACTTATTCAGGAGAAGAATCAGTGATTGAAAAAACAATTTCATTGATCCCCAAAGTAATTATAGCATTCGTCTGCATTGCATTATTTGTATTTTGTTCTCTTTGTTTTGCTGCATTTTTTAATGCTCTTTTTAATGCTCTTTTTACACCTCGTGGTGGAGTCAATGTAGAAAATAAAATCTACAAAGAGCCATGGATTAAAAAGATCATGCACTCTGAAGAAGAAGACCAAGGTTGGACTCATTTAAGTGCGTTTTGTGCCAGCAAATTCAATGAACTGATCGTTGATGAAACTAAGTTCTTCTTTGAAAAACGTGGAGAAGACAATGTTTTGATTTACAAAGAAGATGGCAAATATAAAATCATCATGCCATCAAATCTTGAAAATCATCAATGGACCAGTTATGAAAAAGTTAACAACTTCTCAAATGCAAAATTTGATCCCGTTGTAGCTTTGCATTGCTCTATTTTGAATGAGGCTGAATTGGATCGAGCCTTTAAGGAAGGATTGAAAGCATCGGAGATCATTTCATCTGAAGTGAACCTTGCCCAGAGATATGTGTCTGATCAAACACTGGCTTTAATTCAACATACAGGAGATTAGAAAAAATGAAACGACGTGATGCACTCAAAACATTGGGATTTTTTCCTCTGGCTGGAAGCCCTCTAGCGGCCCTCGGCCAAACCTCGTCTATTAACGAAGACCCCAAGCCAAAGTCGATTTGGGATTATCAGGTCAAACACTTCCTGATCGATGCCCACCATGAATTCCTCTTCATCAAACACAATGACAGCAAAGCCGTTGCCTTCCTTGAAGAAGATACCGGTGACCTGATTGTGGCTCGAAATCGAGACAAACTCTCTGAATGCAGACCTGAACGATTCTCTCCAAAAGAAGCCAGAATCGTCAAAGAAAATGAGACAATGCTCCTGCACCTTGAACAAGGGTCTTATTCTGTCTCAATTGGCCGATCTGAACTCGCCCTCCCAAGAGTTGAATACCGCAAGATCAATGACCAATACTTCTGGCGGTTGACAATAAACAGAGCAGGAGTGGAATTCGAACCTTGTGAAATCCCAGAGTTTGCACATATCTCCTACAAAGGGCCTTCCTACGGAACCCGTGAATACAATGAGTGGGGGTTTAATTTCACAAACCACAAAACAACCAGAAATCTTCCCTTCGAACTTCAGGTTTGTCAGGGGCATTTACCACGTGATAAATTTTTTCATAATCTACCCATTTAAAGGATTGGAATAATGAATTTAATTGAACTACTTTCGGTTGGAGGTGTACTTTACTTTACCAATCAGGCAATGAATTCTTACTTTGCTTCTCGTGGCAAAAATATATCTAAACGTCCTGAATTTTCTGAAAGCCAAAAGAACGAATACCTACAAGCCATTGGCAGAAATCGACGACCGCTGACCGAAAAGGAAAAGAAGTCCCTCGACAATCTGAAAAGCATGTGGGAAAAAGAGATGAAGGATCATCTTGCTGCTCCCCAATACCCAACAACACAATCATTCCAATTCCAACTCAGCTCAGAACATTTAACAGAGAAAATTAACGCCTTCAGAAATCGTTACAAGACCACTGAAAACTATACCCATGGCGTTCTTCCCGGCACTGTCGAAGAGAAGTGTTCTCCTTTTTCTCTAACCAGAGAAGAGAGAGACTCCGGGATCGTTGAAATCTGGAGGAACAAGGAAGGACAATACCACCGAGAAGATGGTCCTGCGGTCATCTATGCCAGTGGAGCAGAAGAATGGTATTGGGAAGACAAATTCACACCCGGTCCTACAGAAAGACATGACAACAAACTCGTCTGGAGAGACGACAAAGGCGATTGTCATCGAGAATATGGTCCCGCCATTCTCTACAAGAATGGGAAGAGAACTTGGTGCCAGAACGGTGAATTTCATCGGGTAGATGGTCCTGCTATCATTCACAGAGATAGATCGGAAGAATGGTGGTGGGAAGGCACACGAACTCCTGCTCCAGAAACTAAAGATTCCGCTCTAGTTTGGAAAGACGCCAATGGTGATTATCACCGAAACCATGGACCTGCTATCATTTCCAAAGATGGAAATCTTAGATGGTATAAACACGGAAAACGCCATCGTGTGAATGGACCTGCTGTTGTTTACTCCAGTGGAATTGAATTTTGGTATTGGGAAGGCAATAAAACGCCTGCTCCCATTCGTGAAAATAATCGCTACATTTGGGAAAATGAAAACGGTCAATTCCATCGTGAACATGGGCCTGCTATTGTTTACAACAATGGCAAATTAGTTTGGTATAAAAACAACAAACGTCATCGGGTAGATGGACCTGCTGTTATTTATGCCGATGGCGAAGAAAAATGGTATTGGGAAGGTAATCAAACCCCTACTCCTGTTCGTGAAGGTAATCGTTACGTCTGGAGAAGGGAAGATGGGCAATTACACCGTGAACATGGACCTGCAATTGTTTATGATAATGGTAGAGGAGTTTTTGATGATGGTAGAGGAGTTTGGTATAAACACAATAAACGTCATCGGGTAGATGGCCCTGCTGTTGTTTGTGTCGATGGCACAGAACAATGGTACTGGGAAGGTAATCAAACCCCTGCTCCTGTTCGTGAAGATATTCGCTACGTCTGGAGAAATGAAATTGGTGAAGCCCATCGTGAACATGGCCCTGCCATTGTTTATGATGATGGCCGTATGTGCTGGTACAAAAACAACAAACGTCATCGTGAAGATGGACCTGCCATTATATGTTCTGACGAAGAACCCAAATGGTATTTGAATGGAAAAGAGTATAGCGATCCCACCACAACAGATGATGGCTTTATGTTGTGGAGAGACAAATCATTTGTTCCTATGTTTGTATCAAAACGAAGTGAGTTTGTTTAATTCACTTCCGGGCTCCGAACCAAAATCACTTATTAAAGAATTGACACATAATGTCCATTACTATCATTCAGGCAATCTCTGTTGCCGCCTTCATCTACTTTGCCCATCGTCTGATTAATCCAAAAACATCAGACGCAGAGCAAAGTGCAGCTCAAATAACTCAAGACAAAGAATCCGCAAAACAAAAATTACTCAATAGGTTTTATGCCAGTACCGGTTTGCCTACTGTAGACGAAGAGCTACGACTACGAAAAAAGACATACAAAGATTATGATACGTTGATTTCAAATCAACAAAAAGAAATACTTGACAAAATCAATACAGCAACCAAAGAAGCTGCCGACCAAATTAAAGCCGATTCTATACTCAAATCAGGTATGAATGCTGAGGCAAATTCCACTAAATCAGAGAAAACAGATTGGAACTGTGAAATCAAATCAGTCGCTGATGTGGATGATGTGTATGGATTTGTTAAAGCTGTCAATAGAAACATCTGCTCTACTTACGCTTCTACTTCGAATAAAGAAGGCAGCCATATTGTTTGGAGAAACAGTAAAGGACAAATCCATCGACTCGATGGCCCTGCATTTATCTATCGCAATGGTAGAGAAGAATGGTATTGGGAAGGAAGAAGAACTCCTGCCCCAGCATCAATCACAAGTGATACACTGATGTGGAAACACAATGGTGTTCCCCATCGAGATCATGGTCCCGCTATTGTTGATTTTAAAAATGATAGCTTGACATGGTATTTTGATAGTAAGCCACACAGAGACACAGGCCCCGCCAGAACAGCCATCAGCAATTCTTTAAAGAATAATGAATGGTATTGGAACGGTCATAAAACTCCTGAACCTCAGTTGGTTAAAGAAGCCAATCCTCAAAAACCCTATAGACGAATTTTGTTTTGGGTCAATGATGATTCTATTGTGCATCGAGAGCATGGCCCGGCAATCATTACAACACTGAATGATGGTCATCCCAAATATGAGTTCTTTAAAGACGGTCTTGAATATAAAAATGATGCTGCTGAAGTAATCCCCAGTGCAGGCATAAGACAATTTCGTCCACCTTATGAACCTCCATTGAGAATGTCTCAGACAGGTAGTCGATACTGGAAAGATGGATTCAAAGGATATCACAGACTATGTGGCCCAGCGATCATCTTCTTTGATGGGGAAGAACGATGGTACTGGGAAGGTGAACGAACCACTAATCCTGTTCGTGAAGACAATCGTCTTGTCTGGAAAGATGATGACGATCAAATTCATCGGAAATATGGACCTGCTGTGGTCTATCCCAATGGAGCACGTGAATATTGGCAGCACGGCCAAAAACAAACATCATACGGACTTTATGAAAGCCCTCTTGATCCCATTAAACACGATGAACAGATTGAAATTTCTCTAAATTGTTATCATTATTACAAAAAGGGAAATCGTCATCGGTTGAATGGACCGGCTGTTATTGATAGTTACACAAAATGGTATTGGAAGGGTAAGCAATGTTGCGACCCAACTGATTGTGCTCCAGCCGAAGCTAAGGATGGGGCAATTTGGAACTATTTTTGGAAAACCTCAAGTGGAGATTTTCATCGATCTGATGGAGGTCCAGCCTTAGTTTGTCATTATGAAGATGGTCTTTATCTTGCTTGGTGGGTTTACGGGCAAAAACATCGATCTGATGGCCCAGCGATCATCAATCAAGATAATTCCATTGCCTTTTACTATCATGGCAAAGAAAAGACTTTGGATGAAATGATTGAACTTTTCCCTGATCAAAAAGAGGAATTACTGAAGTATCAGGGTTTGTCTATTTCTGTTTAATTGAAGAAGACAGAAACTTCTTTCATGTAACGTAGCCACCAGCTCGCCACCGTGTCTGACATAAACATCAGCCATGGTTGTGCGAGTACGGCGAAAATCACTCCCAGCCCAAAAGATAAAAATCTCCTTGCCATATCTTCTCCTATCATTGTGATTATTGCCATCAAACTGCTTCCTACGGCAAGCATCATGAATGTCATGAAATAATTATCGACTTCAAAGTAGAGCCAAGCTAGTCCTACCGAAATACCCGCTAATAACCAAATTAAAATGACCAATAGATATTTCATGAATTTTTTCCCGCTGTATATTTGAGCAAGTCGAAATATGAGGCATTCTAAGATAGTCCCAGAATATCAAAAAATTAGATGTTTAAATTTTTGTAACATGAATTGTTTAAACCCTCTGGTGTGGTAAAATTTCGACTTCTATAACAAATAGGGGGGTGTGGTGTCAGCGGGGAGCCGAGGGTGGGGTCTCCCCCACCACCTTTTTGGCTCGGAATTGTTGAATTAAAAGTTTTGCAACACCAATGTTCTGGGTGTCTAAGACCAATGTCTTGGCTTCATTACATCTTCCATCCAGCGGATGAATTCCTCCCGTGTCAGATCTGGAGGAGCCTCCACCGTCTGTATGTCCTCAGCATCACGCTGATCCAGTGATTCAATGAGTGGTGGCTGCTGTTCGGCCCATGCTCGTCGTGCCTCGTACTCGCTGCTGTCCTGTTCGTCGATGGCTGGACAGTCACCGAGGTCATCCGTATGCCCCTGCATTGTCGTGCTCCCGTGGGTGGTGTTAGTGGGTGAGCCCCAGTGACTCACCCTCTCAACACTACTTAACCGGGTGTCTAGTAGTATGCTTTCCTCATCTCCTTTTCAAACATTGCGATGTCATCACGGCACCGTTGAGCCATGTCCTCCAGCACATGAACAGTTCCGATGACGTGGCTGGCTGGTTGTTCTTTGAGGGTAGCGATTGCCTTCTCAAGGGTTCGCAGTTCAGTGTGTGCCTTGTCAGCGGCTTCAGAGTTCTGTCGAAAGATCTCATCAGCGTTGGCGTTGAGAGTGTCCTCCCATTCCTGTTCAACTTTGAGGCACTCTTCCCAGAGTTCCTGTTCCTCGTCTTCAGCTTCCTGCTGGAGCAGGTCTTCGTGTTCCTGAATCAGTGCCTTGCTGAGGGCTCGCTGTGTCTTGCGTCGTCCCCGTTTGTCGTAAGTGTCAGACCCGTGAGTCAACCAGCAGTCTCCGTTGACCTTGCGTGCTCGTCGTGTGGCGTTGGCGATGGCTGAAACCATTGTTGTGCTCCTGTGTTTCCCTTATGAGTGGGCAGTGTTGTTGTCACTGCCCACTCTCAGGGTGTCAGCTTAGGCAGCCCATGCGTGCTGTCGTGTATCGTTGAGAGCGGCAGAGAGGGCAGCGTTTGTTGCTTTGGTGGCTGCTGCGTCGTAGCCTCTCAGAAAAGTTTCGCCTTCGTGGCTTTCGGGATCAAGACCATGACTCATTGGCCATCGATCTTCACCGTGTTTGTAGGCATCCCATCCCATTTGGTAATACTTGTTCATCGTTCTCCCCTGTTGGTGTTGTGTTGACAGTGTTTGAGTGGGTGTCTCATCCGAGTGGCACTGCTGGCATAATCCGCTTCATCACTGACCTGATCTCGTCGGTGACTTCACCGCCGTTAGCGACATGTCCCGCCAGATCAATACATGCAGTGATTGCACTGGTTCTGAGGTATTTGTCATTGCGTGGTGAGTCACCTTTGAAGGCATCAACGTCTTCGGCAGTTCTCTTGTTGTAGTTCATGTCGAACATTGTTTTCCTGTGGGTGTCTTAGAGCAACTGAAAACGAACTGACGGGTTTGCCTTGACCACATTCAGTCCGTTATCAGTTGTTCTACATGGCTCAGTCTCAGGAGGAGGAATTGAAGTGTTGCCGTTAGGCAGCACGTCGTCGGCTTGATCCCTTCTTAGTTCGTTTCAGGGTCAGCGGTTGTTTCTGACGGTCAATCAGACGAACACCGTCAGTGGCGTTGTTTAACATCGCATAGTCGCACCTCGCTTCCTGTTCTTGATCAGAATTATATTCGGTTACACCCATTCCGGGAGCGATGACAACAAATCGGTTCTTGAACATTTGGCTCTCCTTTGTTGTTGATGATGTTCTGTTACTGGGTGTCGTCAATCACCAACATACCGAGCGAGTTCCATCTCACGTCTGAGTTTTTTCATCTCTTCCGGTTTGGCGTTGTCCATTCTTTTGCGAACGTCCTGTTGCCAGCATCGGTGATAGTGGTAGTGATCTCCGGCGTTTCCTTCGTTAGGTCGGCCACAGAATTTGCACTTACCTTTTTTCATGGTTTCGCTCCGTTGTGGTGTTGTTGATGTATGTTTATTAGGTGTCCACCGGGACAGGGAGCCAACTGTCCCGGTGGACTCACCACCAACCCACACTCACATATTAAACCATTTGCCGCTGATGGCATCAGCGTATCGTTCCCCAGTGTAGTGAGGATCATCGCTGTTTATTTTGCTCCAACCGTAGGTTGTCACGTGCATTCGGTACTGCCCTGACGTGGCTTTGTCCCCTCGTTTGCGTCGTCGTCGTTCAACAGCGTATCGTTGAATCATCTTGTCAAAGCTGTCGAAGGCGAGTTCAATTTCCCGTGGCTTATCAGGGTCACGTTCCATGTGATTGAATTGTACCCGCATTGAAAAGCTGACAGTTTGCGGGTGTGTAGTCATTTGTCGTCCTTCCGTTGTTGTTGATGTTGTGTTAGTGGGTGTCAGCTTTTGACTTCCACCTGTTCTCTTGGGTTGACGAAGAACGTGTTTCCTTTGCTGTCCATAGCTTCATTGTCGCCAGTTTTGATACATTCTCCATTCCAGCAGTGAAACGGGCGATTCTTGGGCAGTGTGTGAAACTCAACCATTTTCATGTCGTCCCTCTTAAGGAGTGTTGGTGATGTTGTGTTAGTGGGTGTCAGACAAAGCAGGACAGTGTTTGACTTGGGTGATGAGGTTGAACGGCTTCCCAGCAATTCAGAGCAGGCACCCAGATGCCGCCTGTTGTGTAGTTGGGATTGTCAACGATGAGGAACTCGGTTGTTCCGTTGTTCTGTCGATCATCGATGACCCAGCCGTGTTTCTCTTCACCGTTGATTGTGTAGAAGGTTTCGTTGTTCATGGCTCTTTACAGGGTGTCGTCAAGCAGCCCGACGTTCGTATTTCTTTTCCCGTCGTTTAGCTCTTTCCCTGTCCTTTTTTCTTCCTTGTTCACGTTTCTGGCGACGGCGATCTCTGTCGTGTCCCGTCTCTTCTCTGATGTACATGGGTGTCTCTTTGAGGGTTTGAAGAATGCCACCGGGATTTGTTCCCGGTGGCGTTAGGTTGTTTACGCTGCTCGCTGTGCGGCGAGTTCGGCGTCGGCCTGTTCCATTCCCAGCAGTACCAGAGCCGGGATATTAGTTTGTCCACCTTCCATGTGTTTGAAGGACTCGCAGAATTCATCCCATTCCCTTGCCGACCGGATAGGCACATCATTGCCGTATCGTGGTTTTTCGTACCATTCGGCGATATTAGGCCCACGTCTCTTGTGGCTGAACTTCACCGTATCCCCTCGTTTGGTGACACAAACAAAGGTGTTGTCAGTGAAAGTGATTCGATAGCCACCGGGAACCATTGTTTCCTTGAGTTCCCCTTTCTTGTTGGTTGTCATGATCGGAATCCAGTTTCGCTTTGCTTCTTTGATTCCGATTGGCTTACACGGTTTCAGTGTTTTGATGGCCTGCACCATGATCGTCTCCCTGTTAGGAAAGTGTTGTTGATGTTTTGTTATTGGGTGTCTTAGGGGACTTCAACCCAATCGGTATAACCTTTGACTCGCCATGCTTCGTTGTAGATATCGTCACCATCGTAATTGACAGTCACAACATCGAACTGTTCGAGGATCAGAGTTCGGAAGTAGAGTTTTCCGTTCTCTCGTTTGAATTCCACCGATTCCATTGTTTCGTCTCCCGTTGTTGGTAGTCTGTCAGTGGGTGTCAGACTCCACAAACTTTGTAGACGAGTTTGGTCCAGAACTTGTAGTCTTTTTCGACGAGCTGGTCGAAAACTTCCTGACTGGCTTGCATGGCGATGGATTCAAACTGTCCACCAACAACCATTTGTTCTTGCCATTTGCTGTCGGGGAAGGACTCTCGTTTTTCTTCGGCGATCTTTTTACGACGTTCGTATTCTTTGTCGCCGAGGTTGTTTCTGTGGCGTTGTTCGACTTCATTTTCTGGTGTGATTTCCCATTGAACAGCGGACATGTTCGTCCTCCAGTTGAGTGTTAGTTGTTGATGGTTTGTTAGTGGGTGTCCCCCGGCGTTGTTGCCGGGGGACACGGTTCGTTGGTTATGCAGCCCGTCGTCGGTTTCCGATGTTGTAGACCTGTTCCATTGCTGCAAAGCAGGCACTTCGGTTTGGTCGGTCGGTATCGTCTCGACAGGAGTTCTGTGCAATTCGGAATATCTCCGCAGCGGATCGTCGTCCCAGTCGATCTTTGATATCTTCAATTGAGGCGTCACCATAGGCTCTGATGAAATCAACCAGTCCTCTCAAGAACCCATTGCCACCAGCTTGGTATTCAAGCCCTCGCTTGCTCCTCCACAAACTGAGAATTTCAAACAGTTCGTTGAGAATGTCATGTGAATACGCTTCGGTAAGGGGTGTCAGAGACCGGATATCTGCCGTTCTGGTGTTGAATCCGGGAGTGTTGGGGATTGAAAATCCCCATTGTGTCAAGCCGTCTTCGATATCGACAGCAAAAGGATATTCAGCTTCCAATGCTGCTGAAAATGCGTCCCAGACATTCATTCGACGACTGTTCTGAGTCAGTTCGTGGAAGATTGCAGCACAAGTTGCTTTGTTGACTCCGAAGTGGATTTCGCAAGTGATGTACTTTTGATGTTCCATCATTTCCATCATCCACAATGTGTGTCGTCCATCAATGGGTAGCAACTTTCCTTTGACATAGACTAAGATTGGATTTCTCACAGCCCGTCGATTGAAACTGTCTTTGAGTTCCAAGCTGTGCGACTTCACGTGGTCACGGAAGTTGTAGTTGTTGTTCTTTCCCAACTCGATTTTTTCTCTGTCTACCAGACAGAGATAAGCCAAGCTGGTAAGCTTGCAAAAACATTTTTCAATTCCTGCTTTGTGGTGTGTTTTTGCCAGTTTCTTAGGCTTAAAATTGTCCACGTTTACTCTCCCCGAGTGTTAGAAAATGTTTTGAGCGTTGTTTGCTCACTGCCCTATCGCCGGGTGTCAAAAACATCACCCCCGACAACCCGGTATTGTCGGGGGTGTAAAAATATTTTCTTGTAAAAAGCGACTCATTCAACAGAACCCTGCTGTATAGAATCGTAGACGCTTGTCTTTTGGGCCGATTGGCAGTATCATTTCGACTACCACATCAGCCAGTTTGTTCGGCGGCGGTTTACCGCTGTACCGGGCAAAGTAGAATATCAGAAATGCAAACATCATTGCTCCAGTTTCAGGAAGAACCCAGACCTCCCTGTTTAGCACAGGGCACCCCGATTTCGTGCTCCTAGTCACTCACAACGAACTGGACTAGCTGGGCGGGCGTTGTTTCGATGAGTTGTTAGTGGGTGTCTTACTCAACCCGGTCGTGGACTGAGATTGGTGCAGTGTAGTTAATGTCATCATGCACCATTGCATTAGTGGTGCTGATGTAGCTGCCACCAGCCATGACGTGTTTGCCATTGCGAATTGCTCCGACCCACTTGGCGGCATAGGGGTTATCGAGACTTGGCGGTCCTGATCGTGGCAGGCAGAGGATCAGACTGTCATTGGTCAGGAAGTGACAACCTTTGACAATCTCTCTCACCTGACCATATCTGGGCAGATTTCCATCGACATAGACACGCCAGACATTGATTGAGTCTCTTCGGCGGGTGATGCCATCATTGGTGCAGTCGTGGTGATTGATCAGCACCGTCATTCGGTGAACATGGGCACTGCATCGTTGTGCAATTGTTGGATTGGTCGTGGCGATTGTCATTGTCTCTCCCCAGAGAAATGTTTTGTTGTTGATGGTTGGTTACTGGGTGTCAGATTGGAGATGGAGGGACTCGAACCCTCGTCCAAACTTATCACGTTATCCCAAACACGAGCGAAACATGGGCCTTTTCTCGTTGTCGCCTACCCTATAGCGGCGACTGTTCAGCGTGATAGCCTGTCAATACCATTCATCCCCGAAAGAGTTAACTGTGACACGGCCACCACCACGTTGGCGCTCCTCGTGACCGTGCCCCCGGTTACTTAACGCCCTACCCTGCCACAACCGGGTGCATCAGGGATTCAGGCCTAGTTGACTTGCCTTTGCCAGAGGCTTATTGGAGCGGCTTTGTTACGCTGTTACTGGGTGTCGGACAACACACTCAACACCGGCTTTGTCGCAGATGCCTTTGAGTAGTTCGAGCCAGTTTGGTTGTTTGTTGAAGATATCCCCGTCGATTCCGAAGATTACTTCTTTCCCATCGTTGTACTCTTCCGAACTTGATCGGATTGCGTAATTACGATCCACAATCCACATGTGTGGTGTTCGGCTTGACTTCGTTGCCAGTTTACCGGGTGTCCTCAGATAGCACATATGATCGTCACCGAACAAATGTGCATCACTAGAAACCTTGACACGAGCCAGATTGAGCCCAATGCCCATTAGTCGTTGACGAATCAGATGCAGCAGGTGAATTTCAGCTCCCCAACCATGAACATGGCGGGTGTATCCACTTGCCGTAGCTTTTTGGTCGGTGTCCTCTTTCTGGACAACGAGTGTTCCTGAGTCTTTGAACAGATTGAACTTGATTTTCATTGTTTCTCCCCATGAGCGTTGTTGATGAATTGTCAACGGGTGTCATCGAGGGATGAGCCAGACCACTACCCCGCATTGTGAGGACACAAGATAATCAGTCAGGTGCCACAATTTGAGACGATCTTCGTGCTGTTGATCCACCACAACCGAAACTGCATTAGTTTCGGTTGTGGGAGTAGTGGCTTTGATGCCGGTCTTTTCAGACCATTGTTTGAGTTTCATCACTTTCCCCGAAGTTTGTCGGCTTGTCGAACTAAACCCATGACGGGTGTCATCGGCCAGTTAACTCCCTGTTCCATCAGCCAGAATCGGGCTTCAGGTTCATCATTGAGGAATCGTTCAAATGCCCAGATTGGCATACGATCATCGGTCGGCGTTGACCGCATGACAGCATAAATCAGAACTTTGAAGTTGTCTTTTGCTACCTGTTCATCGGGTGTCTCGGCTGACTCACCGACAACTGGCCAATAACAACCGTAACCTGCAAGAAAGCCACGTGCGTTATCATCATCATTGAGCCAGTTGGTGAAGTTGACAATCGGCAGGACTGGAGGATCAAATCCACAATCCATGACCAAGTGATTTCCCAACTCCATCAAGATCTTTTTCAGGTTCATTTTTCTCTCCCCAAATCAGTGCATTGTTCGTTGTGACCTGTCTGACACTTGTTTCTTGGGTGTCAACAGGTTTGACGTGGGCATAGCCCGGTGGGCTGTGCAGCACTTGCCCAATGAGTTTGGGATAGTTCACCCGGTTAAACTCATTGTTGACTACCAGAAATGTCATGATGACTCCTTGGGTGTCAGCAATGGGAGGAGTGCAGCGTATTCTTCGCTATTCTCATAGAAATACTCGGTTGTCTTGAGAGTTCCTTCCCAGACAACCACCTGATTGTACTCAGTCAGACCGACAGCGTAGATTCTGCCGTCATCACCGTCCACCAGAATCATATTCTGATGGTAGGTAGTAAACTTTGGTTTGCCGGTTGTAGTGCGACCGACACGAGAGCCACGTTTGTTGGTTTCGACGAAGAATTTCGCCGTAACACGTTTGCGACCATGAGGCCAATCTTCGATTGTTGCCTCAGTACGTGGATTACTGAACTTCATTGTTCTCTCCCCAGAGAAGTTGTTTTGATGTTTTGTTAGTGGGTGTCTAAGGTTTGGCGATACCACGTTCCCGTAGGACAGTATCAGCATCAACACCACGTTTGGCGAGTTCTTCCCGTGCCTCATAGTACAGGCTCAGGTCTTTCCCGTTAGCACCGAGATCAGCAGTAGCCTCTTTTTCGAGGACGTTCTCAACCTGCCATGTTTTCAGCGATGAACAGTAACTCATTGTTTTCTCCCCAGAGTTTTTTCCCATTTGATGGGTGTCATAACCAGCCGAAACATTCGGCCATTTTCTTTTTCGACAAACAGGACAAAGTTTCCTTTGTCGTCTGTTTCTGATCCTTTTATGATCCCGATATTATCCAGCCACGTTGACATGGATTCTTCAGGAATAATCGAATCAATTTCAGCCTGAATCAGGTCGGAAAATGCTTTTGTGACTTTCCGACGCTGATTGGCTTCTTTCCGGGTGTCAGACTTCGACATGATAAAACGCTCTGTCGATTTCTTTCACGGTGTAGGCGTTGTGCAATTCATTTGCCAACTGTTCCACCAAATCTCGGGCATTACGGTGCAGAACTCCACTGGAGTTTGCCCAACTAGACCCATTGTCGTTTGACCATTTGCGACCGAGCAGTCGGGCGACGTGTCCGCTGATGTTGGTCAGGGTGTTTCCATCCATGACCATGACAGCGAAATATTTCTTTTCCGGGTGTCGTCGTCCGTAGTCAATTCGCATTGTGTAGATCGTGGTTCCCAGATCACACAGTCGTTCCAGACGTTTCCGAGCGTTTGCGATTCGTTCAGCGTTATCCATCGTTCTCAATGTCCCTCACTTTGTTGGTAGTGACTTCCCCGCCAGTCATTCCATTCAGGGTGTCAACAAACAGGTCGAGCCATTTGTAACTAACGGCTTCTTCGCCAGTCAGTTCAAAGTTGTAGCAGACAATACAACCATTGCTGTTTGGAGGAGGAGCAGGAACAGAATCGGCGAATCCTTTCCACTCAATTTTTAGTCCACTCATTGGCCCTGCCATGAACGCAAGCATTGGCTGGAGTGTTTCATTTTCGTGCAGGTTGTAGGGTGCTTTGCCTTTGATTTCGACACGTTTGACGTTTGACATTGATCTCTCCCAAGGTGTCAAAAATGAGACGGCGACAGCCTACCCCGTGGGCACCGTTACTGGCTACTGGACTGCCCCGTCTCGTGCAGTACGTTACAGGGTGTCCAATAACACCAACCCGGATAAAGGCCAAATAAGCCTTCGCTCAACTATAGTGCCATCCTTTAACCGGGTCGGCTAAATGTCACGCAGTAGCGAGGGAGTAGATTTCCCCGCCGTACCTGATTTCCAGAACATTACTCAACAGATAGTCACGACAATAAATTGCCTTTTCTGTTTTCTGTCGAGACGATTCTTTTTTCTTGGCGACGAACGGCAGAACTTCTGCCTTATCGACTGGTTCCCCGTCGATTTCGTATCGCCACTCCAATGACCGTTCTACCTTGAGTTCAAGATAGATCAGTTTGTCACCACCTTTGTTGGTATGACGTACAAAGGGTGTCCCCTTTACACGATGCCCCCACGCTCGTGGGAGTGGCTCGAAGTGCTCAATGTGACCGTCTGGCGTCAACGGCTGTTCTTCCCTCATTCGCTGGTTGTTGACGCTGTTGGCGTAAATCCAGTTGAGGAAACCATTGACTTCCGACCGTTTCTTGAGCCGACCGTCTTTGTGTGCCTGCCAGAACGGATTAGGAACGCCGTCCATTTTTGCACGCAGGTTATGCTCTTTTGTCAGAGCAACGATTGTTGCCGGGAAGGCAGAAGAATTTCGTGCCAGCAAATCCCGGACAAGTTCAAAACGAGTAATCGTTTTCATTGTTCTCTCCCCAGAGAAGTTTTGTTGATGTTACACCCCGTTACTGGGTGTCTACTTTTCAGGCCACTTGCCTGTCTCGAATGCCTCAGCACATTTCCGCACAAATTCTCGTTCATGCATGTACGTTGCTTCACGCACTGGTGTGCAATCAATTGTGCGAGATTCCATCGTCTTGAGATTGATGATTTTTCTCGTGCCCAGTCGCCAATTGCGACCGGAATCAGTAATGTTTACGTGGTCCATTGTTTCTCCCCGTTGTTTGAAAGCTCTCAACCGTCCTGCCCTGTTAGACGGGTGTCCAACAGGGCAGGCGGCGGGGAGAGTTTCGTTATGCCACCATTTCCAGAGCGAGCTGGAATGCTCGTTCCTTAAAGGCAGCCCCGTCATTCTCGATAACCGACTTGTATCGGTTCTCGTTCGTTGCTCGTTTGTCACCACGAACAGTCCGACGTTTGCCATGGTCAATAGCCTCAGTCACACTGTTAAACAGTGCCCACCAAGTGCCCTTGACTCCCTTCATCTGCTGTCCGGGCTGTTTGAACATATAGCGAAGTTCGCCAACCTTTCGGTCGTGAGCATTCTTTGCTCGGTTGTATCCTCGTTCCGTTGAGTACGTTTCCTCAACAGGTGTCGGATACAGTTCTTCCATGTAATCCGCTGCACGTTCTTTGTCGTATCCCACCAACAGTTTCTGTGCGTTTTCACGAAACAGGGTGAACTGTCGATCAAACTGACTGATGGCGTCTTTCGCCGCATCCAGCTTGAGTTTCATGTCACCAGAGTGCCGAATGGCAATCTGATTCGTGTTGCCTTCCAGTGCTGCACGAACCGTGTTAGCACAAACGGCACGAACGCTTGTAGGTGTCAGAATTGTTGATCCGCCACCATGCTGAAGTTTCGCCATGACATAGCGAAAACTCACATCGCCGGGAACAACTTCGTCATAGGACGGCATACGAGCGAGCAGAACAACGCTCTTTCCGCCATTCAGGACGAAGACTGATTCGTATCGAATCACGCCGTCCATGTGCAGGGAATCGAGAAACTCGAATCCTTCACGGTTCTGGAGTGGTTCGTACTTGTCACCCACTACGTGGAGGAGTTTGCCGGTGTCTGTTCTGACCAGACGATACCAACCGTCATCGGCGTTGCCGTCAGTGTCACAGACAGGACGTTTTTCCACCTTGAAGAAAATTGAAGGAAGAATTTCCTCAATTTCCTGTGAACAGGGTGCCAGACCTTCACCCGGTCGCCAGACTTCACCAAGGCCATGCCATGCGGGTGAATTCGCATAGAGTGCTTCGTGAGCCAATCGACCATCGGACAGTCTTACTGCTTCAATCTCATGTGACATAGTCACTCTCCCAAAAAGAAAACTTTTGTTTTGGCGATTGTTCGCCACTGTCCCATCATAGGGTGTCCACTTTTACTCCCAGCGATCAGGAAGTAAGAGTCCAAGGCCGATGGGTAGCCTCGATTCCTTGATTGTCACGAATTTCACGATGATCCTCATCCAGCATATTCGTGATAGTATTGCAGTCTCCTCGTGTCAGGTGACCATCCAGCGTCCCTTGAACAATGAATGTCGCTGTGACTGCCGGATGTCGGCGGGACAGATTCTGAATCACAGCAACATAGTTTTTGTTGTGCCAATCAGCGATCAAATTACTCACTGATCGGTCGATGACTTCGTTGTACTCAGGTGTCACACTTACTCTCCTGATATTTGGCCCACAGCAGCGGGCATTCGGTTGCCAGCCATTCCAACACGTCACTCAGTGTTCCCGTCTGAGAACTAGCGTGAGTTGCAACAGCGTTGTATTCGTCTTGCCATTGTTCGGGTGTCGCACCCCATCCAATGCAAAGACCATCTTCCCGCATTCCGTACTGTCGATCCTCAGCATCCTGACGAATGTTCTCAATGTCTGATTCCACAGCGGCAATGAACTCCAGACTGTCAACAGTTACACCGTGTCGAGCAGCCACTTCTTTGGCAATGCCTTCCAGCTTCTGTCGTTTCTCAGCCTGTTGCCTTGCTTCGTGGGTTTCCGGGGTGTCCACTCGTTGAACGATGGCAACACCACAGTTGTACTCAAACAGAGTTTGAAACAGCTCCAAACCATTTTCATTTGGAATGCGGGTATCGATCAGAAGATACTTCAGGCAATCCTCATCAAGATTGAAGACAAATTCCTTTGCCATGGCGGCAACGTCACAAGTCTTGTAATACCGACGATCACCGTACAAATCAGGATCGTCGTTAATCATGGTGACCACGATAGTGGGAATGCCCACACGCTCAATAATCGTGGAAACATATTTTTCCATTCGCTGCTTGCGAAAGGCACAAAGTGCGGCCTGTCCATAACCTTCGCCGATGAATTCAAGCATGTCGTTCATTTTGTCTCTCCCGAAACAACTTTTGTATTTGTCACTGTCTGCTTGATGGGTGTCAGCTAACTCCCTGACCGTTGGGAGTGTTGTCACATCCTTATCCTACGGAGTAAGGAGTTAGCTGTAAAGCAGGTTCAGGAAAAATTCAGCAAAATTTCTGTCAGGTTTCTGCGATTTTGCTCTTGAACTCATCAATTCCATAGCAAAGCATTGATCTGTTATCACGATCTACCTTGCGGTATTTCTCCAGAGCATCTTCGGAGATTTCTTCCCATCCATTGGCCATGCACAGGTAGTATTTGCCCTCAACATGAGCAACGTCACCCATACTGACAGAGCAAAACGGCTTTGACTGAAACATGTTCTGCCCGTAGTGGAAAATGCGTTCCAGCAGGGCAAACACGTCTTTCTTGCCGTCCGTAGTACAGGCGTAGACTTCACTTTCCGGGATATCAACCGGACGAATCTTTTCCACATCCTCAAAAGCCAGCATGTGGACCTTGAATGTAAGGTTAGCCATCTTCACTCTCCCAAGTGTTCTTTGGTGATTGTTGTTGTCACTCTCTTGCCTATTGTCAGGGTGTCGCCAACCTTGAATACTGATGTGGCGTCCTCTAACAACTGATCGGCAGACAATGGAGTTCCATTCACTTTGACAGCTTTATGAGAAACTGCTCGACGACTTTCGGCCATCGAGCAGAACTCAAATTGCATCAAAAATTGGTTAACTTTCATCAGACTCATTCTGACATAATTCAGAACAGTAACACTCTCGATGCCAGTCTTCGTCGGTGTCCTCAAATGCCTCATGACAATTCAGACAGATTTCAACTGATGGTGTGAAGTGATGTTGTTCGGCACAATACTCTGAGCAACAATCATACTCGCCGGTATCAGCGTTGCCGTATTTGTTCTTGCCGAGAAAATCTCCACACTGAGCACACTTGGGTAAGTTCTCGTCGAACTCCTTAGCCCCAGCGATAAGAGTGTTGTAGGTGTCCTCATTGGCTGGTTCACAGTCCAATGGCATACTTGTGCCATGTGTAAACCCACAACCAATGTGGATTTCCTCGTCAGAATCAGCCTGCCATGCCTTGGCAATGGAAATTGCTGTTTCAACTGCTTCGGTCATGTTGGTGAATGTCTCAAATTCACCAACATATTTTTTGACCAGAGCATCAGGGCCGGTGTAATCAATGCCACCCTGAGTGATTTCGACAGTCGGGTGTTCTTCACCCCAGCGTTTCTGTCGTGTAACGGTAAACTCATTGACTGCGATAGTCATCATAACACTCTCCCAAGTGAACAGGTTGTTTGAACAACTCGTTACCGGGTGTCGTGTTCCTTACGAACCTTCCGGTAGCATTCAATAAATTCAGCGTCAAATGAAGAACGCCATCCACAGCGGCAACGAAACTGATTCCCATCCCACTCTGTTCGTGGATGACCTTTACGACAACCATCACTCCCACAGTAAGGGGAGTATCCCGGTCGTGTCAGAAGATTCTTACGAACAATGCTCATATCAGTTCATCAATCTTCTTAACTTCGATTCGGGTGTCATCTTCAGCCCAGCACAATCCACTGTGAAGGACAGCACACAAATCGCCGTCATCATTCCGGCGACATTCATGCACACGCCCAGACACTGGGAACTTCACGATGTAACGCTGTTCATCGCCAAACTTGTTGATTTCGTTTTTCTGGCAGAAGTCAACCAGAGTCTGGCCTTCCTCCAACATGCCGAGATAATTTGCCCTTACACCTTCAGTGTTCTTGATGGCAGTCGGCACGGCCTGTTCAGGTGCGTCACAATCGACTTTCGCAACCCAGCGATTCGCTGAATTGACGTATATTGCTACGACGTAGGTGTTCATCTCTCTCCCAAACCTTTCATGGTGTCATCTTCACCAAGATAGCGAACATCACCAATATCAGCGGTGTCAGCTTCGTAGTCTCTGACTAATTCAAAAGCAGCAGTAACTACACGATGTTGGTCGTAAGCTTCTGAGAAGTTAGATGGCATACAGGATGACATTCCAACAGTCCACCCGTCACCATAATTGGCCAAAAGAACAACATCATAAGGAGTGTTTTTATTGTCTGTGTAACCACGAACTTCAACACCAGTTGTGCCTGCTTTTTTCAGTTCGACTTTCATCGTCGGTTCTTCTTCCTGTTTTGTCGTGCCCGTTTCTTGGCTGCACGATTTTTTCGTTTGATTGATCGTTCTTCAGGTGAAGTGAAGTAACCTCTTCGTGATGGTTGATCAGGTGTCATCGACCCCAAAGCAATCATCCCCATTGTCAACATCGCCATGTCCCGTTGATTCATCTGTTTTCCTTTCTCCAATTTCACAACCAACCAGCAATGCCGACAGCATATTGCCCGAAGATTCTTGAACACGTTTGAGTTCATCTCGGACAGCAGCACCACAAGCATCACTTACTATCTTTGCTGACTGAACGATTATTTCTGCATGCTTTTCACAGCGAGCAGCCAGTCGATCCAGTCCCAAATGTCTGGCTGATTCAGCGGTGTCACGAAGTGAATAAGCAATGTCATTGAATTGCTCGTGCATTTCGTAAACGACGTTAATCATTTCTTTCATCAGACATTTCCTGTTTTAAGCCAACCACCCATGCAGAATTGCAGAGGGGTGGCGGCGGGGAGAGTTTCAAACCGTGCCAGCAATTGCTGACACGGTGGGGAGAGTACCATCGTGTACCACGAATTCCTCAATGTTCTTGTCTTCAATTCGGTGATAGGTGTCACTCACTGGGATAGTGACATAAACTCTGCCACCAGCTTCAACTGTGATATTATCCTCAGTGATCTGCACCACCTTTGCCTTGAGTCTGTCGGCTCTTTTCTTCGCCACTCCCAGACGGCGATAAGTTTTTACGCAGGTGTTTGTACTTCCCCAATTAGCGAAACTTCGCCAACGGTTATCACGACACATACGCATGCCGTCTTTGATTAGAAAAATCATTTCCAGCTCCCTGCATCAAGTTTCAATTCTTTCCGAATTAGCTTCAACGCAGTCTCAATGTGGGTGTCATGCAACGTCACTCCATTGTCGTCGTATGACTGGAAATTTTCGTCGTGAGGAACCAAACGAACCCACGTTCCATTCGCAAAACATGGATGATTGTCGTTGTACTGCAACTGATTTGTCAGTTTGTGGTACAATGCCCACATGAGTTGACAGCCATTTCGATCCTCAGCGAAGTCACGACAATTCTGCGGCCCCAGATGATCCGCAATAGTACGAATCCCGTTTTTCAACTGTTCGTACCGGACTTGTGACATTTTCATTACTCTCTCCCCAAGTTTCTGTGATCACCACCACACAGGTAACAACCGTCAAGTCTGTCACACTCTTCAGGTGTCCACGGTGAGTCACACTGAATCACCTCAGTCTCTACTGCCTTGATCGCCACAATCTGTGCGGCCTCATAAGCATCAGACAAAGGATTCGGACCCATGTTATCTCGATGGCAATAATACCAGATATCGAGATAGTCAGCCTTCGGCATGACAACACGGACAATACACGACGGAGCCGGATCAGGATATTCTCCTGTGTCGGAGTAATCATTGGGACAGGTGTCACCCCAATCCGGCTCCGTGTCCACACGACAGTCTACGGCATTTCTTGCACAATCCAAAACCGCACCGTCGCCGTAGTAGCTGATATATCGTTCGACGTTCATCACTCTCTCCCCTAAAGTTGTGTTGATGAACAAATATCAGGTGTCAAACAGCAGCCATCTTCATGTAAAGAACAACCTGCTGAGCACTCATTTTGTAAACCTTGCCGTTCGACACGCTCTTCACCAGAATCGGATACTTTTTGGCACGAGTATTCGCACCAATGATCTCGAACGTGTCATTGCCGTTGCTGATCTCTTTTCCAAGATCATCAGGGGACAGACCCCACAGAACAGCATTTCGCTTGAAAGTTTCGCCGTCCTTCGTGTTCACTGAACCATCAGAGTTTTCAGTTCCAACTTCCAGCTTGAACGTGGCTGTTGTGTGATTGAATGAAGCACGACCAACATCAATTTTCACACCATCAAAGTCCAGATGTTCATCCAGAGCTGACTGGATGGCGTCACGAAGTTCACGTACTTTTGCCCTGTCAAACATTTGATTCTCCCTGTTGAAAAGAATTGTCTTACACCCAACTGTCAGGGTGTCAAACTTGAACAAGCAACCAGTAATGTGGCGTTGAATGATTGCAGTTAACAGTAGTCTTTTTAGGACGGTATGTCAGCCAACCGCCCACAGACCAGCCCAGATAAAAACCCATCAGACATTTGCTGCGACCTTCAGCCAATAGCTTTCGGTCGTAGATTTCAGTGTCTTCAGGCAATTGTTCGCCTGCGGTTATCTCTCGATAACCATCAGGGCAAGGCCACTGTTTCCGAACTTGACTCTTCGCCATTTGACTCTCCCAAATCAGGTGTCAACAAAAAACACTTTGGCGGTCAAAGTGAGATCCTCCAACAGTTCAGTACAAACACCATTCCTGCCGATGTTTTTGTCGTCCCACTGAACCCACACAAATCCATCAAGATCCTTTGCCCCATCTTCTGGTGGGTCAATAACACGACCACCACAGGGACGAGATTTGCTTTGATTTAGAACTACTGTGCCGGGTCCAATTTTCATCAGTCTAACCCCAATGCTTCACGTCCAACAAACTTGCCTTCGGTGAAACCAAGTGAATACAGAATGTCCGATGCCAGAGTGTTGCCGACTTCATAGTCACACTCTTCATCACCTTCGATCCATTCGGTGTCCTCACACAACCGTCTGAGGAATACTGGAAAACTCTCCGGGCTGATATCACAGTCAAGAGTGGTCGCCAGCACCAGCTTGTCGCCAGTCTTCCAGTATTTGGTGTCAGATGTCGCAGTGATAGACCGCTCACCGTTGCTGAATGAATCCCCACGGGCAGGAACATAGCAAGCCTGCAATCGACTATCGATGCCGATGTTCACCATCTTAGTGGCTACTCGGGCTTCATCCTCACAGGTGATGCTCATGGTGAAATTCTCACCAGCACATGCCCTGATGATATCATCGTACTGGTACGTGTAACCGTTGCAGAAAAGCTGTCGTGTGTCGTCCATCGTTTCTCTCCCAGATAAGGTTGTTGATGACAATTTACTGGGTGTCAAATAAAAAAGGCACCCGGTGACTAACATCATCACCGGGTGCCTCAACAGGGGACGACAGGGCGTCAAGCTGCCTTTCGCTTACTAGGCTTCTTCTGTTCCAGTCGGCGGAAAGCATTGTCCATCTGTTTGTCAGACTTGTTACCTGCCTGCCACTCAAGCAGGACATTCATCACATCATGAAAGTCCTCGAACTTTTCGTCTTCCAGACGTGAGTTCAGGTAAGTCTTCAGTTCCCGAATCGAGCGGGTAATGCTCTTAGCAGGCTTCTGGTCCGAAGGTGCCGGAGCTTCACCGAAAATCGCATCAGCTTCCGAATCATCATCGTCCACGTCGGCGAGATGATGATCTCGCAACTGTGATCGAACATCCGAACCACTCACCTTGCCGTTGTCCTTCTGACACTTGGCGATGATTGCTGCTCGTTCCTCGGTGTCCACATCCAGCAGATCAACAGCAACCTGCGTCGGAAGCTGACCAAGGTGAACCATTCGCTGCTCCTCATCACTCAGAGACAGCAGCTTGCGGAGCTTGCCAACCTGAGTCACAGAACAACCATAAAACTTGGCGATGTCCGTGTCACTGTCACCGTGCTCACGCATCCGGTTCTGGTTGTGAGCATCGTCGATGTCCGAACAAGCATTTCGCTCGTTGTTCTCGGCGATATTGCGGTACAAAGCTTCCTTATCGTTGCAATCGGCAACGATCACCTTGAGCGTGAACTCGGGATCATGGTACTGAACCCCTTCGTGCTCAAATCCACTGCGGATCAGACGGGCAGCAGCAGTTCGGGTGAATCCCAGAACCAACTGAAGTTTTTTGTCCTGAACTCGGCGAGCCATGACCGGCTGCAACTGAGTCTTTTCCAACATGGAAATTGCACGACTGATGATATCAGCCTCTGTCGGTGCAAATTTCCGACCTCGAAGATCGTCCTTGACGATGATTTCGTTGGGATCAACGAAAAAGTAATCCCGACGCTTCACGTCACCTGCGTTCAATGCCGTAGCCATTCTGTAGTCCTCTGCAAAACTAGGAAAAAAGTTGTCATTCACACTGTCTTGTCGGGTGTCACTGATCGCTCATTGTGCCACTCAACATCCACTACACCCTGTGCATCACTACGAGTTAAACCCTTTTCTTCATAGGCTCGAACTCGCTTCTCGTATTCTGCCCATTCCTCTGGGGTCTTAGGATGAATCATCAATAAAACCCTTGTTCGGTGATGCAGGAGAGACTTGAACTCCCATTTCAGCAAACCTTCAACATACTTTTCCCGTGTCTCTCGGGCCTTTCTGCCAAAGGAGACATATTTGCTGAACTCTACCTGACTGCACCATGTGTTTCAAAATGAGGGACAAGCAACACACTCATCCCCCGTGGGACTTCCTCTCTGTCTTTTCTTACTGGGTGTCCACTTTGGGAACCAATGGCAATCTGTCGCCTTCACCAAACATATATTCCTCTGGATCATCCTTGAAACGAACTACGCACTCGTAATATGACTTCGAGTGGTCCTCAAAGACAGATTCAACTGTCTTCTCATGACAAATCGTGTCAGTTTCATATATCACGGTGTCACCTTTATTCAAATCACAAGGCTCAACCGTAAATGTCTCTGGAATATCCGTTTCCCGACTAACAGCTCCCATGATGGCACCCATCACAGTCAATGGTTCTTCTGCCCATTCAGAAGCTTCCCACATAACCATCTCAAAACCGTTTGAGTCCACCAACCGAACATATTCACATTCAGCCGGATAAGCAGGACAAACCAGTCGGAGACCATTAGGAAGCAAAACACTGCATTCCTTCTCTCGATCAATCGGTCCATACTGCGGGTTAAATGGCCCCATCAATCTCGCTCCTTTTCAAAAAAACAGGATCACTCAGCTTCCGATTCACCGATGAATCAATCTCGCTCCCCAAAAGGAAATAATGCAGATCGTGCCTCATTAAATGCCTTCTCTGCCTCTTTGAACTTCTTACGGGCTTTTATCACGGTGTCCACACTGTGATTCGTTCGGTACTCCGGTGGAGAGTAAATCCGACTCACAAACCCACTCTGAATATCAGCAACATAAACGGTTTTCTCTGAGTAAATAGCCTCGCCACACTCCCTGCCTTCTTCAGTGTATGTCTCACAACACTTGACCAGATAAGAAACACTGTATTCCAACCCATTCCGCACAATCATTTGCAGAATAGGATCTGAAGGAAACTGTGATTCAATTTCCTTCAATTTGTCCTCAATCTTCTTGAACAAACCACCAGACTGTTTCCTGATGCTCTCACCAACATACTCACTGAAAAATTCAGCCAGTACAGGAAAAATCTCATTCGCTATCCGACTGGCTGTATTCTCGCCACGTACTCGAATTTCGAGCTTAGTTTGATTTCCCATGTCTCTCCCCTAGTAGTTGAATGGAATGTCGCCTTTGGGCCAAAAGGCTGCAATGACAAATGGTATTGTCAATGCAGCAACCAAAAGCAGTGTTGTCAGAGTGTTCATGGGTGTCCTAATCTACAATCGGGGCATTCAACCCACCTTGGGTCAAATAACGACGAACATCAGTCAGGTAATAAATTGGCTCGTTGTTTGAAGTGAGACCAATAGTCTGACCATCCATCCACTGAGAAAAATTCCCCCAATCACAGTTCAGACGTTGAAACTCCTGACGGAGCAATGTCTCCGTATAGCCCAAATCATGATCGGGATCAGCAAGTTGTTGGAAAAGCATGATCGGGATCAGCAAGTTGTTGGAAAAGCATGAGGTGTCCTACAGGTAATAATGCCAAGGCTTGCCGTCCATCTCCAGCACATCGTCTTCATCACCCAATAACTCAGCTATCTGAGTCAGTGATTTACGAGCACTGCCGTACAGCTTATCTGCCTCTGTGTCATCCAAAGATGATTCTCTGGATCGCTGAATGTCCGAAACATAAGACCAAAACAACTCTCTGAGCCGTGTTTCGGACATTTGTGTTAAATCAAGCATGATGGCCCTGCTGGCAAGTCCTGCTTCCAATAAGCCTGACCAACACCGATGTAATGATAAGTCGTGTAAACGTGTGATCCGTTGTGCCGTTGCACTTTAGTCAGATCAGAATTCCGACAACCTCCGAGCTGACAATAAGCTCGGTAAGATATCTGATTGTCATGTGTTGCTGGTATCATGGGTGTCCTTTGCGAAATTCTTGCCTTGCCCAAGAGGACCGGCCTTTAATTCCACATCCTCATCCCCAACATGATCCTGCAACAATTTCATCTCACGTTTCAGCAAAATGTGATCGTCGCCAGAACCACAAGCCATCACCCCTGTACGCAACACTGTTGCAATGTTGCCTACAGCTTCAGTGCGACCATAGTAAGATGCACCACTGGTAATTGACTTAAATACGTTGGGCATTAGCCTTTTCCTTGTAGCCATGAGGGATAGTGCTGTTGCGTCATTTGTGCCTTGTGCTTTTGAGAGGTTGGAGTGATGCCGCTAAGCATTTCGCATACTTCAAAGAAGCTTACGCTTTGAGTTGGCTGTTAGTTATCCCTCATTATTTCATTGGGTGTCCTCAAAAACAGAGATTATACTGAATCCGTTCTCCATCATCAGCCTCTTTTCCACCAAGCGGAGTTCGCTCATGACCCTAGTCTTGACCTCTACGGTCTGAAGGCATGTGACGGCTATTCGCTTCATTGGTGGGAATCAGCAAGGTCGCAAAACGTAAACACGACTTGGCTTCGTCGGGGATACTTAGCCCCAATTATGTCGCCACCACGTTGCCACGTGACTTTGACGAGACTTATATTGCCCTACTTGCTTCCCTCTGTTGTTTCAAGAAAAGGATGATCTTGTCTTGTGAACTTCGTTTCCCGACAAGACCACCCTTTTCGTGTTATCCTTCAGTGGTGTCCACAAAGATTGTATGGTCGTAATCCCCCGCAGGATCTCCGCTTTGTACAATCTCCTGATCCAGATCATCCACGACTACAGTGGGATCGCCCTCTGTTGTTGACAACGTAATCCACAATCGATCATCTACAGTCTTAGTGGTTCGGTCATAGACCGTTGTTGATTCACAGCGGGGTTCCCCACCTTTCCTCGTCACAATCCTGATCCTGTCGAGATCAGCGGCGAGAACTTCTCGTGCTGTTGCTGCCATTAGGCGTCCTCAGTATTGATAGAGGCGTGGGTCCAACCACAGGAAAATCAACAGAGCCACCTGAAAAAACGCCACACACGATGTTATCAACATCGCACGCTTATATTTTCGTTTCATCACCAACAAAGAGTACATCACCACAAGTGTGCCGAACAACTTTGTTGATACGAATAAGTCAGGTGTCCCATGTCCCGCTTCAAGCAGGACCAAACCTACTGGATTCCATTCATTGTCCATGATGCTTTCCTGATATTCAATTACCAGATAAGCGTCATAGAATGAGATCGATACAATGGTCAGAAGTAACAGGGCAAATGCGTTCTGGTGTGCTATCCGTGCCACGGGTCTTTCCTTCGTTAATTGACCTTTCTTGTATTCGCCTGTTAGTGAAATGCTGATCGAACTCATGACCAATCCCTTGACATTAGATTTTCCTATGATGTGGGTTTTTTGCCCTATGAGACCATTTTCTTAGGGTTCGCAAGGGGTTTTCTGCCCAATGAGAACGAACATGAACACTGACTAGGCCAAACTTTTTCAGATTTCCAGCAGAGTTCCTGTGAAAATGGGTAAGGTTTTGCCCTTATTCACTCTTGCTTATGTCCTCATATTGGGTGTCCTTTTGTGACTTTGGCCCTGATTCGCTGTCTAAGGCTTCTATTTTCGATTGTAAGAGCCTCAATTAGCAGAGAGGGGGTGTTGTTCTCAGATTCGCAGCGATGGCTTGTGTGAGATTTACGGAATTACAACCAAAAGTGCCTTCTGGGAGAGGTTTTGTCTGCGGGTTATTTCCCTGCCAAAATGCCTCAAAGTTGATGTTTCCTGCTGCCTTAGTAACGGGTGTCGGATTGGAGACTTCGCAGATAAACATGATGGAGGGGTATTGTTCCATGAAGTGTTCTGCGTTGTCATAATCATCGAAGACGAACAGTTGTGATCGTTCGATAACAGGGTGTGTCCATTTGCCCGCTTTGTAGGTCACCATAAAGTCTGGCACGCCATGCAGCGAGGTTAATGCTGGGCTGACAACTTTGAAATACATGGGTGTCCCTATTAGGCGTTTGCCTGTGCCTGAATCATCTGTTGTTCGTATGTGTCGATTTGTTCCAGACTCAACCATTCCGGCTTCTCTTTGAGCCTGTTCCAAAGTTCTTTCATCTTGGCGATTTGATCTTTGATGTTTCCTGCCCAAAGATGTTTGATGTAAGGGCAGGTGTTCACAAAGTATTCACAATCCATCTGCAACCGAGACAGGAGCATGTAATCAAATTTGATTGCTTCGGCTTCTGCTGACATGGTATTTGGGTGTCTCCTATTAGTCGCTATTAGTCTGATTTATTGTCCAGACTATTATTGAGCGTTCCCGGTTGATAGGCTTGTGTGCCTGTGGGCACGTGCTTATGAATGATGGATTGAGCCAGTTCAGGCTGACAATCGATATCCACCACATCATAATTTGAGTGTCCGAGTTGTTTTGTGAGTGTATCCCATCCATGTGGGAAGGGATGTTCGATTCCTTTGTAGACAGTTGGGTCGAGTGCTCCGACGATATCACCATCATGGATGGCGACCATGACTGCTGAGTATTTCATGGTTGTCTCAGAACCTTTCGTTGATGATTTCGACCAGTTCTGCCCCGTACTTTTGTTTGAGGGCTTTTTTGATGTTGAGGTTGTATGGTCTTGCGACGGTGAGGCATTCGCCTTCGGGGGTTGATTTGAGGCGAAAAACGGTTTTTGTTTTGCACCATTTTTTGTACTGTTTTTCGGTTTCCTGTTTTTCTATCAGGGTGTCAATGAACAAGTCAATATCCATTGGCAGTCCTTCAGGGAAATGTTCTGAAGGAAGTGGCGGCTGAGATTCAGCGTGTTCAGTGATAGCTTTCTCAGCTTTATCATCTTTCCAATGATAATTGTTGCATCCACCAGTTCCGCTGTTTTCGACTGTTCCGACACGTTTACCATCGAGATAGATGGAAGCGGTGAAGGCGACTCCTCTTGATGTTTCGAGGAATTTGATGTTTTTGAGAACAATGTTCATGGGAGACCTTTTTCGAGTAGTTCATCCAGTGGAATACTCAGATCGCTGTGATGAGTGTATTCGATGACTGGAAATGTTGGAATAGTGTTCCCTTCAGGTGTCCCATTCCACGCATAATCTTTGAACATGGCGAATGGTCTACCATCCTCAATCCACATGAGGTAGGCAAAGGGCAGGTCACAGAACGGGTTATTATAATCCACATTGACTTTGGGTTCACCAAAGAAATCGGATGCTTTCAGGTTTTCGCTCATTGATTATCCTAACTGCTGTAATCGACAAACTTTCCTGTTCGTTCGACGTGAGAATCTGATGCTTCGGTTTTACCCTGCACGTAGAGTTTACCTTTACATTTTTGTCCATCATCGGAAGCGGACAAACTGAGGTTAAACCGTGCGATTTTTCCATCGGGTCGTCTGACTTCGACGCAGACAACCTGTTGGAAGTGCGTATTTAGTTCATGGGTGTCCAGAGTGAGGAAGATTCTGGGGTGCCATGTGGTATCGGGTTTGACTGTTCTTTGTGTATCGATTTGGAGACGGTGAGCTTCAGCACAGAATTTGGCAACTTCCTCTGCCATTTTGTCTCTGTTTTCGTTCCTTTCGTTGCCATTGAAGTAGGGGGCTTCGGAACAAGTGAGGATACGATCACCATCCCGATTGATACCATGACCGTCATAGTGGTATCGACCTTTGGGGAATGCTTTTGCGTTCTTTTGTTCTGTGGTGGTAGGGTACAGATCAAATGCAGTGTCAGACATGGTTCTCTCCGTTGGTTGAATAAGTCCGAAATCCCCCGTGGCAATCGACCGGGCACAGGGTATGAACCGGGCACAGGTTGATTGTCATACCCACGAGTTATGTTTCGGACTATGTTTTGATGTTTCGTTGTTTACAGGGTGTCAACAGTGGCGATGGAGACAGACCAGCACTTTTCGTTGTAATAATCACCCGGATTAGGTGAAAATTCGTTGTGAGTTTCAAATTCTTTTTTGATGGTTTCTTTTTCTTTGTCGCTGACTTCTTCTCCTCGAAAGTCGTTCAATTTATTCACAGTCATTTTCACACCTTTTTCGATAGCTTCATCGTGGGTGTCTGCTTGTGCAACAGCCCCGATTTCAGGTCCGAAAGTGGAATTTTGTGAATAAATGATCAGGAGCATACGTCAATTCCTTCGGGGACAAATTTTGCTTTGAGAGCATCGGAGACATTTCGACCGTAATACTGGGACTGAAAACCACGTCCGACAGCTTTTGAGGGTTCGAGATCTTCTCCGGTGATTTGTTTGTAAACGTCGGTGCAGAACTTAGCCCAATTAAAGTCAGTGTATTGTTTGGGCATGGTCAGGCCGACAGATTCCAGATCTTCAACTTCGATGAACATCTTTCCGTAGCTTGCCCATTCAAACTTCTTTGCGAGTCTGATGGCATTACGTGTCCGGGTGTCCATTGTGACCAGCGGGTGGTCTTCTCCCAGCAGGGAGGATGGGTCAGAGTGAACTTTTTTCAGTTCATCGTACATTTCGAGTGGTGACAGGTGTTCGGTGTTGGTGATTTTCCAACTTCCAGCGTATTCCCCAATGTTTGTGCAATCTCCGTCGTTAATATCCTGAGCAATCTGAGCGATTGTTTCAGGGGTGTATGCTCCGTCAGAGAACACGGTGATTTCGATGGTTGTTTTCTGGAGTGTCATATTGTCACCAATTGTTTGCATTATGCCCCGCCTGAACTGGGATATTCTTTGATTCTTTGGTCAATTGACCGTTGGAGATTTTCTTTTGTTGAAGCGTGTTGTGTCACGCCGAATCGTGTTCCTTCCCATCGACCTGTTTTGGGTCTGTAATCATTGTAGGTGAGTTTCCATCCTCTGTACTCACCCTGATCGAACAGAATTTCGATTGTTTCTTGATTGTTCATAGGGTGTCCAGTTCCTTTGGGATATTTGTGAACACATTTACGAGTTGAGCAACAACTGTGCTTCATAGTCTGATTGGAATTCTACAATCGGACGAGGGCGAACAATTGTCTTCTTTCTGATTTCGGTTCGCTCATGTGTTGTTCTTTTGTTTAGGCAGGTGTCATCATGTTTTTGAGTTTGACGTTGAAGTATTCACTGAGCATTTCGAGATCAGCAATTGCGTCAACGATATCACGTTGTTCAAGGTGTTTGAGAGCATCCTTTGCCCAGAACGAGATACCATCGGCATTGAGGATGGTTTCCCTTGAGATTGGTTTGCTAACGATATCGTTGTCAGATTCGGAGGACGGGTAGAGTCGTCCATTGACATCCCACGTGTCAGGGATTCCGTTTGGGTATTCTCCGCAGGCGACATGCTCAACAACTTTGTTGACAGTGACGAGTTCACCGCAGCGGGTACGATAGATTCCGGGTTCATCAATGATGGTTGGTTTTCCGATGTGGTTGACGTGTCTCATGTTTTGCTAAAGTCCTTTTCACCAAAGTGAATTTTTGAGAGTTTGTTTCTGTTTTCTGGTTTGAACGACCAGTTTTTCAGTAGTGGGTGTTCGGGATCGTATTCAGCGATATCGTCAGCCAGCACAAGAGACTGAGCCTGTTCGATAGCGTGACAAAATCGACTGGTAGCGAAACAATCCAATCGTCGGAACGTGGTAATAGCGTAATCACCGACTCCCCTGATTCTGTCTGTTTCATTTACCGGCAGGTGTCTCACATAGATTTTGAGTCCGGTTGTGATAGATCGGAGGACATTTGCCACTTTTTCAGCAGCTTTTGGAGAAGCAAACCGCCAATGAGTCTGTTCATCAAGATAATACTCATTTACAGTTGATTTATGCTTCTCATTTTCAAATACAGTTTGGTGCATGAGGATTATCCCATATTAGAGTAACGATTCGTTACAGAGCCTCTGAGGGTGTCTCAGAAGTCGATGCCATCGTCATAGTATCCATTGTTTTCATAGATGGGATCTGTTTCGTCCATATCGAGATCATCAATGTTGAGGGTGTATTCACCATTTTTGCTTTCGATCCAGTCGAGAATCTTTTCATGAATGGCGAGGATTTGTTTTTCGTAGGCTTCACCCCGTCGTTGATCGCTTGCGTTGATTTCTTTGTTTAGACAAAGATCGGTGCGATTTTTGATTCTTTTGAGGAAAGCGGCAGCGGGACCGGCAGTTTCGCAGCCATAGCCTTCCCACCAATAATCTCCATCGTTGTAGTAACGATAAACGAGACGATTGATCGCTCTTAGCACTTCCCCTTCGATAGTTTCACAGTTGCCCATGCAGGACACGAGAGTATCGAACAGTTTTTCATTTCGTGCTTCGTTTTTGTCGGAGACAAAGATGGTCATATTCTTTCCTTAGAGTTCATCAATGGTAAGAGTGACGGTTGGACGATTGATACGTCCATAGAGGCTATCATTTCTGGCACATTTAACTTCGGCGGTTTCGGGGTCAACGTAGAAGGTAAATTCTTTGACGTATGTTCCCGCTTCGAGTCTGGTCATATCGTGGGTGTCAGGAATTGCTTTGAGGACGTTGGTGAGCAGTTTTCGTCCTTTTTCAAAGTCATCACCGATGATATCTGTGTCGATATTCAGGCTGATTGCGGACATGGTTTGTTCCTTATGTGTATTTTGCGGGTGTTCCCTTGCATCCTGTATCGTGGTAAGTCACACAACCGTAGAAGTCACCTTTTTTACGGTGAGCGAGGAGGGCACCACATTTACATTGAGTGACCTTTGCTTTTTCTTCTCTCAGAGCGTTTGTGAGATTATTTTTCCATCCTTTAACTCTGAGGCATCGACGTGTTTTGTTGAGTTTCTGTGGGTGTCCATTTTGTTTCACGAACAACTGGATGCGGATAGCATCTTTGCCAACTTCCCGACTATTGCCATCGGGGTTAATGCCTGAGTAGATGCGGCAGGAGACAGTATGTCCGTGAATTGTGGTAGTTTTGCCATAGACAAGTTCAGTTGTTCCATCGATTGACATTGGGTGGAATCCCCATTGTTTAACGACGGTGTTTTCAAATTCAACTTTGGTGATATTGTGGTAACAACTCATTTTGTTCTCCCGGTGAGTGATTGGATGTTTTGTTACCGGGTGTCAGCTTTTGCGAGTGACCGCTGGCAAGCTGCGAGAGCGTTTTCAAGTTGTTCGGCAGTTTTGGGAGCGAGCAAAACTGTTTCTCGTAATTTTGGGAGATCAGGATGATAACCCAATTCAGTTTCTTGGAATCTCGCCCCGCAATTTGGTTTGATTCTGATTTCGTTGAGTAATTGTTTACCTCAGATGAAGTTTCTGTCCACCTTTGATGATCCAGTGACTTGCTACGTTGGAGTAGCAGGTAGCGTAGACACGATAAAGTCGGTTATCGAGTCGGACCATTGTATCGGTAGTGATTTTGCTTCCGTAACCATCTTCTGATTGTCCGGGAGCGAGATTCAGGATTCCGCCACGTCGTTTGACAGGTCGATTGATTCGTTCGGCACTGTCTGGGATATATTCAATCTTCGATTTCATCGCAAAATTCCCTGAATTGATCGGTTAGTGTCCCGTCATCATTGAAGACTTCGATTTCGTCATCGACAGTTTTCAGGAGCAGCGGGTAAGGCTCATTGCAGTTCATTGGGTGTCCAAAGCATAGAAATGAACCGTTATTGTAGAACCGCATGTTTGGAGATTCGATGCTGCCATCGGACGGATCTTGGATGATGTTAAATTGGTTGCCTACGTGCTCATATTTGAGATTAGCAGGAGTGGCTGTTCCATCTTTGTCACATCCATTGTGAATGAGTAGAACGAGTTGTCCAAGGCATTTGAGCAACTTTGATTCGTTGAACAGGTCTCTTGGCACAACACGTTGGTAGCTCATTGGGTGTCCTCTTTTGTCGGCGGTGGTTGCCCGGTCCCGAACTTAACAAGTCTTAGTGTCCCGTCTTCATCAGGTTCATAGATGGTGGGTTTGCACCTAAAGTGATCTCTGGTGAACAGTTCAACTTTGGTTGGGTAGTCTTCATTGCCGTGCAGTACGGCAACTTTGTAACCATTGGTTGAGACGTTGTGAGTTTCCTGTAACCAATTCAGGTCTTCAGGTTCTGTTAGAATTGGCATGGGTGTCCTCAATTACAGGGCAGTCAACATCATCAACATTTCACAAAGAAGAAAATCCACATTGAGTTGTGCGGCAACTTCTCCGGGTTCAACAGTCTTTTCTGACTTGAAAAGATGAAGATCGGTTTTGTCGTCGTATTTGTGGATTAAACAAAAAAGAGTCACAGAAATCTCCTCAATCGTCGTAGTCCGGGTTCATATCACAACCAGCCTTTTCCAGACAGGCATTGATGGTTGCTTTACTGGGGTATCTGCCTTTGTAGAGAATTCCCCAATAAAAAGTCTGTCCGTGTGGATTTTCTTTTTCAGGAGCAGACTTTACTTCGTTGGTCTTGAGTGAGGTGTCTCCTGTCATTCCTTTGAGCATATCCAGCACAACGGGAATTTCGTGGTAGTCTTCAACTTGAAACGCAGCGGGCAGATCAATTGTCACTTTGTTTTTCATTGTAGAGTTCCTTGCATTCCCTGATTACACGAAGTCTACCGGGATCATATTCCCGGCAATACTGCATGAAGTCTGTACAATAGAGTCTGAGGATCTTAGCACATTCTTCGTTGTTTTCAGCTTTCCTGTACGCTTCCATGAGTGACAGCGTACTTGTAAACGAATAGTCGCTTACAAATTCAATTGCCACATCAGCATGGGTGTAACATTTTTCTTCCATGCCGTGACCAATACGATCCGCCATTTTCTTGGCGAGAATTTCTCGTGCTGTTGGTTTCATGTTGGGTGTCCTCAAACGATTGGTCGTTCTTCGGTGTATCCGATCATTTCTGTGTGAGTGATTTCCCCGTTATGTCCTTCGGGAGAAGGGAAATCATATTCACAATCGTCGATGATTTCATCGGGGGTGGTATCTTTGCCGTGTTCAATTTCAACTTCGATGACGACGAAAAGGGTTGTCTTGGGCATTGTATTCTTCTCCTAACAAAGTTTCGACTTGTTCTCTGTCGAAGCGAGATTCCATCAGTCGATTCCATGCCTCATGAGTGGCATCGATGTTTCGACCGAACCGCTTGTGAACAGATTGAATCATATCTCGGTGGTGATCAACAGTGAATCGTTCACCGTTGGTAGTAGTCACGTAGTCAGGGCAACTGACTGCTGCATCAAGACGGTCGAGGATATTACCCTGATCGTCTACGATGATATACTCACAGTCAAACAGGAGAGCGGCGATTTGTCGTTCAGTTGTTGACAAATCGTCTTTATGGTGTCCAGAAAGACGTGCAGCAACTTTGGTGAGTGTTTCGTGAGCGGTCATGGTTTCCCCTACTTATGCTTAACTGCTGCCATCCACGCCATTGCTTCATCTGCATTGACGTTTTGGTAGTGAATGTAGTTTTCCCATTCCTCTTTGTCGGAATGGTAGAAGTACCGATAACAGTCGTAACTGGAATGAGATGTTTCTTTGAAAGTCAGAACAACATAAACATTGTTGTCATCACGCATTTCAGCGATGACTTCAAAAGCATCTTCAATTGGTTTTCTGAATTCTTTGAGCTTGTCATCTTTTCGTTTTTTCGGCTGTTGTCTCAGAAACTCTGAAACTGCTTCCTGTTCACCGGGTGTCAAAGACAGGCTGAGTGACCTTACCATTTCGAGTCTGTCCAGATTCAGTTCTTTCAGTCCATGCTGAATCCAGAGGTCTTCCCGACTATCGTAGATAGTGGCGTTTTCATAGCCCGGAGCCATAACAACATTGTTGTTTTTTGTGTCTTCAATGATTCGGAAGGGTCCGAGGTTTGTTTCGTTGAATGCCATGAAGGTGTCCTAAAACAATGGAAGGTCAAACGACCTTTTAGCTTCACAACCGTTGCGTCCTCCGCTTGGATGTGAATACATGAAGTGGTATTCGACGGAGAGTTTTCTTTCCTCAAAGAGATACACTCTCACCCCAACAACAAGAGTTTCCATCATAAGCGCAATGACGCCGATGGTTGAAGTGCTGATGGGTTGTTCTGGCAGAATTGCTTCGTGATAGTTCCCTAGTTCTGACTTTCTGAGTTTCACCTTTATGGTGATATTCAGGTCATTGAAGATTGTCTGTTCTGCCTTTTCCTGTGCTTTGGCGAGCATGTCTTTCATGGTTATTCCTAAGCAACGTATTGTGGTAGTCGGGTCTCGAATGCCAGTTTTTCAACTGGAGTCATGTGGTATCTTTGATTTTTGATGACTCTGGCAATCACTGCATCGTGAAATGCCATGACGTTTTCCGGGGTGTCGTGTACTACAATCTCCTTGGATTCAAAGGCAGGATAGTACCCATCCATCACCTGAACATCACCTGATGGGACGTGAAAATCCCCTTGAGCATAAACTTCGTACATTGTTACTGGGAGAACGATCAGCCGACTTGTTGAAAAATCCCAGTGTCTATTTTGTCCATAGCCTGTCGTCCATGATCGTTTGCCTTGGATTGCCAGTGAAACGGCACGATCAAAATCTTTGAATGCGAAGAATCCTGTTTCTTCATCATCGACACGGATTCGTTCGTTTGATGGGTAGTGCAGTCCTTTTTTAAGACACATAAAGAAGGCAGATACCAAATTGCCATCTTTATCTTTGGCAAAGATTTTGAACGCTTCCTGCTGTTTGATTTCAGCATTGTTTTTGATCGTGAGTCCCATTATCAGGTGTCCTCTTCTTTGAAGATTGGCATAGTTTTCCAGTCGTCTACGCCATAAGGATGTTCTGAATCGTAAAACCGTTCATTGATACGAGCGACACAGTGTCCTGAAAATCGTCCGCATTTTTCACAGTCATTCGTTTCACAGTGCTTCTGCTTCTGCGATTTCATCAGGTGTCGGAATTTTGACGAAACTTCCGTAATGACTTCCATCACCAGCAAAGGTGATATGAGCATCAGGATAATCGCTAATCACTCCAAACAAGTCCTGTCGGATAGCGTCTTCGATGTCGTCTCCGACGTGACCTTGCCTTGAGTAGTCTGTTTCGATTGTTTCTTTGATTTCTTGTCCACAATGTTCACAGTCTGTAATTTTGTGGATTTCAAAGTAATGACAAGTGCCATTGCACCAGTCAGTGTATCGTTCGAGGAAGCGTTTTGCGTCCTTTTCTCGTTCATCGGGTGTCTTGGCACCCATGTCCTCAGCTTTGTGGTTCCAGAGCAAAATGCCAGCACAACTGGTATTATCCCATGTGCTACTAGGACCAGTTCCATGAATTGACCACATTCCCAAACCGTGTTCGTAATAGTCGAGCAGGAAAGCGAATCCCTGCTCAAACTTTTCCTTCAGTTCTTCGGTGGCAGGAACGATCTTGCCGTTTTCAAACTTGAGGTAGTTTTCGGGATCTTCATAGTTGATGAACTTTGAAGAAAAGCTAATTGGTTTCCATTCACAGTCATAACTCGCAGGGTTCAGATGTTCTGCATCGAGATCAGGACTGATTGTGATTCGGATGTTCGTCATTATTTTCCCCTTTGTTGAAAGAATTGCCCCTGATTGTTCTGGCACTCCTCCACGTGCATACGGCGTTTACCAGCACTATGGTTGGCTACCTGCATCCAATCAGGGGACTTGTTTCTTTATGACTGGGTGTCGTCAAAAGACGATTCCAGCAGTACAGGGTGATCTTCATCCAGTGATGGATGATCTTCACCAGCGATTCTCAACTCAGCGGCAAAACATTCATTGTCGCCGTGATCACAGAGCATCTCAATGGTCACATCGGAATCCAGTTGCTCATCGGTCCAGTTAGCCATTTCAGCCTGAAGTTCTCTGTATGTCATTGATTTCAGCTTTCCAGATTGTAGCGACGTGCGGAACAGAAATTGATTGGGCAGATTTCCAGTGGTCCCCACTTGTATTATCTGCCGTTGTAGGTAATTGAGGGTTCGCAATTTTTGTTGAAGTGTGCGAAACTCATTCCAACGATGATATGATCGTCGGCTTCACTGATTACGGTGTATCCTTTGGACATAACAACCTCATTTGTTCTGTTCGGAAGGGTTGTGTAACTTCATCCCGAATACGTTGAAAAGCATGAGACATAGCCACATCAACGGTTGCCACATCAGCAGGATCAATATCCAGATCGTCCATCAATGTGACTATTGCTTCGTCCAGAATCTGTCTGACCAGATCGCAGGTCATTGGGATTCTTTTGTATGCTTCCTGTTGAACGTGCTTTGGCATAGCACGTTGTTCGGGAGTCATATTTTGTTCAGATGAAGTTGTCATGGCTTTTATACAGGTGTCCCCGATAGTGTGGTGAACAGCCTGAGATATTCTTTGGGGTTCTTTTTCATCAGAGTTTCGATGGCATCGAGAATCTTCTGAGGATTGTTTTCCTTTCCTCTTGCCCGCTGCCCTTCTTCAATTGCCCGACTGACCGCTGCTACCTTCTGCCATTTAGCAGCGATAGACTTCTGTTCATCGGTCATCGGAGGAACTGACAGATCGATAGGTTCAAGGTCTGTCGGGTCGATATCCCCCACCCTTGGCTTTGCCTCATAAATGTTTGAGTAGTTCGGAGTGAATGAGGTTTTGACGTTATCGCTGCCAAACTTTTCACCGAGTACCATTGCCGGGTAGTAGTTATAAGAGATTGAACCATCGACGTTTCGTCGTGGGAGATCGTACTCTCTCCACTGACCGACAAGAGCAATCGGCTTCAACTTTGTTTCACCATCTTCAATGAAGGCTTCACAACGCACATAGTTGTTGAATCCGTTGTTGTAGTGAACAATCTGTCCCGGCTTCAGAGAAGCATAGAAACTTTCGTGGTCATCAGCTCTGCCTGACCAGAATTCTTCTGAAGACAAAGCAAGATGAATTTCTTCTCTGGTGAAGGCACGGGTCACACCGGAATAATCCGGGCAATCAACAATCTGGCAAATCCAGACTCCCTGTCCACGGGAATGTTTGACTTCCCAACATGGGTTCGCATCAGCATGATGCCAATGAAACTTCAGACCTTTGGTGATTCGTTTGCGAGTTGCTGTCGGCATTGTTGTCCCCTGTTGAAGTATTGGTTATGTACTGTTGATGGGTGTCAACGAAGTACAGGAATTGACTTTTAGATACGCTCTTGTTGAACCATAGGATTCGCCATAGATCGGTTCGTAAGTGAAATTAGCTTTACGAGACAGAAGTTGTCTGACTATCGGATCGAGTCGAACAGCATCTGCGAGAGTATCATAGGTGACAACAACGCACGACATACGGTCGCCATCCCATCCACGGGTATCATCTTTGGCTGAATGTAAACCACGATCTTCCTTCAGTTCTTTGTTTACATCATCAGCAAGAGCAGTTGCTCTTTCGTATCCGCACATCAGATCGTATGCCACTCTGACGTAACGTTCTTCTTTTCTGATATGTGGCATGAGTTGCCTTTGTAAGTCGGGACGGGGTGCATAACCCGTGCGTTTTATTGCACAATCATTTTACTTTTACAGATTGTGTTGGTTATTCCCCCGTCCCCGTGTTTCTTTGTTTGAGAATTGTTTCTCGTGCTTCGATATGGGGTGTCAACTCTGATGAGGTTTTCACCCCTTTGAGTTGTTTCTTACGTCGTTCTCGGTTGGAATGGGTTTCGTGCCAGTCCTTAATTGCCTCTGCCATCACTTCTTCTGGGTTCAGCCCATTGTCTTCCGCATAGACTTCAACAAAGTCTACGATATCCCGTCCAAGCTGAACGGTGGCATTGACTGTTCGTGCTTCAATCAGATGATCAGCAATAACATCCTGTGAGACAAAGTTTGCACGTTGATAGACAAGAAATAATCTGGCAGCAATTCGCTTTTGGGCGAAGTGTGCTTTGTCTCGCACGTCCAGTTCATCATCGGCGTTGAGTCGGTTTTCCAGCACACAATAGAACGAATACAGGGGACTCTGCATGTCCTTTGTTTCTTCGATGGTGCTGTTTATCAGATGAGTGAACTGTTCAACGGATTTTTTGTCAATCATGGTTGCTCCTATGCAACTTCGTGAAGTTTGTCGATGTACTCTTTGGCTTTATCGTAACCCCAAGCATGGATCATTTGACCGTCTTTGGTTACGTCTTCTTCAGGAAAGAGGGTGTCAGCTTTTTTATCAACGATGGTTTGTGACCAGTCGATGACGATGACACGTTTTCGCCATCCTGTTTTGATGTGACCGATTTCAGTAGTCACAATGTGCCAGACAGGATAAAAGGGTCTGTTGAGGTATTCGTTAGGAATGTCCTGAACGAAAATAGAACGATCACCAAAACAAGCGAGAAGTTGTTCTTTTTCGTTCTGGTTTCTTTGTTGAATCTCCGGGTCGTGAATAGATTCCAGATCTTCCAGTGCATAGAAAACCTTTTCGGTACACTGTCTGAAGACACGTGTTTCTTCGTATGTTAAATCCTGAAGATCCAGCTTGGTTTTTACCAGTAGAACTGCACCATACGAAGCGCTGTCGATGCTGTGAGCAAATTCGTAACCAGCAGCTTTGAGGTTGTCTATATCTCTGAGGTTCATATTGTTTATCCTTTGATTGCCTGCATGGCAGCTTCCTCTGTTTCTCCGAGGAAATCTCCATAAACTCTGTGAGTGGGGTCATCCCCTTGAAACCAATATCCTGTTCGGGTGTCCCCGAATCGGTCTTCTGCTTTCACGTAAGTACAACCAAGTGCTATCAGTTGCTCATGGGCTGAAGCAGTGGCTTTGCAGATTGAGACCGTGATTTGATCGACGACATAGCAAAGTGTGCCAGTTTCAATATCACAGGCATTCCAATTTCCATTGCCACTGTTCTTTTGGAGTTTCACATGCTCCAAGTCATCGATGTAGAATTTTGCACCGGGAGCAAGGTCGCCGAATTTGATTTGGGTCAACATGCTGTGTTCCTTTAGCCTATCAAATTATCATTGCCGCACCAGTCAGATTCAGCAACGTGGTAGCACTCCAAGGACAGACTCACGAAACCTTGCCTTTGTATGTGGCATTCCAGTGTTTCAGGGTCGGTATAAACCTGTGAAGAGGTGTCAGCAAATTCATTTTCAATTTCAGTATGGATATCAAACAGACCTACAGCATCATTGCTTGGATCGTGTTTGTTCCAGTTTTTGATTGCCTCTCCGAGTCGTCGTTTGATTTCATTTTCACTCACATCAAACAACGCACACCCCTCTACCGCAACAATGATTGGATGCTCTGAATGGCTCAGATAGAAACGAAACGGCTGAACTGCCCCTTGGATCTCAGCTCTAACCTCACAATTCTTGTGTTCGGGAACTTCACACAGACAGCCTGTGCTGATCTCACAGGCGTTGAAATTGTTTGTTGGTTCATCAAGTTTGACATGACATTTGATGTCACCCCAGTTCTCAGCCCAGAATCTTTGTCCGGGCAGAACTTCGCTGAATGGTTTTTGAATGGTGCGATTTGGCTTCATTGTGAGGGCGATATCAGAGGACATATCGAAAGATGCGGAATTTGATTGAGTCACAGTTCGCCTTAGTAGTTGAATTTAGTAATCGGCTTGAGTGATGCTACCCTATAAGGGTGTCTCAATCTTTGTAGATCAATTGTTTATCATAATCCGGTGCAAGATCGGATTCAAAACACTTGACCTTCGACCCATCCTCTAATTCGATTGTAACGGGTCTGTTGCGTAACAAACTGATTTGATGAATTGCAGACACAGTACAAAGATTCCCTTTATACCGTGCTTTCCTGCCAACGTAGATGACGATTGCCATAATGTTCCTAAGCGTAGGTATGCGGAAGTTTCTTTGGTGACCCATCAACGAGTCGATAAGCCCCGATGAAAGCACCTGTGAATTTGTTTTGAACGTCCAGCACTTCACCTTCGTTGAACACCTTGGAATGAAGCGCTCTGTCGAGAGCAATATCAAAAGTTTCTGCTTCAAAGTAATGTCCCTGTCGTTTCGAGAAGTCTCCATCTTCGTACATTTCGGGACGTGTGACACGAATTTCAATCATTGTTCTTCCTTTCAGGATGGGATGGTACAGCGGAAACATCCGTTGCCATCATCCACGAGTTTTTCAGCCTCAATCATGGCATCGAGAAACTGGTTGGCTTCCTGTTCATTGAGGCTTGTCAGTTTAACCAGTTCGTTTATCAGGTGTCCACGTGAGTTGTTGCCCTTTTCACATTCTGTCCCGACAACGGAGACATAGAAGTGAACATCAAGTGTAAGAATTGGATTTACCATTGTGGAAACTCCAACCAAAATTGGCCAATGATTTCTTTTTTGTCAACGGAGACGATAGTTCGTGTATGATGTGTCTTGCCGTTAATTTCGTATGTGGTGTCAACCATTTGTGCATCGGGATGGTTTTGTTCGTTTTCAAACAACCAAACAGAAACAGTGTGGTTCAGAAACCCAATTGCGGTGTAAACGGAAACCTCTTCATATCCGGCAACCTGCCTTTGTTCACCATTAAATTCAGACAGGATCTGTACTGTTGCCATTTTCTCCGCTTTCAATCAAATGAAGAGCAGTAAAGAACCAAACGCACCCCACGAAGCTATAAATGAAAACTTCCAGTGCAGCCTTTATCCCACCAACTGATGCAATGAAGACAAAGAATGTCACAAACATTGCAACGATCATCGCAATTCCGATGTATTTTTTCATCAGGTGTCCTTTCTGTTCGATTCTCTTGCCTTTTCCAAATCAATGATTTGGGGTTCCTGTTCGTTGATGTCTTTGTAAACAATCAGTCGCAGAGAACCATTGTAGTATTCGATACCAAGAGGAGAACCGTGACCATCTTCACTGGTCGCATCACCATATCCTTCAGGCAGTACCCAAAGGATATCACTGGTCCCGTCGAATTCGATATTCAGCTTCGGTCGCTGAGCGTTCGGGTTGTCTCCGCAATCGATAAGTTGATGTTTTGCGATTGCCATTGTTGTTTCCTTCGAGTTGATTGATTCTTTGTTCAAGGTGTTCGATTTGTTTTAGGTGGGTGTTCAGTATCTCCCACTGTTCCTGTGTCCAGTTGGATGGCTTCCCTGACAAAGTGTACTTGGCATTTTCTTTTTCAGAATTCAAGCAGACAATAAGAACAATGCCCAACAGAATAGAAGAAGCAACAATGAACAGCATCATGCAAAATGAAAGCAGTTTGTGAAAACTCATTGTTGCTTCCTCAAGTGTGGAAATTCATCTGAGACCTTCACTACCTCAACATCCAAAATGAGATGTGGGTTAAAGTAAACAGTGATTTCTTCTGGGTCAGATGCTATGGCATCTGTTACGTGACTGATTTCTTTGATCGGAACAAAGTCTTCAGCGTCCAAGTCCACAGCGAGCGTAACGTAGACACGTCTTCCTGCCATTCCAGTTCTTCTCCATAGTCAGGGGGATCGATTCGTGTTCCACTGTCGTGGTAGGTGTCCAGTTTTACCTTACGACACTTCCAGTCACGACACAGAACCACAGCGACAATAGAATCACTGGATTCACGTGTGTTTTGGTGACATTCAACAGACTCAATGTAAAGCACACGTCGGATGCGTGGTGGTTCAGGATCATCAAAGGTCGCTTCGTACTCAACACTGATCAGTTCGTTAGCATCATTGCGACCAAACTTGCGATGCATGACCGGGGTATTGTCAGCATACCACTGCTTTGTTTCTGCCCAATCTTTGTGTGTTTCCTCAGTGATTCGTACCAGTTCAGGTCCGGTTTCAGAAACCTCACTGAGTGACTGTTCCATACGTCGGTTGTCTTCGTCGATCTCATTCCAGAGATCAACCATATAATCTTCTGGCTGTTGTCCGGTTCGCTGTGCTTCTTCGGCAATAAACTCAAAGTGAGTCATTACAGTGCAACCAGTTACAGGGTCGGTCTTCGGCATTGTTTGTTTCCTTAATGGGAGTTGTTGAATGCCGGTTTACCGGGTGTCTTTAAGCAGGCACTCGACGCCAAACGATCATCCTCATGATTTCTGCAATCCGTTCGAGTCTTGGTTCCATTGTAGGATCAAGATCATTGATCGCATAGAAATCTGGATTCTTGCCCATTACGTCAATGTCTACTTTTCGGGTTTCTTCGCCATGTGGTGGAGAATAGAACGAGTTTTCTTCTCCCGTTTCGTATTCAACGATAGCATCGACGAGTTTCGCCAGACGTTCGTATTCACCCAAAGTGTAAGGGGCGATTGCCAGATTCTTGTTAATCATTGTCACTCCTCTGGTGGATCATCCAGCAACAGAACTGCCATTGTTGTTGGAGATTTGTCTTCATGAGTCGATCTGAAGTTTGTTGGACCGCAACCAAGTGCCATCACTCGTTGTGTGGGAACTTTGGCTGAACCATTTTCAACATGGTGTCCAGTTTTGTGTGCCATAATATCAACGCACTTCGGAACACCTACTTCAGAGTAAGAGCAAAAAGCAAAGGTCACATGCTGACCATTTGACAGAACGCAACTTAGTGTTGAGTGACCATCGGGAACATCGATGGTAATATGAGGACCATTGTTGTAAACGGGATACCCGTCTGCTTCTGCCTGTTCACGTGTCCTAGTTTCCATTAGTATCTTCCTTCCACTTTGTGTACCATTGATTCAGTAGATTTGGAATTTGCTGTATTTCGGATTGCGTCTAAAGTCTGGACAACCTGTTCATCAATCCACGAATCAATGTTTGGGATATGTGAATTGTTCTGAAGAAATCGAAGTCTCAGACTCTTGACTGCAAACTCCCATGCGTCATTCTGTTTCATGGATGTCTCCTATGGAAGATAATCACCAATGTGATGATCTGGTTTTCTGATACCATCCTTGGTAACAAGGTTTACCGTTTTCCCATTAGTAACACGCAGTTCCACACCAGAGGGCACATGATAATCTATGATTTCTCCAGTAATGTTGGTAACAATGGTTACTCGTTTCTTCCTGAAGGCATCTTTGAACATAGCTCCAGCAAATCCGCCGATAAGACCAGCAACCATGCCAAGTGTAATCAAAGATGAATTATCGATACTGTCAAACAGTTCAAGCATGATGTTCCTTAGACGTTAGGTAGAGATCGATCTTCCACTCGAACATTCTGGACAAAGATTTGTGCCAGTTTCATGCTTGCTTCATTGCGAAGATCGCACGTACTGGCACTGACTCCCTTTTCGGCAAGATGTTCCAGCCAGCCAACACAGAATCGAGTGATGCCCTGTTGCAGTGTTCGGTGATCTCGGGACATTTTGTCAATGGCATAAGCACATGCTTCGTCGCCACTCATCTTGTTGACGAATTGGGAGAACGTCTCAGCGAATTCTTCACCACGTTTCTGATCCTTATAGTCAATTTCAGACTGTGGACCTTCTTCAATGCGGTCGAATGCTGAGGAGTATGAAGTTCGGTAGAATTTGGTTTCAGTGGTCATTCATCGACTCCTGCAATGTTAGAGGTAACAATCAACAGGTTAATTATCAGGTGTCTTTGATGAACAAGACAGCTTGATTTGCTGAACCTGAAAACAGCACTTCGTCTTCAACGTCATCATCTGGATACGGATACACAGTAGCCACTATCCCGTTTCCTTTGCCTTTATCACAGAAATTAACGTAATAGTCTGATTCCCTAGAAAGGTTAAAATCCTCACCGCCAAAACCTACGCCATGACCTGAAAACTCAAACCCAATCTCGCCCAATTCCCTCATTGCTTTGGCAATCGGCCAACGTGGCTCATACCACTCAATTTCCTGTTCGATATCTTTTTGGGCTTGTGTGGTCATGATTTCCCTTTGGGTGTCTTAGAAAGGAATGTCTCGGGTTTCATTGTACCCAATGACATTGTTGCGAACTTTGCGTCGTGCTTTGTTTGCTGCCTTAGCAGCGTCTTCGTGTCCCTGATCTCCGCAACCGTAACCGTGTCGTTCTTGCACATAAGCGTGAGCGAAAGTAGCTTGAATGGCAATTCCCTCAATTTCATCTGCTAACTTCTGACGGTCAACATTACTCAGATCATTGATAAATGACTGAAAGTCAACAGGTGCCAGTTCAAACAACATTTTGGTTGCGTTTTCAGACAGTGACATATTAGGTGTCCTTCATTAGTGGGTAGCACTTTTCGTAGTCGAGAATGCACACTTCGTGTCCGAATGCTTCGATTTCTGTACCGTCTTCAAAACGAATCAAGTACATATCTTCTTTGCCTTCTTCGTGGTCAGTGGCGTTTTTGAATTCCTGTGTCTTTTTGATCACAGTAAAAGCCTTGCCAACATGCTCTGCATATTGATCAAATGGTGACGTGAAAAACTGTCGGAACTGATCATTCTCATAGTGCAGAGTCGTGATCACTCGATCACGTTTGGCAATTTCCGGGCTATCTGTGAACATATTCAGGTGTCCTTTATTTGGCAACAACTTCGATGCAGCCATCATTTTCGATGACTTTATCGAACTGATAACAACGATCTGCTTTCCATGTTCGGATGTGAAGTTTGTCATCTTCATCAACCCAAAGCATTACAGAGTTGTCAGGACCACGCTGGTCTCTGTCCCCTGTAACTTTGATTTCGACTGGCTTGCCCGGTCGAACCCTGCAACGCTGAATCTTTGCGGCATCATGGTCGAACGGTTGAAACTCGTCATCGTTCCTACTGGGTGTCTGCAATTGGATTTTGTAATCCTTGCAGAGATCTTCCAGACTTCTTATTTTTTCAACTGCGTCGTTGTATTCCCTCTGAAGTTGTTCAAGGGTTTTAATGTCGTGAAGCAGGTCGAAGCTATAAGGCAATTCTGTCTGTGTTGTCATTTCATAACTCCATCTTCACTAAGCGCTGCCAAGATTGCGGCCCAGTGTGCAAGGTTATTTTTCTTCAGTTCATCAACACGTTCTGTGAACTTTGGATCATGTCCATCAACTTTGAGGATTGCATGAGCAAACCAACGCAGTGCTTTAGGATAATCCGGGTGTGAATCTCCATCTTTCACACATTGATCCTGTGTTTTTGCTTCATTGAAGATAGCAGCAGCAATCAAAGTGGGTTCACCACCCATGTCTGACTGGGATGGAATTCCCCATCCTTCAAACATCCACTCACGAGCATTGTCTACAATGCCTTCGAGAGAGAATCCATCAACGTCCAATTTTCCGTCGTTGACAAGATCCAAAAGTTGGTCTGTGGGAGTTGTAATCATTATCTTCCTTCCCATTGATCTCGATCAGCGAACTGTGATTTAGTGGGTGTCTGAATTGTAGCTTTCATGTGCTTCATACGAAGACCCTCCGTGATCTTCGCCAAATTCTCACGGACGGTACACAGCATTCCTCTTTCGAGCTGAGCCTGTGTTTCAAGTGCCAGAATGTAAAGTTCTCTATCATCCATTGGTTTTGGCATGGAAGTCTTCCTCTGAATATGGAATGTCTTTCAACCGCACATAATATCCATGAACGGTCGAAATGATGTCCATGTCTTCCATGACTTCAAGATACTTATTCCATTCATCACCAATGGCATCAAAAAGAGCCTGATGTTCACTGTGACCAGCATTAGTGGCACGATCTATGATTTCCTTAGATGATTCACAATACTTGCCGTATGCTTCATCTAAGGTCTCACGTTCTTCTGGCGTTAGATCTCTGGTGTTCATGTTTCGGCATTTTCGGCTGGTTGAATTTCGGATGGCCAAAACTCTGGTTTATCGGGCCAAGTTGTCTTACAAATCTCTGACCAGACTCTGAGTATTGCTTGATAAAGCGGTTCTCCGTCCTTCGGCTTGTGCCAGTTGTTGTAGTCAAGCACAAATCTGAATCGATCTTCTTCAAGAAGATAATAGACCGATTCAGTTCGTCCGTCGTTGTATTTAATTCGGGTTGTGTGTTGAATCATGCTTCACTCACAGGTGGGTTCCGTCTTGAGATAAGTCTCATTTCAGATATGTGGGTGTCACAAGTGACATCACCCCACCAAACCACATAACAATCGGGATCACCTTCCCGTGGTCCGTCTCCGTCAACAAAGGTCACATCAGGATTGTAATAATCAACATCGCTTCGTCTTCGGACTTCGCCCAGTGTTCCCAACGGAACTTCCATGTCAGAATTAGGGTCTTCACTGACCAACCTTTGTGTGGCTTTGACGATATCGCCAATTTGGTATTGCATATTTATCCCTCTGCTGGAAAACCCTGAGCCAACAAAACTTCAGCTACTTTTTTAGAGATCCTCAAGCCTTTGGATTCACCATCATGGTAAACGACATTAAGTCGGCAACCATTGAATCCGGGCGGGAGACCCACTGTCACATGCTGCATTTTTGGAAGAATGCGAACGCCATCTGTGTGACAGGCATGTTCTGAGCTTGTTGAAGGGAGGTTTTCATTCGGTTCAAACATTTGAAACATTTTTACTTCTCCAAAGGTAGAAGGGTGTCAAGAAATTAAATTGCTACTTTGTCCCACCATTGAACATAAGTGCCATCAAGCATAGCGTTCCAGTCACGCCATGCAGCAGGATCAATTCTTTTGGACCATGCCATGCTTTCAGGTCCAGTTTTGAGAAAAGCCCGGTACTTGGCGTAATTGTACTTCTCCTGTGCCAATTCCTCAACAGTTTTGTTGAGTGCTTTTTTGGCACCCTGTACTGAGATTGTGCAGGCCCGACTTTTCCAATTTGGATCAGCAAGATTGGTTTTAGATAATTCGATTTCTCGTTCAGCACGTTCAACAAAGTAATGCCAGACCTTTGCTTTATCGGCAGCTTGCTTATCTGCTTCGGCAATTGCTTCACGAACTGTTCGGAATGCACCGATTGTTGACATTCCTTCACGGAGGACACAACGCTGATCTTCAGTCAGATGCCAGAGTTTACGTTTGTCAGATAGTTTCGGTGTAATGATCGTGAAGTTTTCACATTCACTACGTCGAATGACGATCTCACAATTCTTTGTTTTCTCTTTCGCAGGCTGACTGAATTTCATGTCAAAAGTTCTCCATTTGTTGCCAAGGGACCGGGTGCGAGCCGGACTGACTTCCCTACTCCCCCCCTGTCTGGGGGAGAGTCATCCCTACCATAGTCAGCAATGGTCGCACTAAGGAAGCGGTCTATGCCTCATTCTCAGTGCTTAGGGTTTGTATCTTTTTCTGAATAGCTTCAACCACCTGATCCATTGTTGGTGGAAGTGAGTCTTTGTGTTTTGTTGTTATGAAGGTGTCCACAGATGCAACCCATGTCTTCACAGTCCAACCTCCGGTTTGACCATCAGCTCGAAAGTGAACATCACCCACATTATCTCGTATCCAATCAGAGTGTTTCATCACTTTGCCTCTGGTTTCAAAATCACTTCAAAGTGCTTCAGAACATCTTTCACCTTTTCAGGTGTCAAACCTGTCTTCTCAGCGACTTTGTTGATTCTTTTGTCATGAATTTCATTTAGGCTATTCATGTAGCCTTCATCAATGATGGTTTCAACATCAATGTCTTCTCCACCATATTCAGTTGGATGGTGAACAGAAGATGAATTCATCCACTGTTGAACTCCAGCATCACAAAGTGTTTTACCCATATTCAGACAACCCTCACGAGTGCAAGGGAATACCAGCTCAGGTTCACCACAATGGATTTTACCATCTTCAACGTCAAGGTAAGAAAACATATCACTCATATCACTATCCTAATCCCGTGTTTGTTCTGAGACATATACGTGGGCACGTCGCCCAACGATGATGCGTTCGTTCTTTCCCGGAAATCTCAACGGAGGATGTGTTTCGTGAAAGATGAACTGCTTGTCATGATCTATCAGGTGTCCTTGAGGAAGTTCAGGGAACTTCGGTCCACGACCTTTAACAAGGGCAATGTCCCCCTGTCGCTGAACGATGTTGTTTGCTCGACCATTCCAAATCCATTGAAGAGCCGAAAACACTTGTCTACAATCAGAGGGAACACAATGTGAAAAGTAAGTCCCTGCCTCGTTTCTCCCAACGAGAAATACAGACTGTGAATGGTGAGGGCCGAACTTATAACTTCTGGCATAAATCCTCTTGCGATGAACGGCAATGAGACCTAACCCTGCGCCGCCCATATCACAAAATGGTGCCGACTCCGCTTTCTTGGGGGCAACAAAGTCAAGAGCCTTGGTTGTGTGATAATCACCCTTTGCACTTCCATGTTCATCATAGAATTGTTCTGCAAGACGAGCCAGCTTTAGTGTCCGTTGAACAGCAGTTGCCATGATATTTCCTTAGACAAAAATTTTGATTAGTCACTGAATGATGATTTCCATCATTCTCTTGACAAAATGAGATCCGTTCCATCATCCACCAATACGGTGTCTTTGCCATACTTAGCTTGGAGTCGTTCTTTAACTTCATCAAAGTCTAAGTGAACACACATCTCTGCGGTAAATCCACCAGTGTAGCCAGTAACGAACTGGTATTTCCCATTGTTTCTGTAGTCAGGAGTAATCCGGGTCAATTCGCCGCCGAATAGACGGTCCATCGTGAGTTGTCTTTCACTCATATCACTCTCCAAGAATGAGCATTTTGTTGTCGATAGGAATAAATCCGGGAATACCAACATCTTCAGCAACCCACCTGTAAATGGGTTCTGCCAGATTTCCCAGATGGTGAAGAGGCTGACTGGCAATCCAGCCAACACGTTGAGCACACAGGGTGTCATCATCTGTTTCAAACACAGACTGACAGTATGCTTTAACTGGCCCTTCAGGCAGCTTGTATTGATTTTGTTCCGGTGCGTGTGGTGGTGGAGGGAGCATGAATACTTCTTTCAGCCTATTACTTCCAAAGTCGTAGTTGGTATTGTTGGCTGTGTCCACAAAGATGTAGGGTTCAACATCCTCAAAGACCCATCGTGTAGGATCAACAAGGGTGTCCCCATCGATGATCCAACCATGATGATGAAACTCAAACCTGCCAAATCGGGAAGTTGGAGCAATCGGCCCACAATACTGACCATAGACTGCCTTGCCGGGAATCAACTTGTGTTTGACCAGTTGACAGGCAATGCCGTAGCAATTGCCTGCCCACTCATCTAATGGCCAGCCGATAAACTCAGCAGCTTTAGCTGGATTCAATGGGTGCTTTGACATAACTCAGATTCCATCTTCTTTTAGAGTTTCGTAATCTTTTCGCAAATTTTCTGCGTCTGTTTCAAAACCGTTTTTCAACGATGGAACTTTGAACTTGCGTCTTTGTTTTGGAGGAAACAACGTAAATGTTGCCATGCCCTCCATAATCGAAGCCATGCCTTTGAGGATGAACCGAAACCAATTCATGCAATTGCCTTGCCGTCATGAAGTTGTTGAACATGAGCAGCAAATCGGAACTGATAATCATCAACCTGAATCAGAACCAGATCAGCCGGGTTTTCAGCACTGTCGGCACAATACTTTTCACCCAAACAAAGTTCAGCATACTTTTCAGCAACTTGTTCGTCGTTCAACTTAGTGATATTGGGAATGAAAGAATCCAATTTTCCACAACGAACAACCTCAAGAGTGTTCTGTGGATCGTTGACAAGAACATCTCGCCAAAACTCAACCAACTCTGTTTTTGCCTGAGTAAGTGTGAGGATCTTGGTGTTTTTGAAGGATCGTCTTTCCTGAGCTTTCAGGAATTCATCCCAATTGTCGTAGTCTTCCAGTTCGATCTGGAAGGGGCCATCCCAGTCACGTATCCACTGAGGGGTGCAACCTTCGTTACGAAGAGCATTACGCCGCTCATGTTCTTCGTGAAAATCGAAGTCGATAACATTGACTGGCACAGACCAGATCAGGCATCTGTCGCCACCGGGGGAGACAATAGCCTTGTTTTCGGTCTCCCATGCTTGGGGAATGAATCGAAGTCGGATGGTGTTCATGTTAATTTATCCTTTTGATAAAAGTGATTCGATGTTTGTTAGATGGGTGTCATCAATAGTCGCTGGGCATCAAAATCGTAGTCACGCTTCGATCCCATTCTGTGATGATCCATAGAGTGCCACCACTGGTATCAAAAGATGACATGACACGTGACCCATTTTCAAGAGCAGCATCGTTTAGCTTGATATCGCCTGTACTTTGATTGCCCCAATCACCAGCAAAATGACGATTGAGAAGTTCCCTTCCATCAATGCTGTGTTCTTCCATGAAGTCAACAGCATTGGATGTTGCCACAGTTTGTTCGGATGTGAATTTTGGAATCATGCTGCTTTTTCCGCTGCTTTAGTTCTTTCAAGTCGGTGAAAAACTTTGATGTGCATTTTAGTTCACCAAAATAGCGTTACAGAAATTGAGAGCAACTCGTTGTTGGGTGTCCGTTTCCGGTGCATGGTAGTCAACAACAAGAAATTCATCCTTGCCATCAAACTCTGGTCCTTTGACCTTGCAGACCTTTGGTGCAATGCTGGTGACTTTACCAACCATACCGGGCTGGAACACGATTTTGGGAGTGATCCCATAACCGCTGTAATATCCTTCCACGGGCAGCTTGCATGTCACTTTGTCACCAACACCAATCATTATTCTGCCTTTATCAAAGTTTTGATGTCATCGGGAACGTGCTGGATTTCTTCATCAATCCAAACAGACAATGACCATTCAGGCATTGTCGCTTTCACGTATTCTTCATAGGTGTCGTAACTGTTCGTTTTAGGCTTTGTTTCACCAACACCATCATCGATGATTCTGGCATCAAAATGAACAGCCAGTGGTTCCCTTAGCTCACGTTCAACCCACCATAGAAAATTCCAGTTGTGACCATGCTGGAATTCAATACAGGGCATCTCTGTGTAATCCTCAGCTTCCTGATATTCTTCATCAGGATTGAATGTCTTGCCTGTCCAGAACTGGAGAGCGATATGCTGTTCCAGCTTGTGTCGGAGGGTCCAGATTGTATAGGTTGGTTTCTCGTGACGAACCAACATGAATTGAGGGAACTTCTTACGAACGATGCCCTCGATGAATGAGTGAATTTCATCATCAGAGGGCATCGTTTTTGGAATCACAGCAGCAAGATTTGCCATTTAGATATTCAGATCGAAGCCTGAAAACTCCTCAGAGTAAACTTCGTTTCCGTCCTTTCCTTCTTTTTCCTGTTCGGCGAGATACTGATCTCGTGCCCAGATGACGAACCAACTCTGAGCAATATCGGTCAGTCTCATCTCAAAGTAGTTCTCACCGTCGATGACAAAACTCACCAGTCGCTTTTTGACCTTAGCAATTCGTTCATCATCAACGAACTCATTACCTTTCATCTGGGTGTCAACAACTTGTTCCAAGGTGTTCTTGACGGCTTCTCGGAACTCTTCGTTATCGCCGTAATCACGGTCGTGACAAGCATTGTGAACAACCTGACCTGCCAATGGCAAAGAATCCAACAGGTCACCATAACCATCGTCACCTTTGTCCTCGACCACATTAAACAGAGGCTTGTACAAAGCTCGTTTGTAATGCTCCCATGTCTTAGCGAAGCGAAGTGCTTCATCAAAGGTGTAGGGGCATTCTTCGTAGCGATAGCCGCCTCTGGAATCCCAGACCTGAACCTTGCCAGCAGCACTCTGCACTCGGAAAAACTCTGAGATAGCATCCTTTGCTGCATCCTGTCGGGTGATTCGTTCGACAACGAGCGGTCGGAAATACTTCTCAAGGATTTCCCAAAACCGATCACCATCCAACACAGGCAGTTCTTCCATGTAGTGGCGAAAGGCTTTACCAAACTTGGCACCGACACGGTTGTATTCCAGTGCCAGTTCCTGTGCATCGATTGTTTCCATATCAAACAGTTTGGTCATTGTTTTCCTCTCTTAGTTTGAATCGTGAATAGATGAATTCGCTGCCACTAAGCTTTTCATAATCAGGAAAATCATAGTAGTGCTCGAAATCCCAAGTGCCATGAGGAACATTCAGCTTCACAGTGTCCTGTTTGCTCTTCACTTCCTTGTACCGGGTGTCACCAATAGTATTGAGATCAGCGGCTTCCCATCGCCAGACATCAAGACAAAGTTCGCCAATCTTCTCATGCCCTTCAATCAGTCCGTATTCTTCCTTTTGATCTTCTGTAAGATCATTATATTCCTCTTGAGACATATTATCGAAGATTTGATCCTGTTTGTAACAACACCCCATAATAATTGATGTAGAGTCATTAGGGTGCGTATAGATACCAACACTCATGTTGCCCATTTGACCACAGGCTACATTTTGATCGGCTTTGTATTTTGTGACATTGATTCGGCCACGGATTGCGTTAAGAGACCAATCCTCAGTGTATTTCTTGTCCTTCGGACAATCATCAACGATTCTGAAAATGTTAGCAAATATCAACGGACTCTGAACATTGATGCTGCCAGTGAGTGGTCTTGGCTCATGCAATTCACAAAGGGTGTCTAAAGGCACCTTCAGATGCTCTCTCTTTTCTGGATCGAAGTAACCACGAAGAGTCAATCTATCGCCATCAAAAACCCATTTGAGATGACGCCCACAGTTAAAGCAAAAAACGCCATCTGAAGCCCAGTTTTCCTTAACTTCATCTCCCTCTTGCACCTGCTTGTCTAAAAGAAGCTGATAGTGTGAACGCATCTGAGCATCAGATACATTTCTCCAATTGCCATCATTAGATCCATTTGCTAAAGCTACAGTGTCATCACAGTCTTCAATGAACCGCAATGGATTGATGTTGTGACCTTGGGTGTCAAGAACAATAGAACCATCCTTGACTTTCTCAGCTATTTCCTGAAACCTCATACAAGCCTCGCTTTTCATTTTCCATGTTACCAATCCTCGTGATAGTCGTAATCACATTCGAGTTCAATGTCGTGAATCTGATCAGTGTAGAAGTCAAACAACTGCTCACCGACCTCCTTTGTCAGTTGAAGGGTGTCCCCATCGCATGTCGTGACATACGCATCGTCATACAATCTCTCATCATCCCCTTCTGGTGGATAACCTAGATTATCTGGACCACCATACATACTTCCGGGATCGTTGAACCCGGAACTCAGAAAGTCGATGGTCAGTTCACCTTCAACAACAGGTGTGTGACAACGAAGTAGAGAGTTGGCGAGTCGCCTAATCCAACTTTTGGATTGGAGGCAAGGTGACACAAAGTTGATTTCATTCCCATCAACATCGAACACCTTACCGTTGCCAATCATAGTGATTTCGATATTGAACTGTCCCGATACGTTACGCCATTGAGTTTTCATCTTCCTGTCCTTTCGTAGTAGGATAGGATTGTATTGGGTGTCTTGTTTTAGGAACAGTTCTATTGTTGATGGCATAAACTCACCCATTAGGGTGATAGATGACTTGAAGAGCCTCCAGAATCTGTGTGCCTGTCAGTACGTCACCATAGTTTGCTCCGGTGACTTCACGAAAAGACTTACAAGACCCTGATTCGTATCGTTCGCCCCATACTTTGAGTTCATATTGTGACTCTTTGCCCCAAATAGGACTTTCAGCAAGACTAAACTTACCATTTCCTTCAAGAGAAATCACTTCAAACATATACAAAAATATACCATCGCCTGAGACAGCAACATAATTGTCGCCCAACTCATAACGAATAGCAGAAGCACATGGATAGGAGATTGACCAAATGCCAATCTTCTCAGAAGTAGAGATCGTCTCGTGCCACTGTTTCAGGATTGATGGATAATTGTTTACCCTTTCTTTGAACCACTTATCGTGGTCATCCATTCTTTGTTTGAAAGCAAGTTCTTTTTTGGCACTCAACCCAAAGTCTGGATCATCTTTGAGTTGTTCCAGAAGATCATAGCGATCTGCCAAACCAAGTTGATCTGTGATTTCTTCAACGAAATCTTGAGGCGTTCCAGCAAGGTCCATGACTTTCTGTAAAGTCAAAGATTCGTCGCTGTAAATCGCATCAATAAATTCTTGGTTCAACTCCATTTTTCAACTCCATTTTTCAACTCCAAAAATGACACTGGCAGGACTGGTTACCTGCAATGCTTCTGGTGGACGTAGCTATCGTCATGTATATACCCTCCAGCTCCGCCTGTCATTGACGTTCTGGATTGTGGGGCAGCGACCCCCTTTGCACCTCCACAAACCTCTTCTCTGGATTTCTCCTCCAAGTGCGTTAGGTTTCCGCCACAGTGTCATGTACGCATTATGTCGAATGAACGATTGCGATGCAACCCTCTCCGATCTCCATCACCCCATCATCAAGGGCAATTTCCAATTCATCTTCAGTCACATCAGGATTAACTGAACGGCACCACTGTCGAAACAGTGCTTGTGCCACCTGCACGTTTTCCGGGGTGTCCTCATAGGACACAAGTTCATCGATCAAAAAAATTCTCACTGTTCCTACAGTCAATAACATTGACTGTGCTGATTCGCTTGGCTGTCACTTGATTGTCTCCTGATTCACTTCTTGGATTGAGAGCAATATCCCACAAAACATTCATGAAACGATCTCCTGAACTCGTCTACCTGAAACAAGGTAGTCTTTCTTGTAGTAACGGACATACTGTCGTCGGTTATGACGAACACGCTGGTCTGCAATTTTGATGAGTGATTGCAGTTCGTTGATTCTATCTGAATCAATTTCAAACTCAATATGACAACCACCCATCATCAAACCAGAAGTTGCCTCAACTCGTATGCCATGTTCTTTAAGAACTTCATCCCGAAACATGGCTTCCAGCATGTTGTCAACTGATTCAGTAGTGGGTGTTCTTGTTTTGGCAATACGATCACCTTGGAATGATGAACCAAGCTCCGTATACACCACATCCACGTCGGATTCAGGCCAAATCACATGCAGCTTGAAACCGATGTTGCCGAGTGTTGTTTGAACTGGTTTAGTCATGCTGCGAAATCCAATGGGAAGTAGTATCGATGACAAGGATTGCCCCAGTCAAACCTCTGACGAGGGAGTTTGTATTTAGCTTTCAGCTTCCTGAACAACACTTTGTTGGGCGCTGTCCTCATGTTAGACAGATAAAACTTCATGCCTTTGTTGCGATAGTATTCCGCAGCATAAAGCAACATCTGTTCCGCCAGTCCCTGACGACGAAATGGCTCATCGACACTGATGAATTCTTCAAAAGGTTTGTCCACGAAAAAATTCTGGAATGAACGAAAGTCATCTTGATGATGTTTGTTCATGTAAGCTAATGCTTCTTCACGGGACAGTTCCTTCCTGTGGTTAATCCATCCCCAGTATTCCGGCTTTCCACTTTCAAACTTTTCGACAGCACCACACCAGCCATTGACCTTATCCAAAAAGCTGACAATTCCAAGAGGATAAAACTTGGGAATGTTCTCGTGAGGAATGTATGAGCACTTCAGATAGGCAATTTCTTCACCTTCATGGTGAACACTAACCCGATCCACAACCCAACCTCGATTGGGACGTTCTGTATCAAGTTTTATTGAGAAGTCATACATCAACATTTCCTCAGTGGAAAAAGTGAATAATCAACATCAACCCAAGTGATTTCGATATGAGGCACAAAGAACTCAGTTTCATGAGGGAAGATTTTGATCAATTTTCTCCACAGTGCTTGTGCTTCTGTTGTGGCACTGTGATATGATGTTTTCAGTTTGCCGTACTTTTTCAGTATGGTGCTGTAAGCCTTTGTTCCAATCCCACGACCAATTAGTCGGGTGTCATAAATGTCTGAGTGAATAAATCCACCACACACTTCAAACAGACCAACCACGGATCGAAATCCTTTCGGGCATTTACCATCCTGAAACTGAAGCTGGAAAGACTCTTCATCTTCATGGTCAAGTTGAACCAACTCTAACCGTTCCATGAAATCGTCCACCAAAGGCTTATACCTCACCTTTGGTGGACGCAATGAAGTGAAGCGGATTTTTTGACTCTTCAACCATTGACGGCACTCTGCTTTTGTGAAGAAGTACCTTGGTTGATCTTCAGTGACAAACCAGTCTTTGCCTGATTTGTATGACCAAAGATGTGATTCTCGAAAAGCCTTCATGATCCACCTTCAACAAAAGTCATTGATGTACTGGCAGATGGTCCATCCTTCAGCGCCTTTCAACGGGAAGTATTCATCGTAGGCATGAGTTTGCGTTCCGAATCCTTCTTCCCATGTGATGTTGCCGCCATCTTCAATAAACTTTTCAACAGCAGCAACAACCTCTTTAGGAGGCAGGTCTTCATCGGGCCATCTTATATCGCCCCACGTATTGTGAAATCCCCAAGATTCGCCCTCTGGACTTTTGAGACAAAACCAATCGGAATTGTCACGCTCCCAGAGATAAGCAGCCTCTTGGTTTACTGCTTCAACCAAATCCCAGAAGTCTTTGGTTGTCGCATTATCATGTAGGGTGTCACCGGGAACTTCGGCATCCGATCCCTCGACAATTGAGGAAACAGAAACACCCACTATTTCTTGTCCAGCGGCACGCATATCATCAAATGACCCAAGTTTCCCAAGATCATCGCAGTACAACCATATCGGATCATCTGCTTTCGGTCCATCACTGTAACACGGTCGTGCTGGGTGATCTCCCGGAAGGTTCTTGATCAGAAATCCGATACTTGGTCCACAGTCTGTGTATTTGTAGACCGTGCGGTAAATGTACCAAAGGTTGTCTGCACCAAATTCTTCAGCTAAATCCTGTACAAGTTTCATGTCTTTTCTCCAATGTTAGGTGTTGAGCCTAACGGTGGAGAACCGCTATTAACATTAGCAGCGACCCACAAACTGTACCGTGGTCCGTCCTTGCAAGCAGAGGGACTGCAACCATTGATCGGCCTTTATTTGCTCACCGGACTTTGGACTCTTTCGTTCCGATTTCCAGTGAATCCCCACCGATTCGGCAGGGACGGGAAGACTAGCGAGTGCGAGTGATCATAGTCATGGCATGTCTCCTATGGGTTTGAGTTTGGAAGTTGATCAATATCTGGTTTGTTGTTGGGTGTCGCTTATTGCACTTTTCTGGCAATAGAAACAGCTACTTGTCGATTGGCCTCGGCAAGATTGTTCAATGATTCACTTATTTGCGAACCAGCCACAAGTAATGCTGCCGCTATGATCCTTGAATCTGATGACGCTATCGAAATTTTTTCAGAGACATGCTGATATGCCTCATCGAAATCATCTTTTTTAATCACTATCAACCTCCCCTTCGATCTCTGGAACACCAACAAGCAACTCCCTGATTTGTTCCTGAGAGACTTTGATGTCAATTACCTTGAAAACCCCTTCCCCTTCCAGCTTTTCCTTTTCTTGTTTTTGCTTTTCAATGAACCACTCGGGACTTTCTTCATTAGTGTATTCATCAACGACAGCAAGTGCTTCAGGAGCATATTCGCCATCGTATGATTCATTGCGTTGGAAAAACAGAACGTGGAGTTTCATTGTTGGTTCCTCGTCTTCTTCGATAGGCGTTAGAAACGGGTCTTCTGTGTAAGCATGTTGCTCTCCCTCATCCAACAATGCTATCATGCCAACCATAAGAGCATGAAGAGCATGATGCTCTGGCTCCCTTTGTTTCCTAGTGAGTTGATCAAAAACCTCTTTCATTTGCACCAAATGATCATGGGCATCATGTTGGGTTTTGACGTACCCCATTGGAGTTTTAAGAAGTCTTGATTTCACACCATGACTCCACTTGGGATGTATCTGTCACAAACATCAGAAAGCATTGATGCCCAGCGTGCAGCCTCCATCTCATCTGCACGTTCATTTGCGTTTTGACGTTGCAGGATTTTAAGCTGCACTTCCTCAAGTTCACGTCTGCGTTCTGAATCCGAAACAGCAAACTTTGATTGATCTCTTGAGATCTCAAGCTGTACACGTTCCTGATCTTCTCTGAGTTGCTGAAGGGTGTCTATTTGTTTAAGACGCCTTTGAACCAGCTCATTTAACTCAGATTGAATCTGTTGACAGGCATCATGCCAATGTCCTGCCTCACGAACAAGTCGAAGATTTGCTCGAATGTATTTGACCTGTGGATAGAAGGTCAAATTTTCAAAAGCTATCCGATCCTGTTCGTCTTCCAGTTCTTCTTCTGTCATCAATCAACTCCATCAACACTCACGCTACGAAGTGCAGTATTTTTGTGCAAAGCATACCAACCTTCAGGCTTCACGGTTGCATGATCATCGTGTTCCATCCTTGGATCGTGACAATAAATCGTGCCTTCATGAACCATGCCTTCGCCGAAAAGATAATGCCTGTTCGCATTTTCATCATCAATTGGCATAATGATGCTTTCTTCAAATAGAGCATCGCAACCAACTTCAGATGGCAAATTCTTTCTGGAAACAGGAACAAAGAACCATTCACCTTGCCTCAGAACATTTCCTTTACGTGCTTCCGGTGGTTTCAAACACTCATAGGCATCTTCAACAGATGTAACTCGCTCAGGCAGAACACAACCGAAGTAAGTCCCTTCGTCCTGACCAATCAAATAAGTTTCGTCATTTTTGTTATTGTAAAGAACGACTGTTGCTGAACAGTGCCAACAGTGACTAAGCAATGTAAAGCCCTGTTTAGGTGGCTTTAATTTGTATTCTGGCTTACCTGCTTTTAGATGTTCCTTGTCAGATTTACGGAGGTCAATTCTCTGATCAGGGATGTATGCAAGAATTGTCAATTCCATTGACCGCAACATCTTAACAACATCTTCAACATGGGCACCTGTCAGTTCGGAAAGACAACGAAAACTAACAGTGGGCATAGCTTCCAATCCACTGTCTTCGGCAATGGGGTACTTACAGGAATTCTCTTCCATAGCCCCATCCCAACCTTCTTCTTCAGCGTCCCCATTGAGAACAACAACATGCTTGTGTTTCTTGTTGAATTTATTGACGGGGTATTCTTTGAGCAAAACAGCACTCGGGACTTGATCAAAAGACAATTCAAAGTCGCCATATTCAAATCCATAGAAAGCCCCATCGTACAATGCAACCAAATAATTGTCAGTAAGGTAAACAGGATAAACTGGTCCTTTTTGTTCTCGGTAGGGCCTCATTGCTAAATTGGTTGAAATATCTTCCAGCAGAAATCGCCCAAGATTCGTTCTCTTGTAAAGTTCCCTTCTCATGTCATCTGTGATATTACGATAAACAAGCATCATCCCTTTATCACTGAGAACAAAAGGGTTTGATGTGAAAATGTCATGTTGTTTTTCGGCTTTTGTCAGACGTGGCATGATGAATGTCCTTAAAGTTGAATGTTTTTTGAATTTCCAATGAGTTCAAACGGCATAACCACGTTATCCGTCCACCCTTTGAGTTCACGCTCGGTGTCCAATAACAATTGGTCAAAAGAATAAGCTTCAAACCTCAGAGTTTTTTCTCCTATGAAACTCTGTCCGCTGTTATTTTTTGTGCATTTTATAGACGTGCCTCTTCCCCCGCTTCCGGGAAAGATAAGAAGACTGGACTCATAGAAGTCATATCGTTCACCGACCTTTGATTTCCAAAAGACAGTAACTCCTCTGTCAGTGACATAATCATCAATTCGTTGATCAGGCACAAATTGAACAAACGCATCCGAATAAAAAATGAACCATCCATGTTCAACAAAAATGTCGAATGAATTTCCTCTGACAATCAAGCTGTCAATGCCTCTGGACTCATCCCCATATTCACCAGTGAGATAATGAGTTTCAATTTTCCCATAGACATCTTTGTATGCACGACCACCGGCTTTTACATCATCTTCAAGAATGCGTAACGCTTCCTCAAAGTTAATGGATTCCCCATAGTATTTTTCTGATTCTCCCTCTTTCTCCAAAGAAAGGACACGAAGACCTCCACCAGAGCGGAATCCGTGCAACTTAAAGCCATCAAAGAGAGCGACTTGAATTGATTCACGCTTCGATTGCATCAAGTTCAAAATCCTCCAGAACGTGTTCATCCACAGCATCAGTGCGGATTTGTCCATTTGGGAACACGTTCAAAATGTAGAAGGTGTCTTCTTTGTGCAATTCTGATTGCATTAGATATGCCACCTGCTTGACTGCATCTTCGTAGGAAAGGTGAGGGTATTCAGTGTCACCATCAATGCCCCACTGCATCAACTCACCAGAGCCACAGGCAGCAGCAACCCAAAATCCAACCTGACCACAATCAGTCTGGTCAAGACAATCTTCTTCAAGATTGTGAGCAAAGACTTCTTCACAGTGGCCTTGATCTTCCCTGATCTCAATACAGGGAGCAACTGTACTAAACTGAATGCCTTCGTCAACATCAATGTATGCCAAAAGGTGACCTGTATTGGTGCAAATCTTGAGTTTCATGCTACTGCCTTTTTGGTCAAAAGTTCAGCCACACCATAAGCGTATTTTGAAGTGTAATCAACGTGGCCTGATGAAGTGGTTTCAATGCGAAACAAATCTTCGACAGATGGGGGTTTCACCCCATTTTGTTCTGCCCATTTAATCGCAGCTTGATGAATGGCGTTTCTTTCATTTTCAATCCATTCATCGGACTCACATACTGAACGATACTCCTGTTCCGCAACAAGAGCATCGTACAAAGTCCGTGCTGGTTCAAAATGAGGACGGAACATAGTTTTTCTTTCAGGCAACTTTGTCGTAAACGGCATCCAAAGCAGTTTCGATAGCCTCTTCGACAACCAGTTTGATATGACCTTCAACGGGTGTCCCCTTTTGTTCAAAAGCATTTACTAAAGCAAGAGTGAAACTCTCAATGGTGTTGAGAGCCGTGTTGTATTCAGCACGGGCGATAATTTCATCTTCAGATTCACTTGCTGAAGGATTGTATGCGTCGTGGGTATATTCAGCTTTTGATCCATCACAACTGTAAAAACAATTTGATGTATCACAATGAGGGCAAACTTCACGATCCAAATCACTGACGATGGAACCGCCACCTTCGCCATCAGTGTCAATTGTCAGAGTCATGCCATGGCAGGAAAGGTTAATGATCTTCATGTTGTACTCCTTGTGAGAATTAAGTCATCAAGATCCATTAAATGGGTGTCTTCAAGCGTTGTTCACAATGTCGAGCAGCGGATTCTTCAACGGTTCAATTTCACGAACATCCTTCAGGTAATCCAACCACTCTGGTCGGTCATGGTTTCGGACATTCAGTTTGTTGTCTACCCATTTGGCAGCATCTTCCAATACCTGTTCTTTTGTGTCTACGAGATTCCATCCGGTGTCATGAATGAGACAATTGCTTTTGAAACGCCAACCCCAACAGGTTTTGCGTTCTACGACCTGCGGGACAGAATCCCCAATGGATCGCTTGGGCAACTTAAAGTCAATTTGACAAACTTCGTCGCCAGCAGCGATGACAATAAATGCTGGTTCAATGTGAATCCCAACTTGACTCTTTCGCTCATCGCTCATGTCAGCATCGACATAACCCCAGCGAACCCATTCACCATGTTTGATCTGGATGTGCCAACCGTCTTCATTCATGGTTTTTCCACGTTTCCTCGTCGAAAGATTGCATCAACTTTTTCATCATCGACGAAAGTTTTGGTCACTGAAATGCCACGTTGTTTTCGGTATTCCTGAATGTCAAGAACAGCCTGTCGCCAACGTGGATAAAGTGGATCGGGGCGGCATAGCCTATCTTGAGCATCGTGCCAATAAACGCTGTTGCATTGGCACAGGCTGAAATGAATGTTCTTCGTTTCATGTCACGATTTCCTTAACTTGTTCCCAGTTGTATGGGGAGTCGCCAATAAAAATTGTCAATTCATCTTCCTGAATTTGACACAAAAGATTGTCAAGAACGATGTTATTACGACGATCTTCCATGATCAACCGAAGAACATCAAGATCATCATCTGGAATTGAATCCCAGAGATTTCCATAGGCTGATCCGTAGTCATCGTAAATCCGATAACCAAAGGAAACATGCCCTGTTCTCACGTCTTCAAATTTAGTTGGCTCAATGCAAAGTCGGTTACTCATTCAGATAGCTCCTGATTTAGATTTTAGGCGAACGAGTTGTTACAGGAACACCTTTGAATTTCTTCTCAGTGTTCTTTGGAAGAATACCTGAAGTGATCAACTGATCTTCAATGTCTTCAAGCATGGAATCTATTTGATCGTCCATGTCGTTGTAGAAGAGAACACCACTCTCAATAACATCATGATTCAGATTGCCATGAATCTCTTCAATTTGATCTTGCGAGAGATTTAAACCATGTGCATCAGTGACAATCTGAATATCATCGATTGTAGTTTCCCAAGCTGACATAAATTTCTCCTATTCTGATTATCTGATCCCATCAAGCTTTTCTTGAAGAATGATTCTTTCTTTTTCGTATTCACCAATAGTCGCTTTATGTGATTGAGTTTTCACAAACAGCAACACAATGATTACAGCCAGCACAAGGATGAACAGGACATTTGATTTCAGCCAATTCCACATTGTTTTCTCCTATGCAACTGCGAGTTTTCTTACAAACTCTTCACGGGTGTCCCCAACTGTTTCCCAAAAAGACCGACCTTCAAATGAATCAAGTCTTTCTTTGACACTGACGTTCTCAACATCAGACATCTTCAACCAACGACCGACAACATTTGCGTGTTCTTCAGATCGTGTCACAACACAAACAAAACGATCATTTGTGATATTGACAGCAACAACTGGAACACAGTTATCCAGCAAACATTTAAGTTTCAGCTCTGCAACCTGTGGCATCTTGCCTTCTTTCAGTTAAAGTTTCCAAAACAAAAGGAATAGACAACCGATGGCTTTGTTCTACCCGCTACGGCAGTTTTAACTATCTGGACTAGCCCTTTAGCATCAGGCACTGCTTACTTCATCCAGTTTTGCACGGTTGCTGATTCCATTACGATTCTTCATCAGGTGTCTCATTTGGACCTTCCAGCTTCCCCTGATCATCGACATGAGGAAGCAGGAATTGCTCCAACTGATCTTTCAGGGCCTCAAGACCGAGTGCTTCAACCTTGCTGGTAAAGAACCCTTCAACCTCACCTTTTGCTTCAGTTACAGTTCGATCAATCGCCTCATTGAACTGACTCTGAATGAAAGGAACAGTTGATCGCAGCTTAGAGACAACAGCACCAACCATTCTGCGAAGTTCTTCTTTGTCTGCCTTCTTGATGGTGCCTTTTCGCTCCAGCAATTCAGCAATCTGAACCTCAAGTTCCATGGCCTGTTGTGTTGCTTCCTTAACGGTTGCGTCAAACTCGTCCTCGAATTTCTTACGCTGATTGGTGTCAGGACAATCATCAATCTTTTCACCATTCAGCCGATGAATGGTGCAGGGGATTCCATCTCCCATGTTGGGAGAGGTAATCAGGTCAATCAACTGAGTGCCACTGATCAGCACTTCAATGTGAGGGTTCCGTTCGCCATAGTACCTGTCACTATTGAGATTTCGATACTTTGATGCAGGACGAATGGTCAGGCTGAAGACATTGGAGTGAGGAATAGACGATCCGAAAAGAATCGTTCCACCGGGATGAGTCTGGCGATTCAGACCGATCATCCCATAACATGGATGAGTCTCTTTAACACCCAACACATCAGCGTCTTCCTGAACCGGATCAATCTTGTTCGCCATCGCTATCATCACCTTCCTGATAACAAGCCCCAATGGACTCATAAATCAAATCTTTGTTGTTTTGGATATGTTCCTTGGCCAGATCGTAATCTTCCGAGAAAACATCGTAAAAATGACTAACAAAGTAATTCAAAGCTGTTGGTGCCATCAGTCGATCTGATGTGAAACACGTTTCCACAACCTTCGTAGCCCAATCGACTACAGCATCTTCTTGGGTGTCTGAAAGTTTATGAGGGCATGAACCAGCAGGAGCGAGCACAAAATATGTCCCTCTGGTGGGACGTGGCACCCCTGCATTCAACGGGTCAGGCCGATCATAAATGTTCGGTTCGTGATTTTCTTCAGATTCACTGCGTCTACGTCGCTTCTTGACCTTGGTTTCAATACCAAGTCGTTCAGCCTGTTTAGCAGCAGTCTGTGCTTTGAGTGGACGTGGCTGGAGATTCTTGGCCCAGTCTGTCTCCTCAATAGCAGCCCACAATTCACTCTGCCTGTTGAATTCCTGCTTGCTCTCAAGGTCATTGACAACCTGCTGAAACTCATCTTTGTCAACTTCGACTTTGGTGATGCCTTTGGTGCCTTTTGTCTTGACTTCAATGCCAAGTTCTCGGGCACGCTGATAAGCTACACCAGCAGTCAAAGGACGTGGCTTGAGGTTCTTGGCCCAATCTGTTTCTTCAACTGCTTTCCAAAGACTTGAAAGCTTTTTGAATTCACGCTTGCTTTCAAGATCATTGACAACCTTCTGAAACTCATCTTTGTCAATGACGAGTTTTTCTTTAACGCCTCTGCCCTTGGAACTTTTGGTTTTGGTTTCAATGCCAAGTTCTCGGGCACGCTGATAAGCCACACCAGCAGTCAAAGGACGTGGCTTGAGGTTCTTGGCCCAATCAGAGTCTTCAACGGCCTGCCAAAGATCTGAAGCTTTGGTAAAGCTATGCTTATCTTCCAGATCGTTGACGACCTGCTGAAACTCATCTTTATCGAGGACCAATTTTTGTTTTCCCCGACCAGCACCACCTTTACCTTTGGCACTTTTGGTTTTGGTTTCAATATCAAGCTCTCTTGCTCTCTGAATAGCAACGGCAACAGTCAACGGACGTGGCTGGAGATTCTTCGCCCAGTCTGTTTCTTCAACTGCTTTCCAAAGATCTGAAAGCCTTGTGAATTCCTGTTTGTCTTCCAGATCATTGACAACCTTCTGGAATTCATCTTTGTCGATGACGAGTTTTTGCCTTCCACGAGACATGGAGTTTTTATTCTCGCCATTTCTCGGCTTAGCACTTTTGGTTTTAATCTCAATGCCAAGCTCCTGTGCTCGTTGAGAAGCAACAGAAGCAGTCAACGGACGTGGCTCAAGATTTTTAGCCCAGTCTGTTCCTTCAACTGCTTTCCAGAGTTTGGAGAGCGTAGAAAAATTCTCAGACGATTCCAGATCACTGACGACTTTCTGAAATTCATCTTTGTCAATAACCAGTTTTTGTCTTCCACGAGCCATGGTGTTTTTCCTCAAATTGGAAAGTCATTGAATTCAGAACGAGTTTCATCCTGAACATCAAGAACTTCAATGTGATTGTGACCTGTTGATTCAATACAGATGCAAGTGCCATCAGTGAATCGAATGTTCAAACAATTTGATGACCGATCAGTAGCTTCAATTGTTTTCCCTTCAAGGAAATCAATGGTGTCTGAACTGTACGGAACCATCTTGTATTTGTAAAATTCTGAGGGTTTCATTTAAGCTTCCTGATGACCACATGAATTACAGAAACCATCATCATCACAACTGGTCAAATGTTGATTTGATGTGCGACATTAACTAATGTCCATGTAGCTGTCACAACCGGTTTCTTCCTCTGCCTGTGTTCTGAGAAAATCCTCAAAGGCAGAGTCAGAGTTTTGGTTTTCGATATACTGAAGACACAGTGACAGCTTAGAACTGTCATTCCAGCCCTGTTCTTCGCCGATCTCATCAAGAATTGTTTCAGCGGACATAGTGGTTCCTTTCAGCAGGTTTGTAGTTGTCTCTTCCCAGTAAGGTGTCTAAGACGGTCAAACCATGCTTTTTGAAAAGCATCAAAAGAGTGAGTAGTTTGGCTCAAGCCATCGACTTCTTCTGCCAACGCAGAAAGTCTGGACTTGTCATCGCCTATTTTTAAAGATGATCGTTTGTAGATAGTGAATGCTGGCAGCCAAACAGCAGAAGCTACCACTTCAGAAACATTTGTTTCCAGTCCATAGTGACGCATCAGAGAAATCTGGTACGCCCAACATCGTCCTTCACGAACCACGGATTGATCTGTTTGTGGCTCGTAACCCCAACTTGTCCCAATTTGCCAGAATTGGCCCTGTCCATAGCCCCAGCCACCATTGGGAAATTCTTCCAGCTTATCTTTTTCACGGTCAGCAAAGTGTCCCATTTCATGGAACAAATTTGGCATCTCTGGCTCTGGCCCAGCCCAAGGGCCAATAATGTAACGACCTTCATCATCAATTTCCTGTCCCTCAATCGATAAATCAATCTGAATTGCTGAATCAGATGGAAAGAAATCTCGTTTCACTTGAGAGACAAGAGGATGATTGAATGAGCGTGTCATGATGTTTCATATATGTTGTTTAGTTGAATTGGAAAGGGACAAAACTCTTTGATGTGTTTCCACACACGTTCGGCATCAGTTTTGTTTCTAAACTTATACTGGACATCACGGCGTCCAAACCCCATTCCCGAACCAAGTCTTTCTGGTTCAGGAAACAAATCATCGACTAAACTATCAATGATCTGGTCTGGATGATCTGATTGATGGGTGTCTATATCTTCACCGGGATTACCATAGTACAGTTCAGCTTCGTAGCTGACAGATAGAGTAGCCATGTTTGCTCTCAGTGGGTGTCACCAAATGTTCTTGTTGCTTCGATCTTAAATTTCGTATTCATATCAGGGTTGATGTGACTATCGATCATCCAGTCTTTTTCGACATAAACTCCGGTAGTCACAGTGCAACCCTGCATCATAGCAATAAGCATTACGCCGCCACAAAACATCCTTGAGAGCATGTTGTTTCCCTACGAAAAAGGTTTATCGAGCAAGATACCAAAGAATTCTTTGATCTCTTTGTAGACCTTGCCGCTGGTACTGAAGCCAAATCGACCAGTGGCTCGCTTTTTCACCCAATCCATTACATCACTGCCAAATTCAGATGATCTGGCTTTCCAGTCACAAACCATTTCAGCAACATAAACACGGGGCATTTCTTCAATGCCGTTCCATGCTTCTGGATGATGAAGGTTTGTAGTTGCATGAGACAACCAAGCAGCTTTAAATTCAGGAGTTCCCACCTGATCGTCACGCAAGTGTTTGAATTCAAGCTGATTGTGGATTTTACTGGCATCATGGATCAACCCAAGTCCAATCAGGTCGATCCCCAATTGTGTTTCCCCGCCTTCAATCAAACGAGTTCCCAACAGGTATGTGTCTTCACGAACACGATTGATGTGACGTAATACATTATGCAGGTGTCGAACATCTTCGACCGATTGATCGATCAGTTCTTCTTGAATGTCAGTTGTCATTAGATTTCTCCGACCAAGGATGAGGGGAATCAAAATGCCTTTCCCACCATTCCTTACCACGAATATCAAAGCCAAGGATGCTGTTGTCGTCCAAAACAACCTGTGCTTCTTCACAAAGTTCAACGAGCGATTCGTATTCCTCAACAAGTTGTTTGCCAATATCATCGGCAATTAAAGACTTGTCTTTCTCTGTTGCCTTCATGAAGGGTGTCAACTCTTTGATTCGATGGCGTGCAAATCCAGTAAAGCTACGGAGACTTGATTTGTCCCCGTAGCCTTCATTGGTGCCATTGCGAACACTGTCAATTCGATAGCGAAGTTCTTCAGGCATTGTCATAGCAAGGTTCTTTGACATCCTGAAGCTCCTTTCTCATAACAGTTACATTCTTTGGTGCTTCAATGCCAATTTTTACCTGACTGTTTGTTGATCGAATCACAGTGATGACAATATCATCACCAATGACGATCCTTTCTCCGGCTTTTCTTGAAAGAACGAGCATTTGTGATCTCCTTATCCAAAGGAAGTTGTTCACCAAAAAATAAGGCCCGGTTTTGACGCCGGGCCTCTGATGCGATGGGCAAAGTTCCAATCCATCGCACATGACCCTATTTATGCTTCAGTCAGCCAACTTATCGGCTTTACAACCAAAAGTCAAGAATCTGTTGCACCATTCACAACCGTTTCTCGCTGTTCTGCAAGAATCGTGTCAAGAATCGGCAATTCATTTGGTGGGTGTCCAATTCGGTTTTCAACATAAACCTTACCTTTGCTGCTCACATCCTTTTCGTAAACAGCACCTTCTGCCCCATTTTCCTGTTTGGCAAAAATGGTCACAGAGTATCCACCTGATGCTTGTGGGCATCCTTTGACAAATTCCTCAGACGCACTGATCGCTGCATCTAAATCAGAAAATTCTTTAGTATTCTTTTCAGGTGGAGGACCAACCATTTCATGTTGACGACGTTCCATTTCTGCATAATCAACATCTTTGTAGTCAACACCTTCCCACAGCTTATCAGAAGCTTCTTCTGCTCGCTTCTTCCAAGCCTCCTGATCCTGCCAGCCTGTTGGAGTCAGATACCACTCATATTTTTGACCAAGTTCCATTGGATCATCGGACTTATCACGAACAATGATTCTGATCATGTCCACAATGTACGGCTGTTCTGGATCGTACTTTTCAACAAACTCCAGCTTGGTTGCACCAAAACCCTGATTAGGAGCATGTTCACTCGGAGTTTCATCCAGACGTTCTTCTGGCGTAGCTTTGAGGTAGCAAGAATTGTGCCATGCAGATGGGTCATACACGTCGCTGTGTCCAGCGTCAAAACCACCAGCGCAGCCAAACCCATCATAAGTACCACGGCAACCATTTAGACGAACTTCTTCACCTTCACAAAGTTCATGTCCACAACCTTTGCATTTCCAACTGAAGTAACCCATGATATTTTCCTTAGAAAGAAGATTCGAGTTTTAATGCTTGGTCACAGGGTGTCAGATATTGGCCATGCAACCAGTTTTCAGCCATGTTCTCATATAAGTAACAAGCAAAGAGACTTCAGCTTTGTTAAGAGAGACTTCTCTCGTCCCAATTAACATTGCATCACCCTGTTGCCGAAGAATGTTTTGTGTTCCATGTTTTGGCAAATAACAACGCCATTCAAGAGCTTGGTTATCTGACCAATTCCATTTTTCCAAAGCATCAACAAGTTCTGCAATTTCTTCACGATTCAAATGATGATCGTCGCCAACCCACAAAAAACTACTACCGGGTCTATCAAAAGAATCTTCGTAATCACCGATAGCAGAAGATTGTGCAACAACACGCCACCCATCAAAGCCATCACCTTTCATGAGGTACTCGAAATGACGATCACTTTCGAGAAGAACCATGTCTATTTCAAGTTCTGTTGTTTCGGTATTGCGTGTTTTTGCAGCAGCAACGACACACAACAAAACTATCATGGCAACAATAAGTGGTTCAATCGACACAATAATTCCCTTCAGAACATAGAGTGCATTGGATTTCGACTGCGATTAGATTCTGCCGCAGACAGAAATTTATTGATTGCTTCATCAAAGTCTGCTTGACTCACTCCCAAGTCTGCACAGATATCTGCTGCCCGATAACATGACAGAGCAATCAAATCACCGCTCATCACATTCTCTGTTAAACCTTGCAGGAGGGACAAAAGGATCACCATGTTTGTCCGCATTTTCTCGGAGGATTGCTCGTCGATCAGCGTTGAAAAGGGTGCTGGTACATCCCTGTCCAAACGCTGGACAGAGGTACCAGAGTGGTTGCTTAACGATCTCGTCGTAGATTCCGCATCCGAATCTGGGGTTTTCTTCTTCATCGGATGTGATCTCCACCAAATGCTTGCAAGCTGATTTATCCTCATTCCACTCACCGTATGGACATGGTGCTGTACGACAGCACATCCCTGATCCAACACATGACTGGACGAGGACATCAAGATTCAAGGGATTCCTCGAACTGGTCATATTGTGCCTCAAATTCCAAAGGAGTCAGTGCAGCAGCCCATTGCGGCATTCCCTCCCAAGAATAAGTGCAAGGCCATGGCATTCCTTTGCCGTTCTGAATTCCCTCTATTCCATGAATGAACAAATTATCAGTATCGTATTGTGTCCCACAACCACTGGTTTGTGGCTCTGGAAGTTTGGGGTCGGTGTCATAGAATTTGCCATTCAGATCTACCCAACCTGCCCGATCAAATTCTTCACCGCCAATCATATCGCCTTTACCAACAGCAAAGGCATAGTCTCTATACTCACGTTCCTCGATTTTAACAAGGTGTCCGTAAGTATCGTTGTCAGCAAATTCATCAATTGCATCACTGGGTGAATCAGCTTCAACAACAAAGTATGAAGCTTCAAAACCCATGCTTACGGCAATCAACCATGTTTTGCCAAACCAGTCACCGGGGTTGATGACTGGAGCTGTAATCTTCTGGCCGTTGAGCGTGCCGTGGGCTGTAACTGGTCGAGACATTGGGCTTCCCTTTCCATCCTTCCAATTGACGCTTCAACTGCATTTTGAGTGCAAACAGTTGCTTGTCGTCAAGCATGTTAGATTGGTCAATAGCAAAGACCAATTTCTCTGCCATCTCATAGTTGAGTGAAAGATTGATATCGAGTGGTGTTTCGATATTGAACCTTGGATTTTCTCGATCTCTATCGGTAGTCATAATCATTTTTAGCTTTCAAGGGATCTTTGTACTGCTCCGGGAGTCAGTTGATCGGAATTGGAATCGAGTACCAGTCCCTCAGTGTACCCGAATGGAAATTTGTGTTGGGTGTCCTTGATGACAAAAAGATGATACTGATTTGAAGTGTCAACTACCCGACTTTGTGCCGGGTACAATTCAACAGCTTCATTCTCTTCGCCAATCAACTCATTCTTGATTTTCATCATATGCCGCCAATCATGTCGTGGATGACGATCCATTGACTTAATTGACAACCACCACATTTCAGGCCAACCCTCCGAGATCGGCTGAAGAACACTGGCACACCGTTTGAACACTCCGTAGAGACCATTTTCATCTAATTTGCGGGCAGGAAACCCCTACGGCGAAGCCGCTAGGTTGCAAAGCGAGTGAGCGTAGCGAACGAGACTGCAACCTAGCCTCTTTAGGGTAGTGGGAGGAATGCCCGCCTCCAAAATAATTAGGACAAAATTGAAATAATTTACGGCAAAATCTGTTTCTACCTACTCTATATAAGAGTGGTATATGAAACAGATAAGAACCGTTAAACTGCAATTGAAAGTTGATAGCACAATGTTCAAGCCAACGCTTGAGGCATACACCAATGCTTTCAACTATGTATGTCAAACTGCTTGGGACAACCAAGAGTTTAACGGAGTTCGTCTGCACCACCTGACCTATCACCAAGTCCGTCAAAATACAGGACTTAAAAGCCAACTTGCCATTTCTGCCAGAGTCAAAGCAACTGAAGCACTTGCGGCAGTCCAAGCAAGAAAGAAGAAAGGAAAGAAAGTTTCCTGTCCTCAAAGTAAATGCTCGGCAATTCGCTATGATGACCGAAGTTTGACGATTGACTTTGCTAAACGAACCATCAACATCTTGACGCTGGACGGCAGAGTCAGACTTCCCATCTTTGTTCCCAAATACTTTGAGCAATATCTTACTTGGAAACGCTGTTCGGCAGACCTTTTCCAAGTCAAAGGTAAAACATTTTTGCATATTGTATTTGAGAAAGAAACCGAAGATGTTGTGCCTAACGGGAAGTTCGTGGGGATTGATCGTGGCATTAAAAAGATTGCTGTGGTTAGTGATAATAGGTTCTTCGGTGGTAGAAGAATTAAACAATTGAGTGAACGATATGAGAGGTTGAGGGGACAACTTCAAAGCAAGAAGTCCCGATCCGCAAAAAGACACTTGGCTAAAATCAGTCGAAGCGAACGGCTTATGCGGAAGGACATCAACCATTGCATTACCAAACAAATTGTTGAAGGTCTTGAAGAAGGAACAACCATTGTTCTTGAAAAACTGACTGGTATTCGTGGTGGAGCAAGGAAACTTAACCAAGAACAAAGACTTGAAGGTAAAAAAACTTTGCGAAAACCACAACGCAAGGAAGTGAACAAGTGGAACTTCTTTCAGTTTGAGCAATTCCTTGCTTACAAAGCGATGGCTAAGAATTGCCAAGTTGTGTTTGTTGACGCACGATACACCAGCCAACGCTGTAGCAAGTGCGGACACATACACAAAGGCAATCGCCATAAGCAAAGTAAGTTCAAGTGCAGGAATTGTGGTTTCCAACTGAATGCAGACCTCAACGCTAGTAAAAATATCGTACTCAAATATCTGGACGCTACAAGCTATCCAGATTGGGCAACTGTCAATTTGCCTAACGGCGGCTTAACGGCTGCTAATGTTCCCGCTTAAAGTGGTGCAACAAGCCCCGCCGTCTTTAGCGGCGGGGTAATTGACAATACTCTACATCATCTGGCAGGATCATAGGGTTGCCATCAAGATAAACAACCCTTTCCCTTTCAAACAGTTTCCAATGAAGTCCTTTGGGTTTTTTCTTTTTGCCACGACGTGTCATGTTGTTCCTCAATAAAAAAGTACAGCAATCAGAACCATGACAATGCAACCAAAAAAACAAACAGAAAACACCATTTTTGAATCAGAGTCTATTTCAAACTTAGAAACTGTTTCAGAATTAAACGAAGCTGTTTGGTAGCCTCTTTCCAAAAGCTGTTTGAATTTTATCGTGCGAATTTCTTCTTCTGGAATTCGAGAAATGATATGAGCATTGTGTGCTGGTGCGTCCCAGTCAGGAACAGGTGACCAAAGTTGAGTTTTTAAATAAATGTCCCACCAAGGATATTCAAATGGATCATAATCAGTGAGATCTTCAGGAACTTCAATCAATGCTGCTTCAGCATGAGGCACCAATAATTCCGGGTGCGTGATCATTGTCACTCCTTAGTAGGTGTAACAACACGAACTCCCTTCCGGGTTGAATGGTAGTAAATTGATTCTGCAAATTCCTTTGCTGTGTAGTCTGTGAAAGTGCCCCCTGCTTTCTGTAAAAAATTCCTTGCCATGGTTAAACTCGGCATTGGTTCAGTACCTTCAGTCTCAGTGGCAAGAATACAAACGATTTCCCATTCACAATCAGTAGATCGCTCACCGCCATTTTCCACAAGGGCCTTAGCACTGTAACAAACGATTTCACAGAACTTAGCAGGTGTCCCCGTGAAACCAAGTGCCTTTGCATCATCAAGGGTGATGTATGTTTCAATATACGGATCTTCCCCTTTCTGTCGATAGGTCACCCGTGCTTGAACAGGCATTCCTTCCCGAAGGGGCATACTTGGAGGACAGAAAAACCCATCAGCTTCAATAGGCACAAGCACCTTTCGGTGTATGCCAGTTTCACCTGTACCGGGAATTCTCTTATCGAAATTCTGCTGAATTCGATCAATGACTTCATCTTCTGAGATAGTGAAGTAAGAATGACCTGAACTCGGCTGATGTCGATCACGAGCAAATTGTGACCATCCGATAGTTTGCATATTTTTCTTTCGTGTTAAACAAAAGGGGGCAGGCTGCCTGCCCCCTTTGTATGACCAACCGGCAAATGTCAGGCAACTCCCTTGAGCTGTTCCTGAACAGATTCCACCGTCTCAATGAGACCCTGAAGCTCAGTGATCCGTGAGCGGACAGCACTGATGCCACCCATGCTCTTGACTTCGGCCAGAGCCTTGCCGAAATCAGTCACGGGATTTGTTGCAACAACCTGACGCCGACGACGAGTGGTCGTTGTCTTGGTTGACTTACCCGGCTTCCTGCCACGCTTGCCAATTGGCATGTTGCGTGACTTCTTCCAGTCGTTCTTGAACGAATTGAAGCGATTTGTTCCCTTTCCATGGTCACCATAGAAATACTCGTAAACAGTCTTGCCCTTCTTCTTCAGATGGGATTCTGCTTCACTGCGGGTCAGATCGCCCTGAGCATCGAGTACGTCGAACAGAGCTTGCGTTGTTGGGCCTTTGGCCATAATTACACCTTCGCTTTCTGATGCGAATTTTCGTGGAACCGCCACGATAAACGGGCCGCTGTCCAACATTGGTCACGGCGTCAGGTTCTCTCAACATTCTACGATAGTGGTTTTGATTGTAAAGCAAAACTCACTAAGATTTTCACCAAGAAGACATAAGTTGTAATTCTACAAGAACTTACAGGAGTAAGAATTCTTAGTGATTTTCTCTTGTGTTAGATTCTACAAGGGTGTCTTATATGGGAAAGTTTCATCGTCCCAAGTATTTGTTCCGTAAATGATTCCCTGATGAAACTTTTCGATAGCCCACGCACTCCATCTTTGGAAATAAGCAAACGCTTCTTCCATCGAATCATAGCGACAGCTTTCAATGAATTCATCAGTCCTCGACGAAGGCATTGGCTCATATTCCCAACACCCATCTTTGGCAAGACAAAGACTACCATACTTTTTGATAGCCCAAAGATCATCGCCTTCACGTTGTTTGTAGCGATCAATCGTCACCTCTTCACGATACTCTTCTGAACATTCAGTGGCGAGCTTTCCGTGCGTCACAGGCATATGGCCTGCTATGAGGCTTTTGATTCGATCTTCAATGTTGGGAATCATCAAAATCACCTCCAGAGACTTTCTTTGTAACCAATCTCAATCCAATCAATGCGACTGAAAGAAAGATTAGAAAAGAGTCAAAGAGAAAAACAAAACCCAAAATCGCTTTATCTTGTCGAGATTGAATTTTGATCTCTTCGACATTGACCTGCATATAAAAAAGCAAGCCAATCATAATGAACACGGAAATGCCCAGAATGGCAAACAGTTGTTTCATCGGTCAAGCTCCCAAACAGTCACATTAACGATGTCGGAAACCCATTGGTCTTGAACCATTTCTTCTATGATCGCCCAGTCGCCTCCCGCAAGGCCACTCCCAAATTTGGGAGTGATGACCTCGATGTTGTGAACTGGGTAATGCTGATTGGAGAAGTTTCTCAGCATCATTCCAATCCCTTCGATACACTTGTAGAGCGGACCATATTTCACTGGCTTAGGATTGTCAGAGCTGACCGTGTCCCGTTGACCAATCATGTTGATGGCATAAGTCAGCGAGAACAAATCATCTCCACGCACCTTGACGGTCTGAAACTGTCCCAGCTTAAAAGGCTTACCGCTTTCAATGTCGATGCCCAAACGATGCCAATCATGATATCGTTGCTTGACCTGTGGCCAATGCTTAGCAACTGCACCAGCAAAGCCTGAGCCAAATCGGTCAACGTCATTACAACAATGAGGAACCAGTTTAATTGTTGGCGTGGTCCAATCTGTTGAAAACAGATCGCCTTGTTTGTATTCAATCATCAGCTTTCTCTCCGTTCCATGGGCATTGTGGGTTGATGAGGATCTCCCGACCAATCAGGATCATTATAATCCTCATCATACCCTTCGTCATAATCGTCGTAGTCATCATAATGGATGGGAACGCCATTTTCATCATAATCAACATAGTCACAGCCACCCCATCTTACGATTTTGGAATCCGGGTTAAAAGGCCAAGGTAAGTAATGGTCCCAAAATGGAGACCCACCTTCTTCCAGAAACTGTTGCCACCCGGCATCGTTTTTCATTTCAACAGTCGATACCAGATGAAAGAAAAACCATGGAATGGTAAGTGTCAAAAACGAACCAATCAGAGGGGCAATAATGCCAACGCCGATAACCATGTCAATTTGATCTTCCAGAGTACAAACCCCATCAGTATAGCTCCAACCGACTTTTCCCTGTGGGGGCATAATCATGTAAGTCCAAAGTCCACAAATTAGAAATCCGGGCACACAACATCGCAGGAACATCACGATACGTGGTGTCCGATTGCGACGACCAGAATAACCATTGTGGTGACCATAGTCACGTTGATTAAGCCAAGACATTATGATACCTCTTTTAACTCCGACCAATCAATACCCAAAAGTGCAAAGTTCTGAGTATTGTTTTGATTGTAATCCAAATACAAACGAGCAGCTTTCATCATGAAGACTTGAAGTCCGATCAAATCCACTGGATCATCACCGAAAACTTCTACTTCAACTGGTGCTACAAACTTACGAGGTGTCCCATTTGGATTGATGATTTCTTTTAAATCGATAGTTCTTGGATCTGAAATGAGCATTGCGTCGTCTTCATTCATAGACCAACCATGACCAGTCCAAAACTCATTTTCATTTGCTGCAAGAATGAATCGACGATGCTGCAAACTTCCTTTAGGGACCAAAGACAGTGATTTCATATGTTGTTCCTTCTTTCAAATCTTGATGCGAAACCATGGAATTTCTCTGGTTGGTCGAGTGCCAGACGCTTGAGCTTAGCTCCCAGAGAGCAACACTCCTCGTGAAAATCATCTGTTGCATGATTTTTCACCTTGTCATGTGCAAGCTCATGAATAATAAGCCCGTCAAGACGAGGCGTGAAGCCTTCTTCAAAGAACTTGTTGCCCATGGTGAACTTGTTGTAGTCCAGCACATTATCGCCATAACAGGCAATCCATGATCTGCCAACAAAACTATGACACATCACAAACCGAACAATGATACCATGGTCCAGCAATTCTGAACCCAACCATCGAGTGTATTCCTCGATTAAACCCATAGCAGGTGTCCACTTTTCCCTTGGGATCACTTCCACTGGGGTTGCATTTGGGTCATCACTGTACGCTCCTTTGCCCTCCATGGGAAAAGCCTGAGAACTGCTGAAAAGGGCACCTGCCATCTTGGCATTAGCTCGCTGACCTTTTGTCAGTCCATGTGACGAAATCATATTGTATCCAGCCGTAATGGCTGCACCGTTTGCATCCGGGTTAGTTGGGTCAATCGATACCCTCTTAGGCCCAAACCGTTTAGTCATAAACGAATGTGTGGCCTCATCTGAACACCGTTCATCACTGGACGCTTCATTGACCCAAGCTTCAGTGGTATCATCCTGTTCAATTTTTTCATGCATTTCATTGAGCACATGAGTACGAACAGCTTTAAGATAAGAAGGGGTCACATTGTCACGATCTACATTCAGAGGAACTTTCTGCTGAATGCTGTAATGCCATTTATCCCCAGTTTCTACAACCGGAATACCCAATTCATAGAGACTCGGCACCTCATCAGGAAGAACATCAAAAATCTGAATTTCACACTTTCGTGCAGATGTACGAAGATCTTCACCGATCTCAGTGAAAAGAGTTTGCTCAAAAGTGTGAATTGGCTTTCTGCCTTTGATTTCATCACCATTAACAAACAGTTTTAGACCGGGACGAACAATGATTTTGTTCATGTACTCAATAAGTTCAGTGTACTGCTGACGAGTACATTCCATGAGTGCCCAGAACTCTGTTCCATTGTCTCGCTTCCGACGAGGGTATTCATGTCGCCCTTCATCATTGAATTCAACTGTGCCGCTTGTTGTGTGAACACGAGCTTCTTTGCAGAAAGCCAGAGCCATCTTACAGCCGACATTGAACCGACCAGCTTTAGTAGGATCATCTTTCTTCTCAGATGGAGCATAGACTGTCCAAGCATGAGACAGATCAGTGTAACCCGGACCATTGTCAATGACGCTGATTTCAATCAATGGCTTTCCGGGGATTATCGCCACCTTGATATGACATTCAGTTGCCTCTGTGTCCATGACGTTTTGATAAAGTTCTGCCCCGATGATCCCAAAAGAACGTCTTTCAACGAGTCGCTTGGCGACCATACGAAGACCATCTTTGTGTGCCGTAAACCAATTCTTACTCATTTTCAATCCTTTTCCAATCATCTGGACCTAATGCCTTGATTTCTTCAAGCAGTGTCAACACTTGTTCGTTGACGCTTTTGTAACATCCGGTGTCATGTTTCCACTCAAAGATACACATTCCATACACTGTGGAACAATGACCTTCCTCATCAATTGAACCTATGACATATGGATGAATCTTAATTGATCCGACATACAAAATATCATAGGGTTCTCCGATACACAGCATCAATCTTTTAATGTATCTCAGAGCGTCCATGACCACATCATTCAATTCATCAGAATTTGTGGCGTAGAGCTGATCAAATGATCTCCCACGAAGCCCCATATCTGTTTGATGCACAGCCTCAACGCTGAGTTCGTATGTGTTCATTATTGGGTGTCCTAAACAGTTTCAGCTAAACAGATCGAAAACCCTTCGTAACAGTATCCATTCCGACCTTCCAAAAAGACCTTGGCACCATGGTAGTCCTGATCAGACAGGATGCGTTCTAACTCTTCTTCCTGTCTCATACTTTCCCTGTGTGAAGCTAATTTTTGGCGGTAATCACCCCACTGCTCTTCCACAGTCTTCTTGAGATGAGGATCATCCTCAAATTCATCTGGCCTGTGTTTTGGTTGCTCTGGTTCTTCGCTATAAGATTCGTAGTACCCTTCTTCTTTTCTCTCCTGAATTACTTTCAAGCAAGCACGACCAATATGCTCAGTGGTGTTCGCTGCAAAGTATCGTTCGCCATGTTTTTCTCGCAGAACGATAATGTACTGTCGATGCAAAGCCGAAACCAAATTGTCCCACTTCTTCTGAGAGAGAACCAACTTATCATCTGTAAGCGGATCTTTATTAGAAGATTGAAAATTAAGGAGTGAAGGGACAGGAACACATATGCGTACCCACTTGTCTGCTATTGGACAAAATTGCTCAAGCTTAAACCGACGAACGTGATGTTTGTTATGTCGAACGTATGGATCAATTTCAACAAGACGAAACTTACCACTTTGATTTTCATTAAATTCACTGATCGTCATTCCAGCACTCCTAAAGGCATTCGCCAATTTACTTCGATTTCATTGGGTGTCCTAAAAGAAGGGGCAGGTTTCCCTGCCCCTTAAATCATGCAGAATGTTTGGCGTATCGCCGCTCATCCATATATTCTGCTGTCACCTGATCACCGGCATGTTCAATGCCACGTCGATCCAGTTCGGCAAGCCCCGCTCTTGTTAGTGTGATACCACGACTGGTAGATACAACATACGGACCATTGCCTGCAACAGACATCAATGGAGGCAGAATCACACGCTCTAACGCCTCTGCCTTACAGTTTGCCACTCTTTGGAGATTATCCTTGGAGATTGGACGACTGCCCAATGCTTCAAGAATCTTGACTTCTCGACGGTCCATGCCGAACTCATCAAGTCCCAGATTGTCAGCAACGATTCTGGCAGCAGTCTGCCAATCATTGCCGTGCTGATTTTTAGTCATCTCCATAAGTCGAGCGAAATCCTTCGCCAAACGAGGAACAATTCGATATTTGGCAACTGCGTTACACGCTTCTTCGGAGAAGTGCGGGTAATTAAGCTTGATGATCTGAGCGATCTCTTTCTTACCAGCAGGTTGCCATCTCAAAGTTGTACCCAATCGCTGTGCGAAAGCATCGAACAACTTACCTTCCTCAGTGGTAGCACCGACCCAACAAATTTCTCGGCAGTCCACTTTGAAAGTTCTAGTTTTCTTTCCTGTGCCGGTCGTGATCTTCATCCAACCGTCACCATACTCCATGCCGTTCAGAAGACCACCCTGCATGAGTGATTTACTTAAAGCATGTGCCTCATCAAAGAACAGAATACACGGAGGAATCTGATACTCATCTTTGGCAACTTCAACGATCTTGATGCCCTTCTTAGCAAAGGTTTCACAGATCAATTGAAACAAGTTGTAGGTGCTGGAAAGAGCATCCGCCTGTACAAAGACAAACGGAATACCAATAGTTTCGGCAAACTGCCGAACAATAAAAGTCTTACCTTGGCCAGATGTCGCATAAATTGCAAATGACATCCCACGACAACTGTGATTCGGAAGACCAAATGCGTTGAATGCAAATGTCTTGAGGGTGCTCATATTACCCTCATTTTCCTTACTCACAATTACTTTGTTGAGTGGACATTTTGGATGAGCCAAGGCTTCACGGATTTCTTCATCAGTTGGCCTATCTGGAAAGCCGCCCGGATTGAAGAACTGAATTTGAAGCTGCTTAGCATATTTTTTCATTAACATCCCTTTCTGTCGTTGAAACTTTCTTGTTACGACTTTGATGGGTGTCAACTATAGATTTAGGCCACTTTCTCCTTAGCAAACACGTCTTTCACTTTTTTCAGTGCTCGATCATAGGCGTAAGTTGATGCCATGCGGCTCACAGAATGCTTCTTGGATACTTCTGATTTTTTGCCGCCACCCAGAACAGTATAAAGAACATCACGCTCCAGTTCTGACAAACCGACTTCTTCAATCACAGCTCGGACCTGATCGATTTCCATGGTCACTTCGCCATCGAAACTGCTGTAACTGTAACTTGATACAAAATCTTCCCAAGCTACCTCTGGCCCATCAACTGCCACGGCTAACGCTGAAAAGCATTCTTCACGATCAGAATCATTGATCTCCAGTTTATTTGCGGCCTGCTCAAAAGAAAGACCTTTAGACATAAGGTCTCGCAGATCTGGGAGCATACGAAGAATTCGTTTTTTGACGCTTGAAAGGAAATGATCAGTGCGAATGTAATCGATCATTCGATTCCGAATGGCATTACAGGAATATGTATCAAATTTCGCATTGCCGCTATAGGCAAACATCGAATCGGAGATTGCCCAAATCCCCTCTTGAATGAAATCTTCAATATCGACAGCACGATGACGTAATCTGTGTGCTTTGTAGAAAGGCAGAACAATACCGGGCACAAGGCGACAATAACCCTGAAGGACAGGATACTCAATTTCTTTGACAGAGTCCATCGTCTGTTTGACGTAATCTGTCAAAGTCTGAAGAGTTCCATTGTGATATCTACGCCGAAACTCTTTGATAGAGGGATTTTCGGTGTCAAATTCTTTTTCTGCCGCCGCACGAATAATTGGCTGTGCGTCAGCCATAATTGAAGAATATTTCTGTTCTTCTTCTTCTGAGAGAGTACGAGGTTTAATACACCCAATCATGAGGAGATTCCCTTTCATCGATTACGGAAGTTATTTTCTTGATGGGTGTCTGACATGACAAACGCTGGCCATGTTCACATGGATCACCACATTCATAGAAAACTGTCTTCGAGTCGATTTACAGGGTGTCCTCTTTTGCACCAAATAGAAAAAGCCGCCAACCAGTTTCCCAGTAGACGACTTTTTCTCGGGGTGACGTTCCCTTTATTTCTTACGAACCCGAAGAGTTTTCGCTTCTTCCGCCTGAATCCTTTTTTCGGATTCTTCGCAAGCCTGTTCATACGTGATGTTCATACAGGCTGCCACACCTTTGCGGAATTCAGCATTGTCTTCATCTGTCTGGTCGAACAATTTTTGCATTTCCTTGAGCGGAATCGGTTTCGCACGAGTTGATTGGCGTGCAGTTGATTCGCTGTAATGCTGCTCACCCAGAGCTTTTCGTGTAGCAGCAGTTAAGGTCATGCGACCAGATTCCAAATCAGCCCGGTCTTTATCTGTAAGACCAGTTGCTGGTTTGATGACTTCACCTGTTTCTTCGTCGATCCTTGCTTCTTTTCGAGGACGAAGCAGAGCCTCACGGTTTCTGACCGTGCCTTTCTTCTTCTGTCCGGGATAAAGATACTCAGCAATTTCTGTTAGGGTCCACTTCTTACCAGAAGCAGGATTGATTCTGGATCGGAAGTTTTTGTAGATCGCCGCTTCCTGAAGAGCAGTCAATCGTTTGTTGCTGAGATTTTCTTCGACTGAAATCAGGAAGCCTTCATCATCATTCACCTGTTTATTGGTGGCGATGACTTCTGCTGGATAAATTTTGGCACCTTCAACTTCATCCGCAACATCAACACGACTTTTTGCGTGGTTGTACAAAGTTGCTGATGTTCGTCGATTTCCTGCCAACAGAGTGAAGTTGTAATTACCATCACTCAGTTTATTGCCTTTACGCACCATTACCGGATGGAACTGCCCATAACGGGCAAGACGACGTGCAAATGCAACAATAGATGAAGCAGGTGGGGTCACCTGTTTGGAATCTTCGTCCTCTACCGTTGCCACGTCCAGTTCCATTGGCTCACATTCATGTGTTTCAAACAGACTGACAACTTGTCGAACCACTTCAATGTCTTCTGACAGAGCCATGTGGATCAGTGAATGTTCTTTGTCTGAAGAATCAACCAGCTTGTAACCAAGAGCAAACAGATTTTCTGGTTCATTCCGACAGTTATCCACTGCTGTGATTCTTGACAGTGGAATCGTCCAATGGTCAATTTTGACCTGCTTGGCCTTTGGACGATTGTCAGATTTCTTTGTTCTTGTCTTAGCTGGCTTCTTCGTTTCGTCAGCTTGTTGGGTGTCAACAACTGTTTCTTCAGCAGGAGCTTCAGCGGTTTCGGCAGCCATTGCGGCAAATCTCCATGAGATGTTTTGATGAAAACTACACAGTGCCACAAAAAACGACACACCGTGTCACACGGCTGTTATTCTACGTCAGTTCCGTGGTCTGTAAAGCGTAAATCCAAAATTACTTGGCAGATTTGACCCGAAGTTTGTATCCAGAGCGTTTCACCCCTTTGGAGACTGTGCCCAAAAGCCTCAAAACAGCCATGGCTTCATGACGTTTCATTTGACGTAAATCTAGGGTGAACTTGGACTTTTCTTTTTGCAGTGGATTTTCCCTCGCAATAATTTGCAGTGAGTATGTATGTTAAAACAATGGAGAATACAGTGAAAAACAAGCCCCTTGTGAGATTTACGATAGGATCAGTCACTAAATTTGGTTTTGACTGCTTAAAAAGAGCAATAAAACAAATACAAAAGTTGTATCCATGCGATATCACTGTTTGTTTCAACTGTGATAAAAAACACGTTAAATATTTAAAAAAAGAATTAAACGTCTTTCTTTTTGATCAATCCGTACACCTAAACGATGACCTCACCCCAATGGGGGTAGCTTGGAAACTTTATCCTCCAAGGCTTGATATCAACCGTCATGAGATCATTATTGATAACGATATCATTTTGGAGTCAACAATCGATGAAATCGATGATTTTCTCTCTTGTGACGATCATTGTCTCATGCTTCAGGGAATCTCACGTACCTACGGGAGATTTGAAAAACACGTACCTGCCAATCTGATGATCAACAGTGGTTTATTTGGTTTGCCGCCCGGATTCGATTTTGCGACTTATGTAAAAAATCACGCAGGAAATAATTGGGAAGAGAATGCTACGGGAATTCACTCTGAAAGTGTGACTTTTGACGAACAGGGACTTGTTGCTCTGATTTTATCAAACCAGAAACATTTTCTGATTCCCAACACAACAATTACAAATTGCGAAAGAAAACTTATGAGAGGAAAGGGAATGCACTTTATCGGTCTCAATAGATGGAAACGACATGAGCCATATTCAGAATGGCTCATGTCGCAACAAAAATTTCACCTTTAGGGCTTCTTGACAAATTCGTGGATGCGATCCAAATCTTTCTGTGAAAATCGAATGTTGTCCGGTCTTTTATCAAGTTTCCAAGGACTGCCTTCAACATACACATAACGATTTACTCGCTGACCTTTATGGAACTGACGATCTGCCTCTTTGTTAATAGAAGTATTTTGATTTGCCTGAAGGCCCAAGACATGAGTTCGATGCATCAATTCTTTGTACCCATCTTCAAGGGCACCAATTCTTTTCTCGGTTTGAGCATCAATACTTGGTCTCAAATCATAACTTTCAGGTTCTGAATATGGCTGTGTGTATGATTGAGGTGGTTGTTGTGCATACAATTCATTTGAATTGTCTTTGTTCATGAGTGACCAAATTCCAAAAATGGTCGCCAAAGACAACATGGTTGCAAATGCTCCCAAAAACACTGTTGCACTATTGGACCCACTAGACCCACTAGACCCACTCTGTTCTGGCTGTGATTGTGCATAAACAGGTGCCGTAAACCTACGTGGCTGACTTGGCCTCGTTCCTGCTCTCACACCATTTTTGATCGTTTCTAAATCTTGTTGACTAAGTTTCACCTATCCTCCTTTGGTCATTTCTTCTCGCCTAGTATTTATGAGATCTCGAAGCTCTTTTCTTGGCAACTTATCGTGATTGTTATGAAGACGCCTCAATTCCCTGCAATTTTCTAAACTTATGTCGTAAGCTCCCTTGAGGTTATTACAAACACTACACATTGTTTGGTAATTTCGTAATTCATCTTTGCCACCACGACTTTTTGCAAGAATATGATCTTTTGTCATCAGGACCAATCGACTATTCTCTTCAGCATACAAATTAAAATGTGGAGATTGGTCACCGGGATTAATATCCAAGATCATTTTTGTGCCTTCCAAACCACATGAAACACATGAAGTATTGTCTCTAAACACAAAATAACGATCTGAATTCATTCGCACTTGGTAGATTTGTCCATCTACTTCGTACTCTTTTTTTACATCTTCTTCGGTAATGTAGGGAAAGACTTCATCGACACTGTAAGTCGCCAGATGTTCCAGCTTCTTACGTTCCTTCATCTTTGCTATGTCGAGTTGAACACCAAAACCTTCAAAATCATCCCCGTGTGGTTCACATTCGAGTATGCTTTCAAGTAATTTTTTGGCGTGCTTGAGACATTCAGCACGAGGTTTGTCTGAGTCGAATCTCCACGTTATCGTAGCTATAGCCTTGTAACTGGTCATCACTACTATCTATTCCATTAGAAAAATATTTGCATCCTTGCGAACAGTATATACAAAAACTTAGTTTTGAGCAAATAAAAAGCACCGGATGACTTGCACCCGGTGCTTTCAACTTCTTTTGTGTTTGACACACATTCCGGGTCAAGCCCGTCCCGAGTGAAGTGGCCTCGGGGGAAGCGTGGTCCGAAGACCATCACCGCACCGCCACTCTGTGAGAAGGCACAGAGAACCTAATTACAATAGTAATCACCAAGCATAATCTTGATAATTAAGTCATTGCAAGAGCGTTAGAAGGAATTATAGCTGGAGTTTTGGGCCTTACGAAAAGACCAAAAGCTGCATGTGCAACCACGCCACTTAAACAAGGTGTGGGCTCCCAATTTCGACTTACAGACGAGTAATAAACATCGCCCATTTGAATCATTTCGCCAACATTCAGAACTCTGAATCCTTCCGGGCATTCTGGCACTTGGCTCATTTTGTTCCTTTACGTGTCAATGATTTTTACTCCGGGGAAAATTCCACCCAGAGAAATGTTGGAGATACATCTTGGAAATTCACCATGCATAACGCCCTCATAAAGAACTTTATGCATTTGACTTGCCGCAACTATGGCAGGAAGATTTTTACTTCGAGCCGATATCTGAAATCCACCCCAAAAGCTGAATTTCCCCACAGAAACTTTATCTTCTACAACATCCATGTTCTCTTGGTTGGCATTGATGGACCAATTAAGAGAATTTTTATCTTCACTGTTCGTTGGAAAGAACACATGAAGATTGTCTTTGGGACTGTAAACACACGTCATGCCACTCTCTTCAATAGTGGCAATCATTCCATGTGTCAAAATCTGGTGTCTTCGCAATGGCCATCCGCAACCGGGAATGAAAGACAGAAGCTTATAGAATCTGCCAATCAAATACCAAGTTGCAAAGATGGCATATGCAGCGGAATACTGTAGAAGTTTCTTCATGATTTACTTCTTGTTGTAAATTCTTGAAGCACGATCCATCATCTCATGAATTGCTGGAACCATCGTGTGAGGAATGGATTTGTTGTTCATCAAATTCTTCTGAACTACCCTTACGGACTCAGCATGATCAATTGCCTTCCTGATGCCAACATGTCGGCTGAACTTGTCGTTCGGATGGCACATGCTCCATCCAATAACAGCATCTATTTCAGACGGACCTGTATTGATGGAAATGACCACGCCAACAATTGGGGATCGACGTGAACGCCAATTTCGCCTGACAGAAGTGAAAGCCTTATTGAAGGCTGCTTCGTCTTTGAAGCTATCTTCACCAGACAGAATGGGTTCGAGAAGACGTTGAGCCACAGCGACACTCAAAGTGTCACCAAAAGAATTCAAAATCCCCCTGATGGCTTGTGTTTGTGCTGCATTGCAACCTTCAATTGGCCTTGATCGTTTTGCACGAACATAATTCACGAGCATTCGTTTGCTCTGTGAATCAAAATGTTCACGAACAATGCGGCGACAATCTTCGATGTACTCTGAACGTGTATTTTGCGTCATTAGGATACCCTTCCTCGAAAAAAGAAAAACACGCAGAGCTTAACCGGCCTTGCGTTTAAATTCTGCTGGCGAGATCAACTGATAGTTGAGGCCAACAGCTTTAGCCATTTTCCAGATAGTCATGTGTCTCGGATAACGAGTCTCACGTTTACCCAGTTTGGCCACAGTTGAATATGAGAGACCTGCTGCTTTTGCAAGTTCGCCCCATGTCCAATCTTTTACATCACAAGCTGCGATGAAGATTTCATCTGTCTTTTTGTGCAGGTCACGAAACTTTTTGTCCTGAACACTTCCAACAACTCGAAGAGTCATGTCGTCTCCTTGGTAATCAAACGGACTTCACACCATCACAAATAGTAACGATGCTTTTTTGATTGTGCAACCGAGTTTTGATAAATGCTCGTGAGGGGAATCGAACCCCTTGACTACACGAATTTAGAATTCGCTGTCTATCCATCCACGAGCTAAAACTCCCTGCCATCTCATCGTCCGTATAGAAATGGCAGGGAGCGGGCCGAATGCCATTAGTTTTCCAATACTTCGATCACCTCAGATCGAGAAAATTCGACAATGTCACAACAAGTAATATCCATTTCAAATCGAGGGATATTGTCCAAAATTCCACGCAGTTCTTCGTCGTTGTTTTCAGCTATGCTAGTGACAAGCACCCACATGTATTCACACTTACCACATTTCGTCGGAAACGAAAGTTTAACATGCTTACCGGCAAAGAAATCCAAAGATTGTTCAACAAAGCGAGGATCAGGTGGCCTTGTGCCTTCAGAGACAATTCCAATATTGAATGCTGGTTCAATCAAGGGAACCTCCTTCAATCAATCAGGTGAGAACTGGCAATGCGACGACCACGAAGAAGAATGTCCACAAGGCGATCATCTCCCATTGCCCTAACACGACTGATGATTTCTTCCAGATCACGTTCGATAGCAAGGTAGCCATCTGTATCTGATTCGTTGTGAATCAGTGATCGACCAGAAATTCGTTTGCTTTTACCAGCACCGGCTCTTGGCCCTGTATGCTGATTGGGATCAGGAGAATCCTTCATCTTTGAACGAACGCCCCTGACCAACTCAGGCTTCACCTCAAGACCATCCAATGCACAATATTCAATGATCTTTTTGGTTGAAAGATTCGGCTTTATTCGCATAGCACGCTCAACCATCGCTGACAGATTCAGCTTGCCGTTGTGTTCAGGAATTGGATCGTTTCCGTATCGCTTCCTGATTTGATTCTTGGCAAGATAGATCTCCTGCTTCTTCAACGGATTATTTGCATTCAGTTCACTCCAAATGCTGATCAATGTGTCATTGTCAGCATGAAGATTGTGAAGAACAAGATATCGAACCAACTTCGATTTGCTGTCTTTTCCTTTAGTCTTTCTCCCTGACTTGTTCAAAGAAGCTGCCGCACGATGCACGGTAGAAATATGAACTTTGTAAAACATAGCCAATTTTTGGCGACTGACTTCGGGAGTTTTCTTTAGGACATCCCGAATCAACTGGGTTTTATTAGCACCCGGCTTTGCCTCTGGAAAGAAAAACCCAGTTTCATTGTCGTCTTTTGGGAAATGCATTTAAACACCTTTCGTTACATGCACCATTGACTATTGGCGTAAAATGTAGGCGATTCAATCCAACAACAAGCTTCCTCTCCAAGAATCTTGCGTTGTTGATCAGTCAGGTTTATTTGGTCATATAAACCCTGTTTCCGAAGCTGCCTCTGTTCCTCTGTCAACAAAGACAGTGCCTGTTGCTTGTCGAACAATCGACCAACTCCTAAGCAGCGACAGTCAGGAATTTCTTGACTGACTCTTCCATACGTGCAGCACGCTTTTCTGGCTCTTCGCCAATAGCGAACTCAAAGTTCTGACACACGATGGTGATTTTGACAAATCGCAGCAGGTTTCGCAACTGTTCGACATTCTCACAGTAGCTGCAAGCTCGCTCCATGAAACCGTCCTTGATTTTCAGGACTTTATCCATAACGAGCAACCCACGCTCTTCATCTGTGATAGGAGGCAGACTGACATTCTTTCTGCCTTTAGCGGGACTGGCATTAAAGTAACCAAGCAGTTTTTTTGCAAGGCCCTTCTCTGTCTCATCTTTGCTGTAGTAAAGCTTGTCGAAGCTTTTGATGAGATTAAGCTGACTTTCAATGATGAACTCAGCATCGCTTTCATCACCAGATTCAGCAACGATCTTTTCAGCAGTCTTCTGAGAAAGACCCACAAGATCACTGGTGAGAGCAGCAATCACCACACTTTCAGGTGTTTCATCTTCCTGAAGTTCATCAGGTTTAGGGATGAAAGACGCAAGAGCGTTAGTTCGAAATTTCACCATGAAGAGAAACGACATGTCTCTCACCACGGCAGAATCTTTTTGAACGACAATTCGAGGATTTGGTGGAAGCTGTTTGTCATTCCACATAGCCTGCGTCCATCTTTCAAAAAGCTTGTTGCCAACAACAGCTTTCTTTTGCTTGACCACAGGATCAATGACTTCTGCCACTGCTGCCGAACTGATCAGATCCCTGACATCATCAATCAATTCTGTGTCTGGGTTCCAAACAGTCTCGTTCTTCTTTTTAACGTCTGAAGACTTCTTCTTTGTTGCTTTGGAAGCAACCTGTTGCAGCAAATCCGGCTTTGCCATTTTTCAACCCTCTTTCGTGAATGTTTGAAACTTGTTTACCCCAACATTCTACGGAAGATTTTTTGGGTTGTAAAGCAAATGTCAATTTTCAGACAAGAATTTTTGGTAATGATCCCAAACGCCCAAGTCTTTGATGAAGTGTTCGGCAAGATCCAAACTTTTCTTTGCTTCACTTTCGGGGACTTCTGTCTTTGGTGTTACATCCTTTTCTTTCTTGGGAGCAACCTCTTCGGTTGTTGTATTGGATGCAAAATCAAAGAGTTGATCAATTGCCAATTCCTGTCTGGCCAACATCAGTTTGGCTTTCAACATAACCGCTCTTTCCTGACACAGTTTACGTGTGTCAATGATGTCACGTTCACGTTGACGGAATTGATTTTTGATATCAAGCATCATGTCATAAGCTTCATGATCTTCAGGTGGCATTGGTGCCGACTTGATCATTTCCATGAGATGATATTCTTGATTCCGACTGAGTTCCCAGTCGGTCAATGAATCAATGAGAGTTTCAATGTCTTCTCTTGAAAATGTAGATTCAAGCGAGGCCATCCTTGGTCCTTTCAAAAATATTTAAGCAGCACCGAAACAACGAGTCACAGTCATGTCTTTAGACTGCAAATGGTGCTTTTCTGCAAAGTCATGTAGGTCGTAAGCGTGATTCAGTCCCTCCTGCTCTTTGTAGGCTTCCTGAACAGCTTGTCGGAAGTCCATGATGTCCACACCAGTTGATGTGCCTTCAAGAACATCCCGTTTCAAAGCAATCATCTTGGCACTTTCTGAAATCTGCTTCAGCATAGCACCATTGATCGTATCGGCAAATGAGAAGTCATGTTCATTGTTGATACGATACAACAATCGACTTCTACTAAAGATATCAGCAACTGTTACTGCTAATACCTGCTTCTTATCACCTTTGAACGGTGTATTAGAAGTATGAATCGCCATTATGTCAAGAGCAGCATCTTCATCAGGACGATCAATTTTGATGTGATGAGAAATTCTTTCAGCACGAATCACTGCCGGGTCCAAAATATCGATTCTATTCGTCATCAAAATGACAATTGGATTTTCTTTTGTTTGCTCTTCGTCCACGCCATCCATCTCACCCAAAAACATGGGGACCAATGTGTCGGCAATATCACTGGAACGACGTGTACCACGTTGTGGCATAATTGCATCAGCTTCATCAATGGCCAACAAAGCTGGATAACCATGTTGCCTGTAATGTTCACGTCCTCTGGCAAACAATCCACGAATTTCACCTTCAGAATTCCCCACATACATGTCAAGGATTTCCGGGCCTTTGACAAACAGATAACCTGTATCGATCACCTCTTTGCCATGCACTTCAGCAATCAACCAAGCACAAAGACGAGCCAATAAAGTTTTTCCACAACCCGGTGGCCCATGCAAAACTGCACCTTTGGGTCTGCTCATCCCATAATGTTCAAAAAGCTCAGGCTGAGAATAAGGCAACTCCAAAAACTCTCTGATCATTTCTTTTGGACGTTCCAGCCCACCAATACTGTCCCAATTGATGTTTGACTGATGGCCAAGCGTATATCTTTTTCGATTGTCTTTATTGAGCTTTTTGACAACCATCAAATAACCAGAGTCAACAGCTATTTTATCTCCATCTTTCAGTTCAATACCTTGTGGATTATACACAAGGTAGCGTTCACCTTTGTTGTTTATTTCGACACACTGATCAACCACGCCTTCAACAGTGCATATGGGACCACTGTTGAGATCATATTCAGCATGACCCACAATTTGGTTTTTTTCGTTTACTTTAACGAAATCACCGGGAGACAGGTCATAAGCAGGATGTTCCAACTCCCAAAGTTTCCCATCAACAATAGCAACAACAAACCGCCCATCTGATTTTTCTGCTAGATGAATTTGCTGAGGCTCATTGAGACCTATGCTGTATTGACCTGAGCCATCTTCAAAAGCAACAGTGGCTATTCCATCATTAACCTCTGTAATAGAACCAACTTTTTTGTAGTTGGGAGCTTCCTCATCGATAACCATCACTCGATCATCTGGTTGGAAGGCAGTAACATCTACTTTGTTGTGAACAGTATGAACAACAGCGTAGCGATAAGGAACAGAACCCAATTGTTGGATAACTTCATGTTGTTCAATTAGCTTATCTTGCTGTTCCTTCAAAATAGCTCTTAAAGAGGCGACTTCTTCATTATGACGCCTTCGTTCGCTGGAGAGCTTTCTCTGTACTTCACGTTCAATATGTTGCTGTTGTTCGTCCATCCTTGGACTCCTTTAGAGAGTGGACTTTATTAGACAACAGCACTCTAAGTTTGATACTTAAAAAGGTCAAGATGAATCTTAGAACAAAAAAAGGGAATAGGCCAAAAACCTATTCCCTTTTGAAAACTCATTGAAATTTACGGCTCGGTGATTTTTACACCATTGTCCGTATTTTCAATATTGAATGAATCACCAGTCATATTGGCTTCATGGAGAGTCCTACGAGCAAGTCGAAGATCACCATTTCTTTCAATCTTTCGCTGATCAATAGAAAGGTAACCCTGAAGCCCACTTGTGATGTTTGTCAGCAGGATTTCACCGTCGTTGATCACAACATTGACAGTGTCATTTGGCTCAATTTCAGCTTCACGCAGAAATTGCGTTCGGATGAACAAACCACCTCGGCAATTGGTCTTATAGGTGCCATCATCCTGCTCACCGCCAACATCATCTGCATCGTCATCAGAACCAAGCGGGCTGCTACCGCTGATTCCTGCTGGTGCAGACGTACAAACTGTCGGTGAGGAAGTTTGAGCTGCGACAGGTGATGAAGTTGATTGACCTTTGGAGTATGAATCGGCCATTGGCTCATACTGTGAAAGATCATAGCCATTTGGGTGATAAACAAGGACTTGCGTGCCATTATGCAGCGAAGTCAGTGTTTTGTCCCAATCACCGAAATCATCACAAAGTTCAATGAGACTGGGAATTTCATGAATCCCCTGACGATTGGGACCATGACGCATTTGAACACCTTCCCGACGACGAGTCTCAACAGTGAGATCGTAACCACTGAAAGGTCTGCCCTGCTCAACAAAGGCATCGATTGTTTTTTCGTACAAAGCTTCAATATTTGAATCTAAACGGCACATTTGGTTTCCTCCATTAGAGTTTCTTTGTTATCGACAAGAGCAGGCAATTTCTGTAGGACTTCTTACATTCTACGACCAAAAAATTAAATTGTAAAGCAACATAGATTCATTTAGATGATTCTACAACAAACTGGAGAGCATCTAACGCCTTTTGTTTGTTGCCTTCACAAACCTCAATTAACCGTTCTGCCGCTTTAATTCGTCGATTATGGGGCGTTGCACCCACCCCTCTCATTTTACTCCAAGCAACCTGAAAAGCTCGTTTACGTCCTATAAACTGAGGGTATGTTTGCACAAGGCAATTCCAAGCATCATTGGCATGAATAATTGATTTGTCTTTAAGGATATTTCTCAACCCTTCAGCAACACTCTTTGCCATCACTGAATCCAATTCATTTGATTCACTAAATCATCAAGTTCCATACCAGCAGTTGCTTTGAAGTTATTCTGACGAAAAGCCTCAAAACCGCTATTTGGACCATAGTTCATGATATGAACAAGCACACTCCCCGAATTCTCTGAATCAATGTGTTCGCCGGTCAAAGAACACATGCGAATTCTCTTGAGTTCTTCGTATGGAACATGAATCCCAAAACAATGCTGACACATCTTACGCTCTTTGGTGCTGTAAGAGCCAACAAGATGCACTTTGTCGATAAGGTGCTGAATGTTATAATTGACTTCCTCTTGCACTTCCCGCACCAAAGCTTCCCGCAAAGTCTCTTCCCCATCGACTTTGCCACCGGGAAAACCAAACGTGCCATCCCACCGCAACTGCATCATCACCGTGGGAATAACTGTATTTCGGTGGTTCTCAGAAACATCTTTGTAGTTCCTGTAAGGTTTGCCATCTTCTGCATAGAAGGCTGCAAAGACACAATGAAATGCACCGGGAACCATTTCTTCATTGCCAATCCTTATGTACATCAGAAATTTGCTCCGCTACGGTGAAGTTTGTCGTAGAGATCGTTCCAGTCAATTTTATGAAACCGCTCCAAATGATCGACAACACCATCACCCAATTTTTCCATATCGGGCATTTCACCATTGCGAATTCGATAAGCAGGTGTAGCCACAAGGCTGCAAACTTCAGCAAGTGCCGTTTGCTGATAAGAAGACAGGATCAATTGTCCAGCCAGAGCCATTTTGATCTCACGAGCAAAAGCGTTCAACACAGCCATTGCCGTGCGGAGTTCTTGTGCCTCCATCTCACCTGCATGAAGCAAGACCTCCTGCTCATTGGTCCATCGTTCAATGACTTTGTCGATCTCAGTTATGTCTTTTGACATCGAAGCACCTGTAGAAAAGATTGACGGGGTGTTGGGGTTTTTTAGTTACACAAGCGAAGCAGCAACCCCTAACTAAAAACTACTCTGATTAGTCAAACCCGCCAATCTCAAAGTTTCATTGATTTGAAAAAAGCTGTTTCTGAAATTGATTGACTCTATGGGAAATGCCAACTCTCTCAAATCGATACCGACTGTTTTCTTATCTTGTGAGATTGACACTTTCCGAAAAACAAGATGCAACTCAGTTTCCTGTGGCAAACAGGCCACAACTCCACGAGGTGGTTTTTTGAGAAAACCTAAGAACAATCCACGAAATGTCACAGTCTTTGAATCATCAAAACCAAACTGTTCTCTAAACCATGGGATGATCGTATTCTCTTCGTTGACAACTTCAAACTCAGCCCACTTGTTGATGTACTTCTTATAATGACCATATAGCCAACCAAGAGATGGAGCATTAAAAGTCATTCGGCGTTTAACTTTCTACTTGTCCAATCATGGAGCCAAAAGGTAAATCGATGAGGAAATAGACCAATACACATGTGTGCAAAACAGTTGTGAAACAACCACCAACAGTGGTGTTGGATCAGTGGAAACCGTTTCCCTTTGGCTCTGAATTTGTCGATACGTTTGTAGAAACGGCCCCAACTGCCGAGTTCTTCCGCTTCTTCTTCCTCAAACCCAAACATTGATTTTTCCCTTCACCGATTTTCCTGATTGCAATCGACTTTCGAGTCGCTTGACAACACAAGTGCCACAAAGTGGACCACCATCTGATGTTTTGATTCTATTCCATGTCTCATCAGAAACAACAACGCTGACTTTGTAAGTCTTGCCACAGTTCTCGCATCGATGATCACTCATCAATTATCTCCAAGAAACTTCTGCAAGATATTTGATCATGTGACGACCCTTTTTGTAGATAATGAACTCGTTATTGGCAAGGTAGCCACCACTCATGCCGCCCTTACCAAACACGTGGTGAGTTCCTTTGCTGGCTGTCATACTTCTGCCGCCACCTGTACCTGCAATATCCGGCATTCCAAGACAAACATCACAAAGCATCATAAAAGAATGACGACCAGAAATTCCACCATCACCAGCATACATTGAACCCGATGCTGAACAATACTGCGAAGATTTCTGCCAGTCGTCAGCAAAGTAAATTCCCTGACCAAATGCAGCACCATTTGTAGCTACATTGACAAGTTCCTGTGGGAATCGGAAATTCTCTCTCAAGATACCAGCAACATTTACCGAACGAGTTCCGTGGAACAAAGCGGCAGTATTGGTTTCCCAATACTTTCTCCGTTGAGCTGGAGTCAAATCAGGACGCTTTTTGTCCTGATGTAACGGACGATCACCATCAGAAAGCTTTTTCATTTCTGATTTAATTTGATCCTGTGACTTTGTGAAAGTCTTGTCATCGCCATGACGAAGGACTTCCCAAAGATGATGAACGGTCAAAGAACCACGACCACCATATCTATTTTTGGTAGCTTCTTTCCACCAAGCATAAAGATACTTGCCAATTTCTGAAGTCTTAGAAATATGCTTCATATCCAAAGGCATTCCCGCCATCGGATCATTACCATCATCTTCAATGGTGAAATCGCCAGTCTTCAAAGCAGATTCAAAAGCATCAATTTCAAGTTCCCACTCATTGATGTTATTCGCTGAAAGAATCCATGAGCTTTCATGTGCATTGAGCGGTTTGATTTTAGGAATCAACCCATACAAAGCATAAGTGATCTGCTTCAATTCCTGATCATTGACCTGATTGTCAACATCACCACCAACTTTGCCAACACGTTTAAGTGCAGCCTGAAGCAAATCTCGACCCTGATCCAGTGCTTTCTGTGACGGAACAGTGCCTCCTTGAAGTGTGGTACGAGCGTGCTGAATCGTACCGCCAAGAAGATCACGCATTAGTTTTGAGGTTTCAATATCGCAGCGATTTTTGCTCTTGGCTTTGGTTTTCTTTTTAGAACCGTTAGATGAAGCAGAAGATTGAGTAGAACCATCGTCAGCAGAAAGATTACGGGCATCTGGAAGACCCGTATCACGTGAGACGAGCGGCCTCACAGCGTACAGATCTTTCAGCTTACCCTTGCTATCTTTCTTTGGCACGAACATATCGATGCCGCCAACTTTATCCCATACACCTCGGGATGTATTCTTGGATTTACACTGCTTGACAAAAGCAGCCATTGCCTCATCTTTGCTGGAGCATTGCGTAAACTGGAATGTAGGATTATTTCCCACACGACCAAACTCAACATAAAGATACCAGTCCCCATCTGGATCACTCACCACAGCAGCGTGATAAAATTTATTTGAATCAACCTTACGAGCGCTGCCATCTTTGGAAACACCCTTTTCTTCCTGCTGAAAACAGCCCATATCGGCCAGCATACAGCCTTCAAACTTTGTATCTTCAGTGGCGACAGGACCATGACACTTAAAGTCATCAGGACCAAGACCTTTTGGGTATTCTTTTTTGTCGAGTTTAGTAGCCATAGTAATTCTCCTTTGTCGCCATTATCGAATGATCAGGTGTCAAACTTTACTGGTTTATCAAGAAACCCGATCAACCGCCTGCTCAATAAGTGCTTTTAAAGTGTTACAAGGTGTCTCGTTCGTTCTTTTTTCATACATGCGATCAAGATACCTTGTTTTAGGAGCACCATCAGGGCGACCATAAACAAATCGACCACAATTCAAATACATGCCAAATTCCACATTGGTAGTGAAAGCTGGCATGTTTTCCAATTCTCGTGGCACCCAAGCAGCAATGCAGCCTCTTTGAGAAGACAAAACCAGTGCCGCATCTTCCCAATCAACTTGGTCAATGTAAGTTTGAACAACCATTCCAAAAACCTCTGGGACAAACACGGTTCCCTTGAACCCCGTTTCTTCCAAAAGTTTAATTGCCTCTGGTCTCCATGATGGCACGCTTGGGCTTCTTGGTGTTGGCCCTACCAAGAAGATACAAGGCATCTGTTCGTCGTCAACCAAATCGCCGGGACAGATAATTCTCATCATGATCCACCACCCACATTCCCATCGACATCAAGGTAACGACCGGGTTTGCCACGTTTGCCCTTGAAGTGTTCATTGATTTCACGATAAGCCACCCAAACATCCTGATCGTAGAATTCAGTTATCGCTTTGTGAAAGAAGGGAACAGCTTTGTTTAACACATGTGGTCGAAAGTGGTTGACATCCACTCCTACGTTGAATGAGTTCAATTGAACTTTCCAAGCTGAATGAATGTGTCCAACGAGATTGAAACGGTCGGCTCGGCCCTGTGTTGGATAGTGCGTAATCCAACAAGGAACACCTTCTACATCAATTTCAAGACCATCGCCTTCAGCAACGATTTCATCGAAATATTTTGATAGCTGTTCGTCGGTAAACACTCGGTCATGATTTCCTCGAAAGAGGATTTTCCGACCATTGAAATGACTCACCTGTGAGAGAAATTCAGGCGTGTTTAGATTTACAGCATCGCCAACGACGTAGACTGTATCATCAGGTTCAACGAGTTCATTGTGCAGGAAAATAAATTCATCAACCATGTGCTGGGCACTTACAAAACCCGGACGCCCCATGATTTCAAATCGATCTTCGCCAAGATGCCAGTCAGAAGTAATGAAATCTGTCATATCAACCCCGATAATCCCATTCCCATCGTTCATCTACGAGTTGATTGCCATCCTTGCGACAGGAGTAACAAGCCATGGCACCATAGTCTCCTTTGAGACTTTTGGCTTCTTTGTTGCTGTCGGCAGTGTCGAAAACAGATGCATCTTCTGTCCCCTGATCACCGCAAGCACGACTGTCATACAGAATGTATGTTCTTTCTTCAGGCATGTTTTGATCTCGGTTCCTCAAACTTGTTGCGAAACTCTTCATACTCACGGTAGAGCGTTTCGTGAATTTCATCGTGCCTATCGGTGTTGCGATAGACATCCATATACCATTCGTCAATCTTCTCTGGAGTGGGGTCAAACTCCGAATCGAGATTGTAGAAAATCCACCATGTGACCAGATCACGTATCTGTGGCCAAAGCTTCATCTTTGCTGCTACTGCCATGATATCTCCTACAAACTTGAAGTTAAATCCAAGAACATTTTACGAACGAAAAGTTGGCTTGTAAAGCAAACTGAAGCGTCACATTCCATTTTTCATCACATGAAGCCTCATGAGTGATTCGCAGATGAAGATCGCTGCCTCTTTTGTGAACTACCCCGACCCTAAAGAGGTCGGGGTAGTTCACCCAATCCGGCCTCATATCAGGCTTGCCATCTTCAATCCATAATGACAAAGCAAAACAAATGCCTTCACCAAAATCACCATCGCCACCAAATTTGATATCGAATTACGGCTCAAGATATCTGGCTAATGCATAAGCAATGTGCATTGCTTCTTCATTGTGTTCAACTCCATTTTCCCAACGATCTTCAATGCGTTTAGCATAAGATTCTTTTTTAGCCATTATGATACCAATCAGTGTATGCTTTGATTGTTGTGTTCTTTGTGTTTCTTACAGAAGAAAGTCCTCTACATGGCATTTCATCATCATTATGACAAGATAAAGAAACGCCTTCTTCATCGAACAGTTTGATCATATTTCTTGCAGATGGCAAACAACCTAAATTTTGAGCCACTGTCGCATCTTTGTTTTCACCATCTCTAAAAGGACAAGCTTGACATCGCCTTAATGAAAATCCCTTGGATTCAATACGTTCAATAATAAGACGACGAGCTTCTGTGGTTGGTGACCAATTGTTCATTTGTTTATCAGGAATTTCACGAAAAGCACCGCCCATCCATGTTACATTGAAATCACGATCTTCACATTCAAGAAAAATTTCTAAGTAACGTGTGAGCAAGTAACCAATTTTATCGTAAAAAAACCGTACATGTCCGGTGCCAAGCGTGAAATCCTTTGGAATTTTTCCTTCAAGGACTGCACGTCCTGAACGCACAGCATTTGGAATACGAACAATTTCACGATGTTCTGCAAGAAGCAATTTATCTGGAAGTTCAAAAGGATGAACCCCAGCATTGATGCGTGTCATGACTTCCCTTTCATGTCACAGAGAGAATTTCCTCAATCGCCTGTTTGTGGTTCATTGCATTTTTCCACTCAGTGCGAACGAACTCTTTGTTTTCTTCTCGTTTAGTGGGTGTCACATTTTGCCGACCTCCACAAAAAGACCAGCCACACCCTCCACAAATCCATGTGGAGGGGTGCCAGCCATATACTTTCACCAAAAATCGCCTTTTCTTTCTACATGTCGTGCATTTGCGAACAGCACGAGCCACAAAAGATTTTGGGCGATAAATGTAAAGATTCATGCCTGTTCCTCGATAACCAAAGATTCGGATTGCTCTTCGGCCTCATTTGCCCAAGAATGTAAATTCTCAGCAAAATTTCTAGCTGTCTCAGTTGTCATCTGAAAACGAATTGTATTCGTGCGTTCAACATTCACCATGCTTCCACCATGAAATTCCATTGCTTTATCAAATGTCGTGAGCACAGCTTCAATTTCTGGAACAGTCTTTTTGCCTTCTTTCGTCTCAATCATTGTGTGACGAATATTTCTGGCAACAGTCATCAAAGATTCCATTAGTCGTCTTTCATTCTTCAGTTTCGTCTTTGTCGTCTTCCAGTGGAATGTATTTGCTCAAGTTATACTTGCGATATGCAAAACAAAAGATCACTGCACCGATAATCGAAAACAGCAATCCTGCTGGACCAAATGAACCACCAGCAATCAACCAGTTAATCATACCACCTATGAAACTTCCTGCAACCCCAATCACCAGAGTAGCAATTAAGCCACCCGGCTCAGGCCCCGGATGTATAGCTTTCCCAATCAGGCCCGCTACGAAACCAATCACCAAAATCCAAATCAAATAAAACATATTAACTCTCCTTGTTGTTTTGAACCACTTTATTTTTGGTCCATGTATATAGATCTTTCGCCACCGCACAGCATACAACGAGAACCATGCCTTTAACTATGTCTCTTATCATATGCTCTCCTTGGGGCTATCAAAGTGAACTCAAAAACATCTGATATTTTGAGTGCCCACTTCCAGTGATCCGAGCCAAACTCATTGCCACGTAAATCACCTGTGAAAGACCATGCTTTCATGAATATATCTAGGGCTACTATTCTCTCTTTGCCATATCCGGGATCTGCCAATGTGATTTTTTGCTCGTCATAACCAACAACCACAACATAATGCCATGTGTTCAAGCCACTCCTCACAAGTACAATAGTTGGACGATTTTGACTGACATAGTATTTCAAGTGGCCAATGTTGGATCTTTGAAGTTTGGCAGGTACACCAAAATCCTTAACTGTTCTTTCAACAAAGTCTGGAGAAGTCATTCCTACAGACTTTTCTCCATATTTAAACCACTCTGTCTTGGCGTTTTTTGCTGCATCTTCGATGCTGACATCTTTGCCATAATATTGCAACAACATAGCACATGAAGTTGGGCCACAGGTAATCCCATCAGGTTGTTTAAAAATCGGCGAAAAATCAATATGATGAGATGATGGATAATCAACTAAAACAAACTGTTCGTAATTTATTAAGACCACAAAAAACAAAAGCATTGTAGCCAATATGCTCCATTTCTTTCGTTTGAAAAAGTCTATAAAAAAAGCGTTCATTCCTTATTTAGAAACGAACGCTTTTATTCCCCCGCCACCATTGATTTAATCAGGCATATCTATGTCTTTTGTTGAAATCGAATTGTAAACTTCATACATCATAGATGATACTATTTTCGACATACGATAAATTTCCGGGTCCATCAAAATTGCTGGGTGATTTTGAACATAATGTTCCCAGTTTTCTGCAACCATAAAACTTCTGTCAACTGCCTCGTGACAACCGAAAGTGTTTTTGCCAAAAAGCCTTTTGATTTCATCTTCTGAATCATATGTCTCCAGAGCTTTCTGGAGATCTTCCATTCGTTCCGCTTCAGCGTATTTAATTGCGGATTGTATAACTGATTGTTCTCGTTGAGAAAGTTCCATCATTCACTTCCTAATGATTCTGTTGTTTTCAAATCCATTGTGCCCAATTTTTGCAAATCACCACATTCAGGACAATACATTTCAACTTTAGTATGCGGAAGCATGTAGTGTCGAACTCGCACATGAGTGTGCTTAATGTAATAAACAAGCAGTTCATTTTCAATAAAAGCAGGCTCTATTTTTTCATGTCTTGCTTTGATTTCAAAATGACCATAAGCATTGATGCCAATCAATGCAAAAATGAGCATAACTGAAATAATATATTTAACCATATGACCTCCTTAGTCATTGTTTTCGACATAATCCTTTATGTCAGCTTGAAATCTCATGTATTCTTCTTTGCATCTTTCGCACTCAGGAAACAACCCTTCATGTTTAGCAGCAAGATGCCAAGTAATCATCTCTGTTTGCATTACTGTGCCAAATTGATTGTTTGAAACCGTGATGAAATCTTCAATGAAATCTTCACGTTCAAGTTGCTGGTGTAAATTCCAGCCAGTCCATGCAACAGCAGTTATCTGCAAACAAATAAACAACAACCATCCTATGGTTTTCTTCATGTTTACCTCCGTGTAAACTTAAATTTTAGTTAACTGTGATTAGAAGATCAAGATCAATAAGAAACAGATTTCAGAACCGTTTCGATTCTTTGTCTGATTTTTTCAAACACAGGTCTTCCAAACTCAGCAATGATTTCGTCTTTTCTTGCCTCAAAAGCTTCAAACAGACCCTTTGCTCTGTAGAAATACTTTCGTGCATAACGCTTATCGCCAGAATTCAAATAATCTCTGACATTGCAAAGTCTGTCAGCAATCTTCACAACTAATGCAACAAGACTCTTGTTGATAAAATCTGCAAGATGCTCTGACTTTTCTTTCTGATAATCCTGTGGCGATTCATCAGGAAGACGATCTCGAAAAGTAAGCTCACCAACGTAATCAGCCACTTCTCTATTAAGCAAATCAGCTATCACTGATAGATCTTGATCTGTACCCTCATCGACATCGTGATTAAGAGCAGTAAGCCAAATATTGAGGTGCCGAGCATCTCTGATTCCGAAATGAAAAATCTCACGCATCACATCAAGCGGATGAATAAGATACGGAACCCTTAAATCGCCTTCACCGTTTCTGAAATCGCCACCATGCGCTTTGGCAATAAAATCAATTGCAAAGGAAATGGCATCTTGTGGTGTGTTAAACTCTGTACTCATGTTTGCATGGTACGGCAAAAAGATTTGGCTGTAAAGTCAGGACTTCAAAGAAATTTGAACCAATTCATTTGGCGATCTGGCATTTTCCACTGGAGGAGGAACGCAATTGAATGGCTTTGGGTAAGTAAGAGGAACATTCAAATCAATTGCTCTCTGCATCGCCTTATCTGCATTTCGTTCGAAAATCTCCACATTTTTATGGTTCAAAAGAATCTCGCCAAGAGAAACATTGCCATTCTGATCATGTGTTGGAAGCATCACCATCTTGTCCACACCCAAATCAGCGGCAGTTTCCACCATATCTGTCATCTCGGAAACATTCAACAAATTGATGTTATTCCAAATTGTAGTGATATGTCTCTCTTTGCCTCCATGTTCTTCACGAAGTTCCATATAGTTTTTGATATTTTTGATGATGTTGTTGTAAGCATCAATTCGACGTATCTTAATGAAAGTATCTGGTGTCGCTGCATCAATTGAAAAACTGATATCTGACCAACCAACTTCTGCAAAGAATCGTTCATTTATTTTTGGAATCAACAGAGTTGCATTAGTGTTAGTTTCAAACCTGATTTGATCACGATAACGTGGAAACTCCAACCATTCAAAAACCTGAAAAACCTGATCTTTCCAAAATGGCTCAGCGATACCCAAAACACACAGGTGCTTAAGAAAAGGCATAATCGGCCTTGCTTTATCACAAAGAAAACCAGTTAAATCTTCTTGCTTAGGTTTTCGATGGTTTCTGATGCACATAATGCAAGCCGGTTTTTCATCTGATGGAATCAACCCACCGATGTTGCAATGTGAATCGGGAAGACAAATTTCAAGATATGTTGGATAAGTAAACTTCTTGTAAGCTTTGAATGGCACTGGTTCCTTTTCTCTAACAAGAAAAGGACAAACATTCCAACTCTTGCAGATTGAATGCAATTCACCTTTCATTGTAGATTCACGAATGGCCTGAGCACGAGGGCTGTTCCAAATGTCTAAAATTTCATCGTCTATCAAACTACCAAGTTGTTCCAATTGATAGCAACACGTTGAAACATTCCCATCTGCATTCAATATGCATTTCGTAAAAGGCAACCCACAGAAAGCTTGATGCTCAACAATATCTTCATGATGTACTGGGTTTATTTTGAAGGTCATATGAACAAGGTGTCCTCAAAATAATGTGCCAAATCTGGACGATTTTCCATAACATATGAATACAACTCACGATAATTACTGATCACTTCGCTTTGTCTTTTAGTTTGCTGTTTCACCATTGGTATCTTCAAAGCCTTGGGTTTTACTTCAAGAAAATACTGAACTTCATTGAAAATACCTTGTGGAGATTCATCCATGTCTTCGTAAGTCACTTCCAATATCGGCACACCCTTCATCTCTTCACGTAAGTTTTGTTGCCATTCTCTGCTGCGATTCCACGCAAACAAAAAATGCTCTGGAGTAATTTCAACAGTTGTTTTGTATTCTTGAAAACTCCAATTGTTCTCCTGATCAGCTAACAGTTGTGATGTCATTCTGTTTAACAAATTATTACGTGTGAGATGAATTACACTCCATTGTTCTTCACGCACGTGATCCCATAAACAACGCCAATCGGGTTTTCTCGCACAAACGTAATTCAACTTAAACCCAACCGCTCTCAAGCCTTTGTTTTTTGCGTATGTAGACAGAACGTTTTTTATGTAATTGACAGGGTTACCATTGTCTTCCAAAACAGGTATTTGCTGATTGAATAAGCTCTTTTTTCTTATTGCTTTGTCGCTACCAAATATTTCTCCAAAACAAAAAATACCGGGATGAGAGTTTAAAGATGTCGCTAACATCTGATAACCCGAACGCAATTCAGCAACAATAACAAAATTTTTCATAACGTAATCTGAACCAATCTATCAGTCAGTCCCATATCCAGTGGTCTTAAAAAGTTGTACGGCACACCTAGTTTTTCACACTTCTCAATGATGTCTTCCTGTGCCTTTTTGAATTTGCCGCAATTCTTTTCGTTAACGAGAATAACGTGATTAAAACCATCTGTGGGATTAAATTCTATGTATTCTACATTAGCCTTGGCAGCGATGTTAACCATATCCAAAACCTCATGTAAATTCATGACGTTGATATTATTGTGGATTCTAAGGAACTGCCGCTCTCTGACACGAGCTTTTGAAAAAGCATAAAGGTGTTCCAACACAGTGTCAAAAACAGGAAGAATGCGAATCCCTTGATATGTTTCAGGGCTGGCTGCATCTATTGAAAAATTGGTGATAGAATATGGAGCACGTTTCAACCACTCTTCTCTTCTTTTTTTATTGAGGGGTATTCCATTGGTCGTTGTGCTCATTGTGATGCCATCAGAATATTTGTCATATTCAATTGCATCCATCATTTCGAAAATCATATCTTTCCAAAATGGCTCAGCAATTCCTTGTATGTGTATTTGGTGTAAATTTGGAACAATGTGTTTAATTCGTTCCATCACTTCCATGATCCGATTTTCTTCGGGCTGGAACAAAGGGTTAGCACGCTCGCACATTACACATGCTGGATGTTCTTCATTTGGATTTTGAAGCCCAACATTACAGTGTGTATTTGGAAGATCCACTTCAAGAAAATTTGGATATTCATTGTACGTTATATTTTCTTTCGGATAAGGCAACTTCATCTTAGTGAACGGACAACCGGGAACCTGACAAAGAGAATGCAATTCTCCTTCCAGCGTTTTCTCCCTTATTTCTTCCGCTAAATCACCAAACCAAATTTCATCAAATGGTTGATCAAATACATTTCCAATATAAGGCGATTGAGGCGCATTGTTTGTTTTCAAATGCACTAAACCAGCATCAACACTGGGAGGACGCTGAAAACAACAAAAGGCCACATTGCCTTCGGCTGTGACTCTTGCACGATTAAACGGATATGGGCAGTAAGCTTCTACATACATGCTTTAATATAGATATCCATATTCAAAACTGAACTTCTTCTTTGGGCACTTCCAAGCCACAATATGGACAATGCTTCCAATCCAATTCAATTTCCCCTTCGCAGCCTGAACAAGTCGGGTCGGCATCATCGTGCCAATGATCTTTTCGATGATAGAATATCTGGAGCAAAATAATTAAAACTGGAACAAAAGAGGCAACTTGCTTCACGATAAAAAGAGTTGATGAATCATGCCAAGCTCTGATAAACAACAGAGAAAACCCAATCAAAAGAAAGATGTGGTATGTTATGGAAAGGTCACGAACTTCTCGATGTACGTGAATCTTCCAAACCTGCATGAAATAACCACCTGACAAAAATAATATTGCTAACCAAGGTAAGTATTCCCACATCTTATCCTCCTGAATCATTCTCGCATGTTTTGCAAGAAGTCTTTATCTAAATCTATATGCTTCATTTTATCCACGCATATGTAACGAGTGTAATATTTCTTGTCTTCTGGAAGACAATCATCTGGCATCACTTCGCCATTGGTTGCATCAACATAACAATCAAAATCAACGTGATAATGACCAAAGAAATGAATTTTAGGACGATGAAACGCAGCCATTACCTGTAGCAATTGAGCTGTTTTGGTTTTAATTACTGAATTAGAAAAGCCGAAATTAAATGCTATTCTGGGATTCGTCACATAAGGCACGACATTCAAAGGAGCATCATGTGAGATAACAAAATCAGGTTTGACTTCTTTGTAAAGCTTTAAAGCTTCCTCTCCCTGCTCTACAGTCAATTCTTCTTCTTCCCACCAATCAACACCAAGACTACGATTTACTTTATCTATGCTAAATGCACCTCGAATAAAAAACACATCACCAAATTCAGGGATTGTATGAACTCCAAAATCCCCCAAGAAATGAGGATAGTTTCCCATGATAGCATAGTTATCATGGTTGCCAGCTAACACTTTATGGTGCTGTGGATCAAGTTCATCCAAAACATTATACATAAAACCCAAATCACCTATCTGAATGGTGTATTCGGGTTCGGATAAACCACTGGGGCTATGTCCTTTTGTTAATCTTCTATACCACTTATGATAGCCATGAATATCCCCGACGATGCGGAGAAAAGAAGTCTTATCATGGCTGAGAGTTCGATTGATTGTCATTTTTTCCTTTTCACAGTTCTCTGTGTTGCCTTTCTTTTCTTCTTAGTTGGTTTTTCTTCTGGTTCATCAATTTTAGCATCTTCTAATGGTTTGAGTCTATACGGATCGCTTAGACCATTTTCACGATCAATAATATGAACCATACGTTTCTTTCCATGTTGTTCAAACATTTCATCTGCTTTAGATTTTGCCTCGGCCAGCTTCTCTGTTTCAAATTCATACGTTGAACAACACAAATCATCCAATTTCTGTAAACAGACAACGTATCGAGGCCCATCCTGAGTAGCCATGATTCCTCCAAAAGAAAAGCCGCCCAATGGACGGCTTTTAGCGTCAATTGACAGTTTAAGCAGCCTTGGTTTTCTTGAGCAACGGTTTGTCACCCTTCACATGAGCAGCAGTGACACGTAAAGTTTTATCACCTGTGTACTCAGGAAGTTCAAACAGCCAATCGTTCATTAGTCCTTCAATGACAGACCTGAGTGCTCTTGCACCAGTTCCCTTTTCTTTGGCAACTCGTGCAATTTCCTCAAGAGCACCATCTGTAAAACTCAAATCAGCACCTTCATAAGCAAATCGCTTTCGATATTGCTTGATCAATGCATTCTTGGGTTCTGTCATGACTCTAATTAAATCAGCTTCAGACATTTCCTGCAAAGATGTGATCACAGGAAGTCGTCCGATTAGCTCGGGGATCAAACCGAACTTCTCAAGATCTTCTGGCTCAACTTGCGACATCAAACCAGTAATCTCTTCCTTTTCTGTCTTTGCCTCCTGATTGAAGCCAATGTTCCCACCGCCAACTCGGCGTTGGATAATTTCTGGAAGATGAACGAATGATCCACCACATATAAACAGCACATTCGATGTATCAAACTGAATGTATTGCTGCTCTGGATGCTTTCGCCCACCTTGAGGAGGCACATTGGCTACAGTTCCCTCAATGATCTTAAGCAAAGACTGCTGCACGCCTTCTCCGCTCACATCACGTGTGATGGAAACGTTATTATGTGTACTTCCAATCTTATCGATCTCATCGATAAAAATGATCCCTCGTTGGGCTTTATCGATATCGAAATCGCAAGCATGAAGAAGTTTGAGAAGAAGGTTTTCAACATCTTCTCCGACATAACCTGCTTCGGTTAATGTCGTTGAATCACCAATCGCAAGAGGAACATCCAGAAACTCTGACAATGTCTTTGCCAATAGTGTCTTTCCTGTTCCTGTTGGACCCATGAGAAGCACATTGGATTTTTCAATCTCAACATCTCGCAGTTCTTTGTCGGTAATTGTATTCGAATCAAGGTCTCGCAACCTTCTGAAGTGGCTTGTTACAGCCACGGAAAGAACACGCTTAGCGTCTTCCTGACCGACAACGTACTGACTGAGGTGATCGTATACTTCTTTGGGCGTTGGAACGGTGAGAAGTCGGTTTCGAGCAACTGCTCTCTTCCTTAACTCTTCATTCAACACTTCTTCACACTGCTCAACACAATCTGCGCAAATGTGCACAGATTTCTCTTTTGCAACCTTTGTGCCAAAAATCCCCTCGATCATTGGCTCGTTGGGTTTGCCACAAAAATTGCAATGTTTTACTCGACTTGACATGTAACCTCCTTTTGGGAAACCCCTGTATGCCTACATTTTACGTCAAAAATGGGTCTCTGTAAAGCAGATTCTAAAATCCGAATTAATCAAATTTTTTGTTGTGTTTATCGATTTTAGCTTGGAGGCTCTCCAGTGTATCTACGGAATTCGATAGAAGATTGACATTTTCGTTCTTCTCTTCGGCCTTTTTCACAGCTTCCAGTTCACTTTGTCCAGCTAATGCAATGAAAATTGAAATCGCAATGAGCATCACATGGCCCATCATGAAACCAAAACCGGCAAGCAACACACAGCAAACCTGACCAATTCGTGTTGCGTACAGAGTGGCTTTCAAACGAGGCAACTTAAACTGCAATGTTGCCCTCAACAATCTACCTCCATCCATGGGAAATATTGGAAGAAGATTAAAGAACAAGATAACGATATTTACTGCTGCAATTTTGACCCAAATGGGTTCTGGTATAAATGGTATCGTTAAAAAAGAGAAAAATGGAATCAACAACACGTTAACCAATGGACCCGCCGCAGAAACAACCAACTCCTCTTTTGGAACTGGTTGAAATTCCATGTAAGCTGCTCCCCCAATGGGGTAAAGGTAAATATGATGAACTTTCCAGTGATAGTATTGAGCAGCTATACAATGGCCAAATTCATGAAGAATGACAATTAAGAACACGCCCAACAAAATGACTGAATTACTGGAACTACTTTTCAAATCCACGAACAACAACAACCCAAAGAAGATGGTCCAGCTCCAATGCAAATAAACCGGAACTTTAAACCACTTCCCAAGAGGGATGGTAAGGTAATCAAAAATGTTCTTTTTAACTTCCATGTCTCACTCTTCCTTTTTCGAGATAATCTTTCCATCTGACCTGCATGTATTGATGGTTGAGATCAAACGTCTTCTTGACATCGATCTCACCTTCCTGTGAAACCTGCTTAATTGTCTTGTTGCCATAATGATGAACCAAAGGTGCGTGCAGGGCATACACTTTCAATCCAGCTTCTTTGAGCCTCAGACTCAAATCAGCATCCTCACAATATGCAAAAGTCAATTGCTTATTGAATAGACCATGCTCTTCGTAAGTGTCTCTGCTGAGACAAAGACACCAACCCATGATGTAATCAACATCATAACCAAAACCAGAATCTACTCCCAATCCTGTTTCATTCAACATTCCGCCAAGCTGGCCCACAACTCCTACGTCTTCGTGTGTTTGAAGGAAAGCAATCATTGCCGAATCCCAACCTTCAAACACAACAGTGTCGCTGTTGAGAAGAATGATATAATCTCCATCTCCCCAACCAGCCAATTCATTGTTCGGCTTTATGAAGCCAATATTTTTCTCACTTCGCAACAGCTCGATTTCACCACTGACACTCAATTGTTCAAGATACTCACGTGTAGGGGTGTCTGAACCGTTGTCCCAAACAAACAAACGATACTCAACAGTGTGTTCTTTGATGGACTTCAAACAATTTTGAACATATTCCAGTTGATCTTTGACAACAACAATGATGTCTTTAGTTGCAACATTATTATCCATCCACTCTGCTGTCAGGTCTAATTCTTCTCTAATTTGGCGTCCGTACAGAGCATAAGTGTTTTGTCTGGTTATTTCAGGCGATTCCGCAGCATTATCTTTCCACAAAGCTGTCCCGCACTCTTCACTACAAACTAATTTGTTGAGGACTTTATCTTTCCAACGTGTAAAACTTTGGCAATGATCACAAGCTCCCAAATCGCCTCTGACCATTACCGTATGACCAAAATCATGTGAACCTCCATCGGGATATCTCTGTTCAAACTTCATTGTTCCTCCAACTAAACCACTTTCCTTTTCCCTTACGCTGTTCTCTCACCTTTTTGAATTCTTCAAGTGGATCAATGTTTGGGTCGATTTCCTCTTCTATTGTCTTATCGAAAGCATTTGTGATGGCAGAAAAACAAGCCATAAAAATAGCCAAGCCAACAACCATAAAGCCCATCACAATCAAACGACCACCAACTGTAGCTGGAGAATGATCTCCATACCCAACAGTCGTTGCTGTTGTTTCCAAGAAGTAAAGCACAGTGAATAAATCACGAAACTCTTCCTGATGTGGTCCTTCCACTTCATAAAGAGCAAACATGGTAAACATCACGACAATAAAAGTAGTGAACAACAGAGGCTTTAAATTAAACCACGATCTGTAAAACCCGAGAGCCATCAATTGAAGTGATCGGCTGTAACGGAAGAACTTGAGCATTCTCAGACATCTGAGTGTACGCACTAAGTGCAAAGAGCTTTGTGATGCAAGAAAGAATCCTGCCCAGAATGGCACAATAGATATCAGATCAATGATTCCAAAAGCAGAAAGCGGGTATTCAAGAAATTTCCCGCTTTTCTTCCATCGTAAAACATATTCAATAGTCATTACACCTGCGACAAATCGCTCTGACCAAAGAAAAAACCAGTGTGATTCATGACTTGTTTCAGCACCGGCGTGTATTTCCAAGAAAAGCATGATGACTGAATACCAAACCAATGGCTTAGTCACTAATGCGATGTAATCAATAACCTTATCTCTTTTAGAAGTAGTCATGATCTATTTCTGTCTCCGTGCCGGAATACAACATGTTCCCGGCTTTGTGGAATTTGACTTTAGAGAAAAACACATCGTCATCTTCATGTTTTTCACACCAATGTTTGTATTTTCGA